CGTTCGGCGTTCGCTTCTTGGGTAGGAGTCCAATCAATGTTATAATCAAGTTCTACACTGCCGCCTACAGTGTTTTCGTGACTGTAACGGCTTGAGCTACGGTTAACCTTTGCGTGAATCTCTTCACGGTCTACAATGTTATGTAAGACACGGAATTTTGACCACGCTTTACATTTGCGTAAAAACTTCTCAATATCAATATAGTACTCTGTGCTAATGCTTGCACCGTCGCCCTGTGAGCTAAAACCAGACCAGTAGATCACGGCTTCACTGATGCCATAGTTTGATTCTAAATGCTCTTTCCAATCTTCCAGAATGCATTGTGACCAAAACGGAGTAGAGTCATGATTTTCTAAATCTCTCATAATCTCAATTGCCTGTGCTTTCTGTGCTTCATTCAGTGCGTCATAAGATACTGCTTTGATAACGTCGATGATGTTTTCCATGATTCTTTCCTTAATGTGTTTCGTTTGTATGTAAGTATTATAAAGTACTCGCTTATACTTTGCAAGTACTTTTAATACTAACTTACAAAGTACCGTTTGAGATCATTTCGTCGGCATTCATAAAGGCCGTTACTTTGTATTCTGAAATATCCACACAAGGGCAAACAAAACGTTCAACATATGAGATAGTAAAGAATTGATATCCTTCACGCTCAAAGAAGCGACTCAGTAAATCGTGTAAATGGTTGGCATTATCTTCGGATACTACAACTGCATAAACAATTGCTTTACCTACTGATGGAGTCATTTTAACAATGCGTAACATAATACTTTCCTTAATGTGTTTGTGTATCTCGTTTCGATAGAGCTATTATGACAGAATGAAAAAACAATGCAAGTACTTTTTAAAGATATTCTAAAACTTTTATTTCAGTACTTTTTATTACTTCTAAACACTGATATTCAAACGCAACGTTTACAGTACTAAAACGCTGGCTATCAACTTCTAACAGTACAACAGATTGATCCCCTACTGCATCCCCGTACCAATTAGCTAAAGCGTCGTATGCATCGTCAACGTGCTTAAACAAGTATACCGCCGCCACTTTTTCACCAAACGCCCGACTACGCGATCCAATAGCAGGGATTAAACCCTTTTCCAAAATGCTAGATAAATGCTTTTCTAATGTTAAATGATACATTGTTTTCATTCCTTATATAGTAGGCTTTAAGTATGCCAGTACTGGAGGGATAAAACAACCGGAATTATTTTCGATTTTCTTTTAAAAAGATGTTGACTCAAGCACAGGAAACCCGTATAATGTTTTACATGGAGGCGAAACTCCCGAACCCACAGGGTGCGGAAATGTATCATATGAGCGAAATGATAATCATTCGCATTTAAAAAATTAAGGACAGACCCCCGCACCCTGTGGGCTACAAATTTCTCTTTGTTGTGATTATTATATATCAGTACTGGCTACCCTGTCAACTACTATTTTTAGTAAAATAAACGCTTGACACTTCCCCCATATATTGAGATAATAGCCGTGAACAAAAAAAGATGAATTGAGATACTGCCGGAATAATATATTCCGTCGCGGTAGGCTAGGCAATGGCAAAAACAGGCCAGTACTGCAAATGATAGTCATTATCATTCTCAGGGGCTAATGCGAATCATTATCATTTCCACCAGCAAATGAGAATCAATCTCATTCGCAAATGCAAACGAGAACCATTCTCAAAAGGAGAACGCTTATCATTCGTATAAACGCAACTAGCACAACTACGCCCAAAATCCGTCCAGAGTACAGGACAAGTATACCCAAAATCCATCCAACAAATCTTACCATAAAAGTGTCAGTACTACAATAGTCTTCTCATTCTTGTGGAGTAACTATTGTAGTACTGATAATCTCAATAGACTGTATTTCTCAGTGGGGATTCTCCCTTCTTATTATTCTTACATTTTTTATCATTTCCCAGATTGGAAGTCTGGTAGGTGATAGGTGGTGAACTTCCTCTTAGCTTAATATCAGTACTGAATACTTGCAGGGTAAGCCGTACTGTTTATATTCAACGAAAAGTTATGGAAGGAAAACCATGACTCTATGGCAACTATTATGCCTAAAACCCACCAGCATGTCAATCATTATTTTCATTAAATTTACTGTTAATTTATCCAGTACTGGTATTATATACATACACGTACACGCAGGGTGGATTCCCACTAATGGCATGTTACCATAGTCTAACAAACGTGTCAAGTACTTTTGGTGCATCGGTTAATGATTTGGTCAGTACTCCAACATTGGGCTGAAGGTTGGAAGGTACTCCAAAATTTCTAGGATCGAGATTTAGGATGGAGTACTTTCCAGATTTTAGCTCAAGGGTCGATGGTACTTTCCCTGAAAGGTGAAAGGGCTTTTACAAAACAAGGTACAAGTACTTTTCAGTACTTTATACTTCTCTTTAAGAGAAGATATAGCGGAAGGGGGTAAAGTACAGAAGGAGTACTTCACAGTAGCTTACCGTAGCTTACCGTAGCTTACCGTAGCTCACATGAGTACAGGAGAATAGTTGCATATGAAACGATTCCCTGTATAATTATAAAAAGAAAAGTACTGTACAACACAACAGTTGGGTATTTTTACAGGTGTTGAATCCTTTCGATAAGCGTCTACTGGACGCAATCTACAGGAGCGACACCTGTACAGGGTGTAAGAGAAGTCTTGCCTACGGGCTTCCTATGCGTTCTGGCGTATACTTATTTGAGGATAAATGGAGTATACCCTAGTGCTGAATAGACTTGTTGTTTGATATCATATGCTTTATCTGTAATAGAGAACGTACCAGAGTTATGGAAGTGTTGTAAAATTCGATAACCTTGACAAGTGGCATCGAATAGTTTGTATGTACTACGTAGTGCTTTAATTTCTTCCTCATCCATTTTGTTATTCTGTAGAATGAATGTAGGGATGGTATGAATAGTGTTATTAAAGTTTTTGTTTATTACTTGTAGTACAGAAGAGTTATCTGGGTCGTACTGTAGTTTGTAGGTAATATTTGCATCTTCTTTATCTATAATATCTATTGAGAGTTTGTCGTTGATATTAATGATATAGGTGGTGTCATTGACTGTTGCTTTGACTTGTAGTTCTAGGCTATTAGTTTCTTTAACGCTTTGAGTACTGAGATTATTGAGGTAATCAATTACTCCGGTGATTTCCTGCATATCTTTTTCTGTACTGAGGATAATTTCTTGTTCGCGATTATTGAAGTGTAAGATAGTACGATTGATGCATTCTGCTACATGGGCTTTAAGTTCTTTAGCGGTATTAAAGATTTTATCTTTACCGTTGTTATATGCTGGTGTGACATATGGGATGTACTTAAGGATTTGGTACGCGATAGCCACTGAGTCGATGAATGGTTTTTTGCTTTGTTTAACATCTGACTGTAGTTGGACGGCATTAATTTCGTTGAAAGATACATCATAGATTAGGTCATCGGTTTTGTAGTCTCTGAGAGATACGGTAAGGGTTTCGGTATCTACTTTTACGTATAGGTTATATTCTGTATTACTGATATGTAGTACAGGAGGGTTAGTCATTACGAATGTATTGTTTAGTGTTTTATACGTAGGTGAATTGAAGTTCACGGAGAGAATTGTATTGTTGTCGAGATTCATAACTACGGTATTGTCGTCGGAGGTTATGATGTGAGAGTATACTTGTGCGATGAATTTGGTATAGAATGGTGTATTTTTTGGTTTATTCATGATTGCTCCTTGCGGGATTTATATACAGATATTATAGGACATTTTGTGGTGTTTGTCCCAAGAATCTTTTGGGGAATTTGGGTAAATATGTAATAATGGAAAATTATGGAGGGGGGAAATGATACCATTTGCGAGAATAAGTAAGTACGGGAACACTGTGTTGCCATGGTACAGTGGATCATTATTGGCATGGGATAGTACTATATTTTCTAGTACAGAGTTTACTGATTATGTAGGTAATACGATAACTGTACAGGATATAAATGGTGCTGCTGGTTCAGCTACTATCAGTATTGGAACTGATATGCCATATGGTTCAGGGGTACAAGTAAAGAAGAGTATTATAGGTAAAAATGGTTTTCCGGTTCAATGGGTTACATCATCATATACTTTAGATTTTTGGCACCGGACATTGATATCAGGATATACATTTTTTGGTGCAATTAATTGTTTAAATACATTTAGCGGTCCGTGGGCTAGTACTCCCAAATATCAATTATTAAATGATTATAGTGGTAGTTCTGCGACATTTAAATTAGGTAATAACGTTCAATATTACAATTACACTGCAATTCCATGGAATACTCCAGTGTGGCATCATTATTGTTTTATGTATGATTCGTCAATAAACCGACATTATTTGTATATAGATGGTGTACCTACTGCACAGTACGATGTATTAAGTACTGGTGGATCGTTGGCTGCTTTCACTTTATGTGGTGATGTATATAACAGTACTCCTACAAATAGTGCTATAGTTGAGAGATACCGGATGCGGGCTGGTATGAAGTATCCGGTTACCGGATTCACAGTACAGGAGATTTATTCATGATACCTTTTGCGAGGATAGTAAAGTACGGGAATGTGATTATACCACAAAATTCATTCTTAGGAAATTACGAAGCACAGACTTACAGTGCAATGAGTACAAGAGCGGAGATGGGTTTTTGTGCGGCGAGTACAGGAGAGATATATGCTATGGGTGGAGTACTGACCAATACATATTACCGAGACTTTTGGAGATATAATCCTAGTACTAATAACTGGACACAGCTAGCACAATTTGGTTCAAACCGAAGTGCACCAGCAATGGCATTTGATGATGTTAATAACAGAGTATATTCATTTGGTGGTAGTACATCATTACCAGCGGGTGGAAGTATGCAGAACGATTTATATGTATATAATGTCAGTACTAATGCGTGGAGTTTAGTTAATACTTTAGGGACGAAACCAGCAGCCAGATTACATGCTTCTATGGTATGTTATGATAATAAGTTGTGGTTGTTTGGTTCTTATAGTACATTAGCGGCGGCTAACACAGCGTCAGTATTTGATATCAGTACTTCAACGTGGACGACATTAGCCACTTCCCCATATCCTATGGCATTGGGAACGAGCATGGTGTTGGTTGGTACTGAATTATTGGTTATGGGAGGCACAGGGAGCACGTTATACCTAATGGGGTATAATACGGTGTCTGGGACGTGGCGAGTCATATTGAGCACTACAGAGGCTATAGGGCGTATAGCTGCATATAAAGACATTGTTGTATTGTTTGGTTATAGTACTGGTAATATGTACACATATGTTCCGGGTAATTCTTCTATTGAGTCTATGGGTACGGTTCCTAGTTATTTGGTGAACTGTAATATATTCGCGAATAGTGCGAATAATTTTATACTCACTATGGGTGGAAAGAATAATTCTGGTGCAACGACAACACAAGCATTTAAGTTAACATAAGGAGAGAGACATGATACCTTTTGCTAGAATAAGCAAATATGGTAATACCGTAGCGGGGTTACAAAAGATTAAAGATTTACAAGCAAACGATACACATTTGATGTTATTAACGGCTGATGGTGAAATGTGGGCATTTGGATATACTTCGAGTGGGTCTATGGGAATTGGGACAACTGTTTCAACTGCAAATCAGGGTTGGTACAAAAGTAATATCTCAAATGTTAAATCATTTAGTTCAAATAGACTGGCTAGTACAATAGCAGTTACAAATGATGATAAAGTATATGTATGTGGTTCAATATTAGCGGCGAAGTTTAGTACTCCAAACTTACCAACATCTAATTTATCATGGTTGGATGTTACTGATCATATCCCTGCGGAAATTTTGGCAAAGGGTATTAAGCAGATATATAATCATACAAATTATGTTGCTATATTAACATATGATAATACATTATATAGTGTAGCGTTGACATTAGCAGATGGCAGTACTGTTATAGATCGCACATGGAGATTAAACACATCGAGTGTAGTAACAGTTGAAAAAATGATATCATTCGAGCAAACTGCAAGTGGGTTTGTTTTTATCATTCAGGGTACTGATGGGTTCTTATATGGTATAGGTTCGAATAGTAACAGATTAATTAGTTCTGCTGCAACTAGTACGTTTTTTTCGTTCACTAAATTGGGAACATTAGCTTATACAGATTATCAGATGGCGAATGGTGGAACATTCAGTACTGGTATATTGAGTGATGGTAGGGCGGTACATTGTGGTTCATTAACTGGTGTCGCTAGTTTTAATAATACCTTAACTGCTGCATCTAATGCACCAAGACGAGTTGCTGCGTTTGCTGGATGTGGAATAGGAATAACAACGCTAATGCTTGGTGCGTATTCATCAAATCAGTTGCCGATTGCTAGTTCGTCTAACAGTAACAGTGGAAGTGTTGTGAATATAAGAGCAATGCCTAGTGGTTTTAATTCCAGTGATATTAAGTTCATATGCGGTAACGGTGGGACTTCATCTGGTAACAAAAACATGTACGTGTTATATCAAGATGTAGATGGTAAAAGTACTCTATACTGCGTTGGTTACTGTGTTGGACAGGGTTCGATTGTTAATGCACCATTTGTTAAATTGGATTTACCGGGAGGTTTAGAATGATACCTTTTGCAAGGATAGTGAAATACGGGAATACTTCGTATGACAATCCAAATAAAATAATCTCAGTACTACAGAATCAGATGCATGATTTTGTGGTAAAGAGTTCAAACATAAATGTTACACCGACTAATTTTGTGACTTCGCAGAATAATGCTATACAATTTCCAGCATCTGGATATTTGCAGATAGGTTCTGGTGGAGTTCCATCGGTGTTTAGTATAGGTAACAGTACTAATTTTGTTATTGAGAGTAATGTGTATTTGACTTCTACTGCTACGCAGATATTAGTTGGTAATTTAAATAATAACTTAGGTACTGGATCTTATTGGGTTACATTAAACAACGTGTTTGGTGCAGCTAGTCAGATATCGTTAGATGGTTACAGTACTACAGGATCGGTACAGAGATTCCGATTCGGTGTTGGTTCTACTAAGTTACCGATTAATACTTGGTTCAAGATTAAGTTACAGAGAGTTGGTACGAACTTATCTTTTTGGCTTAATGATGTACAGATTGGTACATCACAGGTGATGAGTTTAGGTTTTAGTTCATCTTCGAATACATTGAGGATTGGTAATAGTACTGATAATGCTATACCATTAATAGGGATAATAGATAATTACAGGATGACAATGAGTGTATAAGATGGGTCAGTACATTGACTGTACTGGCCTTTTTTTGGTTAAATACATAATAAGTATCTTTAGAGATAATTGATGAGATTACCTTAAGGGAGGGTAAAAAAATATGATACCGTTTGCTAGAATATCCAAATATGGTAATTCAGTTAAGATTAAAAATATAGTTGATATACAGGTATCTAGGTCACATGCATTGGTTTTAGACAGTGATGGTAACTTGTGGGGACGAGGAACAAATACTAACAACATTCTAAACAATAGTTTAATAACTACGACTTCTACCTTTGTATTGGTTGATACTGGAGTATCAGCTATGTTTTGTGGATATCAATTCACGATGTATGTTAAAAACACTACGCTATACCGTATAGGCGTAGCCGTATCTTTTGATAGTGGAGGTGTGGTTTCTGTTCCAACAGTGATGACTTTACCGTTTAGTGCGATTAATATTAAGAAAATACAATGCAGTACTAATGCGAGTGCTATGATACTATTAAATGATGGTACATTATACTTCCGTGGAGCGGGAACTAACGGTAGATTTGGAAATGCAAGTACTGGATTGATTAGTACATGGACTTTGAGCAGTAAGAATAACATTAAAGATATGTTTCATACATTTGTTACAAGTGAAGGTAGTAGTGCATATAGTACATTGTTGCTTAATGATGGTACAGTATGGGGTGCTGGTTCAGTTCGTGCGGTTGGTACTGGATTTGGATTTGGAACATATATTAGTACTACAGCATGGATACAGAGAACAGCAGCTAGTAATATAGTTCAGATTGCATGTGGAAGTGGGGCGAGTATTATGTACTTAGATGATACTGGGACACTATATGGTGATGGTAATTTAAATGGTGAGTTGGACGGAAATCTAAACAGGCCAACATTTAATAATACTTTAATGGCTAGTGGAGTTAAGTTATTTGGTTTGAACTATGAGAGTTCGTATTATGTACTTACTGCTACTCCTACAGTACTGAATGCTGGTGGTAGAAATGTGAATAGAACTTCGTCATTTGATTCAGTTGGGTCATATGTTGGTCGTGCTAATAAAAATGTTGATGAAGTTATTACTAAAATTTATACTCCAAGTACTGAAAGTGCTACCTCTATTCAGTATATATCATTACAGAAAACTGGTGTTGTTATGGGTGGTAATAGTTTAGCATATCAATTGGGTGTTAATACTGGTAATATAAATCTAGTTAAATCTACATTAGTGGGAGTGAGTTAATATGATACCTTTTCCAAGAATAAGTACTTACGGAAATAGACCAGATCCGTGGTATAAAGATACATTAATTGCATTTGACAGTACTAGAATTGTTGGTACAAGTGGATGGACTGATTATAATGGTGTACCATTGTTAAAGGGTAATGGTGGTGCGGCAACTAGTACTATAGAGAGTTATCCAGATTCACCGTTTGGTACTGGTTTGATGATTAAAAGTGGTGGTATATATTGGAACATAGGAGCTAGTAGTTTTCCTATTGGAAATTATATAGATAATGATTGGACTATAGATTATCACACTAAACAACTTGATGCGTATGTATATCCTGCGGTAGTGCATTTATATCCATTAGCGATTAACACTCCGTTTTCTGCTATTGCTTCTACATCAAGAATATTAATAGCATATAGTGGTGGTAATCAGCCGGGATATGTGCACTTATGGAATAACAGTGGTGCACCAGTTTCTTATAGTTCTTGGCCTACTACTGCATATTATGGTCAAGGAGTATGGCAGCATCATGCTATTACATATGAGAAGTCTTCGGGACTGTTGAAATTTTATATTAATGAAGTATATCAGGGTTCAGTTACTAGAACATTAGCATCACCGGGTGCAACAACAACAGCTAGCATCAGGACCGTAGACAATGCTAATTTTACTGCGGCGATTGATAGGTATAGAATGAGAGCGGGAATACATTATTAAGGAGAGAAAATATGATACCTTTTGCACGAATAAGCAAATATGGTAATACTGTTACAGATTTAACGTTATTGGACGTTGATTTTAGAAAAAGTACTGTAGGAGATACTAATATTGTTGATAATAGTTCACATGCAAATGTTTTTACAAAATTAAATTCCGGTGCGGCATCGGTTGTTTACGATAATACAAGTGCTGGTAATGTGATGTATTTCACCGGAGCTATATTTGGTTCTCCTATAACATCAAATTCAGCGTTAGATTTGAGTACTAAAAACTGGGTCATGGAATTTGAATATTTAAGTTCAGCGGGATCAACCGCATTGGTATGGGGAACTGGTTATTATCCTGATGCCGCAAACTGGAGTACAGGGATATGCTATCAAATACACCAAACTTCAGGACAAGCACAGATATTCACTACTGGTAACACAATAAGTGATTATTGGCGTAACTACGTAACTGGTGCAGTTGATAATGCATGGAGGCGTGTTGTCATTACACGCATTGGATTGACAACAACGGCAACCATATACGATATGAACGGAGTACAACAGGGTACAGTTACTGGCACAAACCAACCATTTGGTGCTAGCACTACATTTGGTATTGGGGGATACTTTAAGGGATTGAGTTCTGCCTTTACTGGATATATAAAATACTTAAATATAAAAGAGATAAAATAATAGGACAAAATATGATACCATTTGCAAGAATATCAAAATATGGTAATACATTACCAATTAGTCCACCTTGGTATACTGATAGTAATGTAGTAATGGCGTGGGATGGTAATAATTTTTCCAGTAATGGATTTACTGATTATGTAGGTAATACTATGACCTTGGAAATGCAGAATGCTGGATACTTACGTCCCAATTTAATGATTGACAGTACAGGGCCATACGGTACAAATATAATAAACTTGGCTGCGGGATTAGTTAGTAGTTTAGACAGTACTGTTCTTTCCGTGCAGCTTGGGAGTAGTCAGTCATTTACTGTAGATTTTTGGCAAAGACAAATCTCCAATGGTTCATTAGAAACTATACCATTTGGACATTATATAACGGCTTCCAATAATAACCCTAAACTAATGGCATGGTTTCCTTTTAATCCCAATGTATACTATCAATATGCCGGGACAAGTACTTCTCGTTCAGGAACTTTATATGCAGGATTAAGTACTAATGTATGGAAACATATTTTGTATTCATATGATTCTGTTACAAAGAATAGTTATTTCTTTATCAACGGGGTTCAAGTAGATACTTTTACATTTACATTTCCAACACCAACTGGTGCAACTAGATTTGGAATAGGTGGACATGTAAATAACAATGGTTCAAACCATACATACGTAGATAGATACAGGGTTCGTAAGGATTTAGTGGTTAATGCCAATTTCAGTTTAACTAACTTATATCCTTAAGTAATTTGAGTACTTAAATATAAAAAGAGATAAAATAAAGGATAACAATATGATACCATTTGCAAGAATAAGTAAGTACGGTAATATTGCCCCGGACTTAAAGAATATTAAAAAAATGGCAATAATGAACAATAATACATTGTTTATATTATATCAAAATGGTGATTTGTATGCTAGAGGAAGTGATGCTTCCGTATATCCCGATGGAGTTTCTAGTCCCGGTGCATTTAAATTAATAAGAAGTAATGTACAACGTTTATATTGTGGTTATGGTGATAAATGTGCATTAGCCATCACCGAAGATGGTACATGGTGGCATATCGGAAGACAGTCATTGTATACTGCTTCAAGTTCTGGTACTCAAAATACGGTCTGGACTGATGTTACTCCAAACTTTACACATTTTACACTAGATACGATTGCCGATATTACATTAACAAGTACTGGTATGGTTTACTTATTAACTGATGGCAAAGTATACACACGTGGTTATAATACATATGGGGAAATATACAGTACTACATCTACGCCGCAATATGTATATGCAGATGGAGCTAAGATATTCTCATGTAGTAATGTTACATGTGTTGTACTGAAAGACGGTTCATTATACTGTGGTGGATATAACGGTGGTGGTCAATTGGGGCGTAGTACTGGGGCATCTAGTTCAGGTCCGTTGGGAGCATCCACAATGACAAACATCCGTGATGTGGTTACAAACGGAGCAGCGACTTATGCTGTGAACTATTCAAATGTCGCCTATGCGTGTGGTAGCACGTTTTTGAACACCAATGGTAGTTCGGGTCAATGGACAGGCATTGGTAACGCTACAGGCGATTTGGTGCAGTCTGGTGCGTGTGGTGATAACATCTTTGCCAGTGCTAATCCACAAAGTGGATTATATAGTGCAGGTCGCAATGATAACAATACATTGGGTACTGGTGATTTGGTAACACATTCACAGTTTGGTAGGTATTCATCTGGGTTACCATTGACGAATGTTGAATGGGTGTCCAGTTCTTCAAACAACTGCGTATTTGTTGTTGTTGATAGTAAGTTATATGCTACTGGTACTGGTAGCAGTGCACTTTCTGTTTTTAATATAAATTCCACTTCATTTACTGAAATACAATTACCGTAGGAGAAAAATAATGATTCCATTCGCAAGAATAGTAAAATATGGTAATATATTACCAGAAGCACCAAAAATAAAGAAAGTTAGTACCAGTACTGGTGGTATCTTTATCCTATATGATAACGGTGAGTTGTATTGCCTAGGAGGTCAAGGATTTGGTAACTTTGGTTTAGGTGACAACAGCCCTAGAACAACGTGGACATTAACAAATACAAATGTTCGTGATTTTTATTCATCGAACTATACCACGTTTATTATTAAAAACGATGATACTACTTACTGGTGTGGATTACAGTATACGATGTTAGCCACCGGAAGTAGTAGTACTCAAGTGTGGACCCAAATAACAACAATCAGTCCTGTGATTCCGCTTAATACAATTGTAGATATGAAGTTTGGACAGTACAGTACACTAATACTTGATAATGCGGGTAATATGTATGGTATGGGTTATAACTTAGAAGGTGCATTAGGTTCTGGGGCAGTTGGGACAAGATATGGAACGCCATTCTTGATCAAAAGTGGTGTATTAAAAATCTCAATACATAATCGAAGTGCTGCTCATATTGATACCTCAAATAAAGTATGGTTCGCTGGATATAACGCCAATGGACAATTTGGTAATAACAATACTACACAAGTTAATACATGGACACAAAGTACTAGTTCAACAGTCGTTACTACATATCCACTAATCACTGATGTTGTTGCAGGTTCTGATTTTGTCCAACTTATCGCACAGACTAATAGTTCGACCAAGAAAGTTGTTCTTTTTGCTGGAAATGCGGCGTTTGGTGGTAATGGTGCAACTACTGGAAACCAATTGACGTTTGCTCTTTCCACACAATTCGGTACTGGTGGTACTGCTGCAACACCAGTCAAGTTAATGCCTTCACAACAGAGTAGTAATACAGTAAGTGTTATTGCAACTACTGGTATATATTCTGTCGGTAATGGTAACCAATACGGTAATGGTAATGGGAGTACAGCAGTACTTTCTTCATATGTATTAAGTTCAGGTACACCAACACCCACCGATTATAATGAGTTTTTATTTCCGGGTAAAATGTTATCAGGTACAGTGTTTGTATACAATGGTAAATTGTATGGTACTGGATCAGTGTTTACGCCATCACATCCAATTTATTCAATTGATACTACAGTTCCGTACTATATTCCATAAAAGAAAAGCCCCTTACTGGGGCTTTTGACGTTTAAGGATACTATTATTACGTAAGGTAATTATACCTTCTTTTACATTGAGTACTGTATAATACGCCCATGTAATAGTCCATGCCAATGACATGTAGAAAGTTGTTAGGTCTTTAAATGTTGTACTGTCCAACATAATAGCCCATAAATGCAGGACACCAGCAATTAGGATTACTGCACCTGCTATTAGAATAATAGCGTGGCGGTCGGTGCAGAGAGCTTCGCGTATATTTTTTAGCTTATCCGTTCCGAACATATAATCGAGTGCAATTATTGAACCCAATGTTGCCAGAACAAAGAAAATGATTTCACTAACAAATCCCCACATAGTTTATTCCTTCTCGTTCAGTACTTTAACATACCACAGCAATAGATCGAGGTAGGACTCTTCGATTGCTGTGCGTTCTTTTGTTCCCCGCATACGGCGAATGTCTTCGATAATCCAGCTTTCAGGTTTCATTCTTTGTGCACCAAAATATACTTCTCCCGATAAATCATCAACCCTTTGAATGCAGTCATTATAGCAAAAGCACAAAAGAATATCAAGTACAATCCTTGAATGATGTATAAATCTTTGCTACCATCAAACCAGACGGAATATGCTAACGCAGGGAGCAGGTAGAAGTTACCAACTACACCGATGGTAATTTGTATCCCAAACGTTTTTTGTGCCGAATGGTAAGAGTCTGCGTTAAAGAACCAACCTAGTGCTAGGAACGCACCAAGTACTAAAAAGATAATTGGCAATGTCCAGAAAAGCATTTTCAGTACTCCTAATATAGATTCTTCTTACGTTTTAGTTTGTGATGATATGAACCAAGAAAATCATAACCCATACCCAATACAAAGCAAACTACGATTATAGTAAAGACCCCGCCGCATAACATCATTGCTAAGACTGATAATAGTATCATTGTTTTCCACACAAAGAACAGTGAAACGTAAGCTACCATTAGAATACCAAAGCCGATGATGAGACAGACATTTAAACCGTAATCAAGTTTGCGGTCCAGTACGTTGTATACTTCGTATAGCCTCCGAACACAGAAGTACTTACCAAGTGCTAATAGTAAGAAGGCTACACTAATGGAAGTGTACACGTAGTAAACTAAGTGTATATTCTCCCAGTTCATAGTTACGCCCGGATAAACTTGTGAGTACTAACCGCGATAGAACCAATGCAGAATAGGATGTATGCTAGTAGGATTAGTACTTGCGTAGAACCAATTGCACCGATTGTAATTGCTAGTACAAGTAATAGTGAATTGAATGCACCAAGAGCGGTGATGAACCAACCATTAAATTCAACAAAGAATTCAAAGTATTCAGTGAATTTGTTTTCCCAGATTAGTGCTACTGCACCAATCACATAGAAAGCTAGAACAATTGCTGATAGTACAAAAAGGATCGTAGTCATGGTTTCTCCATTATTTTTCAAGGAACATATTTTCACACTTCTCTTCCCAATCGAATGGGAATTTGTTATACATTGCACTCATGAGTACAGGCATACGTAAAGAAGGTGAACGCAGTTTAGATTCATGTTTAAGCATCCACGCGAGGATCAAATCAGAACCCTCTTTGTTGATACCGTACTTAGCTAACATATTATGCTTACGCATAAGGTTTTCGATGTGGATCATTACTTCTTCATTAGTAAAGAGTTGCAGATCAACAAAGATACTACGGGTTAACAATGCGTCAACGTGTGGAGAAAGAGCATTCTCCATCTTAGCCATACGAGCTAAGTTTTTGTTCGTGATGAAGATTACCTTCCCACGGAATTCAAACTCTTGAGGAATACCAGATTCAGCCAGTACCTTAGAGCTAGTGATGTATGATACATTACGAATGGCTGAGGTGTCAAGTACAGCTTTCAGCAAGTCGATAGTTGTTTCGTTTGCGAACACATCAACGTCATCTAACAGAAGGATATCAGTACTGTGACGGCTTTCGTACAGAGCCTTATACAGACCCATTGTAGTAATCTTACCAGAAATGCTTTTGAAGTTGCATTCCATGTTGTCGTTGGCTTTATTCAGACGTTGTTCGATGTTATAGGTTTTACCAACACCGCCTTTACCAGACACGATCATGCTGTTGATTGCACTGTTAGGGGCGATCAGGCATTCCAGAGCATCCATCATGCTATTGAAGTTCTTTTCAATTTGGATTGCTTTTTCTTCGCGTGTCATGGTAAGTCTCCTTTGTTTCGATACAGATATAATAACAAAAGGGCTGACCGAAGTCAACCCTTTATTCTAATTCTTCACTGGATTTATTGGTTTAACACCAGCACCAGATTCTTTAGGTACAGAAGGACTCCGGGGCTTGATAGTGATGTAGTACTTATCATCAGTACCAACATACTCGCTTTGCGAAGCAATCTTTTGTGCTGACTTCTGACACGCTTCAACAAGGTCGGATAGATCTTCTGCTGGCTTCTTCGCATCTACTTTGAAAGTACTTAAGCATCCGAGGAATACACGCTCATATGTTACGCTGTCAACATCAACTACTTTGTGTGTACCAGTGATTTCACCACCAGCAGTTGCATAGAATGATACCATTGTTAGTAATGCGATTGCAATCTTTTTCATTCGTCAACACTCCTTAAAATTGGATTACGGATTAATGCTGCGGCAGTAGTTACTGCATCACAGAACTGGTCTTTGGTACGTGCATCCAGAGCCTTTGCAAAGAGCTTGGTGCAGTTTTCTTTACCAACACAAGCAATCATAAGAGTTTGCTTTGCGGCCTTCATAGTGAAGTGTACGCACTTATAACGCACTTCTTCAGCTAGGCGAATGATCTCTTCTTTTGGCATCTCTTCATCTTGCACCGTGTAGCCAGTTTCTTCAGCCCATTTCTTAGCTGATTCAGTACTGATAAAGGACGGGTGCATAATGAGTTTACCAGCATTATAGCCAGATTCAATCACTAAGAAGTACTTTGGAGTACCGTGCTGCAACCGTGGCTGAATTGATACGAGAATTGGCATAGTGAGTTCCTTAATGTGTTTCGTTTTGGTAGTACTATAATAACAAAAGGGCTGACTATTGTCAACCCTTTTCTTTTTAAAAGATATCGTCTTCTTGCACTTCGTATTCAACGAGGGTTTCACGCCAATCCATACCTTCCAGATCGACCGTACCCATGTCCATATCATAGGTTTCGCCTACCCAATCATCTACGCCCCATGAATACATGCGAACATAAGGTTCGTACACACCGAACCAAAGGACAATCTCACCTTCACTATCAACACTAATGTACTTAATATCTTCAGGAACGATCAGTTCTAAGTTGAAGTACTGGACTGTTTTCATCTTAGTACTATTTGGTACGCGAGTTAATTTCATGGCAGTTCCTTATATTAAAAAATATTCACCATGACATGCACAGAGATATACTGGCAAGCCACATCCTTCACATGTACTATAATCAATTTTAACATTTAATACTTTCATTTAATACTTTCATTTAATCCTCTTAACGCAATAAGTAAATGGCAGCTTCAATGAAGAAAGTGATGATCAGTACTAAACAAGATACAATGAACAATGCACCAGCTAAAGGAAGTAATGGGTTAATCAATAGACCAAGTACGCCTAGTACAATTGATACTACAATCCCAACGATACTAATCCCAAAAATCTTTTCCATCATTTTTCTCCGCTTCTGGCTTTTTGTGTTCTTTCCAAGTTTCAGATTTGGACTTATGGAAAGCACCTTCTGGATGAATATGTAAGTAATAGTAAGCTATCGCACATGCAATGATAGTTACTATTACGCTGAAGATGAATCCACCAATGTCACCCATTAGTAGATATCATCCATTACGTCAGAGTTCCAGTACTCAATACCTTCGTTCAGAAGGTCAACCGCAAGCTGTTTAGCTTTACGGGCTGGCATACGAAAGCCCAATACGAAATGTGCTTTCACTGCTTTGATGCTGGTTTCTTCACGATACAGTGAATCCATAATACGATTGCGATCATAACGTTTCAGTTTCATTCTTCGTCTTCTCCAAAATCATAATGGTTTTCATAAAAGCAATCTTGGCAATAATCACCATCATCACCAAAAGCGGTTTCGTTGCGATGTACTTCATTTTCAGGTATTTTAACACCACAATCATCGCAAGTCAAGAGTTTCATTTCTTAAGTTCCTCTTCTAACCAATCAAGAGTTTTACACGTATCTTTGTCGCTTTGAATTGTCATGCGAGCAATCAGATAAAAACAGACTACGCCGACAATGCAGTACGCGGTTCCGATGATAATCATGGTTATCCCCTTAAGCAGTAACTACGAGATAGTTTAACAGAGTTGCTTCAGCTTTGTCAAGGATTTCCCCTGCTGCTTCATGTGACCAACGACCATTGTCGAATTGTACGTTAGCACGTTTCAGTACATCTTCAGCCCACTCAGCTTGTGTTGCTGCGTCAAGAGTAGCTTCACAAATGAAGTACAGACGATCTTTGTGAGAGATGAACTTGTGGATACCTGTGTATGCGTATTTCATTTCTGTACCTCATTTTGATTAATATAGTTACGAATGTGAGCGTAACGTTCTTCGGTTTGAATTTGGTGTTCAACTGCTGCTTGAAGGAATTGCAAGTTATGTACACCCGGAATTGAATGCACTAGATGTAAAACCTCATGAGCAACAATTGCATTAACCACCGATTCTTTACATGTCATTTACTTAATCCTCTTTCGTTTCTATGCAGATATAATATCAAAGTATAAAGATATTGTCAAGTACTAAGCTACATCATTTTCATCGTATGAAATTCCGTGGTCGATGAAAGGCCAGCCACCAGCACCAATCATGATACCTTCTACCTTAATAGCACCGAACTCACCTTTTAATGATACAGTGATAAAGTCCGAGTCATTCTTTGATACGTGAATGTTCAGTACTTTAGAATGATCAAGTGGAAATTTCTCCATGCGTTTCATAGCATATGAAATACAACGCTTTACTAAACCTTTAGACAATTCGGAATCAGGTACGTCTTTGATCCAATATTGAGTCTTTTGGTGTAAGCTGTTCCACTCATCATACTTTTCAGTTTTGTTGCTAGTGATAGTAGGCATCTTCAATTTCCTTAATGTGTTTCGTTATGTCTATAATAGCAAAAGGGCTGACCGAAGTCAACCCTTTATTTTAGAAGTACTGAATCAATGAATCATCTTTCACGAGGCCAGCTTGACCAAGTAACATCATGAGTGCTTTCTCATCCACCTCACCTACGCAATCATACTCGCAGTCTTTGAGTTCTTCAATGCCCCACGTACCATAGCCCATGTCGTAGAAGCGGAAGCGTGTAGAGCCTTTGACGTAGTAGAAAATGCAATCATCTTCATCTTCTGGTTCACCAGCTTCAAAGATATCAGGGAATTGTTCAGGTGTGATATCATCGTCGGTTTCTTCGTTGTATTCTAAGTACTCAGCAGTACAAACAAACAGTGCTGGTAGTTCGTCTTTCGTGGCTTGTACAAAAGAAAACAGTACTTGTACAGTAATTGGGCCATCTTCAGTTAGTTGTGTAGTCATAATATCCTCTTAGAAATAATCGTAGTTGTTCATCCAACTATCCAATTGCAATTCAAACAGACGATCATACGCCTTTCCACGTGGGAATAGCTTACGTGTATGTTTATCACCACCCCATGAACCATGATGGGTCTTACGCCCAGCGTGATTATAGAAGTTACGAACTAGATTGCTAGAATCGCCTACCGGGTCTTTAGTACTGAATAATACATTACGCATTAGTCACCTCATCAACCAAACCATCCACGTACTTCTGCTGTTTGGTGATTTCTGCATCCAGTTTGGTGTTGTCGTTCCCTTCGTACAGATTCTTCATGTACAGGCAACGCATGGTGCACAGATCGGAGATTGCTTTCTTTAACAAATGACGTTTCATGTTCATAATTTACTCCACAAAAGAAATAACAGTTTTTAAGATGTGCATAGGGATGCAGCTTGTCAGTACTGGTACTGCGTACTTATCCGTAGCAGTGAAAGCGATTGCACCACGGATTGAAACAGCAACCATTTTCTTTGCCCCGGTACTGTTCAGTACTTCAATCGTATAATCACCGTCGATAATCATAACAGATACATCATTAAAATGCAAACCTTTCATAATAGTTCCTTAATCAAATGTGGGATCATCTTCGGTAACTGGAATCTCACGACGCAAGTCGCCGCCTAATGGATCAGTGATAAACACATCACCATTTGAATCTACCATTATATTACCCGTATGAATGTCAGTTGTAAAGCGTTTTCCGAATTCATCAGCAATACTTTTTGCTAACTCATAGATGGCTAACTGCTCAGGTGTACCCCTTAGAACGCCACAGGACGATGCGTACTGCCCTGCATGAGCGTAGGTATACATCTCTTCACCTTTAATACTAACAAACGCCTCATAGCCATTACAAGGCTTTACGATAGGGTAATACTTATCAAGCTCGTACCATCCAAAGTTGCCCTGTTCATTAATACTATAAACGTTAGGAATAAACGGTGCACCTTTGTTAGCTTGACAGTACTTAGCATAAGTCCTGAAGCCATCCCAACGTGACGTAGTAACTTTAAAGGCACGACCCGGATAATCTTTGTGTTCGACAACAATAGCATACATCCCCATTCCAAGTACAGTTAATCCCAACGCTTCCACTTGTGGGTAGATAGTACGTTGAGCTAAATCTATATTGTACTCCATATAACGGCGTACATCTTCTGGACGTAGGATATTGATTAGGGATTGAAAGATATCATTCTTAGTCATGTGTTACCTTAATAAAGCGATTCATTGCCTCAATAAACAGTAGAGCTATTATAATTCCACCAGCACTAATTATCAAGAAATGCCAGAACTTTTCAGTACTTTGATATACTGTATAACCATACAGCATAATACTGATTCCGATTAATTGTGATACTACAAAAGTAAGAGCAGAATGAATAATGTTGTTCATGGTGTTCCTCCCGTTGAAGTATCATTATAGCAAAAAGGGCTGACCGAAGTCAACCCTTTTATTTTACCAACCGTGCGATAGAATTAGATCACCTACATTTTCATCATCACGATTGAGATCGCTCACTTCAACTGCTAGGTTGCTAACACCTGCTGCGTTTGCCAACCATACTTCGGTGGGTGTTCCGTCTGCACGTTCATCAGGCCAGTCTTTGATGATTTCTTTCAGTTCTTTAACTGTCAAACCTTCATCAAAATACAGAATTTCTTTTAGCATAATTATTCCCCTTGACAACGAATGATTTGGTCGATACGAGTTACCGACCTCTTAGTTGGGTTAATACTACTACCCTGCCACCAACGCGATTCGGATGATAGTTCTTGACCTACACCAGTACCTAATTCTGACTTAGGCATGATGACGGTATCACATACTTCACCCATAGAGTCTTTCATATGAGCAAAGATATCAAGTGAGAAGCGTTCAATCTTGTTACAGATACGAACCTTACACATAGGTTGATCGAGTTCATCGGCCTGTGCTACAGAAGCACTCAGAGCCAAACCAATTGCGATACCTACCATTGCGATGCGTTTCATATTACCAATCTCCGTCGATTGTTAGCATTAATGAAGTACTGAACATTGATACCAAAGTAGCTAGAGCACATGGAACCAAAAGTTCGTACCATTCAAAGTTGTCGTAGAACTTGCCTAGCTCGCCCCACTCAATGTAAATGATTATACCATAACCAGCCACGTTGTACAACACAAACTGAATAACAAAAGGCAATGTAAGTAAAACGCCTTTGCTTTCCATACTCTCCCCCCTAATCCTCTGCGAAAATGAATACAAGGAAGGACACAAAAAACGACACATAACATGGTGTTAACTTGATATACCACGGCGTTTCATAGAAGTATGTGCCTAATTCATTCCACTCCATTATAATATCCAAACCAAAACCGAGAAGTGAGAAAACTACAAATGAAATCCAGAACGTTTTAGAGCACAATAGCATCATATTAAGTACCTTTACGTGTACACTTCAAGTCAAAACCATCAGCGATACTGTTCAAATAACCAGTACTTAAGATTAAAGCACTGTAATCTGGATGGTCACGCTTATCAGTATTTTCACTGTTATAGCGAGTTTCCGCTACAATCATGAAAGCCAGTGGTAAGTTTGGAGAGTAGGCACAGAGTTTAATACCATCCTTCGCGTAGCGAGTATTGAATGCTTCAACGATTTGGTACTCAACTTCTGGCACTACAATCTTCTTTGTTTTGTCTTTCTGAACGAACTGGAAGACACCACTCTTTGTTACTGTACTGAAATTCATATAGCTCCCTATGAACTAAAACATGTCATTTTACTTGGTTCTAGTGTTGGGTTATCTACTTCATCGAGGTAGATATCAGCACTTGTATTGTTAAGTTCTTGTCGGCTGACGGTATAACCTTCTAGATCTGCACCCGGAGTTAGCATTTCCAATTCACCCCGTGTTTTAGTAAGGCGAGTCATGCCTTCATACCAACCTTCTTTCTTTTCGATGTTCAAGTAGCAGCGATATTCTTTAGTCATCTCTACTTCACGTGATTTATTATACCCGTAAGTTAATGCGATAGCAAGCAGAATTGTTGCTAATGCCCAAACTAGTACACCAACATATTCTTTCATCTTAGCTCTCCGGTAGATTTTTAAACCACGAACCGATAAATTCACAAATCATCACGAACAACACGAATGCTATGAGTAACAATAGTATCCCCGCACCAACTGAAAGTCCATAGAAATCTTTATCATCCTGAACCAAACCTAACAAACAGAATATTGCTGATACTACGCCACCCCAGAATGACGCAAGACGTTCATCATCACCGTACATCCCCCAACTTTCTAGTACTGAACGCTTCTTGAAAAGGTTTAGGAGGTACACTACAAACATGATAGTAGCTATGATTCCTGAACTCCCCATGACGAATACGTTCACTACCCATACTAAAATATCCATAACAACCCCTTATGTTTCTTTAATTTTTGTTTGCAATACACATAAGTACACTAAGATTGCAAAGACTGCAATTCCAGCTAACAAAATACCAGTGACAATGCTACCTAAAGTATATCCTAAGCGTTGACTATCGTAATATGCATACATGAAATCGGTGCATATCAACAAAGTATCAAACGCAGCTACAACAATTGATATAAAAATAGGAGTATCACCATATAATCCGTATTTTTCCAACAGTGTACGCTTTTTAAAGAAATTACCTAGCCAAACAAATACAATTGCCATTGCTAAAATGACGTGTAAAACAAAAACTAGGTTATTGATGATAGTAGGCATTATACCCCCTATGATGATTGTAAATTAGTATGCCATTTGTAAATGGCATATATTAAGGCAACTACAACAGCAACGCATGATAAGAACGCTACCGCTAACACACCAATTGAATACCCGTCTTGGGTGTCTATTAAGCCCATAATAAAGAACAAATATGTATATGCTGATAGTAGTAAGTAATCTTTGCCACTCAACTTCATCTTCCATTTATAACGCAAGCTGTCTTTCTTGAAGAAGGTCAATAGCATACCGATTGTACTATAACAGCATAGAAGAACAGTTACAACATAATACACCTGATTGATTAGTTCAGCCATATTAAACCCCCGGTGGTAGTGTTACGCCACCAGAGCTACGACAACGTGAGAGGTAGTCTTGGGATTGGCGATTGTATTGTTTCTGAAGCTGTTCATGTTTTTCGAGCAGGTCAGCGAGATTAAGGAGAACGCTCTTTGCGAACTCTTTAAGTTCTTTCTTACCCATTTTTTCAATACTAGCAAGTGTTTCTTGAAGTACTGGTGGAAGATGTTGCATATCTTCTTCAAACATTTCGTTACCCTCTTAATTAAAGTACAGGTATTATACTACCGACCAAGATATTCGTCAATGCTTTTGACGTTAAATTTCTGCACTTCTTGTGGTTTGAAGTGAGTAATCTTTCCAAAGGCATCATTCAGTTCTGACTTGTACACAAAGATAGTGTTAGGAACGTTACCCATCGTTGCACCAAGCCACATCGTCATACCACCCCTGCGATATGGACCGAGGCGGGGCATAGATAACTTCCCATTATCTTCATCGAAGTTGATGTGGAAGTTGTAGCGATTATCAAATGGTTCACCATCATCAAGAATAACATGCCCAGCGTCCTTCAGTATTTGTAACTCGCGAGCGGCATAGAATCCGATCAGGAAGTACTCATATGCTTTCTTGGTTTCGAACATATCACGGTGGATACGGTTTGGATCGAATTCGGTGACTTTGAACGATACGTTGGACATTGCTTAATCCTCATCAGTTGGTGTGTACATATGATACCAAAAAGGGCTGACCGAAGTCAACCCATTTCTTACATTTTTTCTCCACCAAAACTTTTATAGATCTCGATAATCTTTTCAAGGTTTTGTGTGCCAGTTGTTTCAGTGTATCCGTCACGCATTTCCGAACGTGTTAGGATGCCTTTTCCAAAGGTACTTTTGCATTTACGTTCTGCCGCTTTACAACTCTCTGCACTTTTGAATTTAAAGACCAGATAAGGATGTACGTCAAATACAGACTTCAATGATTGTTGCTGGTGGCGACTCCCCGCATTCTTTTCAATACCGTACTTCAATGCTATTGGTAAATCGTCATCAGTGACGACATTAATATACGCATATGTTTGGTTACGACCACTACAACCCGGACAACCACGACCATGATAAACATAGTTAGCGTATGTTACTTTCCAGCTATACCCACAGGTGCAATTAAGACTAAGACGTGTCCTACTATTCTTGTACACGAACTTCTCAACTGTATATCCAGTACGATTACATGCGTCTTGAACTTTCGCTTCGGCTTCTTTTTGCGTTACCACTTGACCAGCACAGATTACACACCCTGCATTATTACGAGAGCTTGTTATTTGGTTAAATGGCTTTGTCCAAGTATGTTTCTTAGGACATGTAATAGTTACCTTAGTGTTTTTATTTCCAATGTAATCAAACTGTTCAAACTTATAGTTGCCGAGTTCTTTACACGCTTTCGCGACTAATTCAGTGGCTTCTTCTTGTGTCAGCCTCTGGCAGTTTGCACACTTCGGACAGCCACTACCAACGCCAAGAAAGACCTGACATGTTGTATTCCACACATTACCACAATGGCACTTCAAATCAATACGTGTGTATACATTTTTGTAATCAAACTTATCTTTACTAATGAAAGTATAGTTAAGATCAGTACAACGATTCTCAATATCAACCACTACCGCAGAGTGGGATTTCTTCTTTGAACCACCACAATCAGGGCAACCACTTTTACCATTAACCAATGTGTTAAATGTAGTTATCCACGTATGATCCTTTGTGCATTTAAGATGCAGTTTGGTTTTAATAGCAGTAGTGTACTCGTAATCGGACACCAATGAAAAACCACGTTCATTGCAGACTTCCTCAATGCGACGTTTAATAGTTTCCGGTTTCATCTTCCTACGAGAACTGCGATTTAGTTCTGCACAAGATGGACAGCCAGTAGGAGTACAGATCAGTCGGTAATATGTTGTTGTGAAATCGTGACCATCTTTACAAGTAAGTTCAATTTTAGTGTCATCAACACCAATGTACTTAAAAGGCTTAAACGTATAGTTACGTTCAATGCACGTAGCTGATACCTTAGCCTCAGATGATTCCTGTGTAACACGTGCTTTTCCACGACATATGCGACACTTAGTTTGCATCCTGATAAAGCTATAGAATGAAGTAGTATTCCATGAATGACCAGCATCACACGTAAGAGGAAGCATTGTCTTATCAACACCGATGTATTCAAATGCTGAACATGTATAACCTAATTCTTTACAACGTTGAAGTACTTCAATTTCAGCTTTAGCTTGTGTACGCATCTTTCTTTCCCTTAATAATATGGGATTATTATAGCAAAAAGGGCTGACCGAAGTCAACCCTTTATTTTTAATTCTTTAGAAGCTGGACGATTTTACCGTAAACACCTTCGCGATAGCATTCATACAACCAGTACCAAGACGCTGCGATCATACCGAAGAAGGAAAGTTTAGCCACCTCAAAGATGAATACACCACCTTCGGGTTTTGCACCTGTTACACCTGCGTATACTGCGATGACAATGAATACCGCAAGACAGCCCATGAATAATTTAGTAGCCAAAGAATTACTTAGATCCACTTGTACTAACTCTGCAATACATTTGCCACCAAAAGCAGTAATAATGGAACCTGCGATGAAAGTTAACATATAGAGGAACATTGGGATCATAAAGAACATTACCATTTGGAAAACTCCTTTTGTATTAAATTAAAATGGGCTGCTTTCACAGCCCAAATGTATTACTTATTGAAGTACTCTTTGGCGTCTTGGAACCATACACGAACATTACCCTTCTGTACAGTTTCGATCAACCACCACCAAGTTAGTACAACAATTGCAATCTTCAAGATTGGTAGTACTACAACGAGTGGCACGATAAGAATAGATGCAATCCACACGACGAAGAACGCAATTGCTGCATAACCAGTGAAGCGAACAGGTTTACTTACTGCTTCATCGAGATTGAAGTAATCGTGGTTTAGTGCTTCGTTCTTAGAGAAGTAGCAAATACCCATGCAGATTACCATTACGTACAAAGCGATAGAAAGAATTGTCATTTGTTTTCCTTATTTGTTTAGAACTAGTTTAGGTTGTGGTTCTTCTTCTACAACGTGAACATTATCGCACAACGCATAGAATTTTTCAACTTCTTTTTTCCCTTTTGTTGTTTGGACAAGGAAGAACCAATCGCGGTTGTCAGGATCAACTAAGAACTTGACATGGTGCTTATCGTTTGAGTACTGAATGGTCTTCCCATCCTTTGACTCACCAGTGTAAGTGTATTGTACATTATCCACGAACACAAAGTCAATATTGTCGCCAATAAATTCTACGCTGTGTGGCTGGTGCTTTTTATCTACACAGAGAAGTTTCTCTGCATAAGCTGAAGTACTGAAGCCTACTAAACAAAGTACTGCTAATGCTAAACGTTTCATTCTTTATTCTCCACGCAGTACCGTAACAGTACGCACATTAATCCAGCTATTGTAGATTGCCCCAACAACATTGTCAAGACAAACCCATCGATATCACCAGTTGTTTTAACAATCAAAGCACAACCGATGAAAGTAATTATAAAACACACAGCAAAAGAAGTCAAGTATTTCATTCACAGCACCACCTTAGTAGAGTAACAGAAGATGAAAAACCTAGTGCTTGATAGAACAGTACTTCAATGTTGGTTGGTACTCCAGCGGCACTGTACATACCACCAACCACCAAGAAGAACATTATAAACAAGATCACCCAATAAATCAAGTATTTCATGTTAATCCTTAATTATAACGTTCACAAGCATCGTCAGCATTGCGGGTATAGCACACCCAAATGCTACTATTACTACATCACCCCAGAACAAATTACATAGGGATGGATATAAACTATCCCAAACATTGTACATATAGATTCCTGCGGCTACAAGTAATGATACTACATAACCGAGGAAGAAAGCAAGCGAATCACGCATGTTATCTCCTAATTCTTAATTACATAGAAATGAAATTGGATAAGACTATTCAGCCCAACCTCATCCTGCATGTATTCCCACTTCTTCTTGAAGTTACCCAAGTACTTGCCTTGTTTGTGCCAACGCATACCACCCCAGCTATCTTTATCGAGGAAGCGAACGTGCATAACCACATCATAATCAGGATGGCTCACAACCTTCCTGTAATGCTTCAGGACTTGAGTAATGTTATCAGCTAGGCCATATGCCGTTGTCATCGCGTTATGGCTAGGACGAGGCTTACCGCTCGTCAGAGGGCTACGATCATCCCAATCCTCACGGTTCAGACTTTCACGGTATTCATCCATAGTGTACCACATACCAGTACTCAAGTCGAAGTCGGCAAAGTCAGAGAGAATTTCAGTACTACTAAACATCTCAATAGTATGGTCTAATGGAAATCCCAGATAGATACCAGTACTGTGTTTTGCTGCACACATCATACGCACAGGATTTTTATTACTGTGTTCAGCCCACTTTGTATGCGTAGGGATAGTGACCCCAACAACAGTAGGGATGTCCCGACCGTCAATAGGACTCGTAAAAAAGTATTCACTAAACGACATACCATTTTCCATATTGCGGAGGGTCAAATCTGCTACATTGAAGTTAGGGTCTTTTAACATGATTAGTCCTTCAAGGATTCTAAATTGTGGATAAATTTGATTGCATCTGCAATGCAACCTTTACCATTCCATTGCTGTTTGAATACATCATTAATGTGGAACTCTTGCTCTGCACCTACGAATCCAAGAGAGCCAGTACCATTTGTTTTAACAGCAATAGTATAACCTTTATAGTCGAAGATTACAATAGCTTCTGTAATCTGCTCAAAGTGTTTACTGTACGGATTCTTGTCAATAACTTTCATCTATACCTCGTTGAATTTTATAGTGTAAAGATCTTTTTCTACAATAATTTTACAGTTATAGATCTCGGTGTAGCTCTGAAGTACAGATAGTGTGTGGATTGGAATGTTAACAACCAACTCTTCACTCCACTGAATGCATTTTACTTGTGGATCGTTATAGAAGTCCAGCAAAACAATTTCGTATTCCAAGTTATGATCACGGAAGAACCATTCAGCACGTTCAGTCCAGCGAATGGCTTCAGTACCTTTACTTAGCTTGAAGCTAGTGTAGTCGATTACGAATTTCATTTGTGAGTCTCCACACGATAAACCCAATCGTTGGAAAGATAATCGTAATAATCTTTCGTATATAAGTAAACGTAACCAACTTCTGCTAGTTTCGTGAGAATTTGTTCAGTACTCAATTCTTCCCCATCACGTGTGTAATACGTTTCCAATTCGAGCAGTTTACTTGTAATCTCTTTTGGTGTCAAGTACACCATTACATTATAACCTTCGTCAACGGAGGTCAGCACTTTACCTTTTAAGGCTTTCATTTCTTACCCCTTTCGCTGTACAGTGAATCACAGAAATCACCCATATCACCATCTTTGTACTTGATAGTTAGGTTGCGATGACCAACCAAACGCGACAGGCGACGGATTACAGTACTGATATCCCGACTGTAGTTAGTGTACAGGCCATCTACTTGACCGGGAAGAGAAGGTACATCAAGAACGTACTCAAACTCCTGTACGAGCCGCTGACCACGTTTACGCAGTTCAGCCTTGTATTCGTCTAGGTTGTCATAAAAGACGCTGTAAACCTGTTTGATGCCGTTCTTGTAGCGTACTGCACGATCAGCATTATATGAATCCCAATCAGCTTCGGTCGGCTGGGAGTTAATGCAGTTCAGGTTTGCTTTCCAGTGACAGTCTCCATCATCTATTTGTAGTTCACCCTTGAAGATGTACAGAGTAGCTTTGTGACCACGGAACAGTTTCCGATACTTTGGCACAACCTGAATGTGGTTACGCTTCATGGCGTACATATGGTAGCCCGGATAGTCACCTGACAGTTCACATACTTTTTCGATACCAGCCATTATTTCTGCTCCTGAAGTTTGTAGTAAGGAAGACGTTTCACTTGTTTCTCGGTCATACCAGTACTGACCCATGAACCATCATCTTGGAGGTTCCAGCCTGTGCTGTCTTCGCTGCCTTTGAACTTGCGTACTAAACCAGTGAATTCATTTTTATAAATGCGTTCCATAGTTTCCTCTCTTCTTAAATTAATATGGGAATATTATTACATACTCCCATTAAGGTGTCAACTACTCTTTGTCGAATACTAGGCGAACAAGTGATAAGGTCTTTTTGTTTCCGGGAGAACAGACGTAAAGATAATAACGCTTCTTCACATCCTCATAGCTACCACCACGACCCACACTATGCCAAACTTGCTCAGTGACCTCAAAGGATTGACCAGTGTACTCACAATTGTTTAGTGCAAGATACTTAGCGTCAATCACTTCCTCTTCTTTATAGCAACCACTAAGAGCAAAGACAGCAAGTACAAGCATTAAGTACTTCATAGTAAGCCCTCACATGTTTCAATCATGAAGTCAAGAAGTTTTAGCCTTGCAGCACCATTCACTGTATTTCCATCCCATTTCCCATTATCCGAGTAATGCAAACGGCGATCACCTTCAATTGGATATAGGATATCAGAATCACCGTACTTCAATTCAAAGGAGTATGCAATGAATTGCTCAACGAGATCAGTACTGTCAACCTTAAAGTACAAATTGTTGCAGATACCATGTTTCTCGTTGCGGTCACCGCTCTTTAGTTCATGGAGAGCGGTGAGTACTTTGGCGAGCTTCTTCTTCTGTTTCTTGTTTAGAACCATTATTCAAGACCAAGAAGTTTACGTTCTTCTGCGGTGAGTTTTGCTAGAGCTTTTGCTTTTGCTTCTGCTTCAGGATCAAATGGACCAGTTAGTACGTGAACAGTTTGAATGTCCCAATCGCCGTACTTTTCTTCAGACCATTTAGCACGACGACCCATACAACCACTGCGACTGTCGATGTAATTTGCTGCATCTTCACGATGTACAAACGCACGGTCATTGACCATTGGACCACGGCCTTCGGTCATGTCTGCGTTACGACGAGTCTGGTAGTAAATTACAGTATCTTGAGTTTTCATATTTTCAATCCCCTCATACATTTTAAGAGCCGAAAGTTGATTATGGTAATCAGAATTCATGATTATCTTCCAGTGCTGTGTAAGTAGGTGGTAATTGTACCACGTTCATGTTCCAAGCGGAAGAGAAAAATATGGAAACCATCTCATTTTTTTCTGTCCATATTTTTACATCTGCCGCAAATTTAGTTTGGGAAAGTATAGAACAAACATGACCTTCAACACGACGAATTACATCATCCCATCCTTTATACTCAAACCGTACCATACCACGTGCATTACATAGATCATCAGTAATGAGATGGAAGTCATCACCTAATTTGTGCGAAGGTTCGAGTACTACACAATTGCGATTGAGTATTAACTCATTTGCACTATGTTCAATCTGGTAATCTTTGATTGACAGCTTAGTATTGTAATTAACAATCGTGTTGAAGTTCATGACTTACCCCTTGATATTCGCGATGAAGTTATCGATACTTTCACCGATGCTTTGGGTAGTTGCGTCCAGACATTGACCCGGCGTGAGTTTAACCTGATACACTGCTTTACCCAGCCAGAAACCAGCACCAATGCTACAAATTAGACCTAATACGATTAACAATTTCATGTTATGCTTCCTCTTTGTTGAGTTGTTCTTCTGCGTAGGCGATCATTTTATCAAGTAAATCGTAACGACGCAAGCCAAAATCAGTTTCTTTATCCCATTTACGTTCATTGTTCAGATAAGAAACGAGATCACCTTCTACTGGTGAACACACGTGTTTTCCAAAGATGTGAATAAAGCATTCTTCAATGAAATACTCTGCACTTCCACCACGCTTCGCGTCTACTTTCCACGCCAAGTTGAAGCATATACCTTTGCTATCATCTTCCAGATGACCAGCTTTCAAATCACGCAGTCCTGTAAGAATGAGTTGATAGTTCATGTTATGCCTCTTTAGTTTTGTTAACTTCTTGCAGTACTTGCATGATTGCATCTTCAACGCTACCACGTACAATGAAGGTAGAAGTATCTGGACGTGTTACCAGATGTTCAACCAGACATGCACCTGACAGTACTGAACCACCAGTACTTACTGAGATTTCATAACCATGAAATTCAAATTGGAAACATGCATCAATTTGTTGACCGAATTTGACATTTTCATGACTTAAATTAATGATAGTAAAACCTTGTGTATTTTTATCGTACATTTTGATTTCCTCTCTTTGTTTGGTATGGGAGTATTATATCAATACTCCCGATGACAGTCAAGCGTTATGCAAAGATATTTGTGAATTTAATCCACAAAGATTTGAACGTAAAGGACGTATTGACTTCGTTAACTTCTTTCACTTTCATTTTAACTTCTTCAGTAAAGTCTTTATAACCAGCACCAGTATGTTTTTCAACATTAATCTTGTGCTGCATTGCTTTATGCTTACGCAGTTGTGCCTTAACGTGTTCTTCAATGTAAGTCTTAATCTTACGATGATCAGCACTGGTACAACCAATGAAGAAATCATGCTCGCCCATTGGCACATCCCGGCATCCGTTAACTTTAGTACTACGCTCGTAAACCAGTTCATTAAGTAATTGGTTGGCATAATCACGATCAAGGTTAATCATCTCTTTCATACTAATATGTGCGAAAGGTTCTGGTGCTGAAGTACGCATTGTTTTCTTCATTGCCTGTACTAACCGTGGTGGTAATGTTTTCGCACCAACAACGTTGTTGAAGAATTGATTGTTGTTTTTGTTCAGAGAATAATCAATGAAACAAAAGTTTGCATCAGGAAGACCAGCAATAGTATCGATGTATTCCTGTGCATCATACCATTCTTTAAACTCTTTAAAGCCAGCAAAACGTGAACCACGAAGCTGGTTACAACGATAGCACATTGGATTGTAATTGCTTACACCATCAGCACCACCCAACGACTTAAGCATATCGTGGTCCACAGTCATAGGCTGTTCACCTTTATCGGTTTTAACAAATGCCTTGAATGTTACGCGACCATTCTCTTTGTGAAATTTGAAGTAAACATTATCAGCACCACAGCATTCACATTTGAGTTCACCAGTTTGTTTGTAACGGTGAATCAGAGCATGAACAGTTTTGGAATAGTTCTTCTCACGTGGAATAGAAGCTATGAACGCAGCTTTGAAACGTGGGTTACGAATCTTAGATTTGCGTGATGCTTCGTACAGTACACCACCGATGTTATCAGTTTTAGTTTTTGCGATCTTAGCCATTACTTAATTCCTTAAAAATGTGTTTCGTTTCGATGTAGATATGATAGCAAAAAGGGCTGACCTAAGTCAACCCTTTATTTTTAATCTTTCAGCCTATCAGACAATACAACCTTGAAGCCAATAAAGAAGTTTATCGAACCCCATCCCACTATGCTACCAACAGCGGCTAAAGTAGAAGGGTGTACTGATATCTCTAAGAAGAATGCCACCGCTACGCAGAGAATCATCATTGAACTAGTTGCAGCACACCACAAGAACATCATGATAGCTGTGAGCCAACCACTGTGTTTGTGAATCAATGCTGCGTAAAACGGAATGTACATGATTAGTACAATAAAGATATTCAACATCATAAGAAGTCCTCCTTCTTAAAGACTGTATTGTTAGGCATCATACTACTTATGCGGTTTTCATATGCTTCAATATCAAAGTCACCATTACGTAAGAAGTACTCCCACGCTGCTTCGATTTGACTGTAATGAATCTTTTCAGCAAGATACAAATCTATTAGCTCATCCCATGTGATATCTTGGCGATCAGCAATCCCAGGAAACATTACCGTGTTACCTTGAAATATATGTGAAATCGCATAATCATCGAAATTGTATGGTACATGAATCATGAAGGGCATCGATTCCAGTTGACCACTATACAGTACTGGAGCCATTTCAACAAACTCTTTATCATACACAATCATATATCCCATGTATGAACCACTACGTAGTATTTCGTAGCGGTGCTGCATAGGTACTTCACGGCGATTAAGTACATTCCAACGTATTTCATACAATCCAAAATCCACTAATTTGTGGAGTGGTTGAAGACCATAGGTTAGTAATAGTGAAATCGAACGTTTGGAAGTATTGTTTAGTTTACACAAAGCGTAAATTTGTTTGTTATACTTAGATAAGAACTCTTCAGTACAAAATGTATGCAAAAATTCTTCAAGTCGTGCGTCTTTAGTGTAGTCGTACTGATTGTTGAGGATCTTCATGTCCCGAACAATGATTGACATTAAATCCTCATCACTTATACCAGCATTTTTGTTATTGAGATAGGTGGAGAGTAACTTCCTAGTACTGACATACTTCAATGAAGATGTAGGTAGGGATTGAATATCTGGATCAGGAACGTTAGTCCAATCCACATAGGGAAGATATATTTCACTTAATAGATTGATTGGGATATCTAATGGGACTGTAAGGTTAATCATTTCATTCTCCTAATGAGCGTTTCTATCTTCGATAGCAACGGAATTACACTTCACTACGTTCATTGTAATTCAATTCTTCTGTACTGTCAACCTTTTATATTGACGAGGTTTGTGGAGGCAATTTCATCCCCCCACTGGGAAGGGAGGAAAGTTTGACGCTGGTGGCATCGGCTTACTGTATAGAGAATTATCTTTCGACACGGAAGCGGGTTGCCCTGTTTCTTCCTATCTCTGTTCTATGCAACGGTCGTAGTCTTACTACACTACATTGTACAGCGATACAGTCCACTGTGCAATGCGTTTATTACAGGCGTGACTCATCCTTTAATAAACTCCCTTAGCAATCTGGTGAGGGGTTTCTCATATGTTCTATCGAGCGAACTAACGTGCTTTTCGTGTTCGTTTAGAGTGCCACATTGCCGCCTAGCGGGTTTCATCTGCACTGCGTAGCGATTCTCTACTCATCTGCCGTTTACGTTTTCAACGGATCAGGAAATAACAGCAGGGAGCACGAAGCTCCCTGTAATCGGTTTATATCATATTATAGGACATTATTCGACTTTTGTCCCAGAATTCTCATCAATCTTTTTGAGCCTGATAAGTTCTTCCTTTTGTTCCTCATTGCACCAAACGTATAGTAACATGATATTAGTACTGGTATCGCTTTCGATCAAGCGTACACTATCAATCTCCAAACCATGTTCACGGATGTATTTGAAAACTAATACTGCTTCACCATTCTGATACGAAATCATTTCCAGTGTCATGATTACTTCTCCGCTAGTTTAGTAGCTACATAAGCCAAGATAGCTTTAGCTTCAATCTTCTCTTTGTCAGTACCGTTCATGATCAACGGACGCATATCAGCAAGTACTTCTTCGAAGCTAAGGTACACACCAAACTCTGCTTCTTCACATTCAGTATCTTCATCGGCATCTTCTTTAGTACTGAAGATTTCAATTAGTTCATCGAGGCTGGCGTTGTATGTATCACCAGTTTCGTTGTTATCAATAGCTACAGTTGCGAACAAGCGAGGATCACCACTACGAGTGTACTTCTCTTTTAAGTATTGCAACTGTTCCACCACTCGTGTTTTATCATCACACCAGTGATACACTTCACCATTGTCCGAATTAGAAGAAATGATTGAGTACTTGTGTTCGTCTTTGAGATCAGCGATTAATGCCGCGAAAATATCAAAGAAGTTACCAGTCATGAGGACACGATTAGTTAAAGAAAGAACCGTAGAAGTACCTAGATGATAGTTGTGCTTCTTGCGTAGGATGGAATACAGTTTGTAATACAGTCCAACCTTATGACCATTGAAGTGAATGGTCTTAAGTTGTTCATCCTTTTTGTAAATGGTGAACGTATTGTTTGGGTGGAATAATGGTACGGACATATTAGATTTCCTCTACGTTGTAAATGTGAGCACAGTATACCATTTCGATCTCTGGCTCGTCAAACATATATTCGCATTGTGGTTTTTGAGTACCGATGTACTTACCCCACTTATGCCAACGCCAGCCATCAGTTTCAGGCTCATCCGATTTCTTGATAGGCATAAGAGCAATCACGTATTTGTGATCAGGGTTTTCAACAGCACCTTTCCAGTACTCAAGAGCTTGTTCTACATTATCACAAACCATGTATTCCGCTAACTGATCTGGACGTGTACCCTTGAGTTCGCTAATTGGAACACCATCAGAACTAACAAACCACAGACTATGGTTGTTCTTGAGGTTGATACAATCTGCGATATCTGAATGGAAGTTACCACCGAGAGTAATCCATACACCCTTCTGTACTTCTTCCTTAGCATCAACTAAGATTTCAGCACCATTTTCGGCAAAGGCCGCCCACCATTCATGGCTGGTGTCGGCATAGGTTTTGATGAATACCAAACCATCATCACTTACTTCAACCTCTTCGCGACAACCGTGAAAGTGAGTTTCTTTATTGTACTCTTCGTGGTTGGTCTTCAACGATACTAACATAGTATTCCCCTTAAGCTACTTCAAGATTAAGTATTTTACGAATCTCTTCGAAGTGTTTATATGCTTCGAGAAGAAGTTCCGTTTTGCATTCACCATCATAGTTCATTGTACGAATGGTAAAGTTAAAGTACTCGTTTTCGCTAAACTTTAGTTCTACCCCATGCTGGCGATATACACGTTCAAACAAATAGACGATCTGTTGTTCCCGACGCATATATTCACTTTCATCAAGCCCTTCAGGTAACTTGAGTTTGAGTGAAGGAATAGATTGTTCAGTACGAATGATCAGACCGTCTTTCATTAGATTTTCACCTTTGAGTTAATCATGTATTCCATGACGCTAATACGCTTCTTAGCTTCTTGGAGATCAGTTTCAAGCAATTCTTTAATCTGCTTGAGTTCATTGCGTACATAATACCCTAACATCCATTCGGTGTCAACAGGTTCTAACACTGCGTCAATGTCTGGGAGATCGTAGACGGTCGTCACCACACACTGTGCATCTTTGACGAGTGAAGCCCAATTTGAGAATACCATTGGCATATTAGAAACCAACATAGCATTAGGTAACAAATCGTACATTTGTTGGCGTTTACCAACAATATTAACATTGATGGTCTTACCCGGTAGGCGAATCGTGTCTGGACTATTCAGCAGTACTGAAAGTGGGACAGCCGTAATACAATAGCCTGTTGTTGGATCGGTGAACATAATATCAAACCCAGCAATAGAAGACCCAATGCGAATTAGAGAGGCTACATCAGTTGCAAGGATTGCATCTTTATAGCACAACACCACATCATCGATTGGGTGCTTCGCCAGATAAGCCTTTTCAATGTACTCAAGAAATACTTCAAACATAGTACCAAAGTGTGCGTAGTTATCCAGTGTAACTTGATGGTTGTTTATTTTCATTGCAATTGAGTAATTGTTCATTACTTTTTCCCCTTAGAGAGCATGTAGTCCATCATCATTAGTAGACGCTTGGATTCACTTGGGTTTGTTTCAAGAAGTTCAATCGCTTCTTTCAACTCGTTGTGAAGATTATACTGCATCGTCCAATTCATGTCAACAAGTTTGATATCATTTTGCAGTACTGAATTGATCGCATGATCATGACACACATTCTTGTGCTCTTTAGCTGCTTTCATCAGGCTCTGTACTTTCTGTTGTGCTTTCTCTACCATATCACCCCACTGTTTGAAGTAAGGCTTCAAGTTGCAAGTGAAGATGGAAAGAGGAAATACATTATAAGAATTACTGCGATTGCCAACAATGTGAATTTTAACCTCTTCACTGTCAATCTTGAATTCGCGAACACCAACGACATAAGTGCTGAGTGGGTACAGCATAAAAACACCCTGATTATTAGGATCAGAAACCATAATACTGAAGTTCGCAATGACAGTACCAATCTTAATGATATTAACTATATCATTAGAAATGCTTATGCCACAATAACGTAATTCAGCGTCACACACCACCCATTTATTTTCAAAGGCTTCTTCTAATAACTCAAGGAACATTTCGAACATAGAATCAAAATGATCATAGTTGTTCAGTAGTACGTGCTTTTTATCGCAAGTGAAAGAGATAGTGTACTTATTCATTGTAGTTCTCCTTAAAAATCCCAGTTCAAGAAATCATCATATTTAATACGATCATACACAGCTTGATCTGAATTGTCAAAGAATTTACCCAACAAACATTCACTGGCAAACTCAATGGCTTCTGCCTTAGTTGCGAAGATGCGGTTCAGGTTGTACTTAGCACCAATCCCACAATCGCGAACACTGTGAGCACTATGCCAATCACCATCACCCAAAGAGCTTTTACGCAGCACATCAAAGAACAGAGAGTCTGACCGACGACCTGTGCCAGTGTGCCAATTTTTAGGGAAAGAAGTTACAATGATTTTCTCAACCAATTTTTCAGGATCAGAAGATTGGCCTTTACCTTTAGCAATAACTGAACCATATACGTGATACAGGATTTTACCCGGAGCAATACCTTTAGTAGTGTTGATAGCTGGCATAGTCATATTTCCTCTTAATGTTGTTAGTGTGTTTCGTTTCGATGTAGATATAATAGCAAAAGGGCTGACCTAAGTCAACCCTTTATTTTAAATACTTACTGATTTCTTACAAACTACCGCACCACCGAATGATTCTTCTTGCTTCAGGATTGGCGATATATAATCACCAGAATCGTTTTCCTGCATCATTTCAACGTGTGAACCAAGCATACCACCTCCGTGCTCGGAGATAGCGTCTAGCTGTCCCTGTGTGAACTTACCGTCACGATACGTCTTATTACCGTCTGCATCCACTGTCAGTACAGAACATTCGTATGGTGTCTCCTGAACCTTCTGTACTACAATATAGATACCCATACCCATAATAACAATCAGTACTACCAGAACCGCCCATAATGCTTTCATTACTATTCCTTATAAAAGTCCGAATGCAGCCCATTCAGAGTTGGTAAGATAAACAACTTCATCCTTAGCATTAACTAAGATGATACTCTCACCACTCCAATCCAAACCGTGTGTAGTGTCATATTTCTTGGACACAGTATACACGGATTTGATATCAGCGGAAAGGAGTTTGTTAAGGAAATCACGAATTTTTGTGTTCTTAAAGAACTCTTCACCGCCGTGCTTAAAGGTGATGATATCTTGATGGTCTTTCGACAGAGTACTAATTAACTCTTGATCAGCTTTAGATTTCATTATTCAATCACCTCTTCCCAGTACAGTGAAATTTCACTTTCACATGGATAGTCCCAATCACCATCTTCATCAACACGTTCTTTAGTATGATGGAAATGTTTTAACAGCGTGTCTTCATCCTGCATTTGATAAGGATGGTCTTTGAAGTACTGTTCAGTATCATCAATAATACCTTCAAACTTCTCTGTTAAGTACTTAACCGCTGCATCAACACTAATAGCACTTAAGGTGTAATGACCATTACCGTACTTAGTGTCTTTAACTTGGACATAAATTTTAACGATCTTCATTATAAGACTCCTTTAAGAGATAAAATCAAAGATTTCGATTTCATTCAGACCGAACTCTTCGTAATACGTACTCTTATCAGAGTAATAAGCAATTACTTTTTCATGAGCTTCATCTGAATCATCTGCCTGTACTACATGATTGAAATTACATTCAACGTTAGTATGCCCAGATTCAGTTAATGTTTTGACATTTACTTTACCAACTGCTGTGAAGTACTTAACCATTTATTTCTCCTTCTTTGAGCATAAGAGTTGTTCAACTTTGTATTCAGGATGATACACCATTCCGAAGAACTTGTCACCTACAAAGTTAGCATCTACGATACGAAAACCTTTGATGAACTTACCGACCTTCAATTCGGTCATTAGTGCATCGGTGGTACGTTCCTGATAGATACCATTTGGTAGTGTGTATTCGATTTTACAAGTATACTCCGTATCGAGTACTTTGTCAAGTACTGGCTTGATGTAAGGGTAAGACCAAACCGCGACAGCAAAACCAATACCAGTCATGATACCAACAACCGCATTGCGATCCATATTACTTCCTTACTGGGAAAATGTCAAGGCAGTGACCAGTACATGGGTACGAAATAACGCTTGTACCGTTGTTGTGATCTTCCAGTACTTTCATAGCTTTGTCAATGGTAATGCTCATTGAGCATGGTTTGTTAGTTGCACCTACATTAAAACGATCATACATAACAAAGCCATCGACTTCAATTTTGTTGCACAGAATATCATAGTTTGGATGTTTTTGTTTGATAGTACCTTTGTAACGAATCATATTACGCCCACTCTTTTAACATGTTAATAACGGAGTACTTCTCACCTGCTGCTTCGTTTGCTTCTTTACGGTCGTTGTGGAAAGAGATATAGCTATCGTCCCGATCCACTACTGCGTACTTGAAGTACTCACCTTCAACTGTTACTTCAGCACTACCCTGTAGGAACTTACGGCGAGCATCAAAGCGGTTAAAGCGAGAGATATTCTCTACGATGTTGTTCAGTTCTTTAACCAGATGTACTTTACTTGGTGCTTCAACTGTAATAGTTACTTTCATCTTAGATTCCTTAATCAGATAAAATAATAAGAACAACACCAATAATGAATACTAATAACATAATTAACCTCATTCATTCGTTTCGATGTAGATATAATAACAAAAGGGCTGACTCTCGTCAACCCTTTTCTTTAATTAGTTACTTTTGATATCACGATCTGCCATGTGGCGACGGATGCGAGCTACAACGTCATTGTAGCAACGATGCAATGATGTGCGTGAACTGTACGTGCGACCCTTATTATCGGTGTACACGAACCCCTCAGAAGCTAGAGTCCAGAAGGATTTCTCATCATCCTTGTTCAAGCCATGAACCGCCTCAATCAATGCACGGTCATCAGCAGAAAGGTCTTGGAATATTACTTCGAGTAATTCATTCATAATGCTCTCATCAGTTACTAGACCCGGATCAAGGTGGAATTCAGAGCTTTCCCCTTTGATAACGTCCTGTAGCATTACAGAGCCATCGTCGTTCACTGGTGTGTCAAGACTGATTGCATTACTTGAGTACTGCATTACACGCCCAACTGATACTAGATCAATGTTAGTACCTTCTGCAATCTGCTCATTTGTTGGAACACGCCCATTATTACTAATGAAACGTTCAATGAAGTTTTGAATAGTTACGTTATTCACTGACTGATACTTAGGCAATGCAACCATACGAGCTTCTTCGTTACCGTAGTTGTACATGGTCTGACGGATTGCAGTACTGGCATAAGTACTGAAAGAGATACCCTTAGAAGTATCGAACTTACGCACTGCGTGAATAAGACCTTCGAACCCATATTGTACTTTATCTTGGAAAGGAATATTACAAGTACACTTACGTGCAATTGCATATACTAGACCACTGTTACAGCGAACTAGCATATCCATGTTGCGAGATACGTCAACACCAGCATTGATACGGTCAATTAGAATTTCATTCGTTAGACCAGCAGGAAGACGTTCTTTTGTATTGTAAGATTCGGAGGTTGGAGTCGTTGTCACCTCAATATCTTCATCGTCGTTAACAAGAAGATTACTCACTTTTACGTTCTCATTATGGAAACATTCGTCTAGTACTTCATCGTGGATTGATTCTAGATCTAGTTTTTTCACTTACAACTCCTATAGAAGAAAAATGCCAGTCTTCTTTAACTGGCATTTATAATACATAATATTATTTTATTGGTCAAGTAGAAACGATTACATTTGGTAAATCTGTACGTCACTGCTTGTAAAACGATCACTGAAATGAACCGTCTTAAACGCCGCTATAGCCTGTTCCATCGTTGGATTGAAGCCGTAGCCCTTTAATGCTTCATAAAGGGCTGACGCACCACTACCAGTGCTGTACCAAGCTGTTGGGCTGAGGGCAGTAAACTTTTTGATAATCTTTCCCTTGTCGATTGCAATCTGTAAAACCCAATTCTTATCGATAAGGAAGCAATTACTGATAAGTTTATGCTTTTTGTGTGCTGGTTTGATCGGTGTTCCGTTAGTTAAGTACTGAAGAATTTTAGTACTTTCAGAGCAAGAACCGCTTTCAACGAAGATGCGATCATGTACATGAATCGCTTTAATACCAGTGTCATCATATACATCATACGTACCTACCGGGATTAAACCCAAGAAGGATTTTACATACGTAGTAGTAGTGCGAGTGTCCGTCATTACAACACCCAGAGTATGATTGACATAGATGGTAGTCATTATTCGTCGTCGTCCTCTAATTTAACACCGGGGATATCAATATCGTAAGTTTCGGGGATTACCACAAAACCTACACCTTCGATCTGTTTGAAGTACGAGATATAATTGTCATCAATCTTGAACTCTTCACTGTAACCGTACTCTTCAATACGGCGGCGATACCATTGACGTTTGTATGCATCGTAATATGACACTTCGATCACTGGTACATTATCACGTGTAAAGGTGATAGTGTTATATGCCCCGCTTTCTGCGGGACGTTTATCTTCAAATGGGGAGTACTTACTAAATTCGTGCATTAGTTAATCCCCAAGTCAATCATGATTTGACGCTTTGCAGACTGAATATTCTGCTCCAACTTAGATTTCTTGTTGAAGGTAGAATCAATTTCTTTGTAAAGATTTTCAATACCCTTGGTAATTACGCCGTTGGTTGCTGCAAGGCCAGAGTTAATACGTGCATATAAATCTTTGATATGCAAGCGTAGTGATTCGACTTCGGCTTGGTCGTTTTTGATTTGGTCGGCGGCGTATTCAACCATTTTACTGATGCTCATTATCGCTCTCCTGAAGAAGTTTGTCAAGACTTTCATTGTACTCTGGGTACAGATCGAGTTCATTGAGGTTATTACAAAAACGGATATCGGTTGCACAGTTCACGCAGTAGTTGCGGTTCATAACAAAGTTATGAAATGCCACGTGCTGATCACTCTGGCAAGCTGTACGGTTGCAGCGAGTTACACCTTTACCCGGAAGTTCATCGTGGTAACCTGTCATTACACAATCAGCAGCAAGGCGTGACATGCGACGGAAGTCTTTCTCTGCTTTTTGTTTAGCTTGTTCTTCATTCATACCAGATTTCATAAAGTATTCTTTACGGTTGTGAACAAACGCGAAACGATGACCCATGATGATTCTCCTGTTGATTAAAGTACAGTAATTATAGCAGCCAACATTCACTTCGTCAACTGCTATTGTTCAATTTTGATTAGAAACGGAAGTTTTCAAACATCTCGTCTGTGATCGTGAGATCAGGAATGTACTTAAGGATTACGGCTTCTGGTGCTTCAAATGCAATGCTGGAGATCGCCGTGTACAATTTCTCCAATTGTTCTGGGGTATAATTGTTGTTCTTCACGTTCCACACCTTGTTCTTAAAATCACCACCCGGTAGAGAGCCTACTTCTTCGTAAAATGCTTTAAGCATTGAATCTTCTTTACTGTAGTAAGCCCAATCAGGAAGAGGTACAAGACCCTGAATCTCACCTTTGTCGCACATTACCAGTACTTTGGTAACTAGGTCAGAACCTACTACCACGCGACCTTTCATCAACACGTTCTCTTTAAGATTGACGAACGCAAAGATATCAACGCTGTTTACATCTGCACGACTAACATGAACCCAAGCCATTTTTAAACCCTCTGTTGTTTTGGTGAAAGTATTATAGCAAATGACCGCCGAAGCGGTCAAGTGTTTTTATTCGCCCTTTGCTTCACCCTTCAAGAAAGCGGTGTAAAGACCATTCTGTACAAAGACAATCGCACTAGCGAAGATTGTAAGAATCGTTACTGCTACCGCCATACCAATCTGGTTGAACTGAACTAATGTCGCTGCGAGGATGCCCCAAAGGACAACAGGCCATTTAGGTAAAAATTTCAAGCCAACAGTTGTACGTAAGAAGAACTGCACAAAGTCACTCTGTGGGTTATCATGTTCTTCAGCATACGCTATTAGGATGATAATAGTAGCGAATAGGCTTAGGAACGAGATAATGGCTAGGCTCCACTTAGCAATGAAGTGCCAACTTGTACTGAAGATATCAATCACTGGAATACCTTCAATCAGGGTAATAGCCATGATTGCTGACATTACAAAATAGATATACTTGATCATAGTGTTACTTTCTCCGCTTGTTCTTGACGGGCTGCCCGTTTAATACAATCTAACTTATATGAATCATAATGTTTGTTCTGATTAGTGATCATCACCTTCAATCCGAAGTAGAAGAGAACACACGCAACTAGAATACCAAAATGGCTCCACATGTAAATAGACCAAATCATCATTGGTAGATAAACCCACTGCCAGATACGCCATATTTTACGCTCACCAAATACCTTGAACGAATCAGTACGACTCATCATATCTTCTGACCAACAACTCATGATCATTAGAGCATAGAACACACCAGTAATACTAAGTACAATGTTCATTATGACGGTAATATGTTTAGGAGTTTCCCATGTAATTAGTTCTGGGAAGTATGCTGCAATGAAACTGTAGACTAATGCAACAGTACTAATTAGCCAGTACTTCAAATATCCTAGCTTGATCATTTCTAATCTCCGTTAAAAGTAGGCTACGTAGCGTAGCCTATGTTGTTATTTCTTGGGTGTAATGCCCCACGCTGCGGCGATTGAGTCAACTTTACTCTGAATTGCTGCGGTGTCTTTTTCGGTTTGCTCTTTCTTAACGCCACGTGCCGTGAAGTCGTGCTTGGCTAGTTCGGCTTGTACGTGAGCATCACGTGCTTTGCGAGTAGTGTACTTACCCTGAATCAACTCAACTTCGCAGAAGGATAGTTTACCAACGTAAGGACCGACTGTTTGTACATCAGTTAATGTACGGTCGATGATAGTTGCTTTCACGAAGCCAGTACTCAATACTGTAGTTAGAACAGTGAATACTACTACAAAATCAACATCATCCCAATATAGAACCCACTTTGTAAAACCAGTGTGATCTTTCTTTAGTTTAAGGCAATTGCTGAAAGTATAGCTTTTAAAGCTATCTTCCATCGCATCAGAAATGCTGATGTAGCCTTGACGCTTACTCATTGCGTTGGTTAGTTTGGTTGCTACGATATTCATATCTGTCTCCTTAGTAAGTGAAAATATTGTAATACAGTATAACCGCCCTGTCAACTAATAAGTGACTTTGGTTTTAAATCCTCAGCCTTGACTTTTGCATTGATCTTGTCCCGTACTGCCAACATGAGGAATGCAACACGTGGTGGTATTAACTTGTCATAACCGTTTACATCAACACTGTCATTATCTTTGAACCGGAAATACAAATTACGAGATCCATTGATTTCATAGATATCACGCCGTTTATCAAACGATAATGTAATCTTAGGATCATCACTTAGTGCAATGCGACAAGCACGTTCAACGTTGGCAACAATATCAAAATCTATATTACTCCTTCCACTACGTAAGAAGCAAGATGGAATGAAGAATGATTGTAACCAAATCAATGGGAACTTCCACCACCCTTCGTACTTAGAGATACAAACGGCATACCCAACATGGCTTTGTAGATCAGTCCACGAGAGTACTACAAAGAATACAATCGTTGGGAATAGAATCCAGAATAAACTCATACTTCCTCCGGTACAGTATAGAGATTGATTGTAACGGTGTTACCAAGATCACCAACACGTACTTCATGTTCGACTTTAGTAATCACATGTTTAGAACTGAAGTAGCCACCATGACGGCTTAGAGAAACTACATCACCAACTTTTGGTAGTACTGGAAAGTTAACTTCAACCATGTTTTCATCATCACCATTTAAGGTGTAGATAACATTGGCAGTAGTACCTTCTTGAATAATTGTTTTCATAGAGCTAGCTCCTGAAGTGGTTTAATGATATCCATTACTGGATAGTTTTCAATCTGTGGACGACCTACAGCACCTGTAATCATGGTAGGTAGAGCACGGATATCTTTAACGTAGTTGAAACCTTCGAAAGAAAATTCCTGACGGCGTTCATTATACAACGCCCACAATACAATGTCAGCCTTTTTCTCAATCTTTTTCAACTGGCGAGTACTGATGCACGGACCGAACTGTAACCAGCTACCGTACTTGATACCTTTGACTTCAATCCGCAAACCATTCACTATTAGATCACATTCTGCATCACGGTTTTCGAACTGATAAGCGGGATCAATTGATAGCTCTTTGTTGGTGAGTTCTTCGATTTCATTGAAGAGTACCCATGCCGCATGTTCAGCAACCATACCAACAAAGTGTGCATGTGGGTGGTTGAAGCCATACGGTGATTTTGAAGATGATGCGATTTTTTCGTACTTTTCAGATTTCGCAATGGCCTTAGCCATGAACGAATCAGCCTCGTCACTGAATAATTTCACAGTCATCTTGTCATTCTTAATAGTTAAGCGATTCATTTACATTCTCCAGTCTTATAATAATACAGCCTTATAATACAGCCAAAAATGGTAGGTGTCAATCAAAATTCTCTGCTACACCACTCCATAAGATGCAAACATTATACTGGTTTTCATGTCCGGTGTCAAATCATAAATTTCAGGTAAATATGGGTAACGCTAATAAAAACAAGGGGGAAAAATGGCAAGACCAATAGCAGGGATAAATGATTATCCTTATGGTGTATGTGGCTTTATTGCCAACGGTGTTCATTTTCATGACCAAACAACAACGACAAACTTAAGAATCTACAAACAACGTAGTGATGTAATGTTTGACTTGATTGATCCAAGTACTATGAAAGTAACACAAAAGCTACTACTAACTGGTGTTGACTTAATGGGCTACCCGTTAGATTATTCTCTATCGGATGAACAATTAGTTAACAACATTCCGCGTAATACTTTCTTCATGAGAGGATACAACCCAAGTAATACAATTCAAGGATTCGTAGTACGTTGGTTACTTAACAAGAAAATTTTAAGTAATGGTAAAGTACTATTCGATATCTATACTCCTGAATGTGGTATTCCACCAATTGACATTTCTAATGTTGTGGTTGATCCAATTCAAGATGGTGATACCAAAATTACAGGTAATATCGTTGTTCCGGGTGGAACAGTTAATACAAATGGTATGGTTATTAAAGCAACCCTACCAGATGGAACTGAAGTCGAAGGTACTGTAAATCCTGATGGTTCATTTGAAATAGATATTCCGGGTGGTATTACTGGTCCGGGAAATATTGTAATAGATATTACATCTCCGAATTATAATGATAAAGAGGTAGTAATTCCTATTGTACCAGCAGGGGAAGACTCGGATTATGTTACTGAACTTTATATTGCAAGTGCAGACCAAACTAATGTTGGTGGTGTTTATCAATCTGTTGTTCCTGAATCAGTCCACCGCCGTGGTAATGATTTAGTAGTACAGTTACAGACTGCCAATGCATCACGTGAAGTATTCTTTGCTGATGTATCAGTAGTTAATGGTACTGTTACAGTACAGAAAGAAGATAATAGTCCATTCTACTTAATACTAATCGGTACTACATTAGAAACCACACCGTTTACACAAGCACTAACGTGGACCGCTTCTGGTGATTCGTATGTGTCAAGTATACCACAATCTACTCATGGTAAGCAAAACATTTCATTCACTGTTTATGCAGGTAATAATGTGAGTACAGTAGAAGCTGATCTAGAAAGTGATGAAGAAATTATTCTTCACAGTGAAGATAACTTCGCTGGTACTATTGTTGTAACTGGAAAAGTATAACACAAAAAGGCGACCGTAAGGCCGCCTTTTTTTTATTTCTGTATTAGGAGAAATAACGAGCAATGATTTGTGATAGAGTCATCTCGGTATTTTGTAGACAGATGGTTAGAATTAGATTCTTATAGCCATCAATCGCCCCTTCAGCTTCATCTACCCCAAAATTATCTTTGATGTTTTGGAATAGCTGTTGTACACGTTCATTGGCTAGTGCACCATCTACAAACTCGGCAATGAATTCACGTACTTGACGTTCGCTCAAGTCACCAATTACAGGTTCTGCTTCAGTACCGAAGATTTGTTTGAATTCTTCAGCCGTGATCTTTTTGGTATCACGAGTAGCTTTAACTTCTGCGGTGAACTCTGGCATTTCTTTAGCACCGCTAAAGATACCGTCAGTGTCTAGGATGCTGGTAGCACGTTTAACTGCTTCTGCTGCATCTTTGATGGTAACTTTCTCTTCAGGGGCTGGTTTATTGCGAGTAGCCATTGGTTTAGGTTCGTCTTTAACTTCTTCTGTATCTAAAAGAGTCTCAAGAGATGATAGCATATCTGCTGCACGTTGCAATAGATCATCTTTGCGATTCATTAGGTCAGATACGGTCTTACCAGCAGTACCTAGCACTTGAGCCATGATAGCTTCCTGTACTTTGTCGGTTGCCGTGGTCTTAGCACCTTCTAGGACGCTCTGTAGGCGGTCAAAACCAGAAGTGATGGTAGCCTTTAGCTCGTCTGCTTTGGACGCTTTGGGTGCTTCCTGTGCGGTTTTGGTAGTGCCAACAGCAGCGTTTAGTAGGTCGGTTAGCTCTACAAGGCCAGCTTCAGCTTCGCTTTTGGTTGCAAAGCGAACTTCATAACCCTGACCAGTGGTTAGGATGTGAATGATATTGTTTTCTAGTTCTAGACCAGTTACAGTTGATGCGATAAAACTTACGTTGTGGAATTTGGTAAACATATTTTATTTCTCCATATTATTGACTCTTATATTATAGGACACGAGTCACGTTTTGTCTCAGGAATTTTTCATTTCTTTGAAAATGTAATGCACATTTGCAAGGTCTTTTAGATTGAATCCAAAATCCATTGTGTACATAAGTGTGTGATAAAAATATTGCGTTGGTTGTTCTACACCTTCTTCACGAATATAGATGCCAAAGTCAGTACAAGCAAATTGAATTGACTTCTGTCCTTCTTCTTCTGTCCAGAATAATAGTACTTCATTATATGATGATGGATCGAAATTCACACTGTATGTAATATCGCCAATCATATAACCCTTACCTTGTTTAAACGAGGTAAGGCCAGCAACATAACTATTCACAGTTTGGCTGATTGTCATAAACACCTTCTTTGAATCCTCCAATACCGCTCTGTTTGAGTATGCGTTGGATATGTAGTTCTACTAATAATTTGATACCTTCCTCGAACTCTTCGTCGCAGTACGTATCATCTAAGCACATCATCTGGAAAAGTTCTTCCTCGCACTTAGCACGTTTCATATCTACTCGATCACTCATCCAGTAGATTGTCATTGAATCAATGGTCACGACAACTTTAAAGGATGAACTATACAAAGATTTGGAAACTATAAAGCGTTCATCTTGTAGATCGCATGAGTAGGTTCTTGTTTTATTCTCTTCCAACTCTATAATAGCTTGGACTATATGCTCTAAGGTTCTCTCTTTAATCTTCTGCTTGTTGGTGTATTCCATACTTTTGCTCCAACTCGCATGTTTGATAATAGCCATTATATTTCTTCCCAATAACCGACTAATAGACTATCACTAATGTAATCGTGGTGTGCTTTGAACACCTCAACAATTAAATCTTCCATAGCCTTATCACAGAAGTATTCAGTACTGCACGACTTCTGAAAAGATGCACTCGCACTGAAAACCCGCTCAAGCGTATCGTGTGGACTAAGACCTTTTGCTTGCACATAGATCTTATCCTTGCGTATGATTATACCTGTGTGATTGATTATATCATCAATCTGGACTTTACGTGGACTAAATGACCATGACATACCATGCAAGCTACCAGTGTCACGCACAAGAGTAACAAACCGTTTTAGTAAAGCATAACAAACATCATAGTGTTCTTTAGAGGCCATGCATTTTCCTCACTTTTGCGGCAAAGATCTCTGCATCTCCTTCCCGGCGATAAATTATAAAATTGGTGTTATCTTTATCCGCACCTTTATAGATACAGTCATTCATTTCATCATAGACAACATATCCCCAGAATGATTCACGCTTCTCACCACCATTATAAAAATAAGGACGTACACCATAGGAGGCCAACTCTTTTTTATGTAAATCCTGATATATGCGGTACTCAATATTTTGACAGTGAACAATTGCACTGTACCGAATAATAAAACACACAACTATTGTGATACAAATAATAGCCATTGTTAGAATCATTTCTGAATCTCCCGAACATAGTAATTGATTGCATCTTCTAGATCAAACCCACTCATACCATGACCATTGATAGATACCGTATATTTCTTTTTAAACTTTTCTTCAGTACCATCTTCATGGTATTTGGTCCACGTAGTGTTATCAGGATCAATCGATACTGCATTGTTTAGAATGAAGTCAAACATCTCTGACTTAGATAGACCCTCTCCCACAATTGATACTTCATGACGAACCCCATCATGTTCAGAACTTCCAATACGTTCTTTAAGATAGTATTGCTTCATTGCTTCTTGATCTAGGTCATCATCAATGTGAATGGATTCTTCAGTGACAATACTTTGAATTACTTTGTTGGTCTTAATATCAACCCAACGCTCTTTTAGTTTAAGTTTAACTTCTGCCATAATGTCCTCCGATTAATATGGCACATTTCTGTGCCAACCTATTATTTGACTGCTAGACTTGCCACGAATGCATTAACATCTTCGCGATGCTCTAGGTAATTAGATTGAATATCACAACCTGCTATAGTGTCAAATGTAACTTGTGGTACTTCAGCTTCTGGATACATTAGCTTTATGTACTCTTTTACTTCTGCATCCTCAAGATATGGAATCTCGTGAATGTAATCAACACGACCTTTACGGATTAGTGCTGCATCAATTTTCTCTAGATGGTTGGTTGTTAGGAAAACAACTGTATCATCTAGTGATACTACACCATCTAGTACGTTTAGTACTTTAGATAGTGATAGCACTTCGGTTAGCTCTGCTAGCTTAGATGCTGGATCATCACTATCATCTTCTACACGTGAATGTAAAGCACGACATGAATCAAAGTCTTCAATTAGTACAATACTATTTTTAGGCACTGAAGCCATTGCTTTCTCGAACGCTGCATTTCCTAATGATGTAATATCAATTAGGCAGATGTTCTTGTTGAAATGTGAAGCTAGTGCTTTAATTGTACTACTTTTACCTGTACCCGGTAGACCGTGTAGAATATAAGTTTGCTTATATGATAGTCCACGTTTGACATACCAATCACGATTAGAGTAGAAGTACTCAAGATTTTTCACTAATGCATCTTTAATGTCTTTACGTAGAATTACAGATGATAGTGGGCGTTTGTTAACTCGCGAAATAACATCCCATTCTTCTTTGTATGAGAAGATGTTTAGATCAGTTTCTTTTGGTTTAACAGCGAAATCTTCTACTAAGTCAATTAGTGGTTGTTGGTTACGACCGAGAGTTTTAATAACAATATTTTGTTTCTCTTTTTCTGAACCTGTACTTTGTAGTGAACCTTTGCTGAACCAGAATAGACGCTTCTTATAGAAGAAGAAGTGTGTACCATAACCAGCACCAATTACGTATGTTTTGCGTTTCTTCCCATCTGGACTTTCGTCTTCGTCATCATCCCAACGAGAGTACTTTCCATCTAGTGAAAGATAGCGTGACCATTTGGAATATGGACTCTTTAGATACCACGCCATGAATGCTTGAAAGTGTGCTTCATTGCCACTCCAGCCAGCGTTGTTTAGCTCTAGTGTTGTAATACTTTGAGCTTTAATAAAACCAAAAAATCCGGGAATGAATTTTAAACAATATGTTAGTACTGTCATCCCGTATAGGGAATAGATACCAACCATCCACGGATATTCCTTCATCATACTACTGAAGGTTGCCATATACTCTGCAATCACTACTGTTCTCCTTCGGTTTTTGTCTTATCAATAAGACGTAAAAATTTGGTAATATAATCCGGGTGGATATCTTTACCATTAAAGGGTATTGATAGGTGTTCTTTGACACCTTCTACCCTGAATACGTGATGTGTTGAACCATTTGATTCTACAGTCATACCACAACGTGTAGCAATCACTTTCAGCTTAGGAATAGTCCAGTTACGTTTATTCCGACGCATTTTCTCTATGGCCTTGTCACATTTCATATTCACCTCTTGTCATTTCATGTTGTGTATAATTTTCTTCTCCGCGTATTTGTCAGAAATACTCTTAAGTACTGCAATATGCTCGTACTTAAAATTGGTTGTCATTGGATATGCCATTGGTAGGCAATCAAAGAATCCACGTTCTATATCAAATTCTATTGCAAAGTCTTCATTCCAAGTATGTCCTTTATTAGTTAAATCCCATGAATTGTATATGAATTCATCTGAACCATTCACATCAATTAATAGACAATATCTATCCTGTGCAGGGAACCATTCAAATCTAATACTATAGGGCTTGTCACTTGCACTCCATCCCCAATTGAACACTATTTCCATTACTGTTTTCGGAATAGGGACTCTATGGTGAGATACTGGACTATATAGTGAATCAAATTCTTCATCTATTTGTTTAAGTACTTTTAAAAGGGACATAACTCTTCCTTAAGAAAAGGGGAAGTATTACTTCCCCATAAAGATTATTGCATGTAGCGAATTTCACGAACGTAAAGAGCATTATCATTTACGTAATCTTTAAAGCGGGGAACATCTTTATACGAAATACTAATCTTCGCCTGTGTTATTGCACGAATAAGCATAATACCAACGAACTTATCTTCAGTATCCCACATGAAGTCCACCAAGTTGGTTAGTGCTGGAATATTATCACGAGTAGTATCATAGTCTGGTTTATTACAACATAAGTAGATTACGTTGTCGTCGGTTAGAACAGGATTCTCACCGTCAAAGATTGCCTCCCACCCTACATATTCATCACTTTCTGGATATGTATAATCTTTAGTACCATTCCAATATGGAAGTACTTTATCTGCTACCTTTTCAATTTTATCAATCATTTCGTCCGAATAGCATTCAGTACTACCAATAGTCAAATCTTCACTATTCACTTTAACATAGCGATCACCGATAATGTGTTTCTTCAAACGTGTCGGTTCTGCGTGTTCGTTGATTGCACAAAGGATATCATGTACAGTGAATGACATATCATCGATTGCGATCACGTCAGTCGGCATATATGCCACAATATCATCGGTTTCGACAAACAACTTAGCCATCTTCTGGAAGAGTTCAGAATCAGGAGTTAAAGATACGCGTGGATCGGCACTATTAGTGTATACTCCAAGACGTAGATATTCTGGGGATTGTGCAACTGCAAGGCGATCGCGAATGTCAAACATATCAGAAATGTCATAGGATTCGATATCATGTGGTGCACGGAAATCCCAACACACGCACATTTCATGCTCATCCCGTAGTTTCTGTAATTCAGCCAATTTATGCTGAATCTCATTGTATGGATTTACCATAAAGTACTCAACACTGTTGCCGTACTGTTTGTCCAGTGCTACCAGAAAACGATATAGTGTTTCTTTAGAAATCATATTAACTCTCCGCTCGTGCATTAACAAGAACACCTTCACTATGATACTCAAGATCAAAGTTGTTGCCGAAGGTAATGACCAACATCCAGAATATTACATCATCCTGTTCTGATGCGTCAAGTGCAATAAACTTTGTGTTGAGTTTTACCATATCACGGAAGGTTTCACGTATACGGGACTCATCATTGGTGTGCATACGCCCTACGATGTTCGTTAGTTCATCAGTGTGGTAGTCGTAGTACATTTCATGTACTGGAGTACCGAAATCACGGCGAATTATTGATCGTATCAACGACCTTGCTAGTTCTTCATTTGTCATGTTTAGCAGCCTTTGTGTTATCTTCATGGTAACATTGAATTGCCGGGGAATAAACACGAACCTGTCCATCACGTAATTCAATTTCAGTACCATCGCGACTAATGCTGAATGATACATATTCATCACTACTGTATTTGTCTACAGTCATATGCATTGGGTTATTACACATTACGTAGTCGGTAGCAAACACTTGAGTACTGAAAAGTACTAACATCATAGCTAAGATAGTTTTCATTTTCCCACCACCTTACATTGAACTGCGTTTGAGTACTCAATGCGAGTACCATCGTTTAATTGAATGGTTGTACCACCTTGATTGACAGTAACAGTCCACACTTCTTTCTGTGTATAGACTTCTTTAGTACCGTCAGTCCATTTGCAGATCACATCATATTCACGAGCACTTGCGTTAGCACTCAAGGCTAACAAGGCGAGCAAGATGATTTTTTTCATAATTCACTCCTTCATTAAGATGGAATAATTATATCAGTCTTCGTAGTCGTCGTCAAGTATTGATGAATACTTTTGAATCAATTCTAGATGCTGCACGGTGAATGGCATGATAGGTGAGTCAGTCTCAATCTGGAATACGTATCCTTCATCAACATCGGTGTACTTCGTGAGCGGGATTGTTAAGATCGAGTCGCCATTAACTTCAGCACACAATTCAATGCGGTCATTGAAAATGTCAATAACATTGAATTGAAGATCTTCAGTTAATTTGTGGTTCTTGATTGTAATAACAATGTTAGTCATTGCTTCCAATGGTTCAATAGTACCATTACCACTGTTATAAAAGTCTATGTCAAATAAAGTACATGCATTGTCTTTACTATTTTCCCATTCAAACTTTTCATTCCTCAGTCCATAAGAATACAATTCAAATGCACATTCAAGGATTGAACTAAGAATAGCTTGATTTACTTTTCTATTGAACTTAACGCAGAAATCTAAAGGCTTTTGCATTTTATACCCTCATAAAAAAAGGAAAGCATTAGCTTTCCCTGTTGTTTAAATTAGTCCTTGCCATGAGGGACAATTTAATAAATTTTCGTAATATTGTTTCTTCCATAAAGGTAAGATCTTGAATAGTCCCAACTTGAAAGAATTCTTCATCGCTTTCAGTACTGAATAGTTCAGTACGCAAAACACGTGATAGTTCACTTGGATTACCTGTATTCCCACTATATTCAAAATCAATGTGATCTGGGAATATGTCAATGTAATAATCCATTCTAGGATCAGTACTGTTGTATATAGTTACATTAGTGAATTCACCAAATACAGCATCATCACCATCGTGCCAATACGCAACTGGGTCCATCTCTTCTGCTTTACATAAAACATCATTAAGAACTATTTCACCATTCAATGAACGGTCTAATTGTATATTGTAAAACTCATATTCTTCTGGAGTAAACATATGTTTATCCTATTCTATTAATGTGGTCGGGGTACTCGGACTCGAACCGAGAAGGGGAAATTCCCCGCGACATTTTAAGTGTCGTGCCTTTACCAATTTGACCATACCCCGAAAGCTGGAATCCATTGTTTTTCATATAAGCCGATGATTAAATTGCTGTTGGATTCCAAATTGTGTTGTTGAGGTGGTGTTTTAATCCACGCTGACAGGTGACCTTATCGTTATTACCTGCGGCTCTCCCTTAAGCTACTCAACGAAATTTCACAGGAAGGTTCCTAAAGCCACTACTATATGCATCTATTGCCGTCGCTCATTGCACCCTTCGCTTTCTACGGTCCCGATGACCCATCCCTTCCTGTACTTATATTATAGGACAAAAAGTTCATTTTGTCCCAAGTTTTTTAAATAATTCCGACAAAATATGCGAAACCGGTTGCTACGATGATACCCAGTACAAAAAGCATCCAAGGAGTATTAAGTACTGTTTCTTTCAGACACATCCAAATGAACACGAGTACAAACAAATAGCTCTCTAGTTTATCTTTCATTTTACACCCCAATCAATTTTTTCTTCACGGATGATATCACGGATTACAAGAATAGCATGAAGCTGCTCTACTGTCAAATCCCCAATGTCTGTAACTAGAGAGTACTGGAAGAATTCATCTTCACCCATCTTAGATGGTAGCTTACGAATATCCAACTTGAAGATCTTTTCATCTTTACTGGTGTACTCTGTGAACTTGAAAGTATCTTCAGAGATACATCCTTCAATACCACGCGAACCATCTTCGAGATCAATGTTGAAGTCAAAGTAATAAGCACGGCCTTGATCGCCGTAGTTCATTAAGAACTCATTGCGTTCTTCACGTAGCTCTGGTTGTGCTGCAAAGATCTCAGTTTTTGAAAGACCTAATAAACGCTGGCGTGTAATCTCAAGTACTTTAGGTGATAGCAAATCAAACATCATTCACTCCTTACTAGGAAATTGTTATAGTACTGGTTAAGATAGAAATCAGCTAGTGCCGTTAACTTCTTCTGTACTAACTGTTCAGCATCCCAGGATAGTGGAGTACCTTTATGGCAATCCTTTTGGAAATGTTCTTCCTCGGTATCGTGGAATATACCAAACTTGATAGTATCGCGAATTGGTACGGTGTCCTCACAGTACAATTCATTTAGATCAACAAGGCTCGCTGCAAATTTATTATCCGCAAACCACCAAGTGAAGTTATAAGATATTTCTTCATTGAGATCTAGAGATAGGAAGCACATCGTTTCAGTACTATAGAAGTACGTCTTCAGTGGTGCATTCAGGATATACATGCTAGGGTGTCCGGGACCGTCACGGTAGTGAGTGCTGTCCGGTGGATCAAAGCGTACCTGTGCCTTGTCCGTGGGAATTGGGAGCATATCAAGTTGCTCCATAAAGGCTGCTTCGACAAACATAGGAATCCTCCAATTAAAAAGCCTGTACCAATTTTACATCAGTACAGGCTCGGTGTCAACTATTTTATGTCACGGATGTAGATAGCACTGCGTGTGTCAAGCTGGTGCGGTGACGTGCTGTGAAGAACTAGGTGGCGGTGGTCAGGGAGACTGTCAACCCAACCATCTTCGAGTTCAGAATTCCAATGTTCCTCAATTTGTTCCCACGGTTCAAACGAAATGATGTGAGAGAAGTAATGATAATGCGTTGCATCAATATCAAAACCTTCTGGAACAATTAAATCATACACATAAACTGCACGTTGTTCAAGTTCAATGTGTGGGTTATGTAGTTCATCAGCACCAAAGCACTGTGTGGTACTACGCTTGATGAAGTTACAACCTTGAGTACTGAATAGTTCCATTAGAGAGATGGATACATTATCAGCGAATTCATATACACGAGTGTACTTAAAAGTACTTGCGGCGGGGTCTTTCTGATATACGTTGATTACGTAAGTGTAAGAGCAACAGTCTACGTTATTAGCGTGGCCTTTTAGTTTAGCCATACGACCCATTAGCATACTATTATGTACTAGGTCACGGTCGGTAAACTCTACTGCTAGTTCTGCTGTATTAACATCGATCGCATCTAGTTCAGCAAGTAGTTTTTTATCTTCTTCTGATAGATGGTCATCATCGAAATACGCATCTAAATCGTCAAAAGGTTTACCACCGGGGGTGTGTTCGTAATTGTCCATATTCTATCCTTAGAATGAATCAGGCTTTGCAACGCTGCGTACAGCACTCATGAAGCCTTTCTGTAAATCTGTCTTGGCAATATTTAGCCAGCGTTTGTCAACGTCTGGGGTTGAGTGTAGTTTCTCAATTAACTGCCCTACTTGAGCACTCATTTCTTTGACTTCATTCATGAGTGCAATCTCTTCTGCACTTAGTTCACGATAGCCTGTAATTTTACGGTGTTGATTATCCATAGTGTTTTTCTCCTATGCGTTTGATCAAATGTTGGGTAAATGCATTATTGAAATCAATAAACATTTGGTTTTCCTCTGGAGTTAGAAGTAGATCATCAACCGTACTAGCTTGGAAGTATTCTTCCTCTGTATCATACAATTCAATACAAAAATCAGCCCACCAATGGTTTGACTTCTCATACCATTCTTCATCACCATTAGCATCATCAAAATTGTACATGAAGTTGATAAGACGTATACCATTCTCATTCTTTGGATAGATGAGGAAACTCATATCTTCCTGTGTTCCAAATTTTAGTGTTACTTCTAATGGATGATTACCAAGACTAGATTTAAAACAATGCATATCAGTACGTTCAGAATTGTAGTACTGTTCATTGTTTAGAGCGTTATTGTGGTGTATTACTGAATCATACGTTGCCATATTACAGCAATCGTAATCTTCGATAAATCCCATAATCAAATCAAATGCCTTGCGATCTGGTGTTGTAATATTCTTCATGATTTAACCTTATAGAAACGTTCACGAATTGTTTCAAAGAATGTAATCATCATTAATTCATCTTCAAATTCAAACATAGGATCTTCAACTAAGCTAGTTTGGAAGTACTCTGCTTCGGAATCAGTAAGTTCATAAGAAACAGTAAAGCAATCTTCTTCATCATCTTCCATGTCTTCATATGCTTCTTGAAGAGTAATGTTATTATAATTTAAGGTAATAACACGAGTATCGAAATTGTACTCAATATCTAGTTCAATTTCATCATTCCCAAATCCCGGATCACAATCAAGGATTCCCATATAGATAGTACCGTCAGTACTCATATAAAGGGATTGACGCACCGTTCCTGCTGGTATTTTAGCTGTGTTGAATACACGTCCAGCATGGAATTTATTATCTACCTTATTACTCCACATGTCAGCATTAAAAGTACTTAATAGTTTACATCTACGCATTACGTACTTTGCTAGATTCTTAGTGTTCATTTTCTTTCTCCAGATAAGAAAAAAGCCGATAGTAGATGATCATACTATCGGCAAAACATAACTTACGTTATGGGGATGGCAGCTTTTGTAATATATCATCACTGCCGGGAGAGATCTGTTACCAACCTTCAGAGAATTTCTCTGGTAGTTTGTTGCTTTGAAGTGGGTTGACTTGCCAACGGCTGTCTTCCTTCTCGTAGCTGGTTAATTCAGTTGGAATACACCACAATGGACCTCCGTATTGTGATTTAACGTGGAAGAGTTTACCACTGCGATGAACATAAATGCGTTCATTACTGCGGTACTCTGGAAGGTCAACGTATACGCCATTTTTCCATGACGCTTGTAATTCTTCTAAAATCTTGGAAAACTTCATTTGTATTCTCCTGTTATTTACGCAACCAATAACCGCGTGGTGGTTTGGTTATATTATATCGGTTACATTTTTTACCGATGGTTTTATCAGAGCAACCATATATTTTGGCTATCTCAGTGGCTGGCATTTTCCAAATCAATTCGGATAATATATCTTTATCAATTGGGAATTTTTGTGGTTGTGCTAATGATCCGCAACTAATAGAACAATACATGTGATCTTTATATTTCGTTTGAAATAATTCTGAGCACCAATTACATGGAATAATTTCAGAATCAAACCATTCGTAATCATCTGGCAAATTATTTCTTTCTTTCCAATGTAAACGACGATGTTCAAGATCTGATAGTACTTCCAAATTAACTTCATCATTATTAAGTTTGTTTTCATCAATATGGTGAACATGTTCATTACCAGTAACCCATCGACTAATTTTAATTGATGCGATGTGACGGTGTAAATACACCCTTCCTGAATTTCCGGTTGCTAATGGATGTTCATAATCAATAAAATATTGGTAACCATTGTTAATGCCAGATATTTCTATCTTCTTATTATACATATTTTACCTCGTGGAGCGATAATTCGGTTTCGAACCGAAGACCTGAAGTTTGGAAAACTCCCGCTCTACCATCTGAGCTACTACCGCAAGACGTAAGCCCACCCTAACCAGTGAATGGTATACTTACTCATTTTTTATCAGCTTTATTCCTACATACGAAAAGTGACTAACGTATGTACTGACCTCGTGAAAGTCTATTAAGACCACAGGATACTAATAGGTCACTACTCCTACGTACTGCCCTGTACTGGCTACAACCGCTCTAACTTTATTTTTTGAAGAACAACCATCCGAATGCACGTACTCCATAGTACATTACATACGATCTAGCCTTTCCTACATTCGTATCGCGTAATGCTTGACGAAGTACTAAATCGGCTTGCTTCCTCGATAGGTCACCATGTTGGTATAACCAATCGTGTACGGTTGCTGCTGCGTGGCCTCTGTCACCTACAAGTTCGAAAACCACAGGGATACGAGGGACGCTAGCAAAGTCAGTCTGGAAGTCTTTTGGCACAGTGATCATACCGTAATCGCTATGGTATGTCAAGTCCTCTAGTACTTTCCATTTCTTACCTTTGTTGTTTATTAGTTCAACTTTAAGATGTGTACTGAACATATTTACTCCTACTTAAAGGAGTATTTAGTACATTAGTCGTATTTTTCCACCACCTTCAAGAATTGATTCCATCCGGTGTAAGTGAAGTGCTCAAAAAACTTCTTATCAAGCATATACACTTCAACGGTTCCGTGGTCTTCTACATCATACGGTTTGCGTACTTCAGTAACAATGGCTTTATCACCATTGTAGAAATGACCGTCAATACATTCAACGATATCATTACGATGAATTGTATCAGGAGTGTAAGTGTTTGCGTTATTGTTCATATTAATAATGAAGTGCTGTGCATATTGTTCGTTTTCAATTACACCATACACGTTTTCACGAAATATCTTTGAACCGTTTTTAGTGAGAGCAAATCCATTACCAACTGCTACATAATCAAAATGAATATAGCGACAAAACGATTCAACCTCTTTCGGTGTTACTTTCGTTTGCCTGTCAGTACTAACAAAGTAATAAACAGTTTGTGTCATTGGACCGTCTTCAACATATTCCAATTCCATACACTGCATATATCGTCCATCCAGAAGCATTAGATTATACTTTCGCAATGGTAGGTCTTTTACTTTCTTTGGATTAAACTTCTCAAGATTCATAAGCACCTCGTGTTTAAATTAATAGGGTGTCCCATTCTATTTACATCAGAACGGGACCAAGATACGTTACCGAAAGAGCGAAGCAACAATGCAAACATGCAACATAGCAACCGGACAATCGAGTTAAGCCATTTCACAAACAAGCAAGAAATAATCTGTAAAATAGTGTAGATGGCAGCAAACTCTTTATTCGAAAAAGTGTCCTCAGACAATCTTTCATACCATGTAAAGTATAGATTTAACATCTATATGCCCTTTCGGTAAAGGGAGGTCAGCGGTTAAGCTACCTTATAAAACTTGTAGTGTCTTGAATAGTTCAAGATACTTGTCATCAATCTCTACGTGTAGAGCGTTATTGATGTACGCTAGCTTATCGCTAATGCGTTCTTGTTCCTGTTTCAATGCAACGTACTGTTCATTGAATAGGGTATGTGAATCAACACTGTGACCACTAACAGTTACTTCGTTGTGGTACATGCCTGAGCCAGCGTGTTTCGCAACGTCAGAAACTTGGCGACGAATCGCTAGTTCACGGCCTTCTTGATCCTGCTGTGTAGGATACGCGAATGATGAAAGTACTTTCATCTTGGTTTCTACTAGAACCTTAGCGTTTAGTAGAGAATCGATGGTATCACCATCTACGTCACGAGCGTTTAGTACTTGTACTGCTGCACGGATTTCACTAATCGCTGTTGCTACGTCTAGGGTTTGTTCAACACTAGCACGGTTTAGACCTTCGACAAGTGCAATGGTTGCTGTTACTTCAGCAAGGTCAGCACTGTGGTGAATGTTCTTGGAAACATTACGAACACCTAACTTGTTCTGTAGGTCTTTAACTAAACGATGAGCTTTACGTAGGGTTAATTTCATATTCTTTGGATTCTCCAATTAGCAAATTTACAATTTATGATAGGACGATGATATCGACTAAAGCCTCTGCGGTTTCATCATCGATGAAATCAGTGAAGTTTTCACCACGTTCAAAAACAACATCACCTTGGCGGTACAAATGAGCGGTGGACACTTCGTTGAACGCATCAACTTCGTAGCCTTGCTCACGCATAATAATTTCAGCTTCTGGGTTGTTTTGTAACATCGCCAGCAGGTTTTTAGCTTTCATATCATTTCCTCTTGTACGTATATTATAGGACAAAATTCATGTTTTGTCCCAAGTTTTTTAAATAATTTGGCATACCCAGCACGACTTTACGTACATCCCCCGAACCCACTGCTGGCGAACGAGGTATCCTGTCAGTACTGTCCATCGTCCTCGACGACACGCCACCAGTACTGATATTAGATGATAGGTATTATTGTTTGGTGGGAGAGACAAGGACTCGAACCTTGCATTGTCATCAAGACTAAGACACTGGAGATGCCTATGTATGCCTTTCCATCACTCTCCCGGTGGTGGACATTCGGGGAATTCAACCCCGACTCCGCTTCTAACGCATTTACAAATGATTTTAGCCTCATTCTACACGATAAAACCAGATCACGCAATATGTCCTAGTTTAAAAACGATAATTCTTGACTACATTCAACCAAAGTGATCGTAACGTCTTCGGGCTTGCTGAATTCAGCTAGTAGCATTTCACGAGCATCAGTTGCAGTGTACGCACGAACAACTGTCAATCCGGGAACAATACCTTTACCCCTTACACGAAAGATATAGTTAATCATAGTTTATTCAGTACTAAAATATCAATATCATATGCATCTGGTTTACGTTCACCCAAATAATTGAGTTCATAACGAAGTACAGTATGACGTACTTCAGATATATCAATATGCTCTGGATCGATTTCACATACACAAGAATCGGTCACTTGTTCAGTTTCATAACCCCAACCAAGACCATCACCACGTGGAACCTTGTTGGTTACATTGTAACTATAACGTACAAAGTACTTATTACTCATTAGAATTCCCTCATAAACAATTCACCACTTTCCCAAGCCTTTACAAAACTTTCCGATACTACACGGAGAGTTGTGATGTTTTGCTTGTAAGCAATGCTATTTTGGTTTTTGTCTTCAAAGATGATACGACCACCAAAGGCGGGATCAATCTTCTCTACTTTACGGAAAATCATATCACGTGGATTCCATTTGTCTGGTTCACGCTGTGCGAACATGAGAGTACAACCTTCTGTAATCTCAATGCCGTGTGCATCTTTCATTTATACTTCCTCTCATCAATTGAGTACCGAGAAATACATTCCTGTGCAACACTAAGTAAGCGTTCAAGATGTTCTACTAACACAAATGGTAATATGTTACCAACCCTAGCAGTACTAGCTTGGAACTCGTCTTCTTGTGAAGTAGGGATGTAGTACTCCTGCTTAGTTGACTGACCTTTTAATAGGTTGACCATTTGTGCAGGAGTCATGCCATGCGAAGATTTAGCATTCGTTCGTACTGAACCTGCTTCATCAAGGGATGGCAATTCGATAGTATGTGCCAAACGATCCCAAGTGATGCGATAGCCAGCCGCCTTGATGAAGAACTTATAATTAGAACCGCTTACAAAGCCGAATTCGAAGTCTGCATCAAATAGCATATTTTGAAACATTTCTTTATACTTCTGGTTTTCCATGATCTTCAATATCCTCTAGGATAAAACGTTTCACTTCATTTAGTACTTCAATGAAGTACCCCAAATCAGTACAGGAAAGTTGGAAACGTTCTTCTTCTGTACTTCCCATTCTGTACTCTTCGTCATTGTACCAGAAAGTATCTTTCTTGATAATGATAATATTTGCATCACTATCATGAATCTCATCTTTGCAGTACTCGGACGGTACACCGTACTCGGACGTATTGAAGTGGAACATCTCACGCAATTCAATGTCGCCGTTATCAGGAGTATAACATACATGGATCTTGTTTGTAAAGAGATGAACGTCACCTGTGAAATTCGGACAATAGTCACGGAGATAACTTTGGTTGTCTATGATGTTAAAATCATACTCTTCCCCATTCCAAAAGTCAACAGTAAAACACGGTTCATCAGAAAGAACATCAATCATATCATGGCTAAACTCTTCAGCCAATAGTTTGAAGTAATCTCTATTACGATTTAGTTCGTTCATAAGGAACGCTCCTGTTCTCTAATTTACGCATTTCAAGTAAGATCTGATTTATAATAGAAATCTCATTAGTACTGATGAATTTCATCAACATATCAGATTCATTCTCGGTGATTAATCCGGGAATTGATATTGCGTAACGATATTTCCAGTAATGGAATACTTCTACCTGATTTTTGGTCAAAAAAATCCACCGATAATCATTTATGTTACCAGTGGTTATTTTAATTTCCCATTTACGATCAGTATACGTTGCATTCCACGTTGGGACAATTGTTATCGCATGGGATGACGTGGCGGCAGTAAATGCCCAACCCTCAAGGTCTTGAAGGTCATCAACGCTTTTAATGTAATAATAAACATCAATTAAGTCTTGGATCATACACGACTCCGTTTATATAAAGCATTGATTTCATCATAGATGCAACCAATAGCGTTAACCTCTTCAGTACTGAGACAAGTTAACAGATAATCTGCATTCTCATCAGTCAAAGCACCTTCGTGGTTGGTAGTGTATAATTGAGCATATGAATCTCTATATACAACTCGATTAGGATCAACTCGAATACTAGAACTCTTAAAATTTGAATCCTGTGATGTTACATATAATTTGATGGCAAGATATATCTCACCAGTGTGAGGATTCATTACCTGTTTCAAATCCAGATAATGTAATATGCCACATGTTTCAAAACGCCAACTATATATTGCGTTATCAATCTTATCGAGATTCTTAATATAATAATACAACTCTATTAAGTCATGAAGCATTTCAGTACTCCTTTAATTAAAAATAAATCATCTAAGGCATAGCCAGTCGTTCCCGGTATTTTCTTCATAACCCTTGCACGTATCCCCTTCGCCGCTAAACGAAGTCCTTAAGCGATGTTATGTACCCCAATATTCTGCATTTCGAACTACAGTCTAAAGGTAAATGATTTAAGTGGTACGTAACCGTGGACTCGAACCACACCAACGAGCGATCAACCTCGTATGATACCCTAGATAACACTAACTCCTTCCTAAGTATTTCTAGACTGACTTAGGATATCTGTTCGGTGCTCTACGTAACGTCACGCAATGCAGGTAACATGAAGATTTTCACTCCAAGATATCCCCCTCCCAGCATACACTCCCTCTGGATTACTGCAAGAATTGGTTATCTGTTACCATAAAAAGAAAGTACAGAAATAGTATCGTCAATTTGGTATACACCGCTGCCCTTATACTTCTGTACTTATAATCGTTTAGTACCTTACGAGTACTAAGCGGGTCGGCAGGAATCGGCCACGACCATAGTTGTTACATTGCTCTCCTGCTGAGTGGGATTTCTCCCCGTTGCCATGCAGATTAATCTACACCAACATGTTTGGAGCGTGAATCAACGGAATCTAACCGTTGCCGAATCCTAAAGGGAAATATTCTGACACTGAACTATCATCACGCATTGTGGTTTACTGTACTGGCATCGAACCAGTGTCCCTTTTGTCTGGAGTCTCACCAGTACAACCGCTCTACCATCTGAGCTAACAGTAAATGTGGTACTCTATAACAGAATCGAACTGTTCTTTCTGGCGTGAAAGGCCAACGTCCTAACCGATAGACGAATAGAGTAGTGGTGCGTCGTGCAGGAATCGAACCTTGCGACATGAGAATTAAAAGTTCCCTGCTCTACCAACTGAGCTAACAACGCATTATTCAATACTAAATTGAATTCTTTCCAATTCCGCAGTGGTGCGTTTGGAATTTTGAAAATATGATCGAAGTATATCAGCTTTGATATCTTCTGTCAAATTTTCATTCTCATCAAGTTTTACCGAAAAGGTATCAAGTGATGATTCATTTTCTGCTGGCGTGAACACTAGCAGTACTCGAACGTTTGTCATAAACATTCCTCATAAAGTGGCGGTCCTAGCGGGATTCGAACCCGCGACATTCGCGTGACAGGCGAGTATTTTTACCGCTGAAACTATAGGACCAAATTGTGGCGGTCGGTGCGTGGCTCGAACACGCGACCTCAACATTAACAGTGTTTCGCTCTACCGACTGAGCTAACCGACCTCCGATTTAAGTATTAGACCATGTTTTCACATAATCGTCAACTTGTTTTTGAATTAAATCTTTGTATGAGCTATGCATATATTGATGATGCGTAGGACACATTGGGATTAAATTCTCTGCTGCATTATTATAATGATTTTCATCATAATGATGTACAGCAACTATTTTGTCTTCACCGCAAATAATACATTTCTTCTCATGATGATGGAAACATATAGTACGATAATGACTTGAACTATTCAACCCACCGTTAAGTGATTTCTGATGAGAACCATTATTAATACCACTTCTAAAATGGGTATTAGAACATGCATACGAGCAAGTCATTTTAGGTCTAGCTTGTTCTACCTTTTGAGATACAACAAACTCTTCATCACAAACTGGACACGTTTTAACTGTATACATATTCCAATATAGCATTTCATTCAAATCTAGTTGATGATGGTCATATTGGTTTTGTACTTTTTTTATCATATTACCATTTGGCTTATTAATTCCCAAATTAGTATAGACATGTGTCTTACGAGTCGCATTTCTTGTTGCGTTGATTAATTCTTCTTTTGTAAATTGTTTCACGATAATACTCCATTGTTTAGAGTATTTATCGTAACTACGTGGTCGGTGTGAGAGGATTCGAACCTCTGAAAACCCCTCCGTCCCAAACGGAGTGCTCTGACCAGACTGAGCTACACACCGATACTGAAATCCATTTTTGTTTTTTATACCGAAAAATTAAATTGCTGTTGGATTTCGTTTTAACTGGAATCTGTCTTTTTAATTACGCCAAATGTATTTTATATAATTTGCTGTTAGATTCCAAAACAGGTTATAGAGAAGTGTTTTTACCTAGTACTAACTTAGTCTTTACAGGCTTAGAGATATCTGTTTCAGACTCCAGTACTGGGACACTTTCTACATCTTGTTCTTTGTGGTGTTCCTCTGGAATCTCATCCATTGGTTCACCGTTACGCATTTTGATCAGTACTTCAGGAATGATACCCCGTTGTACGTCATCATACATAGATACTACTGTTTCAATACAAGCACTTAATTCACGTACTTTATATTGATATCCTTGAGGAAGTACTTTGACTATCTCAAGAAGTTCTTCTAATTTATTTACTACTTCTTTATGTACTGACATTTCAATCTCCAAACTCATCTGGAACTTTACCATAGAATTTTACAACCCCATGTAGTATTCCACTTTTTGGTTCAAAGTACAATAATGTTTTCAATTCTTTAAGTGCTGGAGTTGCAACATTACTAGAATCAATAGTATATGAAAATGTATTATTACCAATATATTTTATATCAACTTGAACTTCAAATTCAGTTTTTAATCTGAAATAGTTATTGTTTAGTACTGACATATGCTCTCCAGTTAGGTAAGTAATATACCTTTGGGTCTTTCGGGGTTACTCGATAACGTTCGGTACTGTTAACCCTTATTCCCGTTACAAGGAACGTCTATGAGCTTAACCAGTATATTACTTAATCACGAGCTAGGCGAATTTCATTACCTTCGCGATAAGCAACAATCCCATCACCAAGATCATTACGACCCTCAACAAGATCACGACTATCAATCGTTTTAGCAGTTGGGATACCTTCAGCCATTGAAGCTACTGTAACGATAGTCGCTGCTAGTTCTTCAATCTTCTGTGCGTACTGCTCTGGCATATCAATCGTTGCGTCGATAATACCTTGAGCAAGTGCACATATTGTCTCAAAATTTGTGTTCATTGTCAATTCTTTTCTTAATGGTTGGGGAGGTTGGATTCGAACCAACGCGTGGTATGCCAGATTTACAGTCTGGTGCAATCGACCGCTCTGCCACTCCCCAATAATTTAGGTTCTTTGCTTTTCAAAGAAGTCATACAAGTACTGGTAGAATTCCCAACGGAAACCTAAATCTTGTACTGTACTCTTTTGAAAGTATTCTTCTTCAGATGTTGGTATATCATGTACAGTACCTTGACTGTGATGATCATCTTCGTCTTCACCAGTATCATACTCAACAATGAGTGTGAATTCAATATACATATCTTCATAATCATAATTGATTGAGAAACGTACATCTGCTGTATTTGGTGTATTACGCCATTTTAGCACTAAGTATTGAGTACTGTCAAAGTGAAAACACTGTGAAATACTTTTACTCTCAGGGCGGTTTAGATAATTCTCAATTTCACGTCTTACGTATACTTCAAAATCATCAAATGTCATAACGGGAATCCTTTGGGTTTTTTTATAATCGAAAAAAGTAAATTGCTGTTAGATTCCGTGGAGGAAGATGTGGGATTCGAACCCACGGACGGCTATTAACCGTCGCCAGTTTTCAAGACTGGAGCCATAAACCAACTCGACCAACCTTCCATACTGGATTCAATTTGAATAAGACATAGGCCGCCTCGACATTTTTCACCTATGAATATAGCTCTAAGCTCGCTACCCGCCTGTTACTCACTAGGCCGATTAAGGCACATCGTCGTAACTTCATCTATAATTTTTTCAGATGTTTGCTGTTTGAATCCGTTTTGCCAGCGTTTTGTATCTTAGAGAGCACCAAAAGGAATAGGTAACTCAACTCTCTAAGATACTTATATTATATCACATTTTCTTGTTTTTGTCCCAAGAATTTGCAAATTATTTTGAATTATTTTGCATCTCTTCGTAAGCTGCAAGTAATTCATGGTAATGACTGACTTCATCTTCGTTTAGGTCAAGACCCATTGAAATCATGTCTTCATAATCTTTAAGGGTGGCATTACCATCGGTATGTAGCTCCCCAACGTATACAGTACTAGCACGTACTGGGATCATAAACATACCGTCGATTGAATCGGTTACTGCTTTAAGATCGCCAATAGCTGCTTCTGTATCGGTACAACCTTCGATGAAATTATCGAGGTCTTTGAATTCGTCTTCGTTTAGATATTCCATTATATTTTCTCCATGTCCAATTGACTCTTTTATTATATCACAAAATCACTGCATTGTCCCAAGTTTCTCGCATCTTTGTTTCGTATGCGTCATGAGCATTCTGAACGATTTTATGGACGTACTGAAGGTGTGACTCATACAGTACGATTTCACCCGTTAGCTCACGCTGGAAGCGTTCGGCGGCGTCCTCATAATAAGGGATACGCAGTTGTGATCCAGAGTGTTGGTTCGCTAGAATCGTTCCTGCTTGCATTAAACGTGCATTATCCTGATACAAACGAATCAACTGACTATTCGTATAAGTCTTGGTGAGATAGGCATCCATAACATTAGGCATGAGCATTATCAACTCATTGTTCATAATCTCAATCACATTACACCCAGTGACTCCCCTTTGATATAGATCACCAGTTTCAACGTTATACACATCTGTATTAACAAAATACCGAATCATCAGTTCTCTTGGATTATTCTGACCGAAGTACTCAATCTTCATTTCTGTAGTACTTTCACCACATGCAAATCTCTTCAGTAAATCCATGTAATCTTGATTAGTCATAATTACCTCTTACTTTAATTAAAAGAAAAGGGACCGAAGTCCCTTTCATTATCCTAAAACAACTGTTTCTGTTTTAGATTTGTCTTTCTTCACTTTAGAAGTGCTTTCGCCTTTAGTCTTCTCTAGCTGATAAATCTGTTTCATTAGCTTGATAGACGGACGCTTATTCTGTAGGTCGCGTGGTGATTGACCATTCAAACGGTAGATATTACCGTATGAGTAGAATTTGTTTTCAATCCAGATTTCTAGTTCTGGTTTATCACTGTATCGTGCGATTGCATCACGGTCTGGATACTTCTCTTTAGAGTACAAACAGATTGTATGTTCTTCTACCACTACATGATAGAAACCTGCATCTACTTTACCCAGTTCTAGATCGATTTTGTCGTTAACCTCTTTGCTGTACTTTAGTGATCCCATCAGTACTTGTAAACTCATGAGAACTGGTTTACCCATACAGATAGTACTTACAATTAGTAGAAAAGCAAAGATGCCCACGATACTAGCACAGATTGTAATAAAGAGTATCATTTTTAACCCCTTACGACTTGTTGAATGAATGCTTCGGATTGTTCTTTGAATTTAATCTGAAGCCCACGGATTTCGTAGTTCAAAGAAGAGTTTAGGCTGGAGAGGCGAGATAGCTCTTTACCTTCTTCTTTGCTACGTTGTTCTTGGTTGTTTAGCTTATGCCACGCTTCCCAAGTTTCTTTGCGTACTGTTTTTAAATCTTCAATACGGTGGAAAGTACTACGTAATTCTTCTTGAGTAATCATGTTTGCATCCCTTTGTATTAGATTAATATGCCGTCACTTAAGTGACGGCTTGTGTCTTACTTACGCTTGTTTTTGCGAGTTAGATCGTGTAGCTCACTCTTCAAGTTGTTCTTCCACTCTAGAAGATGCACAAAGACAATCTTCCGGTCGTCGCCGCTGTGCTGGTCTAGCATCGCTTCAACTTGGGATAGTTGGAACTTGATGTAGTTCACAGTACGCTCAACGTCAGTGATATCAGCTAGGCGGGTTTCGGTGGTAGTTACTTTAGACATATTTGTAAAATCCTTATTTTACGTTTTTCAAGATGCTCTCAACACGAGAGCGGTAAGTTACGCTTTACATCCGTCGATGGTTTATTATATCACAAAGTATTTGTTTTGTCCCAACTTTGTGAAAAGAATTTGGGAGCGAAGGAGGGAATCGAACCCCCGCTGTAGCTATTCAGATTCCAGTTATGTACCATCCCGGTTTACTTAATCGTCTGGAAACAACGCTCATTTAATTAATATTGGGAGTTTTTAGTACTCCCAATTTGTTTTACACTTTGTGTTTCTTTTTATTTTCTTCGTATGACTTAACACCATTACGGAAGATTAGAACAACTGCTACACCCATCACAAACCAGATTAGTAGTGGAATCTGACCAAGTACTGCAAGAATGAGTAGGATTGCTAGAATTAGAACTGCTTGCATGTTATTTTCCTCTAAACGTGGATGCATTCTGCATCGAATTCTTCATAGCCATTTTTCTTTAAGAAAAGAATGACCTCATCTTGTACATCATCAACGAGGTGAAGTTTACCATCACCCCAATCGAATTTTTTAAATTGCTGAGAGGCTAGCTGTACAATATCAGCAGGATCACGAGAGAACTCATTTCCTACAAAGATACGGTCATAACCGAAGCCCGAATCAGACACACATTTTAGTACTAAAATCTTTGGCATGTCAACCCCCATTTACGTAAATTTTAATGGGGTAATATCGGGAACCCCAACATGAGCATCAGCATCTTCATCAGTGATAACTGTTACTCCATTGAACGCCATTTTATCATAAACACCGCTCTTGTCAACCATATCTTTTAGTGCGGCCTGATATTTTTTGATATCAGTGGTGAAAAACTTCTTACCTAAGAGTTCACGACCACTAAACTCAGCATAGCCAATGATTTCGTTGAAGTACTCAATGCGTACAGTACGTTTTCCGTACTCATACCAGTTACGTTGTTCTACATCATCAAATACTATTGGAAGACTTAGTTCTTCTGGTTTTAAAGATTCCAAGTACTTCTCAAGTACAGCGTCCAGTTCATAATCTTCACCCACTCCCATATAAGAAGTTATGGCTTCGTGGAACTCTGTAACAGCATGATATCCTAGTACTGGGAGTGTATCAAGATGTTTAAAAGGAATTGGTTCAATATGTGATGGTTTAATCTTAGATGTTTCAATCCAGATTGTACCACTCATGTGTACTGCAATTTCTTTCCAACTAGCCCAATAAGTATCATCACATATAGAAAATTCACTAATACCATCAATGAATCCCCGTGGCCTAAATGTAGGTATATTATTACTGAATACAAATGTTATACGATCAAATACCCATTCACTTGGTAGTGGTGTAGTATTACTACTTATTGGATAAGCAACCAACCATTTAGCTTCAGCAAGTGCTTTATTAAAACCCCGCCTTTCTTCGCGGGTATGATGTTCTAATTCTAGCTCCAACGCCCGAATTATCATTTCATCAAGTTTCATTCTTACCCCTTACTGCGAGCACGTTCTTCTTTATAACGTTCAACACCTTCTTTCTGTAAAGCAACACGATGCTCACGAAGTTGTTTGCTGTAGCGATTATTTGAGATGAACTCATACGCACCCACGTCACGGTGTTCGAACTTGAACGGGTCAACTGGTAGCTTCTGCGGCTCTAAAGCCACTGGGAAGAAGCGAGACAAAGTATAACGAGTATCTTTATCAATCTCATTACCGAGTAGGGAATGAGCGTACAAATGTGTGTGGTTGATGAACACAGGTTTATAGCGTTCATTGAATGGATCATAACCCATCAAGCCAACCATCTGTGCTTTCATCTCTTCTTCGGTTTTCATAGAAGGACTATAGATGCCAGCAATTACATGTGGCATACCCTGTTCGTGCATTTCAAAGAAAATCGATACACCTTTCTGCATTTTAATTTCTCCAGTACTTGAGGTCTGAAATCCAGTCGATTACGTCGAGAGTTAATCTTAACATAGGAATTGAGATAAGACAACCCATAATTCGTGCGAACATGTCCAATTCGGGTAGTCCACTTGCATATACTACCATAAGTGGTATGAAGCACACGAACAACATTATACACACCATGAATACCGCAGTCAATAGGGTAGCAATAGCTTCAATCATTCTCATCAGTTTTAATCACCTTGAAGTTTTCAATGAGATAATCATTGCGTTCAACAATGGTAGGGAAATGATTACTATACACGCGATTAGGATGATAACGATGGTGATCAGCCAAATCTTGCTGTTCCTTATCACGTAGATATTTTGAAAATCTCTCAATCACTTCGAGTGCTTTCTTTTCAGTTTTAAATACAGTGCCGGGAGTTTTACAATCGCTGAATTTGTAAGAACTGTAATAATCCATATTCATTGGACCAGTATAGTAACATGGAGTCAACTTATGTGCATCCATTGATTCAATCATGTAACCTTCTTTCTTCTTAGGAATAGTTACTTTCTCAGGGTTAAGTACTAACTTAACTACCTCAACAACGTAGATATCCCCACCAGCTTCTTCTAAGTGTCCAGACTTTAGCAATGCTTTTGCTTTAGCTACAGCAGTTTTCTTCTGTGCTAGAATAGCAATGTCATCGATATTTTTAGTTGTGGACCCGTCAGTGTTTCTGTAATACTCTTTCTCACCTTCAGGACTAACATACATCAAACCATACATTTTTGGTTCCTCTTCTAACTTGTACTGCTGGTAACCAGCATAGATACTATTAATAATTATTGTTGCAAGTGCAAGTACTAATAGAGCACCCACAAAGATATAAGCATTTTCTTTTATAAACTTCATGAGTACTCTCCTATTACATGATGAAAATCATTTTTTCAATATCGTCAACGTAATCAACTAATGGGGCATTGTAAGAATTAGCGGGCCAATTTAAACAATTTATAATACGAACACCCCTTCTGTTTACAGAAATCATAGCTTTACTCATTCCACCACCTTCCCAAAAGATTAGATAGAATCCAAGCGGGATTTCTTCTACATCATCACGTGTTAGATTTTCCATACGGTATTACTACCACGTTCAGACCAACTAGCATCGAACTTGGTTAGTGCTGGTGGCATCGCCGGTACTTTGAACTCTTGTTCGAAGTGGTGGATTACAACACTCTCTAGCATACGAGCAAAGTTAGATTCGTACTGCATTGGATAGCTCAAGAATCCACGAACCATATCTTCCACGTCTTCATAGCCACCATTTTGTGCTACACGATCAAGCCAATCATCGTGAGCTTCATCATCACCGATTACTGGGAATTCAATATCACCCATAAAGCGGTCGAAAAAATCTTTGGTAATAATACCATCTTCGATACCATTCCACAAGCGATCAAGGATCTCTTCATGTTGAATATCTTCATTACCCATGTCATCAGAACAATGACCAAACCACTTGAGTACATGAAGTACTTCGTTCACAATATCAGTGGTTGGTAGTCCTTTAATATAGATAGTATCGTAATCATCACCATCATTTTCCCATGAAGTGATTGCAATTGTATAACCTTTAGGGATTACTGCTCCCGGACGAAATAGATTTGACATTAGATAAACTCCATTGTTAGTTTAGATACTTCACGGCTCAAGTCTTGATACTTAACTTTCCAAGACTTGTAATAATCGTTTAGAAGTTGGTCTTTCTTGTGCATTGCTTCCAAAGCATTACATACTTCACGCATGTAGTACTGAAGTTTAGTAGACACTTCTAAAAGACGCCCATCTTTCAAGTCATCATAGCCCAGAGTTGTAAGTACCTCAAATTCGCGATACGCGGCTCCTAGCTCGTTTAGAAGATTCTCTTGACCCTCTGGGAAGGAGAAGAGATATAAGTCCTCACAGATGAGTTTACAGCGTTTCTCAGCTTTCTCTGACTTCGGTCCCGTTTGCTGGAAGAAGATTTCGGATGGTGGATACTTCTTGACATTTTGCATCCACTCTTTCAGTACTTCAGACATAGGAAGTTCTGTACGCTGCTGAGTAATAGTAGCATGGTCTTGCTGATAGTGCTCGAAGTAGCGAACACGAGTACACACTGTACCTTCAGGCGTTACAACACGAGTGTCAGTACTCTTACGGAAGTCAAAAGATGAAGTAATAAATTCTTCTTGACAGCCGAGGATTTGGGACACTTCACCAACGATACGTTTGATGTTAAAGGATGTAAAGCTATGACGGTTCATAAATCTCCTAGTAATTGATATCTGCGTTGTGATATATGCCTAATGATGTTTTACCACGTAGTTTAGGGGATAGAACGTACTTTGTCAAGGATCTTTTGCCATACCAACTCTCGAATTCTTCTGGAGTCACGTATGGGTTAGCAAAATCATATTCTTTGTTTTTATGTAACTCTTTGGCATGTGCAGCGAGCTTAGTAAGTTCCTCTTCTGGAATATCCCAAGTATTATTCATCTGACACCATTGGCCTTTTAAAGCATTGAAGAGAAATTCTTCAGTTTCTTTAACAAGAGTAATCTTCTCAGTACCTTTGTCAATGTCCATGTAGTCATCAACATAACCATTCCATATCACAATCTGTGGATTTCCCTCAATCTCTTGTAACATTTTGATTAGATCATTTTTTCTCATTTTTTCTCCGTTTTGGTGTACCCCATGCGGTTTGAACCTAAATAAAGATTTAGCAGAGGATAAATTATGAAATTAACAAATATAACATTAAACGATATTTCGTCATTAAAAAGTCGTTCTAGAATAACACTAGAATGTGATGGCTGTCAAGTCGAAATTTCACGAGAAGTGAAAGAAATTCGCAGGTGTATTAAAAATGGAAGCACTACTGCTTTTTGTTCTAATAAATGTCAAGGTAAAAAATTAAAAATTAATAAACTTAAAAAGTGTGAGTACTGTGGGGAAGATTTTACCTATAACTTCCCAACACAAAAATATTGTAGTAAAAGTTGTAGTAATTTCAACAGGGAAATGACCGAGGAAACTAAACAAAAAATTTCGATATCTGTTTCAAAAATACCAAGAAATAAAAAGAAATCACCCACGAAAAGATTATATAATAAATCTACTACTAATCCTAAAAAAATAAAAGATGAAGTTGGTGAGTTTGAAAAGATCTTTATATGTAAATGTAAGAATTGTTCTTTTGTTGGTTCATACAGAAAGCAAACTGGATACTGTAATAATTGTAAACACTGTTACACCGAAAATGGGAGAGCTAAATTTATATTCACTTTTAATGTTTATCATTACCCCGATTTGTTTGATATTGAATTTCTCAACAAGCATGGGTGGAGAAAAACTAAGGGAAATGATATTAATATAAATGGTGTTTCACGAGATCACAAAGTTTCAATTAGAGATGCTATAAAATTCAATTATGATCCCTATTATATAAAGCACCCGTTAAATTGTGAACTCATGTTACATTCTGAGAATCAATCAAAAGGTACACAATCAAGTATTACATATGATGAATTGGTTTCTATGGTAGATTCCTATGATTCTATAAAAAATGCCAGTACTTAAGTACTGGCATTTATATGGTTCGCCGGGAGGGATTCTAACCCTCGGTGTGTCTGGTTAACTGTATCCACTTATGAGGTGGGTGGCATCGGACTCTAGCCTACCGGCAATTAATATGGTGTTCCTAGTACTTCATTGTGGTTAGTACTCATATAATGACAATATTAGAATCATTATACTCGAACGTTTCCTGAAAATACACATCTTATACGAAGACAAGATAAACGAATCTTAGTACTCAAGTTTTTCGGAACAATGTGGTGTCTCCAGTAGGATTCGAACCTACAACCTACGACTTAGAAGGTCGTTGCTACTATCCTGTTGAGCTATGAAGACATAATATATTTATGCTAGCTGAATATTGAAAATATACAGTTCGTGACCTTTGAAGTACTTCGAACCTAGTTCAGCAGCTACTTGGTATTTATTTAAGCCAGAGATACGTTCTTCACGCATTTCACCATCAACACTGTACTGAACATTGAAATAGATTACTGGCATTTATTGCACCTTTGGAAATTCGCTTTTGATGTACTTAGCCCATGCGTCATCGTGGGTATAATCATTGACGCCAATAAGCTGCCCGTTGAATTCAAATTGTACTACACAATCAGGGTGGATTGCAAGGAATTCTTTCGCTGTTTGAAACAGATCAGAAAAACATGATGCTGAGTACCCAGATAAAGTTACAATTGGAAAATGTTTAGCAAGTTTAGACATTATACATCCCCATACCAACGACCGTCACGGTCGGTTTGAAGTTCCGCAATCCGTTCTTGAAGACGGGTCACTTCCATTTGATGATCATGAATGCTTACGAAGGAACCATGAACATCTTCTACCATTTTTACGAATGGCTCACCAGTAGCACTTTCCCACTGTTTAGGTTCATAACGTTTGATCATCTTATACCTCCACCGAGAGCACAAGATAGTCCACATAATCTGAGCTATCATGCAAATCGTAATAGATGCTGTACTGGTGGTGATGAACGGCTTCGATTGAGATATCTTCGAACTCAACATCAGGCCATTTCTCTTTAGCCAGTTCCATAAGGTCTTTGATGGTTTTACCACTTTGTACCCACATTGTATCATCTTCGTCAACCGGGTAGCAGTCAGTTACACGACCATCTTTTTCATAACGATATTTGTACATTACATATCTCCCCAGTTAGAAAATGAAAAGTTTTCGTTGATTTCGTGTTCACGAACACGATCAATGTCAAACTCGGTAGTACGTGGGTGTTCAGCTTTGATTTTAATGTACGCTTCAGCTTTGCTGTTAGCAACTACTACCGCTGAACCATATACACCGTGATCTAAGGTATAAATTTTCATTTTAGTTCCTCTTAAAAACTCTCACCAGTTGATGAGAGTATAATACTATTAATTTGTATGGGAGTCAAATCTTTTATGAAAAAAGTGCTGCCCCAATTTTCCATGTAGCGACAAAGACGCACACGCTGAGTACTGCAAGAATAGCACGTGTTTTCATGTCTTTACCGATACTTTCAGGGTCTACTGCTTTCTGTGTTTCTGGATCGATTTTGATAGACATTACCAATCTCCATGCGAAAGTTGAGTCATGTGTAGCTTCCAGTACGTTTTACCACGCGGGAGCTTCGTTTTAAAGCATTTGGCGATCTCTTCTAGGGTAGAGTTTTTACGTGCTGTATGATTCCTTAGATTAACCATAACCGTACTCTCTTGTCCTAGAACATCGTCTTTAGTAAAAATTACTTTAGCCTTAGCCATTTGACCTCTTCACCGATTCCGGTACGGTTTTTGGTTTATAGATACCCAATTCAAGAATTGGGACACCATGATCATCATATGGTACTACACACGTAATGTCATAGTGTTCGCCATATTGAACAACTTCCATTACTGCATCATCTGGATAACCTTCCAATTGTGCAATAAGTTCAGCTTTAGTCATGTTTAGGCTCCGCATGAAGACCACGTGAAGGGTCATAACGATCATACACTGGAGTAGTACCACCAGCTTTGATGGACTGTTCAGTACGGGATTCCCATGCTTTCAGAGCTTCACTGAACGGAGTTACGAAAGAGGTGTATAGACGTTTGAACATAGTTTACTCCTTAAATTCGCTTAGTGCGAGTGTTAGTAGATTTGCGAGTTTTTCAGCTTCTTCTAAATCAAGAGTGAAGCCCAATCCTGCCGAATTCAATTTGAGGTTAATGCGTTCCTCATACTGTGGGTACATTGTAGCACACATACCCCGCCTGTCAAGGACATCTCCCTCATCAGCGTGAGATAATTTTATTTTCACTAGAGTGAAACGGTCATTATCAGGACCGTCTGCTGTGCGTTCTATTTGCATGGCTTCAGTACCGGTTTAGCTGGACGATGTTTCAGACCTTCGCCATAGAATGCTTTAATGCCGCAATCGATAGCTTCTTCAGTACTCAAACGGTATACCCACTTGTGCTGGATAATGCTACGGACTACATAATCATAATCCACTACTAAAGTACGGCTGCGAATTGCTTCATCAACTTGCATGAGTTCTTCGTCATTGAAATGGTCTTCCAGAACTAATTCTTTGTGAGCCATACCAGTGAACTCATAACGTTCTGGATTGCGGAACAGGGTCTTAGCCCATACACGCAGAGTACGCTGTGAAGAACGGTTCCAGCAACGACGAGCGGTATCCAGAGCATCAGCAAGGGATTCCTCATCACCCGGCTTCAGCCAGATAGCGATCATATGTTTCGCACGACGCATTTGAATAGTAGTTTTCATTGTGTTTCCTTAATCAGTTAATCATCAGTTGATGAGACTATTATAGGGGATTGTTCATCCCCTGTCAACACTTATTCTTCGAGAAGGGCTGATAATTTACCCTGCAATTCGAGGTTAGTAACCTCATCGATTTCCATAGATTCACTGATAGCAAGATTCAGTGCGTTTAGGATTTCTTCGATTTCTTCTTTAGTCAAAAATGCGTTATTGATCTTTTTCATTATTTGTGCCCCTTTACTTTGAATGAACGATACTTGTTATTCGTCTGGATATGGAAATCTTCTGGAATCTTCGTCATGAAGTTCAGAGGAACGTTTTTGTACTTTTTCTTGTTGATGATATTATATACCATATTGTAATCCGTGTCAAACATTTCAGCAAGTTCACGGTAAGTTTTATGATCCCAGTGGTAATACAGTTTCATTGTAATGACTTCATCATTAGTGAAACGTGCATGATGATGTGGTTTTGGTTCGACAATACTTGGAGTAGTTGCCATGCTAATAGCAGTACGCAGTGCTGGATCAGTATAAACCAGATTGTGTGGATTCATTAACGCACCTTTGTAATGGAGATGATTTCAATTTTCAGATCTTCACGGTAGTTACGGTCATCACCGTGGATTTGACCTAAACGTACTATCGCATTGAATTCCGTAGTTGCTGGGATTTGATATTCCTTTGGAATACCATTCTTTTTAAACTTAATAACATACAGATGAGTAGGAGCGACTTCAGACATTTCATTTTCCTCTTCTTTGTTGATGTGTGTATTATAGGGGAGTTTCCTCCCCATGTCAATACTTTTAATCAATCTTTTCTACAGTATAGCCTTTGTCCTTCAAGTACTGAATAGCAATATCTTCAATGATATCAGGATTGGTCACCTGATGTTCACCTTTAGTATTTTGTATTTCAGATACTTCTACACGAAATCCAACAATGCGAGTTTCTTCATCACAGCGAGATATACCACCCGGTGAATTTATTACAGATACGGCTTTCATGATTTCACCCACTTAGCCACGTTCGTGGCAATAACCATAGACAGTACTACAGGCCACATCGTCGCCCATAAAACCCATGAACGGAATAGCTGATACTTGGTGTACTTCAAGTACTGCTTAGGATAAGATTCAATCTCTACACCACTCTTAACACAATGTAGATAGAACCAATCCAGAAGAATACTTACAACCATACCACTAAGAAAAATCGTTAAGATCATCTTCTGTCTCCTTCTTAGGACGTTTGATTTCTTTACCCGTAGTGTATTCGATTGCACATACACTAATCAGACCTTGGCAAATAGCTTGCGTATGTTGGAACGCAGTTTTTCGAGTTGGGTGTACTGACAGTACACAATTATTGATAGTACAGACCGTTGCCATCGTATGCTGAGAAGCATCGTACATAGCATCAATATTACCAATAATAGTTACATCAACTTCAAATAGGCCGAATACGTTACAATCTGTAATGAACAATAAACGTTCCATACCAGCTTCTTTAGTACAGAAGAATGAGATTGGTGTCATGTTCGGTTTATGGAAGATTGCAAACTGTTTCATTATTTTCCCTTCTTAAAATCTACGAATAATACGTTACTGTCTTTGTTGATCATAGCCAGCAAACGTGCTTTCTGCTCAGGACTCATTTTAGTACCACTATTAGGACGTGGATTCATCGCATTCTCCAAAATAGATGTTACGTAGTTGTAATAGCATTTCTGCCTCTTGTGTTCCGAACATTCCCAGTTCACCAAGTAGTGAGTGTTGGAATATTGTTGCTTCAAAATCATTATACGCTATGTTTTCGAGTTCTGCAACTATTTCTGGTTTCTGCATGTGATAACCAGTGTGGGCGTAGAATTTTGCAACACGCTTACGCACCATAGAAAATGAATCACGGTATAACTTAATACGATAGTTCTCTTGGTTGTGTTTAAACTCAAGAGCAATTTCATAGTGCGTGTTTGTGCGGAGTACTGCAAAACCACCAGCACTACTTGTCCAATGATTATAATAACGACTCTCGTTCTCCGAATGGACGCGACGTTGGATAACAGGATGTTTAATTTTACGCAACAAAGTCAGGACTGTGTTTCCCATGATTTCCTCCAAATGAAAAAGCCCCCAATTAAGGAGGCCATTATACTAAATCAAATTGTACCTGTCAATCAGAAAGAGATCGACATTCCATCATCTTCGTCGGACACGATACGGGCTTCGTGTAGGGTTTCAAAGTACCCCATCCAGAAGCAGTAAATGTTCTCCCACTCTTGACAATCCTTAGAGGTAGGGACTTTTACTTGGTACTCATAATCACTGCTGAATTCGGATTTTACCGCCCACGGTTGTGCAGCAATTTCAGCTAGTTTTGCTTTACGTTCAGCGTCAGTTGTACGCCAAACGACGTTTGCTGCTTCACACATTTCTTTGTGTTTAGCAATAATCTTTAGAGCTTGTTTAGCACTCTCTAGATCTGCGAATACTACATCATCAATAACAGTTGTTTCAATATGAGTACCGAAGGTGTTACCAGTACTATATTCAATTTCAATTCTATACATCATCACTCTCCATGAAATCCATTACCGAAGCAAAACAATCCATAATTGTGGTAAACCACTCATAACCTTCTATATCTGTTAGGTCATATAACGTACTTGCTTGGAAGAAAGATTCATCGTTGTTTATTTCATTTGGGTTTTTAATATCCAGTACTAACAAGTACCCATCATCGTTAGCAATTTCATACACAAGGCGATTATGCATTACGGATAGCATACTATCCATAAAGGTTATCTCAATGTGTTCAGAACCGATAGTAGCGGAGAAATCTTGTGGATTACCTGCATCATCTTTAGTGCAGTATTCGTTGTACAAATCAACTTCAGAGATAGCCCCAACATCCATTAAGTACTGGTACGCACCAATGATGTTTTTAAACTCCATCATACCACGTTTAAGCATTTTCAAATCATATTTGTTACTCATGGATTCCCCTGATTCATAGCTTTAAATGATACACAACTATCACCAATCATTTGAATCTTCAATGCATCTGCTAGCAGTGGCATGGAAGCTATCTTGGTTGGTGTTGGTGGAATTGGTAGTGCAACTTCTTTAGCACTCCAACTTAGATTGGATAGATTTTGCATTAGTTCTTTGTCAATTTCATGACTAATTTCTCGTGATAGAGTGGCTTGTAATTCAGATTGCCATCTATTCATGTGTTCGTTAACTTTTTTCTGAAAATTACCAGTTAAGCCCTGTAGTGCACAAATATGTTTCTTGGTGAATGTAATATCATCAAAGTCACATGCACCAAAATCATATACAGTTGTGTACTGAAAGAATTCCTCTTCAGACATATCCATATATGGTAGTACTTCAAGATCTTCCCCAGTTTCGGGATCAATGAACACAATATCTTTATAATTAATGTAAAGATTAGGTGCGATATTAATACACAAAACTTGGTCGTCGTCAATGAAAGCAAAATCATTTACTGTAGTGTATCTATTCCATCCTGCATCAAAACGTGGTTCATCATTTAAACTACCATAAGTCATTGCAATCTTATCAGATAATAAATTCAAAAATACATCTCCCATATCCAGTTACAGACTTTAAGCTGTTCTAAGCCAAGTCCCAAATCATCTTGTACAGTACTGAGCATGAATAAATCTTCTTCAGTACTGTGAATTTTAAACTTCAGGTGAATACCAGCACCAATCTTCCCTTCTGGATTATATAGCACCCAAATTCTACCATCACGAAATATCATTACATTCAAGTATGCATATGAACCATTCCTCTCATGCCATGAGTACTCAACAACATCTTTTGTACACATAGCATCAATGTGATCTGTTATCGGATAATCAGCAATAAATTCAGCGTGGCGGTCTGGGGTTACTTTGTCATACACATCTTGTTTCAAGAGAATTCTAATCTCTTCAAACGCTTTCATCATGTTCAAGTTTAATCCTTAGTGCTTCTCGCACATCTAGACAGTACTTAACCAATGCTTGGTGTAGTTCTACTGTTAAGAATTGAATATCGTTTATGGTACTCTCTTGGAATAGACCCGCATCATCAATGTCCACATCAATAAAGAATTCGTCAGTCCCATCTTCAATTTCGTCTTCAGACCAATTGAATGCAAAAGTATACTCAACCCTATCGTCTGAAATAGGATCATAGAAGAATATCATTAGAACACCGTTATATTCCATTTCAATGCAAAATGACATTTCTTCAATAAGTCCGGGGCATCCAAAATAGATTAAACTTGATTTGTGTGGTCTAATGTATGTATATCTTGTTTCCGGTGAAAGAGGGCGGCTACGAATCTCAATCATTCTATCCACTACTTCATCTTTTACTGCGTAGAATTTTTTCATCTGCGTAAGTGGTTTAGTTTTCATAATTTTCCTACGAAAAATGCCGCAGAGCGGCATTAGTTGTTTAGTACATGATAGATAGATTCAATTGCTAGAATGTATTGTAACTCTTCAGAATTGAATTTACGAATATCCTCATACACGTCAGCATTTTTGTGGTAATCAGTAAAGGAGTATTTCTCCCATACCTTTCTATACCAGTTGATTTCTGCACCACTGGGAAGGTCAGGATCGTTTTCACGAAACCTACGTTCCATATGATTCTTGATAGCTTGAATTGTATCATCGACTGTTAAATGTGGCATAGCCTTTTTAACTAATTCATCAGGATACAATTCAACTTCGACAACCTTAACTTCAGTTACCGTTCCCTTCACTTTGATTTTCTGTTCCAACGAACACTACCTCACATAGTTTAATTGTAAGATATGGACGGGATTCTTCCCAATCTTCACCAAAGGACATTACCATATAATCATATGTATCAATACGATGGCGATACATAGATTCAGTGAATACTTCATTGGTTAGGGTATTATGCCCTGCGTAAAATACATTTGGTTTAAGCACGCCTAATCCATTCCTTATCTTCTTGTCCCGGACGGTTACAATACAATTGATATGTATCATCACCTTCCTCTAATTTCACGGTATACAAAGCATACCCAGTACGGAAATCGTGAGCGTGAACCTTCTCAACAATCCCAAACCCATCATGAATATTATCTTGTGCATCTACACTACGGAAAACAACCCGTTCTCCAATCTGTGGATATGCTTGATACCATTCACGTTCAATTTTGTGCTGCTGATCAATATGATCCTTTTTAATCTGATAAAGACTCTTACCGCCCGTTATCTTATTAATGTTATAAGAAACATAAGTATGATAATGAGCGTCATGGAATTCTACAAACTTTTCAGTACTGTTAAGCATTTTCAAATCCTCTGCCGTTAAATTACCATCATACACCTTACGAAAAATTGGGTTAGTCATATCTACACCAACTGGAAGAAGTGTTCAGTGCCTTGACCGTTCACCCACAAATAACGCAATGGGAAGTTTGGTACATCAAGCGTAGAGGCTCCCCAACCATCCCAGAACTCGCCATCAGTGCCTTGTGTGGCATTGTTATGCAAGTAATGGAAGAACATCTTAGAAGGAGGCTGAATCTCACCCTCGTACACGTTCACTTCTGTAATGTCAGATTTGGTCATGGCATCAATGATGTACTGTGCTTCGAATTCATACTGCTTGTCATCAAGATAAGCAATGTAATCCTTCTCATAGAAACCAAACAATTGTTTGTACAGTTCATCTGGTGGAGTAGCTTTGATCGCTTCCAGAATTTTGTCTAATGTTTCTTGTTTCATACAAAACCTCCATCCGTTTCATAAGGCACAGGTACAAGACCGAAGTAATTATACATGCGATCTTGTAATTTGGCAATCTCTTTGATCGTTTCCAACGTTACACCACGATAATCTAAAACCGTACTCGCTTGGAAATATTCTTCTTCAGTACTTAAGTACTGAGCTTTAATCGCTTGATGAGAACTACGGTCAATGTGGCTTGTTTTACCATCGTACCAGATATTGAGGTTAAACCCGCCACGCCACGGTAGACAAGATAGATCATACTCGATTAAGTTCTTACTATCACGCAATTTGAAACGAATATAACGCTCACATGCAAAAATAGTGATCAGGTCATCATAACCACCATTATCACGGTCAAAATCAGGGTTTGACACCTTCAGGTTGACTTCACATGATGGAGTCTTGTGAAACTCCGGGTTAGTGTCGAAGAACTCATTCATGAGTTTCACGAGTTCGGCTAACGTAACTAATTTGAGTTTAGTCATCGCTATCACCATAACGCTCATCTAGGAAATCATCATCACGATCTAGTGGTTCAGACATAAATCCCCCTTACAAGAATAAAAAGTTTTCCATCTCTTCGTCATCATCAACTTCAGTGATGGTTTTAAGATCCAATAGCCCTTTTTTCATATACAGCTTGAAAACTTTAGCATAATTTCCAAACACATCTTCTGGTTCCTGAACAGTGTCAGTAATCACAGTCATGTGTACACCAGCACATAGTTTCTGAAAGAGGTGGCGATAGTTATTCAAATAACGAAGATCGTCACCACTAATCATTTTACGTGCTTTAACAACATTAGCCACTTTATTCTCCCTTGATCTCTACCGTAATTTTCATTCCACGCCATACCTGCTCATCATAGTAGCTCTGGTATTGCGGGGTGATAGAGATCTTAGCGTTTTCTGGTAAATCAGTCAAGTGTTTTTCACGAATTAACTGTTCGAGATCTGCCACATTGATTTCATATTCAGTGGTGCTATTAATTTTTTTCATTCATGCCATCCATCGGTTGAAAGTACGTTAGGTAACATTTGTCATATACTTCATCTATTCCATCTAGTTCAACCCATGTAATCTTGGAATTACTGGTTACACCAGAACGCATTAGACAAATGAAGTACTGACCATTCTTTGCATAAAGCTGACCATTACTATTACGCACATAGAGGTCTAGTACTTTGTGTCCAGATGATGTTTTTACCATCACTTGTGCATGATCAGTTACAATTTCCAAACCAAATTTAGACATTGGTTGTTCTTTATCTTTATGTGGTATTGCTGTGAACATCGTTAATCCTTATTCGTCGTCAGGATGACCGTAGATTAGGATTAATTGCCCTTCTGGGTTAAAGTAACGAGTTACCACCCCTTTACGGTCGCCACCTAAACGGCTCCAGTTAATTTGTGTAATTTTAGACCCATTAGGGCATAGATAGAACTTGTCGCCAGTACTCTTCTCTTCATTACCACGGCATGAAGGTAACATGTCTAGTACTTCAGCATACAAGCCAGTATCGTTGCGTTTAGGCTCAGGTGGCTTAGGTGGTTGTGCAGCTTCATTTTCACGGCGAGCTTTCTCTACAAGTTCTTGGTTTGGTGCTTCAACATCGATAACCCAATGTACAAAGTTACCAGCAAGCCAAACACCCAGAAGAATACCTAAGAACAAACCGTTATGACGTTGTAATAACATTAGTAAACCCTCACACGTTTTAATGCTTTGATTTCATTGTCTGTTGGGAATACCACCAGACCCGTATATGTTAAGCCGTCGAAGAAGTTGATCCCGAAGTCGTAAACATCAAAGACTGAAACCCCTTCGGCTTCCAATTTTGACTTGACCTTAATCATATCACTTTCGTCCTTCAGACGCAAGAGGATTTTACGACGACCGTGATTAACCCACTCTTGAAAATCAGATTCTTCAGTACTGCTACAGTTACCAGAATGTGCGTAAGCCCAAACTTGGTCAATGGCATGACCAACCTGTACTGCTAGCTTACCTTCAGGCATCTCAAGGTCTTTCCTTAAGAGGATGAAGGCTTTGCCTTTGATTTCCGACCCCAATGTTGTGTCAAACTGCGACCTGTTTTTTGTTTCCATTTTAAAGCACTCTCCTTACGGCGTTTGCATTTATTGGCGTACATCTCATTATCCCAATCATACGAGTCCTGTTTGAACTCAGCAAGCATTTCTTTCATTTTAACAAAATCTTCCAACTCTGGGAAGTACTGATCTAGTATTAAACTCTGTGTAAAATGTTCTGCTTCGTCAATGATGAAGGGATATTCAACTTTACGCCATTTAGGTTCATAAGAACTACGCTCATGAAATTCTTTGACTACTATACCCTTACTGTAATGGTATGTCAAGGACTCATGACGTAAACCATAGGAACAGTTCAATTCCCGGATGAATTGGATCGTCTTTTCAGCATAATCGTAGATGACACGTAACGAATCATGTTGCCGTCCACGGTAATAATGCTTGGACTTCATACGTGAAGTACGTTTCATCTTCTTGAAAGTGATATTACGCATGATGGTACTAGCGAAGCAGGGCTTCATCTTGATCACATCATGAATCGAATTGGTTTTCATTAGATGTGTCCTTTAGTACGTTCAATTACCAAGTGGTTCAAATAAATTAGTGTTTCAATATGAGAACATTCTAGATCTCCCATATCCTGTACTAGAGACTGCTGGAAGAAACTATCTTCAGATTCTAGGGAACGATAATCATTGATTGTGATTACCTCATCTGGTTGGTCTTTGTTCATCTCCAATGTACACAACTCGATACCTTCAGGAATAATAGTAATTCGGTAGTTCATACCACTAAAATCACCTAGATCTTGGAAACGATATAATTTCACAATGTATTGATCATCGGAATCACGGCGAACGTGCACCTTAAGGCAACTATTGTTTCGACGCAACCATAGAGCTTGATTATTGCGGTTTCGTACCATCTCCCATTCGGAGAAATCTTCTGTAGCGAATTCTTCAATTACTTCTTTGATTTTCATGATTTTCCCTTTAAATGTTATTTTTTAGGTGCAGATAGTCGAAGTATTCCCTCAACCTATTCAATTTCTGTATATCAGAAAGGGTAATGTGCTTAATGTCAATTACGGTACTAAGTTGAAATAATTCATCTTCAGTACTGATACGATAGAACGAAAAATCATGGAATATAGGTATATATACTACATCGTTCATGTATGAAATACCATTAGTACAAAATTGGACTATATTATCCCTGTAGTACAATGATATTTTTTTATATCGTAGAGCTAGCTCCGTTGAAGTAAGTTGCACTACCATCTTTTTGGAATTTTCAAACATTACCCTATTTGACGATTCATAAATTTTTGTAAACCCCTGACGCGTATTTGATACACAGTCAATGAGTTCAGTACAGCTATTATACAACTGTTCCGTGTTTATTTTAAACTTTTCCACTCTTCATGTTACTCCGAACCATATCGTGAGCATGATCAAATGCCATATTCTCTTTTATTAGTTTTATTTGTTGTAATTGTTCAGGGGTTACTTGATTGTGACCTTGAGATACACGTTTATAATGCACACGAGAATCTTTTATTCCATGCACACCACGCTTTAACATTACAACCCAATCCATACATTCGTCATAGATTAGGGTATAGTGGCTGTACTTAGGATCATTGAACGAAACTATTGTAATTTCTAATTTTTCATTATACACAGTATAGTGAATATTACTATTCTCATAATTACGAGTACAGTGTGTAACCATACTAGCACCCATAACTAATTCTTTACTGAATACATTGATAAAATCTTGTACTGTAAACATAGTAACCTCTTTTGTACGCTTAAAAGAAAAGCCCCGATTTCTCGGAGCTTAAGGTATTACTTAGTGTTTGGAACATCAACAAATGGAACTGCTTGAGTACCCATCATAGTTGGTAGTTTACCATCCCATTTTTCGATTGCTTTTAGGTCTTTAACGTCTGCGTTTTTACGTAGTGCGTCACCTAGAATTTCGATACTTTTTGCTTCAGCTTCAGCTAGGAGTAGTTTAGCATCTGCTTGGCCTTTTGCTTCAGAACGAGCCATATCAGCTTCTGCGTTCTTCTGTAGCACTTCTTGCTGACGTTGTAGAGTCTTCTGGTTCGCAGTTACTTTTGCGTTGATAGAAGCGTCAACTGATGGAGGATATGAAGGTTTCCCCATCCAAGATAGACTTAGAATCTGAATACCAACTGGACCCATTTCACCTTGAATATCTTTTAGTGCATCATCAAGTAGTTGTGCTTTACCACCATCGATAAACTGATCAGTACTCATCTTACTACCAAGACGGGTTAGTGAGTCACTAATCTTTTGACGTAGATCAGTATCAGTAATATCGTCTACGCCTTTACGGTAAGTCTGGAATACAGTTTTAACCTTACCAGCGTCTACTTTATATGACACACCAATTTTGTAACCGATGGTAGTACCATCACGCATTTGGAATACAAATTCTTCGTCATATGACTTCATTTGTTTGAACATAGGGAATACATATAGATCAGTGTTAATACCAGTCCATACACGACCTACACCAACTACTTCACCAACACCTTTGTCATCACCTAGTTTGTTGACTTTAATCCCAACAAAACCCGGTTCAACACGATCACAGCCTGTTAGAGCTAGTGCACCAAAACAAATACCAACTGCTAGTAGAATTTTCTTCAACATTATTAGAATACCTTTTTGTAAATTGCGATAATTGCTGGGATGCTGAACACAAAGATTCCTGCACCTAGCACGTTTGAGAATGTATCAGGGGCTGATACCATCTGCGGTACTACGTTAAACATCACTAGTAGGATATAAAGTGCAATACCAAATCCAACTAGCCACTTCTTCATAATATTTGACATTTTCTTCTCCAAAAGAAAGCCAGAATATCATAACAATAAACTGGCTTGTTGTCAATAACAATTTAAGGGAAAATAAAAATTAAATCAAATGGAGAACGATTCAATTTTCGGGGGTTATCTTCTTCGCACTGAATCAGGATTCCTTGCTCTGAAAGTTGGTGTCATAGAATGACAGTTCGGACACAATATCCGTAAATTCTCTGGACGGCAATTAGATGCATTTCCATCAATGTGATCAACCTCTGTGAGTACTGAACCATCAACTGGGTGCTTCTTGTCCCATCCACATTCGGAACATGCGGTTCCTCGTGTTTCGTGTAAGTATCTGCGAACAGTTGGTGATAGTTGATATGTTTTACCACTATAACCGGGGCGTTCGCCATTTAACCATTCCGTTAACCACACTTTATTTTTGTGTTCAATTGAACAATTACTATCACAGTAAACATTCCTTGACGAAACAGTTTTGTCACAATTTAGACATTGATTATCTGGTTTCTTCTCTCGTATTCTACGCGTATTAGAATACGTAGCAGAACATGAATGTGAGCAAAACTTCTTAATCTCAATGTCAGTACTATACTCTAATTCGTTTGAACACACAAGGCATTTTTTAGAATTTTCTGCATAAAGTCTTTGTTTAAATTGCTCATTCAAACCTTTCGGTCCGGTCAATCTATAGCCTTTACGACATAGTGTATTGTACGATGGTAATTTGTCACATTCATCAATATCAGTTTTATTCAATGACGAACCTTTGTGACGGTATAATTCAAATAATATTTCTTCCATAAGATATCCTTTCGTAATATCTTTATTTATGGTGCAGAGAATATTATTCGAACTTACGTGGTGCTGATGGTAGGACTTGAACCCACAAAAAATGCCGTATTACAAGTACGGTGCTGTACCAATTGAGCCACATCAGCAGAAATGAAACAAGACGCATAAAGCGGAGAACACTTGTTTCATTAATTATATCAAAAAAAGGATGAACCATAAAATGGAAATAACATTTTATATGTTCGAAGAGGCTACGTTACTTAAACACACGGGGTGTAACCTCTTCATACTTATATTATAGGACAAAATTCACGTTTTGTCCCAACTTTTTTCAATTATTTTACTTCAGCTTCTTTAGCTTCAGAAATAACACGGTTTGCTAGTTCACGGAGTTTTCCATAAACATATGCACCGTCTTGCTTCTCAATCACAAGTTCGTGAGTAGCAGCATATAGTACTTCAGCCATTGTCAAGTCTTGACGTAGCCAGTTACCATTTTTGTATAGTGTCATTAGACAAATTGGTTGAGCACTGTCACCAGTTTGGTCACATAGAATGATGGATTGTACATCAGCATCATCAGTAGTAGCCATTAGTGAGTTGATATCTGACATATAAGCCCGGATATCAAGTTGTGCTTCGGTATTAATAGCAAACACTTTACCTGCTTCGGTTTCGTGAATGTTTAGATCAATGTCATGTCCTAATTTACGAGTACCTAGAGTATAAAGTAATAGTTCATAACCATCATACTGCGTTTCCTGCACAGGGTCAACATTATTGTTGATAACTTTTAGTACACAACCGTTATTTGATAACTCTGTTGTAAACCCTTCTTTATCAGAAAGATAATCAGAGATTTGACTCATTAGTGCTTGAATATCTTGAATCATCGTTAGTCCTTGTTATAACTTCCCTTGAATAAAGGGTGAACATCTTTGTCCATTTGTTCTTCTAATGCTTTGCAGTCTTCCCAAGATAGGTTTCGACCGCCTAATTTGTACCACGCATCACTGCGAGTTTTACGTGCTTCTTTTTTCATCTGTTGGAAAGCTGCGAATTGTTCATCATTGAACTTCACTAAGTTTCCTTCAGTACTCAAACGTAGTGTTCCATTGTCCCAATCAAAGCCACTAAAGGCTTGTGTAACCATCGCACTAGGCGATGGTCCAATTGAGTCATATGGTACGTTTACTGCAACTACAATCTCCGTTTCCGGTTTCATGCGTTGTAAGCGTTCGATTAGCTCTTGTGCTGTCATTCTTCTACCTTGATATCGTTTTTAAACACGATTGGTAGGATAGTACTTGGCATACTTACTAGCATTACTCCATAGCCCTGTGAAATTACTTCACCAGCACTTAGAGTAACGCCGTCTGGGTATTGTACCGCAAAACGATCAATCGCGTCAACTTTTACTTTTCCACGTTCTGGCTTCCAGTCGTGTTGAGCCGATTCGCGTAGGTTATTTAGTGATACATGAATTTCTGCTTCAACCACTACCTTAGTGCTTTCTACATCGTCTTCATCATCACCATAATGTTCTTCATCACTTACTGCTTGCATAGCGAGTAGTGCTTTACCACAAGCTACTAGGAACGTTGCGTGATCAGTCTTATCATACTCTTGCCTCGCTGTCATTGGTGGGATAAGTTGGATTTGAAGATCATTCAAACCACGGATTAGATAAGTACATTCAGCGTCTAGGGTTACTAGTGCAATATGTTCTTCATCAGTGAGTACTGGTAGTTTGTTTTCTTTACGATAGCGTAGGAAACGTTTGATACTTGATGTGTTATCGTATGAGTACTCACGACGATGACTATCACGTAGTTCAGCCATTTCCACTTTTAGGTCTGCCATACCAACAGCTTTCTCATGAGCCATTTCCGGTGTCATGATAGTTCCGTCTTTTAGTTCAGTACCAATTAGTGGACCGAAGAGTTCCATGTATTGTACAATAGCTTCTTCGAATACCGGATTATTGGTAGTTGATGGTGGATTGTCTTTGAGTGCTTTCTCTAGAAAACGTTGGAAATTAACGTTATCATATGAATCATCAAAGTGCATTTCTGGGTTACGTTGCATCAATAGATCGTATACACATTTGTGTACTGGGAAGAATCCCATATAACGACGCTTAGTGCGGTCTTTATTACTATCGAGATACATATTACCGAAATGGATCATTTCACCTATTTTACTCCAATCCAAATCTTCTGGTTCAAGACTGTAACCATTGCGGCTATCAGCAATTGAACTGTAATCATCTTTCTCATCTTCAGGTGGGACATTCTTCGTGAACTTGTCTCGAATAATGCTTAGGTTATATTCAGAGAACATATCCTCTTTAACATCAAAATCACCATAATCTTCATATGTGGCATCCATAGGATAGCCAATCATACTGAACTGATCATGGCAATAACATGAAAAGCCTTTATGCATGTCTGCGTTATATTCACCGTGAATCGGTGTGTTACTTACAATAGGGATCAATTTTACTGGATCACCCGGATTAATACTACAATGACTTACTGCACATGATGCGTTAAAGCTACCCATATTTAAATCCTCAGTTATATCGTGTATTTCTCGTACCATTCTTGTTACGAGCACGGTGTGTTTCTGTCATACTATGACAGTTTGGACATAGAATCCTCAAATTATCTTCATGACAATTTTCGGCGTTTCCATCGATATGATCGATTTCTGTAAGTACTGCCCCATCCATTGGGTGGCGTTTATCCCAACCACATTCCGAACAAGCTGTTCCTCGAACTTCAAATAGATACTTCCGTATCCACGGTTTCAACTGTTTTGCTTTCCCGCTATATCCTTGGAGTTCGCCAGATTTCCACTGGTTGATATTTTCGTTCTTCTTTGACTCAGTTGAGCATAGATGCGAACAGAATTTTCTAGGTCTGTTATTCGTAGTAAAAGATACACCACATCCCAAGCAAATATTATCTATCTTGGTAGTTTGGTATTTTTGATTATTATTGTATTGAGCCGAACATGAAAGATTACAAAATACTTTATCTTGTACACCTTTCTTGTATGGTATTATGTTCCCACAATGTTTACAACTTGTAGGATTTAGTTCATATATTTCGCGTTTCATATTTTCAAATAAATGTGGCGGAAGATGTGGGATTCGAACCCACGATACGCTTTCGCGTATGACGATTTAGTAGACCGTTGGTTTCAACCACTCACCCAACCTTCCGTAATTATATTATATCACATTTTCACTAGTTTGTCCCAGAAATCTCAAAGAAATTTCCGGGCAATATCTTCTAACATCGGTTCGATGTTCCTTAGTATATCTTCTAAGTACTCAAACGCTTCCAATTCAAGGTCTATGTTCTTCATATCCTGTGCAGTAGGAGAACACCCATTATAGATGTTAATCCTATCCAAAGCCTTACCGATGATAATATCACCAGTACGCTCAAAACAGATCATAGGACATTCAGAACTGAACCTACTCGTATACAATGACATTGAACTGAACTCTTTTCGATAATAAGTAAAACTTAAGTAGAAATCCGCAAAGTAGTATTGCGTATCGAAAGAGTCATTTTCAACCCTTACATACTTTCTTAATCCCTCATACACGAGAAGCGGAATACTCGCTGTCTCGCGTTGAAAGACCCTCAAAGCATTAGTTATCTTCTGGGAGTTCGTCATGAAGAATAGCCACCGCCTGATGAAGTGCTTCGATGTATTCATAATCAATATGACGGAAGTCATTGACTAAAGTACTTTGAAAGAATTCACCATTATCGATGGACGCAGGGAATACTTCAGTGAATCCATCCTTATCATCTTCTTTACACATAGAGATTAGGATAGTTTGCTCACCTTCATCTAGACGTACTAGACAACCTTTAGTACTAATCATGACGATGTTTGGAATTACACCACTATCACTAGCAGGAGATACTACCAGTGAGCTATACACATCATCAGCACTTTCTTTAAAGCCAACTAGACCAATTTTATCACGATCAGAAGCATCGATAATGGTACGATTTTTAAAGAAAGGAATTTGTTTTATTTTTTCAGATAAAGTCATACGTTCCCCATTTTTTCATTATAGCGTTTCATTGAGCGTAACGCCCGGAATTGTGTTAGGTCTGAATAACGTTCATCGACCTTGAATACTGCTGGTAGATTATAACCGCATACTTGACATTCCATAGTGCGAATCTCATATGCGTGTTTACACTTATTGCAGTAGGATTTTTCTGTATATACAGGTTCTTTGTTAGTAATCATTTTTCCCACTTGTACGTGATGACTTTATGTAAACGTTTATCATCACGGAAATCCATACCAGTACTGTAATGGTATACGAAGTGGATATTACGATTATCATCCATCTTGTTCACTGAGTGCATTTTAGGATAACCAATTAGTACTGGTTTACTTGTACGTGCGAACATTTCAGCCCACTTGCGGGTAGGGAACATATTATGTGTTTCCCATAGATGATAGCTCTGGCGATCAATCGGTACTTTGTTATCGATATCGTTTTGACGACATACTTCAACATAGCGATTAAATGCTAGGCCAGCACGATAGGTTTCTTCATCAATTTCTTTAACAGTGAGTACACCCGGATTATCATAACGTAAATATGGGAATGCTTCGTAATAAAGTTCTTCTGCTACTTCGATAGTACTTTCATCAGAGAGAGGAAAGTAAGTATAATTGGTGTGACCAATACCGGAACTATCTACTAGATTTACCATATAATATTTCATTTTGAATCCTTATCTGGAGAGTGGAAGATAACACTGCACAAAATTAATTGCACACCTAGAACACAAAAGATAGCAATGTTACCAAACCATTTGTATTCTGATGGCGTGAAAAATACATTACATACGCCTAATACAAAATTGAGACACGCTACCGCTAGAATCACCTTTACTAATAGACGCATATATACCTCTTAGTCAAAATGTAGTTTCTCTACAAATTCAAAACAGCCGCAGTACTTACAACCTGTTGGCTCCATTTCTTCATATGGATCGAAATGACGAATGTAAGCATGACCACAAGTACACATACGGTTATCACCATACTCTGGATTGTAGGCCATGTCAAGCACAATACGTTCAGTGATGATGTAAGGGAGTTGATCTTTATTTGTCATCATCTTCCTCTGCGTATTGGTCGTCACATTCTTCTTGGAATTCGCGTTCAGCTTCTTCCATTTCTTTACGTTCTTCAATTTCGTCTAAAGCATCTTTGATACTATCAACTAAATCATATAGAGCATCATACGCTCTACGTTCGTACTTAGAAAGTTCATCTGGGTCGAAATCTTCGTCCCACATTCTTTCTTTAATTTCTTCCATTGCTTTTACTGTATTTTCAAACATACAGTAAGACATATTAATTCCCATAATACCCTACTTCTTGAAAGTTATCATTGACGACCATTTTGCAGTTTCTGCATATATGGTCACCGTGTGGTGGTAGTGCAATGCTCCATTCGTGAGTTTCACATACTTTTTCAGTATAGTAGTACTCACCAGAATATGCGTCAACAGGACGAAACTTTTGCACCTCTTTACTGAAAGCCATAACATATGGATTGATTAGTACATCTTCACGAGCACAATCAATACGTGTTACTTCTCCGTGTGGAGAAGGATATGGTTTCCATGAATAGGTCTTACCATCTTCATCACAGAATATAGCAATACCTTTCCCTTGATTGATATTAGCACACGCTACCGTGGCTTTTATCTTTTTACGTTCATCAACCGAAGTATGTTCGATTTGAACAACATCACCAACAGAGAGTTTTACGTTGACAATCTTATCAACCTGCATTATACAAGTCCTCTGCTAATTTCAAAATCTTATCTTTCTTCGCAATCTTCTGTACCCAATCATCAGGGATACCATCTAGGCCATAGAATGCACCTGCAATCTGTCCTGTAATCGCCGCTACGGTGTCTGCATCGTCACCTAAGTTAGCAGCTAATAGGATTGCGTCACGGAAGTTATCAGTGTTCCAGAACGCCCATAGAGCGGCTTCTAGGCTATCAATCACATAACCACTCGAACTGATTTCATCACGAGTCTTATTTTGATACGATCCGTTCATTATGTCAAGTACTAAATTACTTGAAACGCCAAATGTTCTCCAAACTTGTGCTGGGAAGTCTAAGAGATTCGCTTTATTCGGAGAACCTTCACTAGTACTGCCATTGATAGCACGATTCAAAAGTACTGAGAAAGCAATACAAGATTGACGACATAATTCGCTAGCGTGTGTAGTACTACTACTTAGATCAGCAGCATACACAAGAGTGAACAACTCTTCTGCGTTATTCGTATTGTAATAGATTGGAATAGGAGCAAGACGCATAAGGCTACCATTACCTGAATCTAGGAAATGATCATTGTTACGCAAAACACCATCACGAATGTAATTTAGTAATGCGTTGCGGGTAGTACCACCAATATCAAAACAGTGACCATTAGAACTACAGTAACCGTTTCTGTACCAATCAACATAATTCACTAATTGGGCTTCTGACCACTTTATACTTTCTGTTATGCTATTGATGTCGTGACCTTCAAGTAGTGCGTAACCTAGGCATAGTGCCATACTGGTATCATCAGTCCATTGTCCCGGATCTAAATCAAACGGACCACCACCTACCATATCAGTAATGTTCTCATAATCACGTTCTTTAAACTCTAATGTGGTTCCGACAGCATCACCTACTGCTAGTCCCATTAAGCAGCCAATGGAACGATTTAGTTTATTGGTCATCTTCGATAACCTCTTCCACTTCGTATTCATAAATGGCAAAATCTGTTTCATCACCAAATTTGCAATAGAATACACCTTCTTCTTCATCCTGTGAAACTACTTCAAGGATATCACCACCACGAGGGCCGTATTCGTACTCTGGGTAATCTTCTTCTAATCTAACTTTCATGCATCAATCTCCAAATGTGCGTTTACACGCATAAACTCATATATTTCTGATTCAGTCCAATCCTCAATGCCAGTACACTCAATGTCATAGAAGTATAGACGATAGCCATACATACCCATCATCTCATCCATTTCATCTTCGTACTCTTTTACTGATTCAGCATGAGATTCGATCAATCTGGCATCTTCAATACCAGTGGCTTGGTCAGCCATTTCACAAATTGCTGTTATCATACTTTATTCCTGTATTGTTGTCAAGGTTCATATTTGCCAATCTTACGATTGTCAAAGAATTTTCGTTACTATCGTAACTCAATTCATTTTGTACTTTTATTACTGACGAGGTTTGTTGAGGCAATTTCATCCCCCACTGGGGGAATGAAGACAATAAAAAAGTACTAATTAAAGTACTGAGTTAAGTTCTGACGCTGGTGGCATCGGAATTTTCGAATTGTGAATTTCTCTGAATTTTAGACGTAACTATAGCGTACTAAAATTGGTCAAAGAACGAAAGCGGGTTGCTCTGTTTCTCTCTATCACAGTCATGTGCAACGGTCGTAGTCTTACTACACTCGTATAGAACCTATTCGAACAAGCTCTATACGTGATGCCTAAGCATCTCCCTTAGCATATTGGTGAGTGACCTCATATGTCTATCTTGGAGCGTTTACGTGCCTTACGTCGCTCTTTATAGTGCCGCATTGCCGCGAACGGGTTTCATCTGCACTTCGCATGTGTGGTCATGCTCATCGTCCCTTTACGTTTTCAAGGGGTTCGGTTTAATACGTCTGCATTGCAGCCACAATTGTTACATCTACATTTATTATATCACATTAATGGTCAGTTGTCCCAGATTTTAACGCAGTCCTGATATCCTCCAATGTTTCAGAGAACCAATCATGACCATCAAATGGATTGATAACCCGACCATGCATATAGTAATAATGACAGAATGGAAGAGTACTAGAAATTAGCATCTCCTGTAGTTTTTCATTCTGTGCAATTTTACATATAATAGCACCTTGCATCACTTCTATGGTTTCTTCTGTAAGTGAATGCTCAGTACGGTCAGCATGATAACTCTGACCTTTTACTTTAGCATAAGAACCACTTAGGGTACGTAAGTCATCATGCTTTTGTCCGGTTAAGTACCAGTACCAAAAAGCCTCTACTGAATTGAACTTACCATATTCTTCATACACAAAAGGGGAGAATGCGAAATTTGATAGCATCCTCCCCAATTCGGTACGACCTTTACTATAGGTATTGATATGGGTAAATCCGTCTTCAGTAGGATCGAAGTACTCATGCTTCTCTTGATCCCACTCAAACATCATTATTCCTCTACTTGTTCGTTTGCACCTTCGGGTAGACCCCGGACGCGTTTCATGTTAATGAATACACCGTTCTTATCTTGGAAGTTACATTCTGCATTATACCATGAGTACTCACTATTAGCGGCCTTATGGATTTTCTGCTGTACTGTGCAATCATACATTGCGTAGATATGATTGTAGTACTGGCTAAGGCTCAAACCCATAACCACTAAAGCTGCAATAATGCAAGACTTTGGATAGTCAGCGATGAAGCCAAATGCTGATTTAGTATCAGTCTTTAAAATAACACCCTGAATTGTTGCTGCAAAGCGAAACATGAAGTACAGCACATAAAGAGTTACTACCGTAATAAGGGCAATCCAGATCATATTAATCCATCCTCATGCATTTTAGGTTAATGATACGTGAGTACCGTTCATTTGCATAGTACTCACGAATTTTTGCTTCTGCGTTTTCACAGGAGCGTGTTTGAATCTGCAATGTCTCTACATTTAGAGGTTGCAACTGCTGGGTTTGACCATAATGTAGAACGCTAACCAACAAGAGAAATTGCATCATAATTCACACCTTTAGTTTTTGAATGATTTCGAGTACATAGTCTAACCCAAAAGGCTCTGCCTTGTCAACCGTTGATTGTTGAAAAACATGACCTTCGAAGGATTCCCGATCATAGAAATCGTTATTGATCAAGAACTTCTCATCACCAACATATAGACCGAATGCCACTCCCTCATTTCTGCTTTGACCATCCATTCCCAATTCGATAGTAACCGAAGTTACTTTTCCCGATTTTGGAAGTACTCGAATTTTGAAATCAACATAGATTTGTCTCATTGAGTACTGGTTTGGTGAATAACGGTAAGGATCGTAATTATTATTAATATCTACGTAATCAAATTTAAGCATTCGACTAAGTGTTAGTACATTATTCTTCACATCCACGTTAATACGCTGGATTGTGGTTTGATCTTCTGGTTTGAAATGTTCAAACACAGTATAGTCGAAAGTCTGAACCTTGTCAAGAATCTCTTCTCTAATTTTATCACAAATAGTCTGGACAGTTTTCTTATCCAAATGTGTACGTAAGTAATTCATGCAAAATCCTCTAAGAACGATAGATCTGAACTATCGATTGTGTTAAATTGAAATAGGGTTTCTGATAGTTCTTCACGTGGTATCACGATGTGGAATAAACGTACAAATCCATTCCCGTAAAACACATCAAGTACTGGTCTACCGTCCATGTCGTTATCTGTAGCTAAGATAGATTTTATCTTATTGTTTTCATCAACGAAGATCTTTAGGGTTATACCACCGTATGTTGGACAATAGGTTACACAAGCACACTCACCTGCTTTGGTGAGTGATAGTTGTGTGAATTTGTCATTAGTGTACGATGGTACTATGATATCAATTTTATCACCCTCACCTAGAATTGCTAAGTTCTCATGTAAATTGTATTCTTGCATTGATTTCCAATAGCATCTAGTTCTTTGTACTGTTTCATAAAAATTGTGCTTCCCGATTAGTGGGGAAATTCTTTCTAGTTTCTCAATAAATTGGCCCATCATATTTCTCCCTAAATGCGAGAAGGTCTAAGTACCGGAAAGGTTGATCATCACCACCAATATCTTGGGTGAATGCATCCGGGGTGTCATTGGAGTAGATTTTGTCATTAACAAGAATTTTCATGTTCGGTAAGAATAGGAAAGAACCACGTGCGGTTCCACCTTCCATATTACCGAAAGTTGAATCTAAATTACTCACTATAGACAAACCACTATTTGGTTTACGAATCCATTGCACACTTTGAATACAATTGCTGTTCACACCACCGAGTACGATGATTATATGATTGATTCCGGGAGTAGTTTTCGTCATGTTACTCATACCATGAGTATGAATACCGGGTTGAGCAGCGATATAACTGCCATACATTTGGGGTAGGCCACCGGGTGCACCAATTGGACCAGCTATAGATTGTGAAGCTAATGAGGCTGCTTGTTGGGCTTGTTGTAATGCAGCTTGTGCACCACGAAGGTCTTCAATCGGTTCTAGTACTCTACTGTACTTGAAAGTCCAATTATTACCATCATAAGAATAAGAGAAGTGAGGGGAGTTGTATGATTTGATACTCCATCGTCTATCGCCTAATTCCTGAATTAAGTTTATTAAGGCTGCTGTATCAGCCATCCATTCATCGAATGTTCCTGCTTGTGTCATATTTGTACCTATAAAAAAGAGAGTGCCTCAGCACTCTCATTGTATCATTAACGCTTTAGTTTAATTGGCTCTTGAATGCCAGTTTCCATTGCAGTGCGTGTCTGCTTGTCAGATACTACCACACAGTAGTGTGCTTTCTCTTTAGATGGGAAGACTGCTGAATCAATAATCTTCTTATTCCAGAAACCATTTAGGAATTTGTCATAAGAAGCACACTGATCAATCTTCATCTTCTGGGTGTTCGCGAATTGAGTACGTCCAGCTTCGATTGTTGCTAATAGTTCTTGATAAATCTTGCTATCCAAATTCGGGATGTGCTGTTGGATGAAGGACATTACTTGTTTCTCAGAAACGCCTTGCTTACCATTGAAGTACTCACCGATTACTGAACGCAAGTCACCAACATATAGTTCAGAGATTTGTGTTTTATCTTGAATCGACAATGTATATTTGCTCAAGTCGTTTTCGGATGCATCATAAAAACGCTTGATATTACTTTCGAATTCAACCGCAGTGTCATGTGTGGAACTGTACATACCAACCACACCAGCTACACCAAGTACAATAACTACCAACAGTGCAACTACTGCTAAAATTGCGTTTTTCATAAATCGTTGTCCCTCATATAGAAGCCAATAAACATTGAGATAATTAGTAGCACTACGCTACACACTACGATGATTTCCTTCTTAGGTTCAAGACGATATTTCATGTACTTGAACTCTTCGTTTGGTAACCTCTCGTATTTCTGAACAGTAGTATATACCTGTTTCTTCAACAAATCAAGCGACATTTTCTCGCTCAACGCATCAATACGCATGTTGGCATGAAGCATTTCGTTTTTCATACCACCAGCAAACGATGTACTAAAGAATTTATCCACATTCCCCTCGGAGTTGATTCCGAAGAACATGAGTACATCATTCTTCTTGCCACCACGCCATTTGGTCAAGGTAGCATCTACGAATTGTGGATCGTTGCTATTGTACATAACCACAGTAATGTTTAACTGCTTCTTTTCACCTTCGGTGCGTAGCACATCCGATATGAATTCATTATAGCCTGTACTCGGTACGCTTGTCAAGTTGACAATATGGTTTGTACGATATAAATCGTAAACCAAAGGATAGCTTGGAATATTCTTCTTATAATCTTCAGGATACTTCTCTTCGAAGTTCTCTGGAGCAAAGAGAGAATGCTCATCGGCCCACAAATAGTTTGTATATGTGTGTTCAGCACTAGCTGGTTCACCAATCTTAGCAATGTCGTAACGTGGAGGCATTACATCACCACGACTGTTAACACGCTCAACTTCAACTTTACCAACAGTACTGGTAATGTACCAGTCAAACTCTGAATAGTAATGGAACTTCTTGTAAGTCTTACATGACTTTTTAGTTTTACCATCACTGCGATATGTGTGACATTTTTCTTTTAATGTATAACGCTTACAAGAACTTGACTGCGTACATATTTCAGTATGCTTGTACTTACCAGTGACTTCACCATTCAGTACTTCAACATCTTGTAAATTGCTATACAGGAAAGCGTAGTTAATACCTAAGATTACTGCTGCACCAATAATTACTGCTGCAAGGTGAATACCTAATTCTTTAGCAGTAATCTTGTGGTCATACATCATCTTCATGGCAATCATTACTAAGAATGCTGGTATGAAGAGAATAGCAAAATCTAACATGATTTATCCTCTTAATTTGGGTGTGCAGAGATTATAGCACACCCATAACGCCTGTCAACCGTTTTTAACTTTACGGCAATAAGAAACCTGAAGGGCTTCACGTGCTGCATCATACAACGGGTGGTGTAGCTGAAGATTGGTGATCCCACATTCCACACGCATAGTCGTTTCAAAGCGTCCTAGATAGTCTTTAACGATGGCATCCATCTCTTCACGTTGTTTCTCACTTAGAAGGTCTTTGAGGCTCCTAGCGTTCTGTGGTGCATTATATTTCCACATTGTGCTGTTGCCAAAGAGTAGGCGATGGTTCGCTTGTAAAATGCTACAGTCAAAGTGACAACCATTACCCCAAATCTTACCTTCATTGCGATAGAAATTGCTAATGAAGTTCTCCACGATAGTACTAGGATCTGGAACAACAAGATCCTGATATGAGTTCAATCGCAAAGGTTCATAATTACGAGTACGGATACGTGGAGCAGAGAGGGTAAGAGACTTCTTCATTTCTTCTAGTGCATGAGGGTAATCTTGTGCACACATATCAAACCAGAAAGATAGAGCACTAGCATCCATCTTTAGACCACTCTCAATCTGTTGTTGGATTGGTAGCTGTACGTATAGCCATTCTAGATCATATGTTTCTGGTTCATCCGGTACTACAACTAGTGCGTAGTTAGGGATGATAATATCGTAACCGCTATTCTCAGGAGTACCCCAAGATTCGATATCGATAGTTACATCACGGCGTTTTAATTCTGCCATTATTCCTCCTATTGAATAAAGTCAACTTCGTTTGCATTATATGTGTAAGTACCATCGTTATAGTGGTCACGTAGGCTGAATACACCATCCGGGCGGCGAATAGTAATACCGTTATGTTGGCAATAATTTTCCCATGATGCTTTAGACGTAAAGAGGCCAAAGAAACGGTTCTCTTCGAACCCATATCGGTCTTCAAAGTACTCAACAACAACTGGTTTACTCATAAAATTCTCCTATGAAAAAGGAGGCTTTCGCCTCCTTTGTTTTATTATTTCTTGTGAGTTTTGTCGGCAATCTCAAGTAGTGCGTTTTTCAAATCTTGATCCATTTTTTCCATTTCAAGTTTTGCTTTTTCACGCTCTGCTTTACCGCTCTGCTCTACTAGGATGGTATCGTTGATACCACGGAGCATAGTGTTCTGTACTTTGCGTAGTGTATCCAAATCTACAACCCCACGTTGGTTAGCTTTAGCAGAGTCAACCATGTTCTTCGCTACGGTATCCGCGTTATTGGATAGTAGTAGGTTAGTCTGATCATCGATCTTAGCTGAAAGCTCGTTATCTTTACGTTGTGCATCACTGATTAGACCGAGGCTCATCTGCGTCTTCCATGCTGGGATGGTAGTCGTGATTAGAGTCTGGTACTTCTCATGAGTATTGGTGTTAACCTTACGCATGGACATAATCTGTGGAGCCATTAGCTGGGATAGAGTAATCAAACGACGTACTTTATCCGCTTGCTTATCGAGTGCTTCTACGATAAGTTTCTGTTCTTCGAACTTCTCAACTTCTACAGTGTCGTCCAAACGCATACCATCGAGAATAGCTTCTTGTGGTGCTTTCACATCTTCAATGCAAACTAGTGCTGATTTTAGTTCGTTCAAATGTTCGATGTTAGCAGTATAAACTTTTTCCAACCAACGTGCTTCATCGGTCATACGTGCAACGCCGCCATCAAGGGTAGTAACGATTTCTTGAATCTGGTCATAGCTGGTGTTCAACTGGTCGGTTACTTGACGTTTTGCGTCACGGAACAAACCTAAGAATTTACCTACGATGCCTTGGTTTTTATTACCCAAAGATTCAATGTCAACACTACGGGTGAGAGCAAGAATGTTGTTTACGCTTTCACCAAATTCACCGCTGTCAGCAACCTTAACACGGTTAAGGATCTGGTCGTTCAGTACAGAGATGCTTTGACCAGCTTCCATACCAAAGTTGTGAATGTTAGAAACAGTCAGTTCCATAGTCTGACCCTTTGCAGAGGTCAATGTCGGTAGCTGCTTTTCAGACTGTTCGAAAACTTCACTTTCAGCTTTAACTTTCGCTTTGGTCTTGGTAGCAGTTGCTTTCGGTGCAGCTTTACGAGTACGTGGTGCTTTAGTTGCTGGAGTGATATCTTTCTCGGACATGTTTAATTCCTCTTTTAAGTTAATATGTAGTGCTGTCTCGTCTTGATGTGAACATTATACAGCACTACCAGATTGTGTCAACAGTTTATTTTAGTCTTTTTTCGCAATCTTGCGGATCATGTTTACAGTGTCGTCGTCTAGCTTGTTATTCACGCTAGCTTGCATACGCATAACGATAACTGGAATCAATACTGTCTGGATTTCGTTGAAGCTATCCATACTGATATTGAAGTTCATTTCAGCATCTTTCATAGAAAGACGAGTCTGGTTGGCGACGATACCCATTTTCATTAGACGTTCTTCGCGAATGTCAAATTCAAAAGATTCTTCAATCGTTGCCACTGCAAACTTACAACCTAACACACCCTGATCAAGACAATCTTTGATTTCAGTACTTAAGGTATTGATTTCATCAAAAGTCTCTTTGATACCAGCAAAACGGCGTGGATCAATCTTCACTGCTGCTTGTAAACGTTCAATGCTTGGCTGCAAATCTTCTGCACTAATCTTGAAATCAGTGTTCCCAAACATACGCTTGAATAACCCCGGATTCACAGGGAAAATGTCTTCAAGCACGTTAGACACATTTTTCATTACACCTTGAAGGTACTGACTGTGCGTATTGATGTTAGCAACCATCTTAATCTGCTTTTCGGTCATAGCCCGCATTTGTGTAGATACTTCGTGGTTAGCAACTTGGAAGTTATCAACCCAATCCAGTACTACCATTGGTTTTACTTCAATATCAGAACCATCAAACATAAGTTCAACGCTCTGAATACGTGCATCATCCTCAAGTACTGGAACACGCTCTAATGGTGGTGGCGGTGGAATCTCAATCAACTGCGGAGATGAATCCGTTGTAACCACTGCTTTACGTTTTTTACCTTCCAAGAAATCCTGATACTCTTTCTGGAGTGGTGGAACTGGAAGATTTTGAATACGAGTAGTAGCTTTGTTATCCCAGCTAATCTCGTCAATCATTACTTCGAGCATACGTAAACGTGTGTTATCAAAGTAGATATCGTTTAAATCCAGTACACGAACATCAAAGACAGGCTCACCAACTGGGTCATATGTACGGTCCACGATTACAGTGAAGCAGTATTGACGGTTAGCTTTACGATCATACTCCTTTAGAAAGGCATTACGAACGTATTTGTAGTCAAATTCTTTGATTTCGATTTCTTTGCCATTTTCAATAAAGAAGTATTTGCCTTTCATATCGGTCCTCGTTTAATTAATAAGGGAGCGGATTGCTCCCCTTCATGTCAAACATTATACAGACTTATTTTGTACTGTCAACACTTAGTTTGATTGTTGGTTGCCGCGACCTTCCGATTTACGTTCAGCGGAACGCTTACGACGACGCTCAACATATTTTTCTGCTTCACGTTGGCGTTTGTAGGCAATACGTTCTTCGGTGGCACGATCTTCAGCTTCTAGCTTACGAATTTTTTCAGCTTCAGCGAAGGTTGCCATAATGTCGAATTTCTCAACTAGGCCGTGGATGATTTCAGTGTACCCGGAATGTTCGGAATCTGCACTGAAGGTGATAATTGCAAATTTTAGGTCATGTTTCTGAACAGTTACTGCGTTAGTTGAATGAATGTCTAGATCTTCTTTCACAGTTTCATGAACATATAGAACCTTGTCGTTATCAGTGCAGATCGATTCTTCAATTACGTTAGTGGCAGTGTAAGAATGACCGTGGGTGTAGAAAAATTCAATTTTAGCTGTCATAGGCAAATCCTCATGTTAGTTTTTAATCGTGTTCAATAAAATGTGTACTGCAATAAAGTGAGGTTATTATAGGGCATCCGGTTCAGTCTGTCAACCCCTAAAAACAAAAAGAGCGTAATTTTTATGTTACGCTCTTTTATTGTTCCACACGAATGTTTTGACAGGCTCGAACTTCTCTGGAAGTACTGGCTTGTCGTACATAGTGGCATTTCTAAATTTTGTAATATACGTCTTCTGTAGGATAACCAATGCTTTGTTCATCGCAGCATTAGCACGTTCCTTCCAGAAGTACTGGTACGGTTCTGGACAACCTTCATATTCAAGTTTGAACATAGAGATTGAACATTGTAGAAGACGCTGTGGGGCTTCTACCCGACCATCAGCTAACATAGCACCATGTTGCTGTGCAGTCCATCCGGGGATTCCCGGTAAGGAACAATACAAGTCAAAGTCTTTAATACTTTGGAAATGATTTGCACCTTTAATTTGGTTATGGATGACTGACTCTTTAACGGTTTTGTGTAAAGAGAAATCTAAGTACAGTGCATCATTTCTGAATAATCTTTCTAATTCGTCATATGTAGTGGGTACTGGTAATTCAGGTAGTACTGAACCGAATACTTCTATGCAAAATATCTTCCATAATCCATCAGTAAACTTCTTCTCACTTTCATAGTCCTCTTCAAAGAAGAAGAACTTATTTCGGAGATTCTTTTCATTGATATATACCTTACGTGCTAAGTACGCTTTGAGAATCATCTCTGTACCAACATCTTTTCGGTTGATATCATCGTAGTCACGGCCTATGCGGTTAATCTCGTATGTGCGAACATACAATCTTTTAGCTAGGCCATTGCGACCACTTTTTTGGGTACTGCATTTAGTTACTTCATGAAGTGCTAAAAGGGAATTCAGTACTTTCATTATCTCAATACAACATACTGTCCTGTTCTATTACCAATGATGTACTGCTCTCCACTACGAAGAACATCAAACCCTTCTCCTAGAATACCACTTAAGCGTGTATTGTCAAGGTCTGTTTTTTCATCAAGTAAACTTTTTACATATGTTTCAGATACTATACCACTTCCTTTTTGGAAGTGCAATGGTCCATAAGCAGTGTTTAAACGTATGGTTTCTTCGAGAATGTCAACTGATACTGATGCTGGATCGAAAAACTCGGTAATAGTATCTGGTTTAACAAGAACCATTTTCTTAGTAATAGTTTTAAAGTCCACATCAATTGGATCATTAACACCATATAGTTGTATTTTCCAACCCGGATTAGGACAAATGTTTTCAATAGTCTTAATTAATAGTAAAAGACGCATTGGAAATTCGCCATCACGTTCGAATTCAGAAAATACTATATATCTACCATCCACGTTAGGAGTTTCACTTGCTTCAGTGTCAATGACACCTACTGGTGATTTTTCAATAAAAGAACTTAAATCATATGCAGCATCGAAGTTATCTAGTACTTCAAATGCTACAACAACATTGTTCTCACCAATCTTGGAAGTGTATTCATCTACACTAATAATTGGGTGAACTAGATCTTTTAGAATGTCTGGACGTAACGCACGTTCATTTAATTGCTTACTCATTACATACCTCCCATTGGTGGTTGTCCACCCATTTGCTGATCCATTTGTTGAACATCTTCTTCGTTGTCCATGCTCATGTCCTGCTGGGTATCTGGTTCTTCATTATCCATGTTATCGTTCTTATTGAACGTACTTGCCATTAGTTTGTACTCATCGAAACTTTCAGGGTTAATGATACGGCGAGGGATTTGGAATTTATATAGAATGACGGGGATACGTTCATCTTTAGGTAGGGATACCGACCCACTTTGTGTACCGACTGCTTGCATATCATTTCGATTACGAGGAAACGCAACAGGGGTAACTTCGAAATCACGCTTAATGAATATTTTAGTCCCTTGTTGTTCTAGTACCCTTGTTCCCATAGGATCAGGGAAAGTATCATGGTCGTACTTAAAGGTAACTTCTACCCAGTACTTACTAACCATTGGACCTTCTACTAGTTCACCGTAAATCCAGTTCTTATATGCATACAAGTCCATATCATCGAAGTACTTCTCAACACCCAATAGGATATCTAGAAGACCATCTTGATCGTACAAGTTTTGAATTGCTGAATTTTCTTCCATTTTATGTTCCTTTATGTTACATAATTATATCCTTATTTACTGAATATAAAAACAACTAAAGGGGATTACTCCCCTTTATTCATTACCGTACAGATTTCGTGGATAATTGAAGGCCAATTTCCAGCGTAATGAAAATCTTCACGCTGGGAGTACTGTGCATTATGTGGACAATTCAACATAATACCACGAATACCCATATCGACTGCTGTTTCAATATTCTCAATATAGTCATCTACGAGAGCAACTACATCGTACTTAGCTTGGAGCTTATGTAAGGCTCCACGTTTAGATTCGTACATTTCAACAATGTGTACTTCATCTAGTACGTCTGGGTAAACGTGTTCTAAGTTAGCACGGCGAAGAACTTCACCATGACCCATTGTGCCAGATTTGGTTAGTGCTGCAAATACCGCATCTGGGAAAGTGTGGCGTAAAGCAAACATAAACGATATAACACTTTCTGATTGTGGTTTTAGTACACCAAACTCCCACGAAGTTTCGTTGAACTCTTTCAAGTACTTCACTACTTCTTTCTGGTCTGCTACTCCCATCCATTCAGTCAAATCGTACTGATCTGGATAATCACTTTTACAAATGATGCCATGTTTCTTAGCCAACCACACCCGGAAACCTCCGAGGTGGTCAAGTAAAATTTCATCCACATCAAATACGATAGCTTTACGCTTGGACATTACATGTCTCCTGAGACAGTTAGATCAATTTCACATAGTAACGCACTTAGGTTCAATTCACGGTCAGAGACAGAGGCTTGTTTAACCATTGCGTCACGAATTTTAACGATAATCTTCATACGAGTGATTTCGTCTGAAGTGAACATATTAACATTCTGCGAAAGGAATGTAAAGAACCCATCCATTTCATCTTCAGGAACGTTTTGAACAATAAGTTCACGCATTTCACGAATGCTACCATTCTGAAGTGCATCGATGATAAGTGCACGGTAGTTAGCAGTGCTATCTACACTATCTTCGAGTTTTAGAAGTTTACCATCTACAATGCTGCTCTGCAAGGTGTTTAGTGTTTTGCGGAAATCAGGATACGTTGCATTGATATACTTGTCAACTAGATTGATACTGTCTTCTGAACTCAAATCTACTTCTTCTGCTAATAGAACGTTAATGACACGAGTCATATACGCTTCACGATCATGTTTCTCGATTGTAATGTTTTGTACACGAGAAAGGATAGGCTTTAGAATCTTGTGTGGTTCATTGGAAGTTAGGATGAAACGAGCATTATCAGCATAGTCTTCCATTGTACGTTTGAGGGACGCTTGTGCCTTTTGGTTCATCTGTTCCATCTCTTCTAGTACAAAGATACGGTACTTTCCATTAGGCGTTAGACGGGCTGCTGGTTCGATCTTTTCACGAACTGCGTCAATACCCTCATCGGACATGTTTAGGGTCATAACATCAAAACGATCGATGTGACCATTGGCTTCTAGGCCATTGATTAGGACACCAATAGCCGAAGTTTTACCCGTTCCTGCTGGACCGAAGAAACCGATGTGTGGAATATCGCCTGTAGTAATCCACTCAATCATTTTAGCTTCAAATGCTGGGTTTTTAAAGACATAGTTTTCCATGTCACGTGGGCGGTACTTTTCTGTCCATAGTGCATTATTACTCATACTTACTCCTAAATAGTCCATTCTGAATTTGGGTATAACATTGCTTGAAATAGGTCTTCATTCATTTCGAGTTGACTTAGTAAGTACTCAAATGAATTAGATTTCTTTTTTAGGATACTACCATTAGCGGTATCCTGTGCTGCCTTAACGAAAAGGAATCTAAATTGATCATGAGGAACCTCATAAACAATCTTTTTGTTCTTTGGGTGTTCGAAGTAAAATTTTCCATTTTTAGATTCTAACTGAACGAAGTTAAAATCAACTTTACCGTCATCTGTAATCATTTTATACCTTCAAAAAGAAAGCCCAGAAAACTCCGGGCATTAAAATTATTTTCCGAAACCAACATAATTCTTTGGTTTCTCTGGTGCTGCACATAGTACACTTTTTGGATAATCGACTAAATTTAGTGCTGTACCTTCAATATAGATTGTACGTGACCAACGACCATGCTCAATCAAAATCCATTCACCAACTTGTATATCGGTAATATCTTCACCTACGCTATATACTTCAGCCCAACGGCTACGTACACCACGTAGTTTACCATCATCATCCCCGATGATAATACCAGCGGCAGTTTTTTGTTCACCACTGTCTAAGTTAGTTACTAGTACTTTTCCTTTGCAAGCAGTAAGTTTTTTTGACTCCATATCTTACTCCTTACTCGTCGTCTTTCTTAGCACGTACACGGCGTGGTGCAGCTTTCTCTTGAACTTCTTCCTGTACTTCAACTGGAGCAACCACTGGAGCCACTACGGGTTCTTGTTCAGGCATTTCAAACATAGAATCATCAAATCCAGAATCTTCTACTACTGCATTTTGTGTTTGAACAGAATGACTAGTATGTTCTGGTAGATAATCTGGTAGTTGCATTTGTCGTTCACGCTCTGCGATTAATTCTTCGCGAGTTTTAACAATAGTACCACCAGCACCTAGTTTGTCACCACGTGCGTTCATATTAGCATTACCTAAAGCACGGTCATGCTGGTTTTGATATTTCATCATATCAATGTCAATACTTTGACCACGATAGGAAGTGTGTTTAGCCATAATATATCCTTATATTTTACCATTTCAAAAATTCGTTTACATCTAAATCGTATTTAATGCTATCAACTAAGTGCAAACCGAGTAGATATAAACAGTAGCTGCTAACTGAGCTACCACGACCTAAACCCCAAAAGATATTATTTTCTTCGAAGTAATCTACTAGCCAAATCATACAGCGTAGTAGTTTAGTCATGTTATATTCTTCATATAAACCCAATTCATATTTTACTCTATCCATTTGTTCTTCGTTAGAACATTTGTTAAGAAAGTAATCCTCAAGGTTTATTTTATCATAAGCTGGGTCATAGACCCATAGCTCATGATTTTTATCATGCTCAATTGTATAATCGAGCATTCTATATTCTAATCCAAATTTCTTACAATTATCATTGAACTTGGCACGTTCAAACTCATCCATCTCCATTAATTTAAGATACTGTAAGTCTGCACCACAGTTCATAGCGTATACTACTGCATTTAAATTGCAATGTACATCACCATCCTGATTTATATATCTGTTTCCTTGGACCTTCATGTTTTTTCTGTTTATCCTCTTCGGTTTTTAAGTACTCATCAGAATCAAAAACACATTTGTCTTCTTCTTCTAATTTTTCATACTCTTTACTAGCAGAACGTTGCATTACTTCATCATCACATGCTTGTAGAACCATATACATACGTTGAATGATATCATCATTAATACCACTCGCACGTGCACGGCTGATACGTTCACTCATATCGAAAATTTTTTGTTGTAACTCACGGTCTGACATTCCCGCAGTACTGAATAGTGGATCAAACATACTATCTCCTTATAGTGCGTTTCCAATAATTGGAATTGTAAATTTATCTTGAACATACAATTCATATTGAGAGGTATGGAATGTAAATTCTACTCCATGAACCTCGAACTCGGTATTTACCAATGAACTATGTTCGTTAGTTTGAACCATTCGGTTAAAGAATGCTTCCGCTTGACCGGGCTTGAAGTATGCTACTGGTATAATAGTCATGAATTGAGGTTTCAATCCATCGTCTTCGTATGGATGATTCATAAAGCGAGGAACGGTATCTAACATTTCATCAGATAGACCTAAAATTGCGGGAACAACCAATCCACGGTTACGCAAATCATCAGGGTCAGTATAAAGATTTGTTACATCTTCACCAACAGCCTTGAAAACATTCTGACGCATACCAAAGATTTCTGCAAACAATTCATTATCGGTATCGGTGTATGTTCGTGGATTCAAACTCACACTCACACGTGTACCTGCTGGGTGTAATTCGCGATAAAGTAAATCATACACCACATTCCCTAGGTTGTCAAGTGCCGATACGATTTTATAATTCCCCATCACTAGTGAGAAAACACCATTCGGTACTGGAGCACCATTGTTAGGATCAACAAGTTTATCCTGAAGTACTTTTTTGATATCTTTTAATGTTGTATAAGGATAACTTTGTGATACAAAGTTTTCTTTTAACAACATGCGAGGTACTTTTTGTAAACCATATCTATCATCACTTTCACGATAATAAGTTTTGTTATTGTAATATAGTTCAGTAGCTATGCTTGCAAACCATGATCGTTCGAAGGTTTTACTAGGACAAATAGATGCACCCAAATAGTTTTGACCAAATCCACGAATAATAGTAATGTTGAATCTCTTAGTAACCGTTGCACCACTTTTGTCATTGGCTATTACGTCAAACTCTAATTTAATATCATCGTTTGCACTAAAATCCGAACTTCTAGCATAAGCAGTACCTACCATTAATCCATCAGCAGTTAAATCTAAACCATATTTTCTGATATCATCAGGTGAGGTTGATTGTACTATTCTATATGTAACCAATGAACCACTGGCCTTAATTTGTGGATATACAGTGTGACCAAAATATTCCCCAACGTGAATTCTTCCCAAATTAGCATCAGTTTCGAAATCAATACCACTTCCAGTACTGGCATTAACCAATATTCTGAATAGACGTTCTTGGTTGATTATACCTTGTCCTAAACGTACATCATACACACCTAGATCATTCCAAGCAGTTTCATCAAATACTGCATATTCAACTGAATTTATGTACTCATTTTTTATTACATATGGATAAACAACGTTATCTTTCAATTGATATAAATGACCGGGCTTCGGTGCACCTTTTATATAAGAGGTATCATTCGGGCAAATCCACATTTGGTATGCTTTGAAACGTTTACCTACTTGGAATGAATCAGCAGGATCTTGATAAATTGCCGATAATGGGACGATACGTACCTTTATATAACCATCAGTTGGTTCGGATTCATAAATGAAGGTTTGTAATAGTTGTCCGTTGGCATTAAATTTCAATCCAGAATCAACCATATTACCAAGTGTATCACGGATAACAACCGATACTTCTTCATTAAACCCACCAGTTTTAGGAACTAAAACAGTTCGTAAATCAGTAATACCATCTGTTGGGGTAGATGCTAACGTAAGTGGTTGTAATTGGTATGTTGGATAGAATACTCGGTTAGATAAATCATCTGGGTATAGGTTTTCATCCAATGCATTATCGTAACGTCTGCATTGACCATAAGCATCAACAAAGATACGACTATCAGCACCATACGCCATAGCCCCAATACAGTACTTTTCACCTCGTGCAATGACAGATGGTGTAACCCAATATTCAGTAGAATTATTGTATGAAATAGTTGCTTTAGTATTACCTAATACACCAAATGATTCCTGATTTGCTATCTGGTCATCAACAACGGTTATAATATCCATAGTGTTGAATGTGAAGTCAAGTTTTTCAGGACCATCCCAAACACCATCATCAACACAGTATAACTTCATTAGATACACGTCTAGTTTAGCAGTACTTGACGCGAGGGTAAAGGATTTTTTATCTAATTTGACTGTATGATTTCCTAGCATATGTTTGTTGCCAGTAGTTCCTTGTTCAATTGGAACTAAAGTAGACATACTCTCACCAACAGAGAATTCAAAATCTCGTTCTTCTAGAGTTTCTCCACTACCATCTATCGTAAAAGATAGTTCCAAATATTGGTCATCACCTAATGTTATTACATTATCAGTACTATCATCATTCTTACTTAATTGAATTCTTAGATATGTAGTTTGACCTTCGATCATTACAGTTGAATCAGCTTTCAAGTCCCAGCGTGGCTCAAAATTTGCCATAATTAAATTTCTCCAAAATGTTTAAAAGCTAACGTATTTATAATAGTAAAGGACGCGAAGTGCGTCCTTTGATTTTTATTTAGTATCTGCTTTTGGAGTACAATCCATTTTGCGAAGTTCTTTTAGCTCTTGACCGTAAATCTTCCAAATCTCTTCATGGTTATCCAAAAGAGATTGGTATTCATCCATTAGTGCTAGGGCTTCTTGAATTTCTTCTAGTGTCTTGTCGTAGTTCTCTTGAGTCCAACGATAAGAAGCATAGTTCACGATGTTTTGAATATTGTCATCAGTTGCTTCAATGTCATCATTTAGAGAAGTTACGAAGTTAACTAGTTCTTGACGGTTCTTGAAATCTTTGATTTTAGTTACCATTTCATTCTCAAAGCATTTAGCTACTAGAGCTTTATAACGCACTTCAGCTTCAGCTTTGGCAAGTAGATGCTCATAACGACGCACATAGAACTTGAAGCGGAAGTGAACGAAATCTTTAATCAAGTCAGAAGTGTTATTATACACTTTAACTCGACCATTTTCACCTAGTACTACAAGTGCTTGAGTCAATTTGCTGCTTAGACCAAAATAGTCAATTACATCTTTTTCTTTCCATTTTGCAGATGTACCACGTGGAAGTTTAATCGTGATATCAATAGTATCAGTACTATCATTATCATAATCACGAATTTCACCTTTCTCTTCCATTGCGATTAGTTTCTCAATGAATTTGTCAATTTTGACACGAGGTGGTAGACCTAGGATTCTTACAGTACTGGCATCAATTACTTCTGCCTGACCATAAAATTCATATTTGTTCTCGTCTAGCTCAGTAACTTGATCACTTGCACCAACAGATACAAAATACGGAGTCATTTTTTCGAGAGGTTTATTATTAACTGCACGAATACAGTTGTCAATGATATCCTCGATTTTATGAGGAAGAATGAGACTCTTATAACCTACAGACATACTATCGTTACCAAATAAAGATAGTGGGATAATAGGTAGGAAGTAAGTTGGTTCCATTGTTGTATCATCGTAGTTTGGTTGCATTGGTACAATATCCATATCACGAAGAACTAGGGCTTCGGTCACAGCAGTACGTTTAACATAAGTATAACGTGCACTTGCTGGATTGGAGTTTACTTGTGTACCAAAACCGCCACGCTTACCAATTAGCGGATAGTTATTCGCTACTGGTGATGCTAGGTTCTGTAGTGTTCCTGCTGCTGATGCGTCACCGTGAAGGTAGATACCGTCACTGATCATTCGCCCTGCTGCGGATACAGTTTTAATCTCGCCTGAGATTTTACTTAGCGTGAAGATTGCTTTACGCTGAGATGCTTTCAATCCATCAATACCGGGGATTGCACGGTCAAGAGTACTGATAGAATATTCCAATGATGATTGGTTAATATAATCAGAACTGTTGTATTGTAGTAGCGTTAGCGTTGGGTTAATAATAGCGTTCGCTGCTTCTTGTTTCTTTGTTGATTTAGCCATTCCTTTGCCTCTTTGTTATTTCGGGGATACTTCCTGTATCCCCTTCTGTACTTATTCTTCCATCCACTCTTTACGGTCGTCTGCACGGTCTTTATTAAAGATTAGGTCTAGAGTTGCCCCTAGTGAACCATCATCGATAATAGCGACTGCTACGCCGTTTGTTAATGCATCACGGAAGTTACTCTTTTCTAGAGTACCCAATCCTTTAGCACGAGTTGCTTTCCAACCTTTCCATTCTTCTGGGTTATATTCGTCCACATTGTGACCGTAATAGTAACGACTTTCTTTTCCTTTCTCAAGGATAATAAATGGTGTTTTGAAAACATATACAAATGGGTTTTCTGGGTCTTCAAATAGTTCAGGCCAGAATTTGAATAGGAAGTTAACTACTAACGCACCAATGTTTTTACCATCCTCATCTTCATCGGCACAGATATATAGCTTACCGTAGTTCAATTCTGAACGTACTGCTTTCTGACCGGGGATTAGGTTGATAGATGCCATGATATCCTTTAGGGAATCACTATCCATTAGGGCTTTAGTTTTCTCCGTTCCGTTTACGTTCATGATTTTACCACGCAATGGTAGAATACCATGCTTCTTGGAATCACGAGCAGCAGACATGTTACTAACAGCGGAATCACCTTCTGCAATTAGTAGAATACATTCTTCACGGTTTGTACCAGTTGCATCAAGTAGTTTGGCAACTTTAGATTTTAGCAACTTCTTAGCTAGACGGCGATCTTCATCAGCATCTTTCTTATTGGTACGCTCTGAAGTACGAGTGAAAATCTCATCAACCCATTCTTTGTTCTTTTTAACAAGTTCATCGAAGAATTCAGGAGTCATCGCTTTTTTCACTGGAGCAATAACATTTTCGTTAGTTAGCTTAGATTTAATCTGTGAGTTGAACGATGGTGCGTTCATTGTAGTCACATTATAAATCATTAGCCCTTCTTCGATATCAGCACGGTTAGGTGTCATCTTGCGTTTCTTTGCTTCTTTCTCAAGAGCAGTACTAACGCCTAGGGAGAAGAACTTCTTGAACGTTTCGAGGTGTGTACCACCATCAAATGCTGGAGCATTGTTTACAATACCTTGCATATGGAAGTTGGTGTTCATACCTTGGACAGCATTTGGGACAATATAGAAAGTACTATCAAAACCAATGCTTTCGTCTTTGACGTTTAGGCTCATCATTTTGTTTGCACCGAAGAGAGTTTTCTCTGGGGTGTTTTTAACAGCAATTTTCTTGCCATTAAGGACAATCTTGTAAGCTGGGTTAGCTGAAGCAATCTCTTTAAGAATACTGAATACTAACGCAGTTGGTAGGTTGCGGTTTTTGAATACTTCAGGACTTAGCGTGAAGCTAATAGAAGTTCCAGTTTTATCCGCTTGAACCTTACGAATGTTAGGTTCTTGAATATCTAGTTCAGGGAAAAGGATTGTGCCTTCTTTAAACTTCTGTGTGAACTTATAGATACCATCATAGCCATCGTTAGATGCTACTGTTTTGTACGGGCGACCCGCACGGTGAATCTCTAGTTCTGCTTTAGAACTAACGCACATTGTAATGGAACCACCTAGACCGTTCTGACCGATAGTACCTTCGCGTTTTGAATCGTCAAAGTTACGACCTGTCTTAGTCTCTGTTAGTACCATAGTACACAAGTGTACATCAAACTCTGGTACGTAATCGATTGGAATACCACGACCGTTATCACTAATACTAAATGATAAATCTTCTTCGTTGTAATCAATCTTTAGTACTGGATCTTTCGTTCCAGCTTTTTTAAACTCATCAAGGGAGTTATCAATGATCTCACGGAATGCAGTAATCAATGCTGGAACCCATTCTAGATTCTGAACATTGTAACCTTCTTCTCCGAAAAGAACTACTTGGTGTTCATGAACAGAACGTGAACCTAAGTACATTTCAGTACGGATGCGAGCATGTTGATAGTCGTTTAGTCGCTGAACGTCATGTTCAGAAAGCACGGATGAGGATTTCTTTTGTTTGGTCATTGTTACAGTCCTTTGTCTCTTTGTTTCTTTGCCATATTATTATATCACATTTTTGCTTCTTTGTCTCAAAAAAATATCGGAAACATCACAGGGATGCTTCCGATAATATTTATCTTTTCAATTTTAGCCCACGAGAAGCAGTTGAAGTTCAGCACTTGGGCTGTTTTCATCATCGCTCCAGTATTTGTGGATTTTCTCTGGTGTAGCTTTTGCAAGAACTTCACCACCACCTACGATATATACTTCATTCGAACCGATTAGACGAGTCCAGAATTTTATAGCACTATCTGTATGTAATTTATCACTTAGTATTGAAATCCCAGCTTTAGTCATATCCATGAAGATTTGATACATAACACCTTTCACTGTTGATTTAGATGCCGTCGCCGCAATTTCAAATACGTTCTTAACACCAAGTACTGCATCATCCGAAAGGTGACCACTTACAACTGCAATTTGTTTACCTTGTTTATCAAATGCGATAAAACCAGTGTAACTCTTGTTACGCATTACAGTGAAAGTATCGTGTTCAGAGAATGGAACTAGATTTGCTTTACCTGTCATTTCTGCTGTTTTGTCAACGAACTCATCAGCATTTTGGCCTTGGAATGAATCAAATCGCATTGGCATTTCGTCTAGTTTAACCTCACGTTCAGTACTTGTACCAGCATGTACATCTGCTGATTTTTGTCCGGGTTTAACAGGCTTACCCTGTAAATCAAACTCTTCTTCTTCACCTAGCTGATTTAATGAATTCATTCTATCATCTTTTTTCTTCTGTGCCATTCTAGCAACATCAGTACTTTTATTTGCTTGATCTATACCATCTGCAATTTCAGCATCTTGTACTAAATCCATCATACCACGCATTGAAGATTCTTCAACTGGTGCTTTAGATGATTCTTGTACATATTCCCATGTATTTGATAACGAGTCAACAGTAATATTCAATTCGTTGATATTTTTCATTACACGATTGATTTGACGGTCGGTAGCCATTTGATAGATGGCGAATAACAATGTCATTACATCTTCTACTTCGTCATATTTGATATAACCCTTACGTTCATAAGTTTCGTTATCTTCTAGTACACATTTACCATCATGTGCATCTTGGATATACCATGAACCACGAGCACCAGCAAATCTAAAGAATAAAGTACCTTCATCAAAATCATAAGATAGTTTCTTATTTGGGTCGTCAACACCAGAGAACTCTTTAGCAGCTTCAAACCATTTGGGGAAAGCAGTTGCCATATCTTCTAGGTCCATTTGGCTAGCTTTATGCTTAATATCTTCGAAGAAGTACTCAATTGTATTATATGAACGGAACGAAGTCATATTTTCCAATGCTTGGGGTAGTAGTTCTTGTGTTATTTCTTCTTCGAACCAATCACCTTCTTCACGTGAAGGACTTTTACCATCACGATACGCGTCAACTCGAATATTACCTCTGTACTTCATGAAACGAACTGATCCACCATCACGCAATGCATACACCATTGATGCCATTTTGTTATATGGGTTAGCAAAATCATCACGGGGTGCACCATGTTCGCGTTCTTCTTCTACGTGATATGGTTTAAGACCGTTCTTGGATTCCATAGCACGATAAATCTGAACCATCGGATCATCACTTTCGTAATCTGCATCAGGACCATTAGAAGTGGAATGATACAGACGGGATTCACCACCGTCAACTTCTTTTGGATCTAAATCCAACTCAGAATCAACTTCATTTTCCATTTCTTGGTAGTGCTTCATAAGACCTTTAAAGATTAGAGTCATGTGCTTTTTAGCATTAGCATCTTCTTTGTAATTCTTAAGAGCCTGATATACTTTACCTTGACCATGTTCTAAACGTTTGAATGCATGTTGGATAGCAGCTTTAATATCACTGTTGGCATTACCACTTAATTCTCCACGGTCTTTCTGGTTATCTAACCACAAAATACCAGCGTTAATCATGTCTTTTGTCTGAGGACCAAATTCAACCCCACTTGCGTGATAAGCATCACCCATATCCCCGTAGTCTTTCTTCATCTCAATATTCTTATCTTTACGAGAACTAACTTGAGAAGTGACAATTTCTTGGAATGCGTGTTGCATTTCGTGTTCGAGAGAACCCATGAAATAATCCATACGTTCCATTGTTGCATCGAGGCCATCAGTACCGGATGTTGAAGAAAATGTGAAGTACTGAGGACGTAGAGCAAGAACAATTTCACTAGTAGTGTTGTTAATCTTCTTAGCATGACCACCAGCACGGCTGTTATAATATTTTGCGTCGAATGTTACGAATACACGCATCTTTTCAATTAGAACTTTAACCATGTCATTCTGTAGTGATTTTGGTAGTTCCCGGAAAATAGCTGCATGGTCGATTGGCATACTAATACTTTGGTTCACATACTTACGCATACTATTATCGTTTAGTACTTGAGCACCGTATTTCTGTTGGAAACGTTTTAGAAACGGAAGAACCTTTTTCGCAGCCAATTGATCTACTTCATCATCTGTATTCTGTTGCATCTGTTGAAATGATTTATAAGCATATGTCAACACAATTGAAGATGCATATTTTTGCATTAGCTTAAGAGAACTTGGCGGTACTGGGAAATTACCAACCCCACTAGCTTCATCTAATAGTTCTTCATCAAGAACTTCTTCTTTCACATGTTCAGGTTTCTTAGAACCCTTTTTAAGAGTTCCTGCTTTCTTGTCTGCTTGGTTCCATTCTTTAGCAGCTTTAGTACTAACACCAGCTTTCTTAGCAAAGTCTGGGTTGTGTGCTGCCGCTGCAAAGAACCTAGCTTGTGCTTTACTTTTACTAGGCATTACATATTCCTTAATTTATTAATCTTTGAGATGTAGCTATCGAAGTCCAACAGAACAGTTTTAGCTTCTTCTGCATTATTTACGCTTGCACGAATAAACGCTTGTAGAAGGTTAATCAATTTCATTGGTGGTAGAATAAAGAATAATTCTTCGCTAGCATCTTTAAGAACAACTCTCTCTGGATTATCTTCATCTAAGTACAAACCAAGTGGTAAATCACCAATTGTGAATTCGGTCCCTGCTTCATTTTGTACTGGTACATTCATAAACTCAGCATCACCAATAAGTCTTTCTTTGATATTGATTAGATTTTGTTCAGTTAAATCTGTTCCTTTCGGAACATAACTATCCAATGTAGTTAAAACATCATCAGCGTCGTAGTATGTATTTTCAGTTATCATACCGATAAAGTTCATTAACGATTGTGAATCCAATGTTTCTTGTTCATCATAATCATTGTACTTAAATGTTACTTGATATTGACCATCACGCTTGGGTGCAACAATGACTTCCCATCCCTCTGTGTTTGATTTAATAGATATCCACTGAATATCAGTACCACGTTGTCTGCCATTTATTTGGAATTTGTCTGATTTCTTTCTAGCCATTTGAAGAATTGTCGCCATTACGTTAATATTAGCTTCTAGTACTTCAGGCTCTAAATCAGAGTAACGATAGTCAACTCCATTTTCTTTAAGCTGTTGGTATACTGGGGCAACTTTAGAATAAATTGCTTTGAGTGCTTTTTTATAACCCTCTGGATTATGTTGTCGTTGATACCCAAGAAAAGACCTAATAGTTTTATCTTCTTGGAAAGCATCAGCGATTGCATTATTAATAGCCCTATTGATTTTATCATCCAACTTTCCAGCCATCGTGTCACGCTCAAGGATATCCGCAACTGTATTAATTACATCCCCTAATTGTGGTGTGTATTCAACACCACTAGTGTAATATCCCTGTGCACCATCGTCGTAGTTATCACCACGGTCTAATTGCTTATTAACCTTAGTAACATGTTTACTATTCTGAATAGTTTTGATTGCAAAATCCTGCACTACATGCTGACACTCATGATAAACAGTACGCATTATCGCATTTGTAGTGTTCATTGAATCACGTGCATTTAATCGTCCGATATGAACCATTAAACGAACAATTTTACCATCATCTAGTACTGAACCAGCATTATCACTATAACCACCCATTATATGTAATTCAAAGTTGGCATTATTTTTAACATATTCAACCATTTCTGGGGTAATTCCCTTGAAGTTTAGTTCCTTAAAGAATTTGTCAAAATCTATTTGTAATTTGATGTTTTTATTATCAATACTTGCGTATGTATCTGCACTAATATTTTTAGCACCATATTTCTGTTGAAGTTTCGCTACAGTTTGAGTAATATCATTTTTTATCTTTTGTTTTTCTTCATCTGAAGTGTTGCTGCCAGCTAGCATATCAAGACGTTGTGAGAATTGACGTAGTTTAAAAGACAGTACTGAAGAAACATAAACATTTACTTTACTTAATAGTTCTTGTGGAACTTTAATAATTGCTTCATTAATTTGATCAAATTTCATCGCTATCATCTCCCTTGAGTTTGATCATACGTTTGGCAATACTTGATATCTTATCAGCAATAGCTCTATTAGCTATTCTGCCAGTACTGTTATTGACCCACTGTTTTCCTTTAAAAGTATATGTGTGTCCATCTGGTGCTCTAAACTGGTGTCCTACGGGAATCTCCACGCTTTTGAGCGTGTCTGGAGTTAGGGCATCGTTCCATTCACCTGTGTCAACATCGTAGCGTAGACGCTGTTTGACGGCGTTTGGATCGCTATCATATTTTTGGGTTGGGATTGCTTTTGTTTTGCGGTATGGATATTTGTCTCGAATGTAACGCCATAAGAATTTACCCTTAGAATCGACTTTTAGCATTTGGCGAACCATTGCTTCTGGAACGTTGTCGTATTCATAAGTACTACCATTCTTAAATGTAATATAGAGATCTTTACCATTATGTTCGATTGTTTTAAGATGCGAGGAATCTACATCTGTTGGTGCGATTGCTTCAAGCAAGCGTTTTAGTAATTCGTTATACATAAAAAAACTCCAAGGTTAGTATCAGGTATTTATCATACCGGGAACCTTGGAGTTGTTGTATTAGATATCGCTAGGGTAATCGCGACGGATTAGGTTTTCTAGCGTTTGCATTGCTGCTTCATAGCTATTTGGTTTATTTGAACTTGGAACCCAATCGTAACCCAAGTTTTGTTTTAGTTGAACGTTTCCATTATCAAACATTGCCCCGTATGTAATACACATTTCTTCAGAAAAAGTTCCTACACAGAATGAATGATCTGGACCATTTAGACCTTCAACAACCGCAATAGCCTGACGTTCATTGAAATGGAATAGATCCATACACATTTCTAGAACATATTCCGCTGATGTTGTTGGGTCATCAAGTAGTACTAAATCAAACTGTGGAACAGTTAGTACTACTTTGTTTGGATGTAAACGTTTGAACAAATCAAAAGCAAGCTGTAGCACTTGTTTGTTTACAGTCTTGGTGTCTAGGGATTCAGCAGCATCTTTCACATAGTCAGTAATATCATGCTTACCAGCGATGTAGTAATTACTATCACCGTAGGAAGCTGCAATAACGCTGTAAGAATCTAGTGAGAATACTTCTTGTACTTCAAGTTGTTTCATATCTATTCCTTATTTTGCTTTGATAACGCAGGTGGCCTTTTTACCTTGTACTTCAATTTTCTGTACAAAGTCGATTTCACCGAAACGGTCAACGAAAGATTTTAGGCAAGCAGTATTCTTATCTAGAAGTACTGGATTACCAACTACACGACCTTCAATCGCCATGACCACACGCACTTGATTACCTTCAGAAAGGAATTTAGATGCATTCTTAGCTTTTACACTTAGATCATTTTCTTGAGTCTTGAATGAGAATTGAACCTCTTTCACTTTAACTACATTTTGGCGTTGCTTACGCTGTGCTTCTTTCTCTGCTTGTTTCATTTCGAACTTGTATTTGTTCAAGTCCATGATTTTTACCACTGGTACATCACCAGCGTTGACTTGAACGAGGTCAAGTCCTTTAGCGTTAGCACGGTTTTGAGCTTCGCTGATTGCCACGACATTGCTACCTGCGTCAGTTACTAGACGGACGGATTTAGCTTTGATTTCGGTATTGGCAATAATTTCTTTCATGTATGTTTGACTCCAGTCATTGTTAAGTTGTGGTCATTGTAGAATGAAAAAGGGGTTGTGTCAACCCCCATTTTCTTATTGTTGTTCAAAATGCTTGCGAAATGCCTTGGCGATTTCTTGTACCTGAATTAGCTGATTTTTAGCTAGCTCTGCCTGTGAGCGGGTACGAGCATTTGGGGCTTGAGCAATCATCTGCTCAAGTTCAAAAATTACTTTGTTGAAAGCATCTTCGCTTTCATGCATACGATCATAAAACGGTTTGTGTTCCATGTCAAGTGACTCCATGTATAAAAAATTATAGTGTAATAAATGCTACAGTACTTGTAACACCAGAAAGTGCTGGTACATCAATGTAATCCATGTACACATCACGTAAATCTTCAGTTGTTGCTAGAAGTGGTGTGATTGTACGATTTACAATGCGTTGTACTACTGCCATCTCTTGTGTTAGCTCTGAAGCCAATGCAGCATCGATGATTTTTTTAATCTCACCTTCCGCAGCAGTAATTTGATCTTCTTCTGAAGTTGGAATTGGATCAGCAATACTAACAAATGGTTCATAGCTAATATAACCAACAGTAATGATTGCTTCTGTTGGAATAGTTGCAGCATCACCTTCAGTTGTGAACGCAACAGTGCAATAGATAGGTACAGTTAGTTCTGATAGCTTACGTTTGATTTGTTGCATACGAGTATATGCAATTGCTTTTTGCAATACTTGTGCATCGGTTGGACTTGACATGTCCTCTGAATCAAAATCTGAATACTCAAAAAAACGTTTGTCATCGAGATTTTGTCCGGGAACTGTGATTTTAAATGATTTGAATAAATTGTTCATGTTATTTTCTCCATAAAGAACACTTTTTCTTATTTATCTACTATTTTAGAACATTCCGTTTTTACGGAACATAACATACTCACGTGGACGTGTGATAGCAGTATAGATGATACGACATTTAGTGTCATTTAGGCGAATACGTTCAATGAAATCAGTATCAAACCAAATCTTATCAAAAGTACTACCTTGCGATTTGTGTACAGTTGTCGCGTATGGATAATTGATGACATTGATTTTATTCTTGATGATATAATAATCTTGCCATGTATACACACGCTTGAATTCTTCACTGTAATCTTTGCGTTCAATCTTTTTAACTAGTTCATCCAACTTAGTTTCCATTGCAATACGAGACTCAGGCCCGACTGCATATAGGAAGTTACCGTTAGGTAAACGTAGTTGCCAACAATCAATTCCCATAAATTGGTCTTTGCGAACTTCTGGACATTTGATGATTTCCTGATTCATATAAGGACAGTTTTCAGTTACTGTATCGAATACAATTGGTTCACCTTTAACTAATTCATTGGGATCATCAAACAAAGTACTACGCATGTAGATATTAGCTAGGTTAACTCGGAAGTTAGTATAGGCTAGGATTTTATTCTCCTGAACGAAATCAAAAATCTTACCACTCTCTTGACGATAGCTACGTACTTGGCCTTTAGAGTCACGTAGAATACCATCTTCGTCCCGCTCTAGACCAGTACTTTCACAAATCATTTGTTTGTATACTTCCAAGAATACATCTTCATCATCAATTGGGATGATTGTATCTAGGCCGTATGTTGTATCAAGTATTGATAGTGGATCACCTTTTGTACCAATGCACTCACGGATAGCCGTAGCAATACTGATAATTGGATTATCCAATGCTTGACGTAGAACTTCAGTTAGTTCGTACTTTATTTCAGCATTGAATGTCGGACTTAGTTTGGCTTCACCAATAGTCCCTTCTGCTTCAACTGGTGGAAGCTGACATGAATCACCAACGAAGATGATAGCACGTCTAACCCGGAACATCTGGTCTTTAATGTGCTGATACAGTTCTTCGGAAATCATAGAACATTCATCAACGATTAGTACATCAACCATTGAGGTGCTGTTCTTAGATTGTGGGTCATGTTTAAGTACTTGACGGCTTTTTTCATATACTAGTTTCAATCCTAAGAAGGAGTGAATAGTACTTACCTGTGCATCGTCATTACTTAGACCAACGTTCTTAACTAACATGTTACGAATAACTGAGTTAGCTTTGTGTGTTGGGGATGTTACTGCAATATTCCATCCTTTACATAGATTCTCAACAATTTCTGCTACTAGTGTTGTTTTACCAGTACCAGCATAACCGACTAAAACACATTCAGACCGACCTGCGGCGTTATGAACACGGTCAATAAAATCATCGAAAATTTCTTGTTGCTTGTCCGTAAGCGTGATATTACTCATTGCGACTCCTTCGCCTCTCTTGCTGCTGCTTGTGCCAAATCATCAGCTATTTCATTGTACTTGTCTTTGTTGTGACCCTTTACCCATTGGTATTGGCAATCATCACCGAGCACATCAATTTGCTCCCACAAGTCTCTATTCTTCTTGCAGCCTTTCCAATTTGTTTTCTTCCATCCATGCCGCCATTCACTCATACCGTCAACAACGTACTTGGAATCTGATAGTACTAATATCTTACTATCATAACCAAAAGTTTCTTTTACATATGCAATACCACAAAGGGATGCAGTTAGTTCCATTCGGTTATTAGTTGTATAGGCTTCCCCAAAAGAAAACCTATCTACTTCTACATCATCCTTCAAGATGACAATCCCGACACCACCCGGTCCCGGATTTCCTAAACAAGATCCATCAGTATATACTTTAAACATTAGAACCCCAAATTATTCCAGTACTCAACCATAGTTCCATCCTCTAGAACCTTAGCTGAACTTAGTTCTAATTTTACACCTTTAGACCTTGCTTTAGATTCTAAGTGGAAGAATGTATCGCACTCTGAATCGTCGTTGATAGTACTCAAAACAATAGTATCAACTAATTGCAATGCCATATCATAGATTCGAGCACCACCAATAATAACACAATCTGGATTGTTATGGATGATATGCCAAAGATCTTCTTCTTGCATGAAGAGTACCGAAGGGTCAGCATCAACTTGCTCACGTTCAGTATAATCTCTTGAAAGGAGGACGATGTTTAGTCGTCCGGGGAGAGGCTTACGTGGAAGTGATTTCCATGTATTAAAACCCATAACTACAATCTTACCAGTAGTTTCTTCTTTGAAGTGTTTGAAATCCGCAGCACTATGCCACGGAATCGTATTGTTAATACCTAGGCCACCTTTATTGTTGGTAGCGAGAATCATTTTCGACATGTTTCATCATTTCCTTGAGTTTCTGGTAAGTCACAATTCCAGTACAAGCAGCAATCATAATAAACGCAGCTAGTATTGGTGCATGTGCTAATTGTAAAGCGATTACAGCGTGTACTACATTTGCGAATAGAACATGAACACATTTAACATCAAAATTCATAGTGCGTAGTACTGGTAAAATGGTTTCTAGCTCTTTGGGGAGTGGTTTGTTTTGTGATAATCTGTTCATTCCGTGCTGTGCGTTTAAATAGTTTCCGCTTGCAACAAAGAACATACATGCGACCCCCAACCAATACATAATTTGTACTGTTAGTGTGAAGCCAGATGCGGCGATTGCACCGAAGAAACAGATGCCTATTAGGTGACCGATGATTGCCATTATGGTATTTCCTCTTTAGTATATGGTTTTATTATTATATCACATATCATCCTTGTTGTCCCAGTTTTTTGCTGTTTTACGGTAAATACTTACATAACAAACAAAACAAAAGGGGATAAAAGGGATTATGAATATCAATTTTGATTCGGGTATGATTACGAAAATCCTAGAAATCTTCGCTGGAATGAGAACGTTCAAGGCAATAGCATTCGTTCTTTGCATTGTGTTTGGGTTTGTAGTATACAAAACTTCGGACGCTTGGATCAAGTACTTCGATAATACTCTTAACCATCAAACACAAAGTGAATTGTTTACACCTGCTAAGTCAAACATATCAAGTCTTGCTATTTCAAGTATTGATGTTATTATAAAGAAGTCGTTACAACAAAATAGTGATGATGTTGGTATGATTAGTGTTTACAAGTTTGTGCCTGACAATAATACATTCTATCAAGGGAGAGTATTAGTTACATCTGTAACGAACCCTGACACTAAACTTGATATATCAAAGTATCATGTGGATTCTGTTCCTATTAGTGCGTTTCGTGCTCAGACTAATACCTTGTTAAATGGGAAAATATATGCAGAGGAAATCGAAAAGATTTACACTACTTATATGGCTCCCGATAACGAGAAACGTGAAGAGTACCTTTCACCTATCAATTTCCCAGCTATCGTGAATGACGGAGCTAAGTATATGGTTTCAGTACCAGTACGCTACGCCAAGATCGAAGGTTATGTTTCTGTGTATTTCAAAACTGTTCCAAAAGATCAGGAAGAAATGGACAAATACATCGAAATAGCTAAAAAATTGGCTGGTGAAGTAGGATACTTCATCACATTCTAAGGAGATAACATGCTTAATTGTACAAAATCACCATTAAGAAAATTCTTAGCAATTATTGCTTCGGTTCTTTTTGGATTAGTAATTGTATTGAATATCAATTCTGTTAAGTCTACTGTTTCTGATTCCGTGATACCAATTGTACAAAAGCAAGTTGACCGAGAATCATACGAAATTGGAAAGATTAATACACTCTTCTCTACTATCGTTCAAGAAGATAGTACTATAAATTCCGTAGTACTGTTTAAATTCTTGCGTGATGAAGAAACTAAATTTTTCAAAGGTCATACGGGAATAACACTTGTTGATAGAAACGGCGTTGCCGATTTAAATTCACATGTATTTTCTCTAATTGATGACAATAACTTTATGCAAGAAATACTGCTCAACAAAGTCCATTACGAAAATATCAATTCTAAAATAAACCAGTGCATTAATTTTTACAAAGTCGGAACCCAATATTTTTGTGATGAATTTAAAAATGTAGGTCAACGCTTTAAAACAATTATCACTGTTCCTGTTATTGGCACTGATGGATACTCTGTACTTGGGTACGTTATGATAGTATTGAACGGCAAGCATGACAATACTGAAGTTCAGAAAATTGTCAACAGTGTTCGTTCTAAATTAGTAGAGGTTCAAAGTTCTTTAACTTACATTAATTAACAAAGGAGGCACATGCCTCCTTTTTTTTATTTCACAAATTTCTTTAGGTCTGGTTCGAAGAAACCTAAGCACTTCAAGATTTTGTGGTCATCTGAACGTTTAACCATCCAATGTTCTACACCTTCAACAGTCACACCAGCGACATATACGTTTTGGTACTTCTCATCACCTTGTGCTTGGCGAGTTGCAATAGCTGCTTCCGCTTCTTCTTTAGTACTTGCAAACTTGCTCATATTAGATTTGTGTACTTCATCAAATGCACCAATTAGGTCAACTTGAATTTCATTCGAGTACATGTAAACTTCTTTTACTATGTTTGATAGTGTTGTGCGAATCTTAGTATAATCACCAGCTTTATATCCAGCTTTAAACTCTAGTGCGTCATATTTTAAATCTTCAATTGTTCGGACCGTTATATGAGCAGGTGCTAATTTTCCGTTTGCCTTAGAATGTGCTGTGATTTCATCAGCATTCTCATTAATTGGCTCCATAATGGAAACACCAAAGGTTAATGCCGCACCGTATACAACATATAGGATATCACACATACCGTCTAGCATCCCAACAAGATCATCTCGCTCTGCACAATATGCAAACTCATTCTTACCAGTTATTTCTTCAGTGATTAGGCTGTAACGTAGATTGGCAACACCAAGACCAACACCAACTTGTTTAGTATGTGTATCCTGACCTGCAACTTTCATGAAGTTTGCAACTTGTGCCATTTGTTTTTTTACTGTAGACATTTATAAATCCCTTTACTTTTATTACTTACGATTCTTACGACGAGATGCTTTTGCCGTTTTATTAGCTTTACGGTTACGTTGTTTGATTTTCACGTTTTCTGCTTTCTTAGCATCTTTACGTGCATAGTAACCAGATAGTTGAGCAATAATTTTCTTGGAAAGCTCTAGGTCTTCCGGGGTTAGTTCATAACCAACTTCTTCAGTTGCGTTATCAATGCTTTCTTCTACCATTTCGTTTAGTGCGTTCTTATCCATTTTAAATCTCCTGTTATTATTAACACGTCTATTATATCACATTATTCTTCGTTTGTCCCAAGATCCGCTCGGAAAAATAGAATTTTATCCTGTGGGATTCTAGTCCCGTCTTCCAACATAATGCCGTTCGTGAAAGTACCGATAACTTTCCCAACAAGCTGAATGTTACCCTCTAGTACTATTGTGTACACTATGTCACCATAAAACTCAAATACATCATCCATAATTAATCTCCATGAAAAAGGGACGCTTTGTGCGTCCCGTATAACTTATAGTTCGAAGTCGTTAAATTCGTCTTCTTTAATGTCGTTGGTAATACCACCAATAATATAAGAACTGATTTCAGTTTCTTGTGGTGCTACTTGAACATCAGAACCGCTAATCCAATCTTGGGTCCACGGTAGTGGGTTGTTCTTAGACACACTGAATGGACATTTTACATTCACTGCACCCATACGCTTAGAACCAATCCAACGAATGTAATCTTTAAGGATTTGTGCGTTCAAACCAATAATGGAACCATCTTTGAATAGATAGTCAGCCCACTCTTCTTCTTGGCGAATAGCATCCATAAACATTTGTTGTACTTCGTCGTGGCATTCTTCTGCAATTTTAACAAAGTCTGCATCTTCTTTCTTGAGTAAACGTAGCATCATTTGGGTAGCTGCTAAGTGTAAGTTCTCATCACGGCAAATTAGACGAATGATCTTAGCGTTACCTTCCATTAGTTTGTTCTCTGCGAAAGCCCAAGAACATGCAAATGAAACATAGAAGCGAATACCTTCAAGAATGTTAATACTGTTCAAGCATAACCATAGCTTCTTTTTCAATTCGTAGTTACTAACAACAACAGTTTCACCATTAATTGTGTGAGTACCTTCACCTAGTAATTTATGTAGAGTACCTAATTGATCTAGATCATCGTAGTACTTAGAAATATCTTCAGCACATGATGTGATCTCAGGGATATCTAGCATAGTGTCAAATACTTCTGACGGGTTAGCATAGATGTTACGAATAATGTGGGTATAAGAACGACTGTGAATTGCACCTTCAAAGAAAGCCCAAGTCTCGATGAAGTTCTCTAATTCTGGTAGGGATGCATAAGGAAGTAGCATTAGGTTTGGGCCACGTCCTTGTACTGAATCCAATAGAATCTGACGTTTTAGGTTTGATGTGAAAATATGCTGCTCAATTACATTAAGAGAAGCGAAGTCAATTTTATCTTTAGACACATCAATTTCATCTGGTGTCCAGAAGAAACTTTTTTGTTGTTCAGTTAGTTTTTCTAGTGCTGGGTATTTCACCGACTCGAAACGCTGGATATCAACAGACTCATCAAAGAACATATTCTTTTCTAAGTGAGATTTATTGTTAATTTTAAATACTGACATTTCAATTTCCTTTTGATTATTTTATTCCGTTAAACAAAAGTCCCACATCATGTGGGACTCTTTAAATTAGATCTTGCAGCTTTCACAATCTTCTTCTTCAGGTAGATCTGGTAGAATAAATCCACCTTCTGTACTTTCGTGTTCTTGTTTGGCTAATTCTTTTTCGAGTGCTTCAATATCAATTTCACCACTACCATCATTTGTGTTCATATAATAAAGATTCTTTAGACCATACTTATAGCAGGTTAAAAGTTCTTTAAGTAGAAGACTCATTGGTAGTTTATTATCTGGGTGATGTTCAGGGTTGTAACTGGTATTAGCACTAATACTTTGATCAATATATTTCTGTAGTACACCACAGATTTTAATATAACCAGAGTTGTCGGTTTGTTCCCATAGTAGTGTGTATTTGTTCTTCAATTTCCCAATCTCAGGAACAACTTGTTTTAGGATACCATCTTTAGATGCTTTCACAGAAACAAGACTACGAGGTGGTTCAATGCCGTTAGTACTATTACTAATCTGTGCACTGGTTTCTGCTGGCATTAGTGCCATTGTTGTTGCGTTACGAATGCCGTATTTCGCAATATCTGCACGTAGAGTTTCCCAATCCATTTTTAGTTCAGTACCTACTAGTTCGTCAACTGACTTTTTGTATGTATCGATTGGAAGTACACCATCGGCGTATTTTAGTTTGTCAAACCATTCACATTTGCCTTTCTCTTTAGCCAACTGCACAGAAGACTTGATTAGGTAGTAAGACCATGCTTCAGCCCATGTATTGATGGTTGCTAAAGCTCCATCATCGTAACGTAGGCCGCGTTTAGCGAGGAAATACGCAAGGTTGATGATTCCCACGCCTAATGGTCGATAAGCTCGTGTGGCTCGTTCTGCGTGGATTACGGGGTAGTCTTGATAATCTAGTAAGGAGTCTAATGCACGAATAGCTAGATCACAAGCATTTTCCATATCTTCTGGTTTGTCAAAGTTACCCCAGTTGATTGCACTTAGAGTACAAAGGCTGATTAGTCCATCTTCGCCACTGTTTACATCATCAAAAGGAACAGATGGTAGTGCGATTTCTTGGCATAGATTACTTTGCTCAATTGGTGCTAAATCTGGTTTGAATGTTGAATGTTCATTAGTTAAATCGATATTCTGAATATAGATACGACCCGTTTCTGCACGTTGTTGCATTAGGCTAGTAAACACATCAATAGCTGGTACTGATTTCTTACGAATACTACTATCAGCTTCATATTTTTCATAAAGACGTTTGAATTCTTTTTGATCAGCACAGAATGCATCATATAGACCCGGTACATCTGACGGCGAGAAGAAAGTAATGTTTCCACGTTTAGTTAGACGTTCATAAAGAAGTTTGTTTACTTGGAAGCAATAGTCACTTTGACGAACACGGTTAAATTCAGTTCCTTTGTTATTCTTTAGTACTACAAGGTTTTCAAATTCTAGATGCCATAGTGGGAAGTGAATAGTTGCTGCACCACCACGAACGCCACCTTGTGAACATGATTTAACGGTTTTAGTACTTGCTGAAAGGAATGGAATCAAACCTGTATGTACTGCGTCACCACCACGGATTTCAGAATCTAATGCACGAACACGCCCGTAGTTAATACCAAGACCTGCTTTCCGGGAAATATAACGTAGGATAGCGTGGTTTGCTGCACCGATACTGTCAAGACTGTCACCAACGTTTAGTACCACACAGGAGCTAAACTGGCGTGTATTAGTACGTAATCCAGCCATGATTGGGGTTGGAAGACTAATATCAAAATTACTGATTGAATCGTAGAAGCGTTTAACATAGCTCATACGTTCTTCTTTATTATACTCCATGAATACAATTGCTGCAATCATCATGTAAGCCATTTGTGGAGTTTCGAAGATTTTTTTACTTACGCGGTTCTTGACAAGGTATTTTCCTTCCCATTGTTTCATTGCAACAAAGGTAAACTTGTCATCACGTTTGTGTTTGATATATTTTCCCATTTCTTCAATTTCAAGTAATGAATACTTTTCAAGAATTTCTGGATCATATAGTTCACGGTCAACCATGTCTTGGACATGTGTGGAGAATTTAGTAGGTTCATAATTACCATATACGGTTTTACGTAGTGAGTAATTTATAAGACGACCAGCAACGTATTGGTAGTTAGGGGCATCAACTGAAATTAGTTCAGAAGCTGCTTTGATTAGAATATCATGAATCGCATTAGTTTCAATTCCTTCAAAGAATTGTAGTTTTGCTCGAACTTCGATTTCAGAAACGGAAACACCGCTTAAACCTTCACATGCGAAAAATAGAATTTGGTGAATTTTTTCTAGATTAAGTGCTTCCTTTGCACCACTACGTTTAGTAACGTTGAACATTTGACTTCCTTGTGTTAATTATTTTAGTTTCGTATTTAGGGGGAATAAAAAGGCGGGATTCGCCTTTTATTGCTCGTCCCACCCTCTCATAACAAATTCAAGTGTGATATTGCTAGAACTTCTATTACTAATTGAAATAGTAAGACGTTTTGTAGCAGTGTCGTATGATGGTTGTTGAAAATCTAATGCAACAATTCCATCAGCTTTATTAGTATTATTCTGTTGTGAAATTAAAACACGTGTTGTGTTAAATGCCACAATCTGTACACTTCCAGTTTCTAATAGTTGGTTACTATCATATGCAATATATTCGATAAACGCTCGTGACGTTGTACGAACAGTAGTGGTAGTTACTGTGTTTGCTGGTAGTGGTAGAATATTGGGTTTGTTAACGATACCGTTAATAATTTCCCACGGTGTGAACTCAGTAATGATTTCTACGTTTTCTTTGCCGCTATTCGGTGCGTTAGTCCAATTACGACCCGCAACAATAGAAGCGGGTTCTGATGAACTAGGTAAACCAATGAATACACGACCTACGTCAGTACTGAAACCTATTTGGCCTTTCGCAAGTGCATCTGGTAAATCACGTTGTTTACCAGAGCGAACTTGTTGTAAGGCAATTTGTTTTTGTGCCATAACTAAATCTCCTAGATTATTATAGGATTATTTAGCGTTTTTTGCTTCAGCTTTAACCACTGAAATACGTTTCTCGATTAGCTCAGAGATTAGAGTACTATCAACTGCATCAAGAATTGGTTTAGGAACTTCAGCTTGTAGGAGTTTGATGTATGGTTGGAATGACTTGTAAGATTTAGTATCTAGAACTTGTACAATTGTTTCAACATCAGCTTTATCTGATTCTACTCGAACGATTACAACTTCATCTTCTTGTACTTCTTCAACGATGACTTCCTGTTGAATTTCTTCTTGTACAATAATATGTTCTTCAGTATTCGTTTCATAAACTTCAGCAACTGCTTCCACATTTACTTCAACTGAACTTGTAACATCTTCTGTCATTAGATCTGCTAGTACTTCAGCGATCTCAGCAGCGGATTTACCACCACGTGCTTTTACTGTTTTAACGCCATCAATTAGACGTTGTGAAATTGGTAGTGCATCTAGTTCTTCTTCGCTTAGTAGGATTAGTTCATCCATCACATAGCCTTTACTTTCTAGTGCTTTAATTGTAAAAATATCTTCTTTCATTGCTCTATTCATTCTTGTATGTCGCCTCTCATAATATAGTATTGTTCAACACGTGCAATCCAGCCAGCTTTTGCATCTTCAAAATCCTGACCTTCAATAACGAATTCTTGGTATTTTAAATTATTTGGATCATCTCTGACACAAATAAAAATAACACCTCGATTGATATTAGTACCGAACATTTGATTATGTGCTAATGCATATGCTGCACATTGCAATCGGTAATTCTCAATCTTATCCCATTTCTTTGGTTTACGAGAGTTCTTATAGTCCATTATTGTTGGAATGCCATCATGTACTCCAACTAAGTCGGTAGTACCAGCCCAAAGTCCTTCGTAGAATAAAGGAACTTCTTGACCCCATACTTCATTGATTTTAGGCCATGCGTTCGCTTGAACACAATCTGCCATTTTACGGGCTAGTACTCGTATAGGCATTCCACCCATATGATCTTCATCCCCAATCAATCTTCGTTCTAGATTCTCGTGCATGAATGTACCAATGGTACAGGCTTCTTGTACGATTTCATCTGCTTTCGCATCTCCGACGAATGCTCGCCACTGTTTTAATCCTTCATCATCTGAGGTTGCACTCAAGATGGTTGTAACTGACGGTAGGTTCCCGGTTGGAGTAGAATAAAGGCGACCTTCTGGGCCGCCCTCAATACGATCATAACCGAGATAAGTGTACCGATTCGTCATAGGTGGTATGTACATCCGTTGTACTCCTATTATAGCACATTATTTCTGTTTTGTCTCAAGTTTTATTGTTTCATGTTGCTGCTTGCAGCTTTTGTAGCCATATCTGATACGACTTCTTCTGAACTCTCACCCTCTTCGCTGGTGCTATCATCAGCACCATTGAATGTTACCATATCAGAATTAGCATCTGACACGAATGGTAGTTCATTCAAAATGTCCATCATCACATTGTACGGTACATCAATATTAGTACGTTTCTTAATTTCACTAATTAAGGATTGAACACTAACATTTTCACGACCAGTCGCAACAAGAGATAGAGCAATACTCATAATCATGTTGCGAATGTCTTTCGATGGAGCATCTTCAGTTAATTCACTGAATCTCATACTCTAACCTTATTTGATGATTTTAATTACACGTTTTACTTTGGATTCGTTTTCAGTTAGCCATTGCTTCATTTCAGTCTTGGACTCAAAGAATTTAGTACCTACAGTACCTTTGTGGCTTTCCATTTTAACACCGATACGTGGTTTAACGCTTTCACGCATTTCACGTTCAGCGGGAACTGGCTCTACCATATCATCGTTAAAATCAGCATCTGCTTCAAAATCAAAATCTGGAGAATCAATATCCATTGATACATCTTCAGTACCACCTAGACCAGCATCAGTACCACCGATATCAGAGATTTCGGGAGCACTGGTAATATCACCAGTTAGTTTTAGAGTTTCAGTACTGATTTTGTCCTTAACATCCATTAGAGTTTTAACAGTATGATCAAGTAGACCACTAATGTTATTACGGAATGCATCAGCATGTTCAACACCATGTTCTGCTTTAATACGATCAAGTAGTGGACCTAATACGTCAACACCCATGTTATTAATTACTTCAGCTTGACGCTGTAGTTTATCTACGATTTCGCCCTTAACAGCAAGTACGATTTCTGCTTTTTCGATATTGGATTCTGTCAACTGAATGAAAGTCATTGCATCAGCTTTAGTCTCAGATTCCATCATTTTTTTGAATTGTTTAGACATTTCTCATTTCCTTATAAGAGTAATTCCATTTATTTACTAATGTAACCTTCTTTCTTCAAAAAGGTTAGTACTCGTTCTTTCAACTTGTACGCTTCCGCTTTCTTTTCAGCAATGATTATATCTAAATCTTTTGCATCATCATAGCGTGATTCTTTTAGAACCTTATTGCGGTCTTTCGCTGCTTTAATACCTTCATTAACTACTGAAGTATATTGCAAACCAGAACTTATAATACCAAGAATTTTAGTATCAGTTATCATCTTACCCTCATTAAGTAATTTAGTGAGAGCAAAAGCTGCTTCATACATCATGATACCATCCATAATTTTTTGACCACTATGGTTTGATTTAATAGAATATATTTTAGTACTCTTAGTACCTTCTACAATACTTTCAACCAATGACCAATTAGAACTTGGAGTTCCAGTTGGAACATAAGAAGATTGTGTATTCATATTATGCACATGTGTTACTTTAGGTGCAGAGTAACCATAATCAATTCCATTTTCACCGGGAATTTGACCATAGATACTATCTAATTGTTCTTGTGCTTCCCAATCATCATATTGATATCCTTCATTTACTGGAATGGATTTGATGTTATCAGGCACAGCATTTTCTGGAGTTGTTAGATTCCCATAGGATAATCCAATATCATTAAGACTATGTAATAAATTCTTGGTAGCATCAAACTGTTGTTGTGATGGTCCAGCTACATTAGTCCCTTCTTCAATATCGTTTAAAGAACCTAATATATCAGCAAAAGCGTTTACTTCATTACGTTCAATCATTTCTTCTCCTTAACTGGTGTATAATATTCTTCTTCATCGAATTCTACTTTATTTAGAACACCACGAGAGACTAATTTTTCAGCCAATTCTTGATAGTAATCGGGGACGAGTTCAACTTTAACCCGCCCCATAGATTTGATTTTACGAAGTACTCTATACTCTTCGTTGGATATAATTACAGAAAAGCCATGTTCGTTTTTGGCTAGTCTCATTATCTTCCTCTCATGCGTGTGCAGAAATCAATAATTTGGTCAATCATATCATCACCTGCTTGTGTTGCGTCATTACCGAGAGGGCTTTGTTCACCACTTACATCTTCGACATTAGAACTAACTGCATTATCAATTGCTTGACGAATTTCACCCATTCCAGCAGCAGTATTTGAAAAAGTACTTGGACCGCCACCAATATTATCATGACCTGATGGTGGACCCATTACTTCGTCATTAGCTTCTTGTGGTGAAAGTTCTTCTTTAATATTAGTCTGACCCTGTTGTTGAACAGTTTCAACATCATCTAAACTATAAACACCCAATTGATTTGGTTGATCTTGGTCTTTAGTAACGACTAAAGTTTGTTGAGATGTTGGTCCCGGATCAATACCCACAACTGGCTCAATTTGCTGAGTACCCTGTTGATTACCCGGTACTGAAACTTTAAACGCAGAGTTGTTGGCATTACGCTGAATATCAGCTTGCTTAACTTTAGCCTGTGTTTGTGGGTTTACTTGTTGCTGTTGTGTGGTGGTATTACGACCAACAATTTGATTGGCACGTAAGTTGGACATTAAATCTTCATATACAATAGTTTTTAGCTCTTGTAATGTCAAGTGTTCAGTACCGTGAATCATACCTTCGATTGTATTGTAATGTTCAATGAGTTCATCTGTTCCCATATCGTTTACAATATTGATACTTTCATCTTCAGTGATTAAGTTTGCACCAAAGTGACCATAACTCTCATGAGTTCTGGATTTATATTTTTGTAAAATTGATAGAATGCTTCTATTGTCAGAATTATCCATAGCTTGATTAAGTGATACGTAATCACCTGCATCCATACTATCTAAAACTGGAGTTACATCCATCTGCAAACCATTCGCATCAGCGAACTTTTGCAATTCCGTTGCGGTTTGTTGAATATCCATTTGTATTTCCTATTAGAACATTGTTTATTTAGAAACAGTAAATGTCTGTTTACTAATACTAAGATTTCGAGTTGACGAAACCATATTGAATCGTGTGATTCTGGTTTTGTTAACAGTAGTTGGAAGTACTAATGGTATTCCATTTACGTTGATATGAACATCAACTGGTAATGCGAACTTGAAAGTACTTACAATGCATTTACCCCACGAAGCAGGTAAACCATAAAATTCAGAATTATTCCCTTTGGACAAATCAACTTCATCTTTAACTACGCTTACCATCATTGGATAATCGTATTCCATTACTGAATCAACAATCCTTGATAGGTTCATTGCACCAGTGAATTTTCCGTCGATTATTGCGGGAGTACTACCATCACCAATATCCACAATCGTATTAATCGTGTAAAAAGTGTATGGTTTCATTCTTTATCCTTCTTGTCCTTCATTTTAACTTCTGTGTAACCACCAAAGATGTTTGTCGCTGGTAATCGTTTTAGAAGTGGAAAGTGTAATCCAGAACTAACAGATGCAATATTACCTGCACTTGTTGCTCCAGAAGAAGCATTCTCTTTGAGTTTCTTACTCATCTAATCGACCTCCCTTAGATTGTCGTTTTTCATCAAGAGCAATGTTATCTAAACCACGTTGGAACTTTTTATAGTCCCGATTTTTGATACTTAGAAACAAACGCTTCTTTAAATCTTCTGCATCGTCTTGATTGAATTCCGTATCAATATACTCAAGCAGGTAAATCACGGAATTAATAGCGTTATCCGCTTTAGAACTAAATTCCTGTAATTTACCTTTTTCCGGCGTATAGTTAAAGATACTATCAAGAAGTGTTTTCTTTTCACTAGACATGTATTATTTCCTATTCAATAAACTCCTGATGGCAAGCTGATTCACATTGTTCTTGCTTGGATCATTTGTTGTATTTATTCCAGTAGAAATAGAAGTATCTTGAATACCGGGAGATTGGGCCGCAGGTATAGAAACAGGGTCAGGAACGCTCTGTGACTGTGCCTGAGTAGCTTGGAAGTGAGAGTGTAGCATCTGCATTGGTGTTTGCTGCTGGGCCACTGCTGGGCCGCTGACTGCGTTTCCACCACCAATTGGGAATGAACCCATATGCTTGAAGCCGAAGCCGTCTAGTTCCATTTGCTGTACCGTGATTGCATGGTCGAGTACTCGTAGGCTATCGATATTATAAGACATACGTAGACGAGAACCAACTGCACCACTGTTACGAGTTTTCTGGAAGTCAAACCACATTTCACCAGTTTCGCGTTTTGCCTCAATGTAAATTACGTTATCCGCAGTATAGATCTTAGAAATACCACCAGCGATTTGACTCTGTGATTTTTTCTCTTCACTAATACCACTACGGTTAAACTGACAAGCAGTTACAACAGTAATATCCATTTTCATTGCGAGTGCACGTAATTCTTCCGAAACGAATTTATCTTTAACAAATGCGTTTGATGCATCGTTCGGCCCACAACGATCAGAAGTTAATAGATCAAGATAATCCACACAAACATAATCTAGCTTTAGGCCAGTTTTAATTTGTAGTTCACGAAGATAACTTTCAATATCATTCACGGTCGTAACTGATTCAGGCATACGTTTAATACGTAAAGAACCACTAGTCTTCTCTTCCAATTTAATCTGAATACTTGAGTTTTCAGGGGAAGATTTTAACTCTTGGCCTTTCTTGTTTACCATCATTGAATAGATACGTACTGCTACTAGTTCCTCTGCTAGTTCTAGGGAAATATATGCCCCAACCTTCCCTTGCTTAGAGAAGTTTACTGCCAAGTTCTGTAGTACTACAGACTTACCACCACCAGATGCTGCCGCAAAGATTTCAAGTTCTTGACGACCGAAACCACCTTGTAGTTTAAAGTCTAATGTTTCCCAACCAGTTTTGAATGAACCTTGATTGCTATTCAAAGAGCGAATAGTTTCTTCTGGGTTTTCATATACATCTAGACCCAATTCATTCTGTACGGTTACTAACATAGCTTCTCGAATCAGTTCTTCGATACCACCATATTTCTTTTGGTTTACTAATTCCATTCCTTTTTGTACTGCGAGTGCTAGTGCTTTATGACGACAGAATTCACCAATATCATCAAGTACTGATTGTTCATCAATTGCTTGAATCTTTTCGTTTCTGTAAAGAAAGCCACCTTTCATCTCAATATCACTAAGGGATGGACTTGTACTATATTTTTGTGCATGTTCGTGCACAAAGGTAATGCTATTATGGAATTCTTTATCAAAATATTCAGGTTTTAAGATGTTCTTGCATCGTACAAATACATCTGGATTACTGAAGACCTTTGATAGTAGATATAGTTGATAGTTAATTCCATATTGTTTAACGTCCGTGTTTACTAAGCTCATTCTAATTCCTCAAATCCATTTGCCTTTTTGTACTTCAATAAGGAACGGGTCATCTATAATACTTTCGTGAATTAACTTCACACAGAATAACCGTCCGTATTTTGCACATGCTTCGTCTAAATCTTTTACGTGGCGAATCCCTCGCCCGTCTGTTGTACGTACAGTACCGTAATCTGGACACGCAATACTAAAGCCATGCTCCAATGCTTGCTCGATTGCTTTAATACCATCCTTATCACGATCTGGTACAATTACTATCTTCTTACCTTTTTCTTGTGCAGCCTTTAATAATTCAATTTGGGCTTGCTGTAATTGATAGTTGTTTGCAGATACACCACACATCAACGCTGCGTCGATTGGTCCTTCTGCTACCAATATAACTTTAATTCTATCATCATTGAGTAAATCAAAGTTATAAAGAAGGCTAGTGCTTACTTGATTAACATAGCGATAATTGCTATCTACCTCTTTGTGCCTAGCCGTATAACCTATAATTTCACCATGCATATAATACGGTATAATGAACCTATCATACATACGATGTTCTTTTGCAGGACTCCAATATAAATCCAAATCAATTAAATATGGATTACGTTCATGTACTGCGTTTAACACACTTAGGAATTGTTCAGGTATGTTATCTTCTTGTACCCATTGTGCAAAACTCTTTGCTCCTTGGGGTAATTCTCTTTTGGTGATTCGTTGGAACAATTTATTAGTTGCTGATTCCTCAACTTCATAATCACCACTCTTAACCATTTCATCAATGAACAGTTTAAGATATGCAATGTCTTTATCTGATGCCCCATATGAAACGAGCAACGTTTCAAAGTCGTTGCTCATATATCTACCGGGTGACCAGTTTACTTTAATACCACAGTTGAAACAGTTATATCCGATCCCACCATCGTTATTAAATACGTGATTTCCACGTTGTCGTGTGTCCGGTCTTGGTTGTCCACGGAAAACACAGGCAGGGCAGTTATGATGCTTCCATGCACCCATTGCTGGGACAGGATCTTGCATCAAGTTCGCCGTAATAATTTGAACCTGATTCATAATTTTATCCTCGCTTGTACGTTGATTATATCACATTTTGTCAGGTTCATCCCAAGTTTATCGTCTGATTAAAATCTTTGGTACAGTCAACAATGGCTTGTACTCTTTAACAATCTCCGCTGGTGGATAATGCACAATTTTTGGTGGAATGCAACATACAACACGAAGCCACATGTAATTCCCTTTAAAATTGAATGCTTGAATACCATCGATACTCCGTGGTATACCATGTTCATCCCATCCACTTTCAATGTATTCTTGACCATCAAGTTTGATGATAAACCATTTATATTCCTCGCTATCAATAGGGGAATTATTTGCCAAACATCCTTGGAGTTGGATTCTACCAACGAAATTCTTGAAATAAAATGCAATAGTACTCAACCCATCAACTAAACCGTACTGAGCACCAGCAGGAATAGATGAAGAACGCATTACGTCGAAATCACCCTTAACACCATTGGCGATAGGTTGACGCTCTTTGTGTGCTACTGGAAGCCAAGATGAATTTTTAGTATCACTAATCTCTTGCGATGCTACAAATATCGGAGCAGCTTGATCACTGATAATTAAATCAGAACTTGCTTCAAAGTTCAATCCTGTATATAAAAATTCATTTGATTCTACCAAATCACCATTGAGTTGTACTTTGTGGATACTCCATCTGTACTTTGATCCGGGACTCAAATCTTGAATTACACCAGCAGGTACTACACAACCGTAATACACTTTTTGCTTGTTACTTAATGTAGGTCTAGCTTGACCTGATTCTGATACCCATGATGGAAGAATCTTTTCTAATACTACTTCAAAGATCTTCGTGTTATTCCGGGCATCAAATATTGTGAAAATTAAAAACTCATCTTCTTTTAGTAAGGTATACTTACCGTCAGCATTGTGTACTGAAAAAGAGACTGAGTTATTTGCACCTCTGTAAATCGTTACCTTTTCTTGATTGAAAGGCATGTTAAAGTTGCCAAGAGCAACCTGATTGTTTGTAGGGTACGTATAAACGCCATAATGTGCCATAAGTTTACCTCTATAAATACTATGTACTTTTAAACTATATAATATTTATGGGAGTCTCATTGATGACTAAAACTTACCCGCCGTATGTAACAGTACTGGAACATGACGGTAAAATGTATTATGGGATTATAAAGATTAGAAGTAAACAATATACAACTTTATACTGTTTCCACTTAATGGAAGAATCCCAACAGAAAGAGTTATTAACATTATCGGATTCTTGGTGGTGGGGGTTCAATCGTGCAATTCCAATTTGTCTAGCAATGCAAGAGGAAATGGAAGTCTTCGAAGAACACACATTACGATTTAATACTGATAGTGTTACATTTCTGTCCGGTCCCTCAATATCATTGAGCGACCTTCCAACAAAACGAATCAAACGCCGAAATATTACCCTCAAGAAGAAGAAGTAAGATGCTCAACTAATGCATTAAGCTGTACTACTATCATGTGACTATACGCATATGCGTGAGGTTTTTTGAAGTAACGTAGCTTATTACCTTCTCCGTCAAGCCCAATTGTACTATAATCCCATACCGTAGCCAATACCTCATTCCAACTATTCATACTCTGGCAATGCCTTTTACCCGGACGAATCATAGCAATAAAGATTGCGAGTTCATCAATACTACTTGGTTTCCACACCTGCAATAATGCAATGTGTTTTTTAATCTGAGATAGTTGCTCAACGATTTCCGGTACTAATAATAAAGACCAATCAGGTTCTCTTGCCATTAATTCTTTTAAGTGTTCACGATCTCGAACATGCACATATGCCGATTGCGATAGTATATCAACTTTTTGATATCCTAACCTTTCGGCTTCTTTATATGCAATGCTTGCATATCCACTAACCGGGTCTACTGGAATGTTATCAAAGTGTATCCCACTTTTATGTACTTGCATTCCGTTCTCAGTAATCCGTTCAACACTTCGAACACATGGAAGTTGGTCAATAACTTCTTTTGAACTTCGAACGTCTATATCAATATCCGTTCTGGCTTTTCTATAAGTAGTTTCCATTTAACTTTCTCTTTAATTCGTCAACCTCACGTTCTAGGCTGCTAATTGCTTGTGACATGGAACTGATGACACGAGTTTGAGTATTAACTGTTTTCTGAAGATGTTTAATATCTTTAAACTGCTTCTCCTGCATGTTAATTACTCCTTGTATATGTCCTGCGTCCATGACTCTAAGGGTTTGGTTTCCGAGTGTAATCTCGGTGACATGTGCTTCTCGAAGAAGTTTAATCTCCTGTTGCACTGAATCTTTTTCTTCAGTCTTGCTTTCATTTACTGCTGTTTTTGGTGTGTTATAAACTGTTGAAGAACCTTTTGGTGGGTTCTGACTGTACATATTACTCATAGTCCTGCCTCTGTTAGAATTGCACGAATATCATTACAATCCTGTGTGTACTTTAATTGCTTACGTTGGTAGAAGGTAGGATCAATGAAACGAACTATGTAATCTAGTTCTGATGGTGAAAGCCTTGATAGTAAAGCATTACCTGATTCTGGACGGCTGATGAAAATCAACCAAGGAGATATTTTTCCACACTCTAGCCATTGAATTGCACGTACCGGGCTGACTTCGTGAAAGAAGTTGGTCCAATCGCTTTCTGTTATTTCAGCCCACTCTACGAGTGCTGGAATAGAACGTTCAATTGCTCTGCGGGGATGTTCATCACGAAGACATTTGATAATCCACTCTTCTAAAGTTTTGTGCGTCATCCATTCATAAACTGGTTTACCAGAAGTAAGAATTTCATCAACGAACTTTTCCTTCTCTAGTATATCATTCTGTAAAATGTATTCAGCGAATTTGTAGAATTCATTAAAGTACTTTGACTTAATGAAATGCATTAGTGGTTCTTCCTTTTTACCAATGCTCAATTTATGTTTATTCATGAATTCCATGTATAAACGAAAAGCCTCCCGCATTTCGCGAGAGTCTCTTTGATTGTATCGGTCACGTTTTTCACATTTATGTGTCATGACCGTTTCTTCTCTTTTATATTCTTTATTACAGAACCCACATTTGTATGTGGGTGCTTTCTTAGATAAACTAAATTGTTTTGCCATATTTCTCACACTCTGTTTTGAATTGTTTTAAAAAGTTCTTCTTATCACTATCTTGGAAACCATAATCTGTCAATAGTTCAGTGAAAGATTCTTTTGTATAACTTAGGAGAAGTATTTTATATTCTACTTCATTAAGTTGGTTTGCTACCAATTCGGATTGCGTTTTCTTTATAAGGTCAAACAAGTCTTTGTTGACGTTCTTCAATCCTTTCGGGAATGGCAACCATGTGTGTGCTTGCTTCTGACCACCAATAAGAGATGATACAGAACAAAGCAAATTATACACCAATTCTGGTGAATTCTGCAAATCCCACATTCCATCATTAACCATGTTATTAAGCATAATTAGTAAGTACTTGTAGGTTGTGCTGTCAACTAGAGAAACAATCTCATAGCCTGTGCAGTTAAATTCCTTCATTTCTTGAATTAGTTTATCTGCACTAGCTTTATCTTTAACTGAAAATTTGATACGCCAATCATATTGGGAATGTTGATACTTAGCAACACCGATACATTCAATTCCTTGGGTTTTGAATTCTGCACGTAATTCATTAAGTGCTTCTTTACCACCCTTAGCCCATTTACCAAAGATTGCTTCAACCACCTTTGCTGAATAAGTTACTTGCATAGAATCATCAAGTGAACTAATCCAACGTTGAATTACATAAGGTTGAAAACTTTTCTTTTCATTATCGCTTAGTGTTTCAAAATAACCATATTGTGCTGTATCAATTTTTTCTAGTAATAGATTCATGTCTAGCTCTATTTTCTTTTCTACTTCATAAACTTCAGTACTAGATTGTTTTGTGCTGCTGAAATCAAACATTATTATATCCCCAAGTAAAGGTCTGGTATCTTTTCGTTTTCATCGGCAAAGAATACACACTGAGGATTAAACCCAGTAGTTAATGGTACTGCTAATAAATTCTTGCGTTGTACCATTGGCATCTGCCATTTAGTTGTTAGTGTAAACACTCGGAGTACTTTCACAGTTTCAAACCGTGCATACATCGAGCGAATAGGATTATATACATATGCTTTTGGATCTTTCATATTCAAGATGTTTTCAATAGTACACATCTCTACCATTCCGGTATCTTCATCACCTAATAGGATTTGCCATCCTAATGGTACTTGAATAATTTTATCACCAATTTGTAAGTCTGCACTTAGACTATTGAACGAAACCGTATGGTTAATGGGTCGGAAGTAAAAATCCGAATCTCCGTGGTCGCTCAAATCTAATACGCAATACATTTCTTCTGGGATCTCATCGGATACCAAATCCATTTCATACGCATAATTTTCGGGAGTTAATATTTGCATGATACCTCCTAGTAGTAATCATTATCAGCGTTGTAGTCATATTCATCCTGATAATCATCTTCATCATCATCAGTAGAACCAAAGAACTCCAATCCGTAAGTCTCACATACTTCCTGAATTTTATCAGTGTCAGTATCAATGTAAGCATCAAAATTACCCGTAATACTAACTACATCGACAAATGTCTTTGAGTCAGTACTTGCGTAAATTACGTCATATTTTACTTTGCCAAGGTGTTCGGCAAAACGATTCTGTATTTCATAGATATTAATCCATGCATCAGCATCGCTGTAGCAACGATAAACATAGGTGTCTTCTGTTTCAAGCTCTGCAATAAAGTCTACAGAAAAAACCATGTCATCAATCAATGATTCCTCGTTAATCAAGGAATCGATCTTCTCTAAAGTTGCGGAGTCGCCAATAAAGGCGATACAAGATCGAAGTTCCATTTTCTAAATTCCTTTTTAGTTTTGTTACAATTCTATTATATCACATTTTTTGGGATTCATCCCAAGTTTTGCCAATCTGGAACGTCAATCACGTTATACGGATATTGTACTTCTTTGTAGTAAGCAATACGTTCTCTAGAATGTTTTGCTGAATATTTGTTCGAACCACTTATATCATAAATTTCAACATGGTCTTTATCTTCAGCACGGCGTAATCCACGACCAATACTTTGTATTGTACGAACAAAAGATTTACCCGGCTCTATTAGTACTACATTATATAATCGACTAATACTGATACCAGTACTCGCAACTCCATAAGTAGCTATTAGAATCTTATTGTCAGCCCAACGAATTTCACCGTATGATGCTTCACGATCTTTCTTCTTCGTATTACCACGAACAAATTCAGACTTAGGAATACCAAGGAACTCACATAATAGTTCACCAGCTTCAAGTCTGTCAACCAAAACTAATGTGTTACCCCCTTCCGCAATTGCTGCTATGAGGGTTGCAACGTACTTCATCCTGTCTCTGTCAGTCACTAAGAACTTCATTTCTTCAGGATACGTAGCAAATTTCAAATTACTCTTTAGTTTTATACAGTTCACATTACAAGTACTCAAGATATTTTTATCTTGTAGTTCTTTAGCAGTAATTGTGTAAATGATATCACCAACATTACATTTGATTTTTGCTGCAAGTACAGGGTCTTTCGGGATTGTCCCGGTCAAGCCCCAACGCAAAGGAATCTTACCCATTACCTGCCCTAGAACGGCCTGTAACGCGTCGGCAGCACTTGTGTGTGCCTCATCCACCATCACACATACAACGCCGTCTATGAAGTCGTGTACGTCTTCCTCGGTCAATGCAACTTCCCCGGCTTTGGTTTTCTTCCAAAGGGAGTTTAAAGATTGCCACGTGGTTATTGTGTGCTGATGGCCTAATTCTTTCTTGCCACCATAAAACACACCAGCATCAAGACCACACATTTCATAGTCATCGAAAGTCTGTTGAACGAGGTCAGTACTTGGAACAATAACAATACTGCGTCCGTACTTCTCTACGCTCTTAGATAGTGCTGCTGTGATTAGGGTTTTACCACTACTTGTACTCGCTAGAAGTAATCCGTGGTGGTTTTGTAAACATGCATTTACTGCGTTTACTTGGTGTTCACGTAGAACGATTTTTTTACCTTCCATGTGGTGACCCACAGGAAATTCAACGTCATTGAAGATATTCTCATCAATTGGGTCAAATTGCAAATCAAACTTGATTCGCTCATCGATAACATCAATCATGACGTTATGTTTTTCTAGAAGAGGCAATAGCTTATCTAGCATGTGATAGTAAGTACTACCACCCATGTTCATAAAGTTTACTTTACCATCCCAACGCCCCATTCGACCAGCAGGGGTGAATCGGGCATAAGGAAGGACATATGAAACTTCGTTGATCATCTTGTTTCTAAGTGAGGGTTCTAACCCCTCAAACTTACAGTTTACTTCATCCTGAAGTATTAGTCTACAAACTCCACTCATCCTTGAGTCCTTTTACATCAATTAGATCTTTCAGCGTATTCGCATTCAATACTGTGAGCCAAATCCACATCGTAGTTTGGTAGGTCTGAATTTAGAATATCACTATTAGTTATCATCCAGTTCAAGTAGTTCAAAGGAACATTCTTCATGAGTTCTCCTTTGTGCTTACCAATTGGCATCACTTGATAACGATAAGGTTTGTTACAGAATGCAATAACTTGTTCACCAATATCTTGGTTAGGGTCAATCTCACCACGTTCAATACAAATCTCAACCAATTTGATTAGTACTTTGTAGCACATGAATACGTCATCTTTAGCGGCATGTGCATTGATTGGGCGGTTGACAGTTTTATGCAAATCATATTTGAACCACAAGTAACTTAGCTTGAAGTTCTCATAAGACATGTCTTCGGCAAATAGTTTTTTTGCTAAACGTAAGGTGCAAATCCACTTGGTTTTACCTAGCATGTATTCTGGGACTTGTCCCACATGTTGACGGTGATTTTGAATATACATATCACGGTCGAAATCTACGTTGTGGCCTACATAGAATTCACGAGCCAAAAATAGTTGGTCGATATTTTCAATATCATCTTTATAAGTTCCACAGTCAGCCAAGTCTTCGTCAGTAATAAAGTGTACTGAAGAAGCAATAGCAGGTACTGGAATACTTGGTTTATAACGTTGAGTATAGTTTGCGATATCATCAATACCATCATTCGCACTCATTGGGAATGAAGCACTGAATTCAATGATTTCGGCATTCTCATCAACACCAGTTGTTTCAGTATCGTTTACTATTACTTTCTGTAGAAATTCATCCATCTTAGTCATAAATTGTTCTCAAAAGAAAAGGACGCAGAATTGCGTCCTTAATAAATTAGTCTAATCTTGCATCTTCAATGCCAGCCGTTCTTAGTTTAACAATGTTGTTTAACTGGAACGCTTTCATTTCCAATGACTTTACAATACTTGTGTATTGGTTACGAATATAAGCTACTTCGTTTATTAGCTCGTTAAGTTCAGCAACATCTTTGTCACCATCAACATAACGTTTACAATCTGAACTAGATAGTTGACGCTTATAATGTTCCAAGAAGTGTTTAAACTTCTCTGTCTCTATCTGTTTAAGTTCAATCTCCAATACTTCTAGTACTGCTTCAAGTTGTTGTAATTGGCTATATCGGGTTTCATGCCAAGCAGGTAATTGCTGTGCAACTTTTTCAATAACGCCGATTGCTTTTACTTCACGGCGAGCCTCTTCAAGCTCACCATCATAATAAGTAATCATATCAACAATCTTGGATTTATCGTCTTTAATCACCCAGTGCCAAGGTCGCATTATTCTTCCTCACCTTCGATATCAGTACCGAATGTTTCAGAACCTTTTTCTTCCTCAGTAATTGGGGAAACTAATGGGTGACGTTTGAATTGGTTCATGATGAGATCTAAGCAAGAATCTTCATTCTGCATCCACGCTTTGCGGTATTTTAGAATTTGCTCACCAGTATCAATGTCAACGTATAATAGACGGTTACCAGATTTAGTTACTAACCCGTACTTCTCGAACATATCTAGAAGACCACTGCGAGGGTCCATACCAGTATCCCAAGGAATTTTAATCTCAACATCTTCGAATGGTTTGTTGTAACGAGTTTTCATTACTTTACACTTAGAGCGAATACCACTAACATCAGAAGTTTTGTTTCCATCTTCATCTTCTTTTAGTTTTAGTTTACCCATTGCGATTACCATAGAGGACGCATAAATCAAACCACTACCACCAGATACTTTTGGGTCAGGGTTGAACATATCTTGAGATTCATAACTGTGGTTTACACAAACCATACCAATGTTCAAAGAACCAATGGAGTTTACACAGTTAGTAATATAAGCCTTAAGTTGTTTTGGCTTGTGACCCATATCACCTTTTAGGTTACCAGCTTTCATCTGGTCATTTGCGACTTCAGTATTCAACATACCGATAGAGTCAATGATGAATAGTACTTTTTGTCTTTCATCTTTTGGAGTGTTTTCATATTCTTTACGATAACCATCGATGAATTCATACGTAAATTTGGCAACATCACCAATCATACCCATGTTCACTTTTAGTAGTTTATCTTCGGAAGTGTCTACCCCTAGTGCTTCAAGCCAATCAGAATCCAATGCGTTCTCAGAGTCAATCATGACTACGAAGATACCTTGTTTCTGTGCTTCACGTGCTAGGTTACCACTAACGATAAATGATTTACCACTACCAGATTCACCAGCAAACATTGCTACTTTACCTAGTGGAATACCACGATCAAAGTAACCACTGATGCGATAGTTAAGGGCGAAGTTACCAGTACTTACCCAAGTGTCTGGGTCATGAAACCCGACTGACACACCAGTATTTTTCTTAACTGATGCGGTACTGTTCTTTAGAATATTTGCAAAACCACTGGTCATTTTCATACTTTCTTCTCCTTGAAATAAAACGGGGCTAATCCGTAGCCCCGTATGAAAACTTATTACTTGTTACCGCTCTTTAGACGAGCTACTAGATCTGCTGCGTTAACAGCGGTCTTAGTAACAGGAGCAGACGCAGGAGTTTCCACTACTGGTGCACTCACTACAGGCTGTTGAACTACTGTTTCGACTACTGGAGTTTGAACGACAGTTTGTTGTACAGTCTGGGTAGCTGGTGCTTGTGCTGCTGGAGCAGTGTTAGTACCATTTGGTTTTTGAACACCTGCTGGACGGTAAGCGAAAGCCCAACGTGCAGGGTCGTATGGTTTGCCATCTACAGATGCTTCGAACATTTCTGCGATTGCTTGCAACTCTTCTGGAGTAGGTTGCTTAGGCATGAATTCGCCTAGGTCGAATAGACCATACTGTTCAATTGCTGCTAGTTCTTCTGCGTTTAGTGGACGCTCAGACATAGAGAATTGTGACATGTCATACTTGTTGAAACCACCACCATTACGAGTTTTTACTACACCGAAATCACGACCTTCTTGGAAGTGGGTTGGTAGCTCTTTAATGCCTGGGTTCATTAGAATAGATTTTACTTTATCGAAAATCTCTTTGTTTACAAGTACGCGACGAATTGGGTTTTCTGGAGCCAAATCATCTTTAACAGCTACTGAATCAGGTGCGATGAAGCACTGTAGTAGGTAAGATTTTTTCTTCCAGTATTTGCTAGCAAGATTTTTTAGTTCATCATTGCCAGTTTCTTTTGCACTTTCGTACCACTTACGTAGTTCGTTTAGAACAGGGCAAGACTTTGGAACCCACATTTCGTTACATGGCACTTGAACGCGAACTTTGTCAGTATGTTGACCTAGTACACCGTTGAACTCAAGGGTAATCATGTCACGCTCACGCCAGAAGAATGGGTTATTCTCATCAGCATCTGGTAGGAAGCGTAGGTTTAGAGGTTCGTTTTCAGGAATGTTCCAGAAAGCTAGGAATGCGTCAGGTTGACGATTACCAGTGAATGTACCATTCTTGATTTGTTCTGAACGCTCTGCGTCTGCTTTTAGTTGTGCACGAATTTCAGCTAAAGATTTCATATTGTATTCCTTTACATTTTGTTTCTTTGTTACGTTTGTTTTTGCTTCTTTGTTAGCTCCATCCATTCCATATGGACTTCGCATCACCTTCGAACTTCATGTCCTCCGGTGTTTATATTATAGCACATTTTATTCAAAATGTCCCATGTTTTTCAACATTTTTTAATGACTTGCTGTTGTCATTCTTTGAGATTTACTTATTAAGCTCATCTCTCTGACTCTTTTATTATAGGACAAAAACAGCGTTTTGTCCCAAGTATTAAGGGAGAATTTCTCTCCCTTATTTGTTAATCCACTCAGTGAGTGATTCCATTTCAGGCTCCGTTAGTACTTCACGGTGATCTGAATTTCGTCCAATCATAGAATTGCCTACTGCAATAATAAATCTTGCATCGTCTGGTTCTAGATGAGGCTTATCACAAATATTACCCAATACTTCACTGACTATTTCATCTTGTATTAATTCGGCAATTTTTGATCCGAATAGTAAGACTTTATCACCGTCAGCAGTTGGTTCCATCGTAAATTCACCATCGGATGGTACACACCCTAGACATACCCGTTTCGCTGCTTTACTAATTGCTTTAGGATCAAAATCACCATGCATATTTCGTTGCATAACTTTTAAGTACTCTGGTAATTTGGAACATTCTTCCATTAGATAATGTTTAGCGAAACATTTATTTTTATCGGTGTCATTAGAAATCGCACCAAGACGTTGTGCAAAGTCGTCGATGTATTTACTTCCAATTCTAGGTTGTAATGATAATCCAGATACGGAATCTCTATATCCTCTCGGAGAACCAGCCCTATTGAGGTAGTTTTTAATATTATTAATGTACTGCAAAGTTTTCTTTGCGTGTGTTTCTCGACCACCGATCTCTAAGTCTGATAATAATGATTTAAGCATTTCTAAATCAGACGCAGAGTTATCAATATGAGTACTGAAACGGTCACCCCATTCTCCACCTTCGTTAAGGTGATGAGTCATAGCTTTTGCAGCATGAACGTTATTAGTTCTCATACGTCTACGTTCACCATTGCACTCAACAAATACTTCTTTAATGTTGCGTGTACGTGAACCACGAACTTCTTCTTGGACTTTACTTTTGTGTACTACTACCATTTTTGCCCTAGGCAATTTGTAGTAAGAACGCATAGCACTTCCACTAAGACCTTCGCTTAAAGATTCTGTTACTTTGGTTTCTTCCATACTACGCATAGCAATATGTGAGAATTTCTTAGGTAAATTACCTGCTCCAAAGTCGTGAATTGTAAATCCATAACCATATTGGTTGGATACTGTTTTTAGTCTTTTTAAGACTTCAATTGTTTGTTCATCTTTTATGTCACTACTCTTCCAAAGATATACTTCGGGACGAACTGTATCATCAGCATCAGGTGCTTGAATCATGAAGTTTACAGGACGTACATAGAACCATGCAGCCTCAGATGGGTTGATGGTTCCTGTACCTTCATCGTTAAACATCATAATGTTATAACCATATGCTGGAGCAGCAAGAATTTTATAAATGTCTGAACAAAGAACTCCTTGCATCATGTCAATTGTTCCTCTATCAATGTTTTATAGATTTATTTATCTTGTATAAGACATTAAGTATCCAAGAGGTTGATAAAATGATTCATCTTCATCTTCCAATGTTTCGCCCATAACATCAGCAGTACTATCATCCCATCGGGAAATAATATGCATCATACGGACAATTAGAAGTGCAGCACTCACCAAGTCGTCGTGTGTTCCTATTTTCGCTTTGAATACACCATCCTCAGTACCACTTTTAATAAAGTCGTTAAGTTGACGGTGTAAGTAAGAACTGGCTACTTCCATTCTGAAAGTTTCCATTAGTTTCTGCATTTGCATACATGCAGTGCCTTTAGTCTTGCGAGTAGTTGTTAATCCTTTACGAACACGACCAGTACGAGTTTTCTTAGGTTCGTTGATTAAAGTTCCGGGGAAGTTTTCAATACCCAAGTTGTTCAACTCGATAATGACAGCTTCACCAATTGCGTTACCTTCAAATGTCCAGAATAAGTGGTCTTCGATATTACGAGCACCAAGTTCCTGCATTTGATAAGCAATTTCATTTAATATTCTGCGTAGTAATCTAATTTGCTCTGGAATGATAACTTTGTTATGTTTCCATTCAGCAACATGACGCATTGTAGGTAGTTCATATACTTGAATAGCAGAATCATCACCACCAGTACCGGAAGATGGATCATGGGCTAGTACATAAGTCATTCCGTACTCAATAGGTTTAAACCAACGAACATCATCAGTTTTACGGATTGGTTCACGAACAGTACGTTTCTTGATTTCTGTTAACTTAACAGAGTCAATTAGTGTTTCTTGGTAAGTTACGAATTCACAGTTGAACTCACGCTTAAACTTGGAAGAACCGATTTTGTACTCTTCTTTCTTAGCCCATTCAATATCACGGTCTGGGTGTTTATCCCAAGTAACCATCATACCTTTGAAGTCATTTGAACCCGGACCATCTTCATCAAGTACATCACCATATTCGTTAGTGAAGTTCTGTGATTCTGTCCAAATAGTTGCGAACTGATCATATTCGGTGTTTGGTGTACTAGTAATAATACAACGACCATCAGTACTTGCTAGCGTTGGTGATACCGCTGACCAGAATTCTGCTTGGTAACTTTCCTGTACGAATGCAAATTCATCAAGATATAGTAAGTGAACAGATAGACCACGAGCGGAAGCTGGTGTAGTTGCTTTAGCGATGATACGAGATTTATTCTCGAAACGAATAGATTTAACGTTGTAACGTACAATACCGTCACGAATAAAATCTGGACACATTTCATAAGCGAACTGAATACGTTCCATGATTTCTTTTGCGGTTTCTTCAATGTTACCTAAAAGAAGAATTGTCTTGTTTTCATGGAACATAGCATACCATAGGATGTACGCTGATGCAACGGTCGTTTTACCCATCTGACGGGCAGTAAGCATTACGTTGTTTGTATGCTCTTGGAAGTTACGTACCATCTCTTTTTGGTACTCGTAGGGCTTGAACAAAATAGGTCCAGATTTACCACTAATGTATACGTAATTTTCCATAAAATAAATTGGGTCGATGGTACAGCGTTCTAGCTCGTCCATCATCTCAGGTGTATATTCGATTATCTTATTCGTCTTTTTCAGTTTCGAATAATCTTCTTCTTCATATCCCATACTCATAATTAATATTCCTTTTATATAATTCTTTAGCTTTACGCTCAAAGTTATTTATAAAAGTTTTCAAATATAGCATTAAATAGTTGCATTTGCAATTATTTCATATGTAATTAAAAAAGGAGGCCGAAGCCTCCTTATAGTGATTTGAGTTGATAGTTGGCTTCCATATAAGTTTTGAAAGGTCCAAAAATCTCACCAGTATCTTTACGTTCATTGTAGATATCTAGGCTTAGAGTTAACCGTGCGAGATAACCACCCGCACCCGTTTGAACAACCCACCAGCCGGGAATAAATTCTTTCTTAGAACGTGTGCTCTTTCTGAAAGTAGGATATCCAGAAATTGGGTCACTACTGATACCGATAATTAAATCTGTATCATTCACCGGATAACCTTCAATTTCTTTAGTACTTACAGTTTGGTCGGTTTCTGATTTCTCTTGGATTTCAAAATTATCACCAATCATTTCCTCTAATTCTTTAATAGACGCAAAGGGGAAAGCACCATCTTGATTGAATAATTCTATACCAGTACGGTCAGATGTACCTGCACTGTAATCCACAATAATCCCAAGTTGTTCGCCAGCATGGGTTTCTAAAATAAAGGAATAGTCTGTTAGTTTCTTTAGTACTGCCATTATTCATCCTTCTTTAGAAATAGTTTGATATATGACTCTGGACTACGTTGAACGTGCACTAAATCATATTTTGCTGCGAAGCGTAGGAAATATACACCAATCATTGGAACATTTTTCTTACTACGATTTTCAATAACTTCATCAAGCATATCAATAATCTCTTGAGGTTGCTTAGTTAAGTCCACAAGGATTTGATTATGGGCGTATGCATCTTTAACAGTTATTTCCACACCGTCATGGCGTTCCCAGCGATGATTCATGAATGAGTTCCATGCATAGCCTTTATTGTGGCGATCATCAAACGCTTCTTGAATACCAACAGCTTTCTTAGTACTCTTCATTCGAGCACCCGGATAAGCGGAGAATACGTTATCTGATGTATCCCCTTTAACACATTTCTGGAAGAGTAGGAATTCAGGATCTGGTTTCTCTATTGGTTCACCTTTCTTATCGGTTACGTGTTTACCTTTGGCATCGAATACACCGTCTAGGGAGTACATGTACTCTTGAACAGGATTGTATTGTTTTACGTTCTCTGCGATAAGTTGACGGAAGTCGCTATCAGTACTTAGAATGATATGTTCATCGTCTGGGTGAGTTTGAATCCATCTTGCAATAAAGTCATCTGCTTCTGCTTTTGGTGCACGAAGTAATGTACTATTAGTTTGAGTATCAACGAAATCGGTGAAGTCGTTAATCATTTCGAACATAACTTCCATTTCTTCTTTTTCTTCTTTAGTACGTTGAGCCGCTTTTGCTGAACGGTTCTGTTTGTAATCTGCGTCAAAATCTTTACGCCATGATTTACCTTCAGTACAGAAGACAACATGATCAGGATTGAACATGTCTTGCATTTTTTTGAGGCCACTTAGAGTGATGTGCAAAGCTAGACCAGCTTTTGTCCACATGTCTAAATGTCGTGAAGATACGTTGATTGCTCGGTGAAAGCAGTTCTGCGTATCAACTAATAAAAATAATTTTTTCTTCATAATGAAAACTCCATTTTTCATTTATTTCTTCACTATTATAGCACATTTTTTCCGTTTGTCCCAAGAATTGATAAATAATATCACATGAACAATCAGATATTTTACTCGTTTATCTAAAGCGGCGTAAAGGATTTGATAAATAACATTAAGCAGGACAATCCTGCAACAAATTAGACAAGGAGATTTATAATGGGTCTTAATACTTTTGATCGTAACTATGGTATGTCTGCCAATAGTCGCGAATACTGGGGTGGTGATAATGGTTTCGTTACTGTTGTTGTTTCCCTACCATCTGATGTAGAAATCGGTGAAACTACTGTAGTTCCTGATGGTACTGATATTGGTGATAACGCTGCTCAAACAGCACTATCTGCTGCTGAATATAACCAATTCATGATTGCTCAAATTCTAGCACAACGTTCTGTTGAAGTTACCACTTCTATGCTAGCTAAAGGTACTGTTGATGCAACTGCTTCTGGTTTTGAAACTATCGGTGGTAACGTAATTGCTTTCGGTAAAGCTGGTACTCTAACTGCTACCTCTTTCGGTATCACTTACATCATCGAACGTCAAGATGTTCTAACTGCTCAAGCTGTACGTCCGGGTTCTAACTACCCAGTTCCAGTTGATCCATGTGCTGAACTATCTGCAAACCTAGGTCAAGCTGGTGTATTCCGTAAGAAAGATGGTACTGCTGCTGGTGCAATCCCAGTTGCAATTAAAGTGTTCGCATCTCTACCAGTACTAGTATAATAAGGAGAATAATATGTTAGAACGTATTAATGGTTTCTCCGAAGATAGCGTACTTGGTTATTTCCAAGGTAAGAACGCCTTAGCTTCAATCGCTATCGACACTACTGGTGACATTGCTCTAGTAGTTACAGGTGCTGTATGTTCCTTCGTAGGTCTACAACACTTCCTAAACACACAGAATAACGACGAGATCGTAGCATTCCTAAATGCTAAAGGTGTTGTACGTGTTGACGGTTCTCAATTTATTGAAGCAACTGTTCAAGCTGACTACACTGAAGCATATGCTGCTCAGACTAACCTAAAACGTGTGGTTGACGTAGTTCAACAACGTGCGGTTATCATCGCAACTTCTGATATCGCCAAAGCTGCTGCGGTTACTGGCTTCAAAAACGTTGTAAACGGTGTTGATGCTGCTGCAAACATTGCTTCTGCTGATGTAATTACTTTCCTAGTTGAACGTGCTGACGTATTTGATCGTGATGCAACTAACTTCCAAGGTGTTCCATCCACGACTATCGATGCTGGTCGTCTACTTCTAGATGATCTAGCTGGTGTTCCACTAATGGATAAAACTGGTGCTGAAGTAATTCTAAATGGTTCTGCTACCGCTGCGGCTGGTAACTTCGCTATTAAGATTTACAAATCAATCCCAGCGTTACTAGACTAATATAAAAACAAGAAAGGAGAACTTACGTTCTCCTTTTTTTATTTGTAAAATTTTAAATTATCGGGCAACTCATCAGTCATTCGAGTTAGGTCAACATCTTCATCACCGATATATTCCTCACCTTCTAACTTCCTACCCCAATCTTTGATAAAATTATCAATGATTTCGTATTCATCATTACCCGGATGACCTTCAGCTTTTAACTTCTTCCAAAAGTACTCGTTATAATCGAAAGAAAATTCGACTTCATTTGAGTCCTCATTGAATTCTACACCAAAATCCATCCACGGTTCTTTACGCATAGTATACATCTCTTTACTGTACTCACGTTCAGTAATTTCATGATATTTGAATGCAAATTCAATAGCAGCAATACGTTTTTCATCCCCATCGGGCATTATTTCAATTAGTGCTGCATCATAATCATATTCTTTCATATCATGATGCTTATAACGCGTTTCAATAACTTTTAGTGCGTGTTCATCATTTGTAATTCTTTTATACTTTAAATCAATATCTAGTACTTTAAGATCGAACTCAAGTTCTTTGATCTTGTTGTATTTTATATCAATTTCTGCGAGTGCTTTGTCAATTTCATATTCCGTTAGATATGTTAATGGGGCCAACCTAATGTCAGCCTCATATCCTTCAAAATGATAATTTACTTTAGCAATCTCTTTAGCTTTACCGGATAATCCCCAATGTGCAGGGATAATCCAAAATGGTAATTTCTTAGACATTCGCTTTGCCATATACCTCATCAATTTTCATAACATAGTATGTTACTTTTTCATATTCTAGTGGCTGGTTTAGTGATGGTTTACCAAATACGATAACGTCACCAACTTCAATATTGTGTTCAGCCCTTTCACCATTATTTAGGATGCGGCCCGGTCCCACAGAAATGACACGTCCCATACATGGCGGTTCTACGTTTGATAGAATAATACCACCACCACTGACGGATGCATTTACTAGTTGTTCGACTAGAACGAAGTCGTTAATCATTTTTAAGCCCATATTAGTATCTCCCTGTTGTATTAAACCAATTGCCTTTATAGCGGAATGTTGCCCCTTTATCACCCGGTGAAACTTCTTCACGTTTTAGTGATCCTGTTTCACATTTGGAACAGGTGCGGTCATCATCACGATTCGAAATCTTGACGATTTTATCTTCAGAATGTTGACAGTCTTCATTCTGACATTTGTATGTATATAGTGGCATTTAAAAATCCTTATTGAAATACCGAAATCCTTTCTGCCTCTTTCTTAGCCCACTCATAAGCAGATTTAGAAACAGGATCAGACATAATTACTTCTAATGCATCTTCACGGTCATCAATACCACCGAAGTGCAATCCAGTACTTTCCATTGTTTCAAATGCTTGACGTACTTCGTGTAGTGTTCTTGGTAAGAAACGCATGAATTCACTATCAACTGAAGTGTTTAGGTATTTGATATCTGGAACTGATTGTGCGTGAACGTGTCCGTGGATATTTCTTTTACCACGTAGTTCTACATCAGATAGTGGAGCGTGAGAAAGCCAGAAGTCTTTGTATTTTAGAAGTGCGTGAATATCATCATAGACTTCAACCAACTTCTTCATTGGAATGTACTCAGTACAGTGATTTCCTGCAATTAGGATTTTCTGTCCGGGTAATTCTTTGATCATATCCAAGTAGAATTCATCAAAACAAATATCACCAAGAAAATACATGGTGTCTCGTTTCTTACAATACTCTTGGAGAATGCGGATAAAGTACAGGTCATTGTGTTTAGTACTATCAAACACCTGACGGTACTTATAAATGTTGCGGTGACCTAAGTGTAGGTCTGCGATAAAGCGTGGTGTACTCATAATTACTCCGTAAACAAAATAAGGGGAACATCATGTTCCCCTGTATTACTTAGCAACCTTGGATGTAGAATTCGAACACAGTGATACCAGTATCGACTGTTACGTTCAACATACCTGTTTTGGTTAGACCTAATGTGATAGACTCAGCATTAGATACGCGGTTTAGAGCTTGTAGAAGACGGTCGATTGCGTAACCATATCCTAGTTTTAGTTCACCATCAGTTTTGGTGAATGCTAGTGCACCGCTGTGATTAGATTTATTCTTCTCTCCCACGTGGAAGTATAGTGTATCACCTTCAGTATAAGGAGTAACTAAGGCAGAGAATGATTTGAATACACCAGAGAATGACTTTAGTTCGCCAACCTTTGCAGCACTAGGTGTAACCTGTACATCATATGGTTGTGGAGTAAAGCGTGGTTGAGCAGGAATAAACTTCTCAGATTGAACAATAAAGTTCGTGCTAGCGTCATCAGAAGAGAATGCTAGGCTTTTAACAACACCGTTTGCTGCGTTGACTGCGATCTTAGCAGATTCAGAGTTGTAGGTTTTTAGATTCATAAGACCTTGTAGCATTCCGAGGTTACCAAGACCGAAACGACCTTCAACTTCAGGTACGTCTTCTTTGGTAGTTGCTCGCATGATTAGGGTTTTATCATCAGTGTATGCTTCTAGAAAAACACGATTACCATTGCCACGGTCTTCTCGTGAAACTGCAATGCAAGAGAAATCCATACCGTTGGTGGTGTTAACTAGGTCGCGTAGTACGTTGCGTAAATCCATTTTTAAATCTCCAAATTTCCATTTTGTTATTAACGTTTAATCGTTGTGACGTATGTATTATATCACATAATCAGTCATACGTCCCAACTTTTTCTAAATTTTCTTACCAGCTACGGAAATCACGGTTTCCAGTATAGCCTTGATTATAAGAGGTCCAGCTATCGTTTGTGTACACACGTGGCGTGTAATCACGTTTGATATCATCACATACCTTTTGGACTTCATCAGTTGACAAAGAACCAATATCAATTTTTAGTAATGTTTTATTTTCCGGTAAGGTATAATCACTTAGAATACTAAGTGGATTGTAAGCTGCATCTACAAGAGATGTAGTACTACCACGATATTGAACATCTGGTGGAGTACCAGTACCGTAAGTATATAGACGATAGTTCTCAGGCCATTGTGCTTCATACTTGCGTGGATATGTATCATTAGTCTTATACGGTTGTACACCCGGAGATGGAGTACGGATTCCGTTATATGGTGGTACTGGTGCGTTGACTACTTGCGTTACTTTAACTTCAAATAGATCGATGTTAGTACCATTAAGATCCATAGTACCGACTTTCTTGAAGCCACTAGTAGTTAGAATATGTTCCTCTGCTGGAGTTAATGCTGCTACTAATGTTACTTTTCCTTGGGAGGCAATAGCCTCCCCAATGCGTTGATAAATTGTCATTTATATTCCTATTACCATGAGAAGAAGCCTGTGTTCATTTCCATAGTACTCTTCTCGTTTATTGCGATATCCATGTTTAGGATACCGAAAATGTTACCTAGTTTTTTGGTCAAGACCGATTTTTCCATTTCATCTTCATCAAATGGTAAATCCAAGAACCACTCTGGTAAGTACTCAGCACAATCAATTGGGTAGCCGACAGCTTTTATTCCCATTGGATTTGGCTTCAACTTACAAACGATAACTTTAGTACCGTCAGTTGCTTCTGGTACAGATTGATCTTCATAGATATCACGTAGTTTGTTCCATTGAATTGCTGCTAGAACGTGAGATACAGAAATCTTACCGACTTTCTTGTACTCTTCTTCTAGGTTCGAATAGTTCTTCACTGTACGTGGTTGACCTTTCTGTTGTACTGGTTTGTCTTTGAAAATAGTTTTGAACGCACGAACGCGATTGCGTAGTTGTTCCTCTTGTTCGCCAACTAGTAATGCGATAAGAGTTTCTTGTAAGAAATCTTGGATGTATTTTGGCGTATCGGAACGTTTAATTTCCAAGCCCATCGCTTTGATTTCACCCGGTGAATCACCTTCATCTTTACGGAATCCATCTTCCCAGTACTTTAGAATAGCGTAACGCTTCTTCTTCAAGAATAGACCACGAGAGCCTACCATTTCTAAGTCAGCACCTACAATTTTACCATTCTCAATACCAGTGTTGAATGTCTCATCCATAAATTCAGGGAAGGTTGCACCCATTTCGTCACCGATTTTAACATACAAATCGACAACTTCTTCTTTTGTAAGATCAAATGGTAGACCTTGTTCTTTCATGTAGTGAGCTACGCTGAAATACACGGAGTCAGTATCACCATAGATTACTACACCACCGCCATGATCGTAAACACCAGTGCAGATCTCGTTGATACGGGATGCCATGTGTTTAGTCATTGAACGACCAGTTAGTGTAACAGATTGACCTAGACGTTTATCGAAGAAACGAGAACCTTTGTTTAGTAGTGCACCATACAATGAGTTTAGAAGAATTTTACGAATCTGTTGGTTCTGTTTCCAGAATGCAGATTGTGTCTTACAATAAGACTTCTCTTCTTTAGTACATTTGATACGACCATCTTCTAACAATAGACCATTCTCGGTGATTAGCTTCCCAACACCCTCATAATCAGCCTGTACCAACGCCTGACGAATCAAATAAACTGGATCGTCTTCGTGTAGGTTTGTGCGATACATACGCTCAGAACGGCTGTGGAGGGCCATAGCAGCCTCTATACGTGCAATTGCATCTTCTGGCATTTCCCAACCATCAGTATAGATGTGTTTAAAGTCAATAACCATCTTCTGCTGTGATTTACGTTCAGAGTACCACTGCGTTAGAATCTCAGGGATAACACCGTATTTGGTTTTATCGAACATTGTACCATTTGCAGAAAGTACAATTGTACTATCAGGTGCATAAATGATATTGTAAAGTTCTTCACCAGTTACTTGGAAACTTGAACCGTCTTCCAAATCTACGTTTAGAATCTTCTGGGATTTTTCACGAACCATAGTGAATTCTACACTCGCAAATAGACCGTGCCAAGCAGCCGTCCAATCTGGCTCGAATTTCTTCGATTTAGATTTAATACGCTGTTCTTCTACACGTGCTGCAAGGTGAGCATCAGTATAATCTTGACGGATTTGACCTAGAATACATTCAGTACTCATACCAAGTGCACGTAGTACCGTTGGATATAGTGAGTTAAAGTCAGTACATCCTAGGAAATCTACTAGTCCTAGTACTGGATCTTGTACCCATGCACCTGCTGCTTTAGCTGATACTGGTTCATTGTCCGAGCCATCGTCTTCGTCTTCCATTAGATAATCATAACGATCATCACTCTCAAACCCATCTTCTTGTGGTTTCTTATCGAACACTACTTCACCACGGCTGTGTGCCAAGTTGATTATTGCGGTGTCGATTAGTGCTACCGAACCCATTGTAGTACTGATTAGTACACATTCTTTGTGTGCTAGTCGATTGTGTAGATTGATGTAGTCTAGTTTATCGTTAATCTTTTTAAGTAGAATGCTATCCTGCTTAGAATAACGTAGAAACGTAGCATAATCTTCACGATACAATTTGTCAAGAGAACCTTCATAAGCAACTTTGTTTTCACCAGTTACTTTCTCACCGATAAAGTCTAGTTTATATGATTGTTCTACTTGTCCTGCGTGTTTCTTATACAATGCTAGATAATCTAGGTGAACACGACCAATTAGGTCATAAGTAGTAATCGTCTTACCAAACATATCAGCTTCACGAGCTACAGGTTTCTTATTCCACAAACACCAACGAGCGGTTGTAGCAGCGTTGAAGATTTTAGCAGTACGGTTTATCATATATGGAATATCATAAAACTCACTATTCCAACCAGAAAGTACATCGGCATCATCGATTAGATCGAAGAAGTCATTAAACATTTCTGTTTCTTCGGTATAAAGTATTACAGTACTGTTTGGGTTGTTAGTTTCCGCATTAAGACGGTTGATAATATCTTGTGCTTCAACTGTATCCATATCTTCTGGAGCAAGAGTAAGAACGTAATCTTTATCTGTCCAACTTTGATAAATGGAAATTGCAGTTACACGGTTGAATGGGTTACTTGGTGGGGCATATCCGAGCTTCTTGTGAAAGTCGGTTTCAATATCGAAAAATGCCATATTTAGATCTGGTGATCCTTTACCCATATATTCACGAGCTAGTGTTTTGAATGTTACGTTACAATCTGATTCGTAAATTCTTCTACCTGCATCTAACTCGACGGAATTTTTCAAATCTCTACTATTAGAGAACGTTTTCTGTTCTGCCATAGTACCGTGAATAGTTTTGAAAGTTCCGGTTGGTGATTCGACATAGTATTCATATACAGGGTCAAGCTGTCGTAGGACACGACGACCGTTGATACGTTCTGCTACGTGGAGAATATCACCAGTTCGTTTACGTTCCATAAATCCATCTATATACATCTTATTTCCTTATAATAAACATACTTCAATTAAAAAGCCCCCAATCTAGGAGGCTGTAGACGATTATTCGTCGTTATCTTCTGGTAGGTTACCAGTAATTGAAAGGATGGTTTCGATTTCGTCTTGTTTACGGACTTTATCGAAGAAATCACCTTTGTGCATACGAGTTGCAGCTTGTTTGATGGTACTAGCGTCAATACCTAGTTCATCAGCCACGGAATTGATGAAATCACCGTATGCAGCTTTGGTATCTTCCATATAGGTTAGCTGGACGACTGCGTTGTTTAGTGCAGAGCCAAGACGTTTACGTTGTTCGTCGTTTAGGTCTTGAATTTGTACTTTGTTTTCAGTTTTCTTAGCCATTGTGTTTCTCCATATATAAAAAAAGCACGAGAGCGTCATTGCTCATCGTGCTTCTATTATATCACATGAAGTGTTTTCTGTCCCAAGTTTTTACAAGGTAGGCCAGTTGATGTTGCGTGGATAGCCATCTTGTTTAGGCACACGCATGAGATCAACAAGATACGCTTTGATGACCTTCATTCTAGCTTTTTCATCTTTATCAAGTTTATCGATTTCTTCAGCCAATTTTAATGACTCAAGTTCCGATTGTGCAGACTTGCGTAGACTAACTAGTTTTCTTTCAGCAGTTTCTAGTACTTCATCATCTGACGGAACGTATTCTTTGAATGTTTTGGTTTTTTCATCAAATGCCAATCCAATCAAATCACCAGCAGATTCATCGTCAATTTCTACTAAAATAAAACCCATAGGCCACAAACCATTTATAGAATTGGTTTGTGCTACTACACATTTGGTTTCAACATCAAGAAGAACCTTAGTTTTACCCTCCGTTAACGTATAACGTACATCATACCAATCACCAACTTCATTTTCAATAAATTTTACACCTCGATTGTATAATTCCAATTTATCTTCACTAGTTGGTATATATATTTTAAAATCTCTTAAAATTATCATACTTTATTCACCACATACCATTGACCACTAATTTGTTTTTCTATAGGACAGCCATACATTGTATCGAATTCCCAGTTGCTATCATTATAGTTAGAATGAGAACCAACACAAACATATCCATCTGGTAGCATAGCTGTATTTCGGGTAGTAACTTGTACTTGAACACCCAAACGTATATCTTGAATTCCAGCAGTTATTGTTACGTTACCACTAGCATCAGCAGTTGAACCATTAACAGAACGTACTACATTTCGTCCACCCACTGTTGCAGAGTTATTTGTAACAACCAAACTAGGAGCAGTTAGAAGTCCAGCATTTGTTATTGTTACCTCTGAACCACCTGCACTACGCATTCTCAACGTATTGTTAGTACTACTATGGTATATCATAGCACGTTCAGCATTTGCGGAGTTACGGAAAGTTAATGTAATGTTGTTATCATTACCAGCAATAACAGCCGAACTTGCAATTTGCAAAGAACCCGTCATAGTATCACCAGATTTTAATACATACTTATCATTAGCCGCTGCTTCGTTTAATGCAAAAGAAGGTGTTGCGATATTATAAAGTACTGCCACATTGAAGTGAGCCACATCCACATTATTAAGTGAGTGTGTATGACTATTTCCAGAACCAATAGTATTGGATGTACCTGTGAATGTGTGAATGTGGTTACCAGCAACATCAGTTGTATGTGTACCAGAACCACTATAACGACCAGTACCATCTTTAACGTTAGACGTACCACTCCAACCCATTGGGTTGTAACGTAGAATGTGGGAGTGTTCCCCACCTACTGATGTTTGTCCACTAACAGTAAAGCTATGTGGTGGTAATTGATCAATGGTTAGTGCCGTTGCAGATACTGTACCAGAAGAGGCAATGATAGTTGCAGTTTGGGTAATACCAGATACATCCATCGGTTTTAGATACGCTTGACGGTTCAAGTTTGGTACTTGCATCGTTACTGTACCAGAATCTCCCTGCCATGTCCACCACATTCCGTCTGCATAAACCCAGCCATCATTTGTGAGCCACGGTGATGCTTGTGTCCCTGCTCGACCAGTTTGACTATTACCTGCACCAGCCATTTGTGCACGAATTGTAGTTGCGTTCATACCACTAGTCAGTGAGTAGTACTGAATCGCACCTTGTTTTGATGAGGTGAAAAGTCCGTTGGAACCACCACCGCCACCACTTGATAATGGAAACGTAATGTTAAGTTGTGTACCACTAATCGATGCTTGTGGAACTGCACCTGACATATAACTAACTGTATCTACTTTACCATTTAGCTTTTGATTAATTGTGTTGATTTGTGAATAAATCGGTGCAAGAATAACGTCTGATGATTCAATAGCAATCCAACTTGTTCCATCATGATATTTCATGGTTCTAGTACCAGTATCAAATACCATTGCACCTGCTTCACCCGCTGGTAATGCACGTACTGGCATAATTACTGATGTGGAATTAAATCTAATAGGCTGTGGTGAAGTAGTGTTACCACCACTAACTGTTAAATTCAATGTTCCAGTACTAGTCATCGTATTTTTAGGATGATTAAAACTAATACTCATTTATAAATCCTTTTATGTGTATACTATAATGATATTTATTATAGAAGTCCATTATCCAAGTCGTCTGCTACTCCATCAATCATGTTAGCAGCTAATTTCTTAGGCATCTTAAACCATTCAGTACCGGGACTCCTTGAAGCATTCATTTGCTTCAATCTCTTATGTACTTCTTTTTCAGCTTCTTTCGCATCATCAAAGTGTACTTCATGGTATACTTCAAAATCACGGAATGGTGTTCCGGTCTGGTAAGTACTTAAGCGTGTTTTCATTTCCGACTTAGATGTGAATCCAATCTTTACCCATTCAGGCCATGCTGGATTCGTAATTACATAACAAATTTGAGACATATATTCCTCCTATCATTGGAGGTATTTATCATCTCGAAATACTGAAATTTAACCCTGCATCACGCAATTTTTGAAAACCATCCTGTGGTTTCAAATAATCTGGTGTTGGGGGCTTGGGTCTTCCAGATGCATCCAACTCAATGGTCGCCAGTACTGGTGCATCCGGGTATTTTGCGTTCAACTTATCTTTATACATCTGAACGTAGTCCTTGTAAAGCATTTCTTCACTCTCAACTTTGAGAATGTCAGCTACATATTGAGCTTTTAAGTACTTCACAGCTTCTATACTAACATATAACTGCTGTAATGCCTCACAAAACGCAACTTCTGTGTACATATCAATATACATGTCAAATCCACCCTCTATATTAGGGTAAAATCCCTGATTAGGAAACTTGTATACCGTTACTATCATGTCATCCTTGACTCTCATATTCTTTTTATCCTCTTTATAGGGGCTATTTGAAATTATTTACGATTTCTAAAACTAATGACAAGTATTTCTCGTCAAATGTCTCTGTAAATCCAGATTGTAACTCATCTGGTGTAGCAATGCCACTTTCAATGTATGTTTTTAGGAACTTTTCAAGTACTAAAGGCTTTTTACCATCTTCAAAGTACCTTTCTACTAAAATAGTGTGTTTGAAAACCGAATTTCGTGATTGTTCTGTAATCCTACGATCCATATCACCAGTAATTCCGTACTTGTACAGTACTTTATCAGCAGATACCAATTTCTGTACGTAGAAATATCCCGGTTTACTTGGCTGATAGCCATACTTACCACATTTTGGACAACCACGACCTGAAATATGTGCCTTTGGTTGCTGGCGAAAATCACCATCATCGGGGCAAGTAATAGTCACATAGGTTTCACTATTTGCATAGTCAACTTTAGAGTAATCATACTTATTACCATGAATCTTTTTGGCTTCAGAAATGAATTGATTTTTTGTGCGGCGTTTGCGGCCTGTGCATATTCCACATGATATGTTACCCTTAAGTAGTGTTTGGGCGGCAACTTCCCAATCGTGAACATTATCAGGATCTGCATGGCACGTTACAATCACATTTCCTTCCCTCTGTTTTTTGTAAACGGTTTTTTCAAAGGTTAGCGTCGGATGCATTTTTGATATTTTTGCTACAAATTCTTCAGTACTGTATGGTGTGTTTTTCTGACAAATATTGCAGCCTTTGGAACTTTTTGATACCATATGCATCGGAGCGATTGTGAAGTAATGGTTTCCATTCGCACAAAACAGTTCTACTTTGGTGTGTGCGTTGATGTATGTCATTTTGTCAAATGAGTACTTACCTTCACCATACTTTGCGTTGACGCGATTAATAAAATTGTGTTCATTGGCATTCATTTTGGTTTCCTCGTCAATAATAATAAAATTATAGCAAAAGAAAAGGGACTCGTCAAGAGTCCCTTAAATGTTTTTATTAAATTTTTGAATCTAACTTAGTTCAACTTCAATTACATGAAGGTTACGTTGCGGATTGCAATTTTGCTGAAGTAGTCAGCAGCGTTACCAAGAGATGAAGTACTATCGGTAAGTTGAACGTAGCCATATCTTGTAAGAAACGTTGTAACGAGTTCCCCAGTGTTAGGGTCCATTACAGTACCAGACGCCATTAGTGGGATGTATGGGCAATAGAATACACCAGCATCAGTTTCTGCGTTACCTTTGTAACCGATCAATACATCTGTGCTATCATCAGCATAGGTGTCTACGTAGATCTTCATAGTACTGTTTAGTACGCCAACAAATTTAACGTTAGTTGGTGCATCGAAAGTACCTTCAGTAGTACGAGCGAAGCTAGAAGTAGTAGCAGATTGAAGAATGGTTAGTGCAGTTGGGGAAACAACAGCCCAGTTAGCAGCACCACGTTTGGTACGACGAGCAACTTCGTTTGCTTGACGGTTAATTAGGGTAGCTAGAGCGGCGTGTTCGTCACCAACGAAGGTAGCAACACCAGTAACTTTAGATTGGTCATAAGTTACAGCAGCAGCACCCGGTAGAGCACGTAGTTTGTGAAGTAGTTCTTGGTCGATTTCAGTAGTAACTTCTTGTGCGATAGCAGCCATTAGTTCTGCTTCAACGTCGATACCGTGTTGGGATTGAGCGTCTTGTGCAGATTCAACGGTCCAGCGAGCAGATAGACGACGAGATTTCGCTTCAACGGTTTCACGTAGGATACGGATGTTGACGCGACGACCCATAGTACCTTCTAGTTGGCTAGTAGGTGCAGCACGTGGATTATCGTTATCAGAGTTTACTTCACCAGTATAAGATTTTGCGATTTTGTACGGTGATAGTGCTTCTTCACCAGCGATTACGCCCGGTGCGTTGTCAGCATATTGAACACGTAGAGTGTGGATTTGACCAACAGGGCCAGTCATAGGTTGAACACCGATGATTTCGTTAGCGATAACGGTAGGCATTACACGACGCATAATAGGTAGGATTACCTTGTTTAGCGTTGCGATGTTACCAGCAGAGGTAGCACCTTGTGAAGCACTTTCACGTAGCATTACTTTGCGGTGGTTTTCTAGAACAGCTTCCATAACGGTTTTGCGATTGTCTTTTAGACCTTCAACAAGTTTCTCTTTAACCGCAGCCCATTTAGATTCAGTTAATAGTTGTGACATTATATATCTCCTTCAAGATGTTTTTTCGTTTTTCAGTATGTTATTATTTATCACTGAAAAAAATTGCTTATTAAAAATGTTTATTTTTTGTGGATTCCTGCGTTCCGTTCTAGTGATTTTAGGAAATCTAGGTCGTCGGAATCGAGTTCACTTTCTTTAAGAATACCATCACGGTTGCCAGTTACGACTTTACCTTCAGTGAGTGTATTTTTTGCCTGTGTATTAACTGCCGGGCGGCTGGTTTTAGCAGCAGACTCATTGATAGTACCTTTAAGTACTGACTTATGGTACTTTCTGAAATCAGCGTCAAGTTTATCCGTTGGGGTAGCTTGAAGTAGAGATTCCATGATTTGCTTCTGTTGAACAGTAAGAGGTTTAACTAGTTCGGAGATAATAGCAGTACGAGCTTGTGTATCTTCCATGATACGCATTTTGGTATTTGCTTCTTCTACTTTAGTTTCGGATTCTTGAAGTTTCATTTTCATGCTAATTACTTCAGATTCTTTCTGTTTAATAGATTCATTTAGAGAACGTAGGATTGAGTTCTCTTTGTATTGGTTGTTATAGAATTCGTTAGCAAAGGCTTCGAAAATTTTACGACCAAACATATTCTGACGGGCTTCACGTAGTTCTGTCTTTAGCTCTTTTAGGTTATTGTGAGTTGTCTCAGCAATATATTGAGCGGAAGTTTCAGTGATACGATTAATGACACGCTGTTTAGCTTCATTAATTTGTTGAGCACCTTGTGCAATTAGTTTAACGCGGGTTTCAACTAGTTGACGTTTTTCTTGGTGGAAGTCTTTTAGTTCTTCTGCTAGGATACGGTTAGAGAACCCTGCGAATTTATCTAGACTTTCTTTAACGAGCTTACGCTCATTACGCATTTGTTTAACTTCTTCTGCTAGAACGCCGTTAGCGAATGCACCGAAGTTGCCAAGGGTTTTACGTAGAGTAACACGGTCTTCAACGAGTTTTGCTTTTTCGTCATATACTGCGTTCATTTCTTCCGAAATTACTTGAGTAACCATTTTATCTAGCCCTTCTGTGAGTTTTGCTAGGTCTTCTTGATAACGACCTTTCATTTCCTCACGCATTTCAGCAGCGACTGCTTGTTTTTCTTCATTCCATGCTTCCTGAATTAGCTGTTTCGCTTCATCAGAAAGAGATGATTCATTTAGAAACTTATCTAATTTAGACATTATATTCTCCTGTAAAGTACATTAATATTTGCACTTTTGATGTACAAATATTTATAAATTTTTTTTGTTAGCCTTTTAATTTCTTAAAAAAAGCGTGAATTTCGTTTTCTACACCATTTGATGATTTAGATTCCACTATTGCTTTTTTACTTCCACTAAGAGGTGAACCGTACTTACTCATAAGAGATTCAAATACCGCAGTAGGATACGCATCTGGAGCACTTGGTTGTGCTACAATGTCAATAGTTACGATTTCAAAATCAGAAACAATGCCATTATGATCAACGTTACCTGAACCACGAGAACTAACACCTAATTTCACACCGCTTTCGATCATCTTGCGAATATTCTCGCCATGAGATGTTGGTAGTAGCTTGATTTCAGCCATACCGTTTTTACCTTCCATCCAGACTTTAGTAATCATTGCTGCTACACGGTCTAAGTTAATGGTTAAGGTTTCAGGGTGATCACATTCACAAAGAATGCTCTCACCACTCATTAAGCGTTGATTCATATTCTCTACCGCATGTGCAATTTCTGCAAATGGGTAGATGCGTTCGTTTTTATTACGTTGGTCAGCTTGGATTGAAATACCACGAAGGTAACAATCTTTACCACCAAACGGGTTATCACGGTGTTCTAGTACAATTTTAGAATCATTGAATGAAGACCACTCACGTATCATACTCATAGTTAATGATCTCCTTTCTTTTGTTTATTTATGATTAAAATTTAGGTGCGTTTTTCGGTAGTGGAGAACGGGATTTTTCAGCTTTATTAGTAGGCTTTTTCGCGTCTTTCATCATGCCTTTAGCACTGTCCATTACGTTGTTCATGTCGTCAACTTTAGCAGTTTCCGCATCTTTATTTTTGAGTTTGTCACCATCATTTAGGGTAACAGTACCGTCTTTGATCTTAACAGGTGCTACGCCGTCTACTGGAGATTTAGCGTTAGATGCAACTGGAGATTTAGATTTTTCAGCAGTGTTAGATGGTTTAGCAACAGATTTCATTTTATAACCTTCGCCAACTTTTTCGTCACCGAAACTTACATCAGCAAATTCATCTTCGCCATCTTTATCCATGTCGAAATCAACTTCTTCTTCGCCATCACCTAGGCCGTCAGATTCTGCATCAACATCAAAATCTTCTTCACCGCCGATACGGTCAAATAGGTCTTCTAGGTCAGCAAATGCATCCTTGATAGATTCCCATTCGTCACCACTTGGTACATCACCAGATACTTCTTCTTCAGCACCGAATTCAGAGTCATCACCATCAGCACCATCTTCCGCACCAAATTCAGCAACTTCTTCTTCTGATTCATCTTCTTCAGATAGATCATATTGGATTTCACCAGTTAAACCTTGTGATGGGTCAGTATTGAAATCTTCTTCAATTACTTCTTCATCTTCAACTTCGTCAGCTTCAGATAGATCACAATCTTCTTCTTCCATAGCTTCTTCGAGTTCTTTATTGATCTCTTGTGCAGCTTCTAGGAAATACTTACGCATTTTCTTAGCAGCAAGATCTTGTTCGTTGTTAGCAAAAGCCTGAATAGCTTCTTGCAATAGTTTTTTGTTAGCCATTATATCCTCCAAAAGATATACAAATTTTTTAAATTAAGTATGCTATTATTTATAAGTACTAAAATTCCTCTTTCAAAAAGAGCTTTAAAAGCGGAATTTTCTACATTAAGCCGCCCATATCACCACCGCCAGCATCATCAGCGGGTTTGGCATAAACTACAGCCACTACCTGTGCTCGTTTTTCAACTTCATTAGCTTTAAATTCACGGTACTTACGTAAATTGTTTAGTACTTTCAAAGTTAATTTTGGTTTACGAGTATCAGTTAGTTTATACACTGTTTGATCGTCTTCTGGGTCGTACATTGAATCATTTCTTGATTCAAATAGTTCGTTTAACATATACATTCTCCTGATGTATTCACTTCCCGGTACGAGAAGTGAATTAATCATTGTTATTTAGTCTTAGAAAGAAGAACCTAAATTATTCGGGTTAAAATCATTGTTTCCAACCATATCTTGGAACTCTTTATCAGCACTTTCCATATTACCGTCTTCATCCATGCCTAAATCCATACCCGGATCGTTAGGTGCATCAATACCGACAGATTGTAATCCAGCTTCATCAGAAGCAGCTTGTTTTTCCATTGCATCTGGATTTTCCTTGAGCCAATTTTGTTCGTTCTCTACGATATCGCTTTGTTCGAATCCCATTTTCTTAAGGATGGTTTGTTTAGACATATAACTTAAGCTATCAAGTGGCATGTAAGTATTAATAAGTTTCGCATCCAATTCTGCTTTACGATAAGAAGCAAAGTTAATTGGTGGATTGAAGATTACTTCAAAGGATGAAGCACTAATACTATAACCGCTTTTAACCATGAAGCGTTTAAATTCCATATCAAATACTTTCGCAATTAAACGTTGATAACGTTGACATTGGTTATTGAAACGCAATTCACTAGCCATAGCTTGTGTCGCACCATCACCAAATAACGCTACACCACCATCATCTGGACCTTGTGGAAGATAAGATGCTGGAATTTGTAGACCACGAATTAATTTGTTGTTAAAATAACGCAAGTCGTCAATCTGACCTAAGTTATCACCACCCGGTAATGTTTCTACAGAACTACCACGACCTTCAGAACTTTGAGGGAAGAAATAGTCTTCTAAAATACTAAGTGGGTTATATGCTGCATCCATTAGTGAAGTACTGCCACCTTTATTAGAAGGTATACGACGCTGGTGGATTTCGTTTTTGAAACGTTCAACATATGCCATTGCTTGGTGAGTTTGCATTTCACCAACATCAATTTTGAATACACGACGCTCTGGAGCACGTTGTACACGATAAATGATGATACTGTCTTCTAGTAATTCTTTTTGTTTATATACTTTAAAGATATATTCAAGAATACTAGTACCGAAAGGCCATACTGGGTCTTGTCCGGTATTTAAAGTTAAGTGAACAACGTGTTCTGCTGCAACTGGAATAACATCTTTACGTCCAGCAGCCATACTAAATGGGTCTGCACTGTTAGCATTACTAGCATTAGCATAACCACCACCGATACCACCAAATTGACTAGCAGAACCTGCTAATGCGTTTGGCATAGTACCCGGATATGCCATTTTGTCATATCCTATTTGAAGGTTTGTGAAAATTTTATCCTGCATATTATAAGAAACGTCACGAATAAAGTAAGCAACTGGATTTTTACCAGTTTCTTCGTTGACGAATACACCTTCTACGTTTGCAGGTGATACCCAAATCCATTCCATTGTTTCTGGGTCACGAATAAAGAATTGATCGCCGTACTTAAGAAGTCCACGTACAATTTCATAAATTCGAGTTTTGAAATCATTTTGTTCAGCCCATGATTCTAGACGGTCTTCTAAAGTTGTTACTTCCGAATCACCAATGCTATTATCTTTGTAGCGAATTTTAAATGGTAGACCATAATCCTCAACGCTTTGAGTACAAAAATCTGCGATAATATCAAGAGCAGTTCTAATTTCAGGATCTTGGTCCATTTGTTCATATTGTCTGTATCGATCAGTACGGTTAGATAAGCCAGTATATACTACTGGCAAATATGACGCGTAATTCGACTTAGAGCCAGTTGTCTTTGAAGGACTTTTGCTTTGCTCTATTTTGGAGGTCGATACTTTCGACCTCGCTGTTGTCATAAATTTAGTCCAACTCATTAATTAATTCTCCAATTAAGTTTGGCGTTGTGCTTCGGTGTTCTCCGAAATTTGACGAAGAAGTTGAGCTAGCTGTTGAGTATTACTATTATTAGAATCTAAAGATCCAGATATAGCTTTTAATGTTGCTAGGATTGACTCATCGTAATTTACCAATGGTGGTTGTATAGGATTTGTCGGTTGGTCATCTTTCTTTTTAGCTTCTTCTGAAATACGTTCGGGCATTTTACTAGGCGGTTCGGCTACCACTGGGGGAGCTTGAGGTTTATTTTGTGCAATAACCTGTGCCTGTTGTTGTACCTGATTAGTATTTGTATTTATTGTCGCCGGGACGCCGTTTTTTGAAGTTTGTTTCGCTTCAGCAGGTACTGGATCATCACTACTAAACCATCCCTTCGCAGTATCCCACCAGCCAGCTATTGATTTCTTCATACTATTGAATGCATCTGAAATTCTAGTCTTCATATCATCATAATTAAACTTCATATCTCCAATACTTTTCCAGAATTTATCATAATCTGCAAAAATATTATCAACTGTACCTTTTAATTGTTCTTTGGATTTAGACATATCACTACCAGTTAGCCAATCCCATACTAATGAACCTAAACGAGCAGGAATTTGCACCAAATCACCCATAAAGTCATTATATGCAGCTTTAACATTGTCAAATTGTTCACCAAATATTAATGAACCCAATTGACCCGGTAAATCAGTTAGTACTCCAAACATTCCAATCACATTATCGTTGAAATATTTGTATGCATCAGTTGCCATATTAGCTAAAAAGTCAAATGCACCATCACTACGATCTGCTAGATCACTTAAGTACTTCATAGCACCCAATTGCATTTTGGTATACATTTCATTAAATGGTTGAGTAAATGTTTTACTAATCCATATATTGAAATTATTTGTATATGCTTCAAGTTGTGCATTAGTTTTAGTGTTGCTTTCATTGAAGAGTTTTTCTTGGTTTCTAATTTGTGTCAATAACGCTGCTGCTTGAATATTTCCACTACGTTGTTGTGCTATTAATTCTTGTTCCAATTGATCTTGGTGCTGAACTGTGAAATTATGCATACGTTCACGAATTTCTTTGGCATCAGTTACACCTTCCCGTTGTAATTGTTCCATCATATCAGCATAACTTTGCATAAAGTTGTTATTATACTCATCTGGTAATGAGAATAATGATAATCTAGATGCGTTAATCTTTTGAAGTATTGCTCCGGTTTCACCCATACTAGAATAAACACTATTCATAGATTTAGTCACTTCCGCTGCTTTATCTGGATCTACACCCCAGTTATCAGTCATTGCAAATTGTGATACAGTACTATCAAGTGTGTCGCCCATAGAATCAAATTTACCCAATAGCTCATCGACTGACTTACCGACAGTTTTACTTAGATATGTCATTTGTGTTACAAATTCTGTAGTACTTTGCTGTTGGTTTATACTACGCAATGCATCTTGTGAAGAATATAGTTTATTGTATTTGAAGTTTTTAGCTGCAAGATCTGCTAATTGTTGTTGAGATACACCATAAAGGCCATTTACACGTTGTAACTCGGTGACAGAACCCATTAGTTGTGAGAAGTATTGTACACCATCACCATACTGACCATCCATCGCTGCTAATGCACCGCTGTTCTTCTCTAAGGCTGAACTAAATTCGTTTAGACTCATAAATGATTTGGAACTTGCAGCACGTGCAGTTAGCATACCATCACGCAATGTCAAACCTGCACTGTTTAGCTGGTTATACATCTGGAGTTGTTCATTCATATAGTTATAGACAGCCATACCCGCATCAACGATCATCGAGAATGCGTTTGCCGCAAGCCCTACGGGGCCGGGAATCATTTTTAGAGAACCAGCCACTGATGATACAGAAGTCCCTAGAGAGCCTACTACGTTCGCTGCTGTGGCATTATTCCCAATGGTTGTTCTGGTGAAATTATTCATTTCCTTGAAGAGATTTTTAAAGATATCTTTCCCAGCATTTGCTGGGGGTCTTCTTCGTCTATCTGGGTTGCCATTGCCATCCGTCCGTGGTGGATTACCACCATTTCCGTTTCCGCTGCCGCCACTTTGTTTCTTGGCAATCTGGATTTGAACTTTTAAGCTATCAGCTAAAATTTCACGCATGGCAGACATATTATCATTACTTTTCGTTTGCTCCGTCAATATTTGTTGAAGAAGGAAACTGTTATCAATTGCCATATACATTCCTTATAAATAAAATTATATAGAATTATTTATTATATGGAGTCCCTATGAGTAAGATGAACCCTTTAGCCCAGTACACTAAGATTGAAGAAATCTTTGTAAAACTAGCTTCTAACAATATCATTAAGTACAATAAAGATGTTGTTGAAAAAATTAAACTTGGAGTATGTGCTCGTGCAGCACGTGATGAGATCATGCTAAACACACCTGATGCATTAATTAGTGGAGAGGCCGTAATTCGTGTTATCGAGAACTGTGTGCCGGGTGTTAATGATGCTGGTGGTCTTTATGTTAACGATGTTGAGCAACTTTTAATTGCGATTAAAGTGGCATCCAAGGAAGAAGACTACGAAATTCAAACAACCTGCCCTCATTGCAGTCATGAAGGTGCTTTTAGTCGAGATCTTCAAGTACTACTAGATAGCATGAGTTATTTTAGTGAACAACCATCTCTAGAACTTTCTAATGGTCTAAAAGTGTATTTTAAACCTTATACATGGAATGAATATAGCGACTTTAGTCAACGTATGTTCCAAGAACAAAAGAAATCAGAATACATTGATATGTTGGAAGGTGATTCGGACGAAGTTGTTGAACAGAAGAAGAAATTGTTCACAGAAGTGTTTGAAGCAATGACTCAACTAAACTTTGATATGATTGTTGATAGTATTGAAAAAATTGATACACCTGATGGAACAGAAGTAGTAGAAAAAGAATTTATTTCAGAATGGGTAAGTTCGCTACCTAAAGCAACACTTAAAGAAGTTCGTGACGAGACTGACAAAATCCAAGAAGTTGGGATTAGTCATGAAATGGATGTGCAATGTTCAGAGTGTTCGCATGAATGGACAATTACTGGATTGAAATATGATCCTACACATTTTTTCGGATACAGCTTCTCATCTCAAAGCCAGAAGAAATAAGCAAGGTCATTAGTGATATGGAACTGAATGTCAAGGAGATAAAGTCATCACTTGCAGAAATAGCAGCGTATATCACTAATACCAATTATGAGATGCTACTTAACATGCCTACAAATGAACGTGATCTTCTGGTTCGTGCATACAACAAAAAGGTAACTAAAGAAAACAAACAATAAGCCAGCTTTTTAGCTGGTTTTTTTGTATTCTAATTTTGATAGGAATTTATTCTTATCTAACTTGTTTGATTAGCCAATCTACGATTGTCTAAGAATTATCGATACTTCATAACTCACTTCGTTCGTTATTCATTATCTCAATTCGTTACTTATTGTTATTGTACTTTATATCTTGACGAGATTTGTTGAGGCAATTTCATCCCCCCGCAGGGGAATGAAGACAATAAAAAAGACCCAATTAAGGATCTGAATATTGCTTGACGCTGATAGCATCGGAATTATTGTATAGTGAATTTCTAGATAATCTAGAACGAAAGCGGGTTGCTCTGTTTCTCTCTATCACTGTCATGTGCAACGGTCGTAGTCTTAGTACGCTCACATTAAAATCCATACAATCGAATCTTAATGTTGTCCAAATTCAAGACGCAACTATAGCTAGCCTTAAATTGAACTCCCTTAACAAGTGTGGTCAGGTGTCCCTCATATATCTATCTAGCAAGCGTCAATCTGTCTAACACGCTCGTTTATAGTGCCGTATTGCCGTGGGTGGTATTAACTATGCCAACTCCTAACGGGTTTCTTCTGCACTTCGCACGTGTGGTCTGCTCATCTGCCATCTACATTTTCGATAGGATCAGGATTCATTCGTAGGCTGACGCCTCCACACTGGGTTAACTATATTATAGGACATAAAACTGGTTTTGTCCCAAAAATGTAAATACTACATAATAATTATTTTAAGGAAGTACTATTATGAGTAAAAAACGATTAAAGGATGCAAAGGATGCGGCAAAGTACCGTAACGATTTGCTGAAAAAGCAGAATGGCATAGATCCAATCACAAAAGAAGTAATTACCAAACCAGTACTTGATCACTATCACCAAGGCCACCAGCATTGTCGTGAAGTATTACAAAATGAATGCAACGCATGGGAAGGGAAAGTAACTAACAGCTTTAATAGGTACATGAAACACTTAACTGATAAGCCACTTTATGAAGTACTAAGAAATTTAGCAGATTACTTAGAGAGAAACGGATCTATCCCTGAAGAAGAGATGGTAATTCATCATACAGCACTATCAGTTGATGTTAAAAAGTATAAAGCACTACCTGCTAAACAACAATGCGACATTTTAGAGTCATTTGGCGTTGTTCCAGAGAGTAATGTTAAGAAAAGAGCCAATCAAGCTCGTAAATTAATAAAAGAAGGTAAGCTGGATATGCTTAATATAAAAAAAGGGAGCTAATGCTCCCTTTAGTTTTTAAAACATGTCATCAAGTGATGAATATTCGATAGTACTAAAACCATCTTCTTTGACAATCTTCAAGATATTGTCCGTCTTACTTAGTAATTCCTCTTTATGAGAGATAACAAAGACGTTTTTACGCTGAATTACTGCTAAATCAGCAAAGATTGTCCACATACGAGTGATACCAGACGGATCTAGACCCACATCAATCATCTCATCAATCATGATAAGGTTGATTCCTTGGTATAATGACTCATAAGTGTCTCTAAATGCCAATGACAAGGCCACGTTTACACGTGTACGCTCCCCACGAGACAATTGCTTGTAGTCATAGGACTGATCATTTAGGGTAATCTCAACACTTAGGTCGTTCATGAACTTCACAAAGTGTTCAGAGTCACATTGCTCGATGTAGAATTGTAATCTACTATTCAAGAATGTGATGTTTTGCTCGATAATACGCTTACGAACATAAGAATCTTTATTGAGTAATAGCTTAACCAAGAAATCTTGGTGTGTAGCTAGCTTTTCCATCTCATTATATAGACTATAGTCTACAACCTGCAATGAATCAGTCTTCAATGTCTCAATTTGGTCGAAATATGGGTTAGCATTACTTTCTTCACGCTGTAATTGTTCCTTTAGGGACTTATACTTCATTTCAAGCTGCTGTACTTCATGAGTACTGAATACTACGTCATATTCCTTCAATTCAGTTCCTTCCAACTCAGTATAAGTACTGATTAGTTCCTCGTCATAGATATTCACTTCTTCTGCTTCATATTTCGCTGTATTCTCAGCTAACATGTGCTCATGAAGTTTAGCTTCTGCTAGAGTACTGTACTTAGTCACTGGTTTGGGTGGCATTTCAAAAATTTCAAGGTCATCAATCTCTTCAGTGATAACAGAAATGTTATATTCCGCTTGTAATATCTGAGAAGATAAATCCTCAATTGTATCTTTTATTTTAACAATCATTTCTGAATGATTATGGTCATTTTTCAATTCACCATCACACATTGGACATTTGCTATCTTCAATTGTTTTCAATTTGTTGTATTCTTTAGTGAGGGAATCATTCAAGCGTACTAATTCAGACTCAGTTTGTTTGATAGTCTGTGTTTTGAACACTTTAGTACTGGTATTTTGTTTTAGAATACCTTCTAATTGATACCACACATCTAATTCTTCATGTAATGCTAATTCCGCACTAATATCAATAGCTTTTAGCTCATTAATCTTGTTTAGCACTAACACTTTGTTGGTTTGAAGCTGTTGGTCATATTGTTCACGCTTCTGCATCAAAGAATTCAAACGATTCTCAAGTACTGAACGCTTATTATTATGCTCAATTGCTTCTTCCATCTCTTTAGCACTATCATATAATGATTCAAAACCAAATTTATCAGCAAAATCAAACTCTGTCAACTGTGTTTTAAGAGATTCAATCTTATTGAGTTTATTTGACTCGAAAGTATTGGCTTGTGTTTGAAGATTCTCAATACTTTTCTGAATACGTTCATTGGACGCAATCAATGTATCGATTTTAAACTTCTCTTGTTCAGCAGTCTTCTTAGAATCCTTTTGCATATCCTTAAGTAGCTCTGCTTTTTCAGTAAGTTGGGTAATACCAAGTAGTTCTTCAATCATATCACGCTGCTTTTGTGCAGATAGTGATAGAAATGGGTCTACGTTGGCGTTTAGTACAACAATGTGTTCGAAAAGTGTCTGGGAAATACCTAGAATCTCATTGAGTTCTTCTTGGGTATCCTTCTTTTCACCTCTAGAATCATCATCTATTACATTTCCATCCTTGATAGTTAGGAAATTAAAATACGTGGGACTACGCCCACGCTCTATACGGTATTCTTGACCGTCTTTTTCGAATTCGACAATTACTTCACACTGTTTCGTGTTAGTTTTATTAACTAGGTTAGGGATTTTAATATCATTACCAACACTTTTACCATATAACCCGAATACTAGTCCCTGAATTATAGCAGATTTTCCCACGCCATTCCGACGACCAGCACTATCACCACCTTCAACAACCACATCGTTGTTCTGGCCTAGTACTAGAGAGATATCTCTACCTTGAAATTCAAGTTCTTGTGGTGCATTACCGAATGAGAAGAAGTTTCTCATTGTAATTCGTTTTATGGTTAACATTCTTTACTCCATTAAAGTGATGTATAAATTTGTGTTAGAAGATTCTTATCAAACATAGGAGAATCGATTTCTTGGATTTGTTTAAGTACGATTTCATCTACTGATTCAGTACTTGTTTCCACTTCACCGTATTCTAAACTCTCTTGTAGTGCTTTCCTGCTGTTTACAATGTTGAATTCACGAACATTGTATAGCTTAGTGAATACCTCTCGAATATAAGAGATTTCATTCATGTTTACTGGAATATCAATCTGAACTTTAGCAACTACGTTGTCTTGAACGTAATAAGAAGGCTCATTAAGTAATTCCGAAAGAGTGAAAGTCCTATATTTAGGTGCATCTTCCCATGCTTTAAATTGTGGTTCTTTTCCATGTTCTAGGAACATAATACCACGTGCATCATCCCAAGTATCTGAGAAGTTGTGAGGGAAGCAGTTGCCAGTATAAATTACGCGAGTACCGCTTGGTGTGATTTTAGATTGTCGTTTGTGGAAGTGACCACTAAAGACATATTCACAGCCGTTGAAAGACTCTTGTGTTTCTTTACCATGATTTGGCATCTCAACCATTTTGTTTAGAAGGTAACCGGGTAATTCAAGGTGACCGAAAACATATTTGCTGGTTAGTGATGGCAATTGTTTGTACTCATCATCAATCATAAAAGGAATGAAAGTACAGTCATCGATTGTTTGCATCTTATTAATGAATTCGATGTTGGTGAACGCCTGTGCCATGTTAATACTAGTAATGTCACGTTTGTTCTTATGGTACATATCATGGTTTCCGACAAGGAAGTATGTTTTTTCAAAGTTATCGTTAAGTAGGTTCATTACTTCTAGACCGTAGTTTAGAGTACTGATATTAACGTTACTTCTGTTATGGAAAAAATCTCCCATAAAGATACAAATTTTTATATCACGTTCTTTGGCTTCATTAATCATGAATTTTACGAAGTTAACGCAATCTGTGTTATGTTCTTTACTGTTATTCTTCAATCCTAGATGAATATCAGTGAACGTTACTGCTTTATCAAATAGAGCCATTCTTACCTTCCATCATTTTCATTTCAATTTCAATTTGTCGTGTGTGACTTGGCGTAAAGCCATTTAATTCAAGTAAGTCATCACGAATATTGCGTACATTCTTTTCTGTATTCAAAACAGAACGGAATGCATTATTGACGAAAGATGTATAGTAAGAGAAAGGATTTAATTGAACAGCAGGTTTGTCTTTTTTATACAAAATGCTTTCTTTAAAAAGCAATGCGTTTTTGACTAATTGTATTCTTGCATCACCCATCATTTCATCTAAGTACGTATAATTTCGGTAATTAGTTTTATGGGAAATTTCTTCTGCAAGTTTAATGAACATTTTTCCTAATTCATTGGTCATTCTTCCGTGAGTTAAACAAAACTCCCCGGTATCGGTATCACCTAGCCAGTGTGAACGAGCAACTTCATAAAAAACGGCATTATCATCTACGATGTAATGTTTGAATGGTTCGAAGTTAACACGAATCTTACCAGTACCCTCATCGGGAATATGTTCATCGGTAATTACGCGAATAACAACTTCATCAATAGGTACAGTGGTTAGTACTAATCCGTGTGCATCAGCGTATTCTTTAGCTTTTTTAGCAGAAAGACCCTGTGTTGAACGAATATTTTCAATTGTTTCATTGTTAAGACGTTTGATACGTGCAGCACTTGCTTTCTCAAGCAATTCTTCATCAATCTCACTAACATCAAAGACTATGTAATCATACATGCTATACGACTCATCAATGAGCCAGCAGTATGACATTTTACTGAGATGAATTTCTCTTAGTAAATCAGCGTTATTCAAATATTTCTTACGCTTCGGTTTGGTTATCATATTGTAACACTCCATGTAAATTCATAGGACGATCCGTGTCCCACCTCACTATTATATCACATTTTTTCATTTTGTCCCAAGATTATAAATATAATATAAGTCTTTTTAAGGAGAATTTTATGATAGATCGCAGAATTAGATTACGCCCTCGCCCCGCTGCACAAAACTATGTGTACGGTGATGATGGTAATATGCGTAACCCAACATTACTATCAATACTACGTTCTACTAATGGTATGGTATGGAACTACACACCAACTATCTCTGAACAACGTACTGTAAACTACGAAACGCAACAAACAATGCATAGTAATAGTAACTACAACAACTATAAAAATACAACAAACGCAGTTATTTCAATACAGGGTGATTTTCATTCTAGTACTGCAACCGAAGCAATATACACTTTAGCATGTATGAACTTCATTCGTTCGTGTTCACTAATGGATTTCGGTCGTCAGGCAGCAGTTGCCAATAACCCAAATAAAGCTGTTGTTGGTGCACCACCTCCAATTTTGCTTTTCAGTGGTTATGGGAGATATATGTACAATGATGTTCCTGTTATAATTAAATCATATAATTTTAACTTCAACAATGACACTCCACTAATTCAAGTTCCAGTGGATTCTATCACAACAAAGTTTAATATTACAGATAAAGATACACGTGAGTTCTTTAATAATTTACGTGCAGCAGGTTTTATGAATCCAGAAAACGAAGTGTGGATTCCACAAAAACTACCTATCACAATTCAATTAGAAGAACAGCCTACCTCGGATTATATGACCAAGGAGTTCAACTTAAATGCGTTTAAACGCGGTGCACTAATGAGAAAAGGAGGATTCATTTAATGGCTTCTACATACAGTCAGTACTCTCCATATGCGAAAGTACGTCAAACATGGTACTTAGCGTACAACCAGCCAATTGGTATTGCTCCAGCCGATTCAGATGTTAATTATACGATTCCAACTGAATATAACGAGCAACCGTGGCGTTTATCATACGAATTGTATGGTAATGAACGTTTATATTACATTTTTGCTCTACTAAATCCTAATATTTTAGTAGATCCAATTTATGATTTCACAGCGGGTACTGTAATTCGTATCCCATCTTTGCAGCGTGTCCAAACTTATCTAAATAGTCCACGTCGCATAAAATAATGGAGTAACTTATGGCAGACTTAAATTATACGGATGTTGGGAGTACACAAACAACTTCTATTCCCGTAACGGTAACTAATCAACCAGCAGAAACTACTGCTGATGCAAATGGTAAAATTTCAGGGATGAATCCGAATTCATCCAATCCATATAAAGCTAAAATTACAGCAGAACGCCCTAAAAACTGGAACAGTGCTGAAGGGGTATATTCAGATGTTAACTTAAATGATTTCGTAGTTCCATATGATAATGTGTTGTTGAAATATGACAACTACACTTACCACTTTACCCTATTTGCATTGAGTTCTGCACAATATCATCTATTTTGGGATAATCCAGATACAGAAGTTGCTCGACATATAATTGCAGAGAGTGGTGTAACTGGTCGCTTTAGTATTGATAGTGTTCAAATTACTTCTGCTGCTCCAGCATCACCGGGTTTAACATCAAACTTCTCGTTTAATAACTGCGTGATGGCTATTTCTGAAAATAATGGTATGTCATTATTCAATGATCTTGTAGTACTTGCAAATGATCTAGGATATAACAAGTTCATGGACTTACCATTAATTATGGAAATGGATTTTATCGGTTTCCATCCAGTAACTGGTAAACCAAATCGTATTCCGGGATTAAAACGCCAATGGGCGGTTCGTATCAATACTATCAAAGCTCGTGCAACTGAAAGTGGCGGTACTATTACATATGACTTACAAATGACTCGTGCTCGTGCAGGTTTAGTTGATAACAAGGATTGGATGCTTAAAGAACCATATACTTGTACTTCTACTACCTTTGGTGATTTTGTTGATCAGATTCAAGATAAATTGAATAAAATGGCTGATAAACAATATGGTTATTTGCAGCATAAGTACTCTGAATTTGCTAATGGTATGTATTATGAGATTCATGTTCCAGATGAACTTCGTGGTATGTCTATTAACTATGACATGAAACAATCAAAAGAAGTCGGCAACACTGTAAATGGTTCTGATGGTGCAAAAGACTTCTCTTGGGGTGCAGATGTTCCTATTTCACGTGCATTTGATGACGTTTTAGACTGCTGTATTCCAATACAATCCAGTACTGATCGTCGTCGCCAGTTTGTAAACATCATCCCTATTCAAAAATATGTTGGATATGACCCAATTCGTGCAACCTTAGCATACAAAAACCATTATTACATTATTAAGTACAATATTGGTGATGTTGTTAGTGAAGAGGACTTAAAACATGAAAAGTTCAACTTTGAATATTTCTTCGAAAATGCTGAAAAATACGAAGTAGAAGGGAATGAAGAACCTAAACTTAATATTAAGAGATATGATTATCAATTTACTGGTCTAAACCAAGAAATTCTTAATTTAGAGCTTAAATTTGACCAAGGATTCAACGTTGCGGTTACTCGTAACCCAGATACACAACGTGATATTGAAAACCGCGAAGGTACACACGCTGCTGAGTACATTCAGCTTGGAGATACGACATATGATACCTCAATTCGTACCAACGTGCAAGACATGTGGAGCAAATCGAAGGATTTACAAGACGAGCAAGCCAATGGTCGCGTTTTAACCGACGAAGAACAACGTTTTATTCGTGACGCCCAAGCCGCAGCACAGATGAAAGTTGGTCAAGAAGACGAACAACAGGACACATTGACATATCAGGTATCAGATCCATCATATATCGAAGATTATCGCAACGAATATGATATGACCTATGCTGGCACTGAAGGGATTGGCGGAAAAAATGGCACAGTTGATGCAATTCCCACAGAACCACAGAACATTAAAACAGCAAAATCCGGTTCTGTCAATGATAATAGCAGTAGCTATGAAATGGACCGTCGTTTAATGCGTGACAACTACTATAACCGTTCGTTCTTGAGTAAATTAGACATGAAAGTAGTAGGTGACCCATTCTGGTTGGGGTGGAGTGACATTTCTTACATGAACTATCTACAAAAAGCAGTAGCTGGTGAAGATATGGATGTAGATATTACCGATATCCACGTTGCAAACTGGATTAATAGCGAAGCATATCTATTATTGAATATTAAACCAGTAGTTGCGATTAGTGATACAACAGGTATCTTGGATTACGATACTCCAACGATATTCTCACAAACAATTTATCGTGTTAATAAAGTAGTAAGTGACTTTGGTCCAAATGGATCATTTACACAACAATTATCAGGTGGTATTGTAATGCGTTCTCTACGTAGACGTGACCAATTAACTGATGATGACGAAGGAGAAGGAAGCCGTGGCTGATACAAGTAAACAATATGCACAAGACCAACTTTCTAGATTTGACCCTAGATTACCACAGTTAGCAACGGTAATGGATAACCGAGATCCAACAGATAGTGGAAAGCTAAAGGTTTGGATTCAAGGTTCTCAAAGTGATCGTGATGCAAAAGATTCGTGGATTGAGTGCTCATATGCAGCACCATTCGCTGGACGCACACCGGGGGTTCCGGGTGCGAATTCATACCAACAATTCCCTAAAGGCTACGGCTTTTGGGCTGTTCCACCAGATGTTGGGGTGACAGTAATCGTAGTGTTCGCACAAGGACACCAATTCCAAGCATTTTGGATTGGATGTGTGTACGATGAACGTATGAATACAATGGTTCCGGGTATGGCAACCGAGAATTTACCAAATAGTGGTTATGATATGCCAGTACCGATTACTGACTATGACCGTAACACTATTCAAAGTACTTTACAAGAGAAATACCCTAATGTCCCAACAATTGAAGGTCTAAAGAAACAAAACCTTCTATACGATGAAGAAAAAGGTGCAGCAAACCGTAGTAGTACTCGTACTGTAGCCGCAACTGTATATGGAATGAGTACTCCACGGGGTAATAGCTTCGTTCTTGATGACGGTTATACTGATGCTGACATGAACAAACGAAACTGGAACCAAGACCCAGACGGCTATCAGGATACCCAAGTTAATAACCCGGTAAACGACACGTCTGTTGGGACTCGTAAGAACGAAGGTATTGTACTACGTACTCGTAGCGGTGCACAACTACTTTTATCAGAAGCAACTGGTTCAGTGTTTTTAATCAACCGAGATGGTACAGCACGTGTTGAAATGACACCCGAAGGTGATATTATGATTCATGGTGACAAAAGTATGAACATCCGTATGGGAGAAGATATTAGCTTTGTTGCAGGTCGAAATATTAATTTCCAAGCAGGGGCTGATATGCAGTGGAGTGTTGCTGGAAATACCAAATTGAATTTAGTCGGTGCATTAGATAGTAAAATTGGCGGTCAGGTTGTAATTAATGCAGGTGCAGATTTGCGTCTTGTAACTGGTGCGTCACTTCGTGCTCAAGCTGGTTCAAGTATAGACATGACTTCAGGATCAAATACTGCAATTACTGCTGGTAGTTCTGTTGATATTTCGGGAACCTCAGTAAACTTAACTGGTGGTGGAAATAGCTTTAACGTTAAAGGTGGAAGTACTGCAAGTTCTGCGGTAGTAGGTGCACCAGACTTCCAGACACCATCTGTTGGTCTTGTTAATCACATTCACTTCCACCAATCGTTCTCTGATGCATCAAACCACAGTAATGCTATGGCTGCACCAGTTAATGGTGGAGGTAACTCTTCTGTTAGTCCTGCACAACCTGCACAACCTGCAAACGATGTTTCTCCGGTTCTACCAGAAGAAACTGAATATGAGGCAGTTCAATATACTAACACTACTCAAGAAGTATCTCAAATCACAACACAGGATATGCTTTTCTCTGAAGATAGCATGACTTACACTCAAACCCTTGAAGGACTATACATGCTAATGCCATGTACTGGTACTATACGAGAGTTTGGTTACTGGGGTAAAGGTGTTCCGACACAAGATGGAAGTACTGCTGACCGTTATGGTTGGTCAATTCAAACTAAGGGTAACATTGTAGCACCCGATTTTGGTACAGTTACTGTGAATGGTAAAGATTCTGTTATTGTTGCTCATATGAGTGGATATAAATCTATTTTCTATAATATTAACGTAAGTGTTAATAATGGTCAACGCGTACAGAAAGGTGACGTAGTAGGTACTGGTAAAGGTGTTATTGAATTTGAGATTCGTAAGATTTCTGCAAATCTATTTGGCTTTAGTGGTACGGTTGATCCCGGTATGTTTTATGCAGCCGTTACTGGTGAAGGTGCTGATGCAGCCAATAAACAATTAATCGAAGGTAAGCCTAGTAATGAAAATGCCCCGGCATTGGATGCAACTAATTATTCAGAAAATAGTGATGAGCTTGTTGTTATGACTAGAGTTAAGAGTATCGGTACTGGATATTCTCAACGTGGTTCTCGTCATGTTCCTAGACGTAAAACTAGTGCGAAACGTCAGGGTGTGGTTGATGATAGTACTCCAGTAACTATTGGACCTGTTGATAAAACTGCTGTAGGTTGGAAAGTTGCGGCAACAGATGAAAAACTTGTTAACGATACTATTAATTTTGAAGGTACGATTGCATATCAAACTAAGCGTGGTCATTTCCGTGATGGTAAATTCTGGGTATTCCCGGACCCAGTGAAAGGTCAAGATATCGGCTATGGACACTTGGTAACCCCGGCTGAACGTTCTAGTGGGGTATTCAATAATGGTATTACACCTGATGAAGCTAAACAAATTCTTATTAAAGATTTACAAAGGAGTGTAGACGGTGCTAAACGTTTATATGCACAATATGGGTTACATACACCTTATTTGTGTCAATTAGTACTTGTAGAAATGGCATATCAAATGGGTCCGGGTGCATTAGCTAAGTTTAAAAATATGTTCAAAGCACTTCAAGCTGGTAACTATCGATTAGCCGCACATAGTATTCGTGATTCATTATGGTACAGACAAACTACAAACCGTGCGGAGATAATGGCTCGATATATGGAGGCTTGCCAATAAATATTTTAGGCGACTAAATAAAGGAGAATAAAATATGAGTTGGACTTTAACCGCTACTGATGCTACTTTTTTCAAGGATGTAAAAATTCATGAAGGTACAAAGGAGTTTCAAGCCTCCAAAGGATATTTCAAAAATGGTAAGTTCTGGGTCTATAAAGATAGTCTAGGGCTTCCAACAATTGGATATGGTCATTTAGTACGTTCAGGTGAAAATTTCAGTGCTGGTTTAACCGAAGCTGAAGCAGACGCTTTGTTAGTAAAAGATGCTCGTAATGCATATAATGATGCAAAATCAATTTATGAACAATACGGCATGAGTGGCCCTGAATCACTACAGCAAGTTTTATGGCAGATGGTTTTCCAGATGGGTAAATCTTCAGTACTTAACTTCCGTAAGGCTCTAGAAGCAATGGGAAGAAAAGATTACAAAACTGCTGGTAAAGAAATGCGTGATTCAAAATGGTACAGACAAACTACCTCACGTGCAGAAAAAATGGCACGTATCGTTGAGGCATTACAGTAAGGATAATTAATGGCAGTTACGTTTAAGGGATTCTCTTCCCCAGTTGTTGGCCTAACGCGTGTATTATATGATGAAGAATTGGTAAAACAAGACTTACTAAATCATTTTAATACAAGAAAGGGTGAACGAGCATTTGATGCTGAATATGGTTTTATTGGTTGGGATTTAGTTTTCGAATTAGATCAACCGTCAGTGAAACAAGCACTGGATGATGACGCTAGACGTATTGTGTCACAAGATCCGCGTGTGGAACTTCAGTACTTACAAGTTCAAAATACAGAATATGGTTATATTATCAATATCAGCTTGTACTATGTACAACTTGAAACGGTAGAAGAACTAAGAATTGTATTTGATAGACGAACAAATGAAAAGATGGTAGCAATAGCATCAAACTTTTAATAATAGGCTTCCTTCGGGGAGCCTTTCTTTTTGATAAATATTTCTATACTAATATACGAGGTATAAAATGACACAACAAAAACGACAATCCAATCTCTACGCTGCTGAGAACTGGAAACAAGTATATGAAAGTTTCTTTAAGATTAACTTAACTGCATACGATTTTGACACAATCCGTGAAAGTATGATTCATTACTTAAGTTTAACTTATCCAGATTCATTTAATGACTGGATTGAAAACTCAGAATTTATCTTCATCTTAGATACTATTAGTATGCTAGGACAGAACTTAGCTTTCCGTATGGATTTAAACAGTCGAGAAAACTTCCTCGACACTGCTGAACGCCGTGCTTCAGTACTAAAACTTGCCAAGATGATTTCGTATGCACCAAAACGTGCATATCCGGGTCGTGGTCTTGCAAAATTAACAGAAATCAAAACGAACCAAGATATTCGTAACAGCTTTAACGAATCTCTAAAAAATAAAACTATCCGTTGGAATGATCCAGCAGATAATAACTGGTATGAAAACTTTATTCTAGTAATGAACAGTTCCTTTATCAGTTCTAACCAATTTGGTAATCCAGTTAAGAAAAACTCAATAAATGGTGTATCTAACCAGCTTTATCGAATGAATACTATTCCAATGAGTGCTCCAAGTATTCCATTTACTGCAAACATTAATGGCACGAGTACCACATTTGAAGTTGTTAACCCGGATATCAACAGTATTGGTGCTGATGAACGCCATCCTGAACCACAAGATCAGAAGTACATCATTTATCGTAATGATGGTAATGGTTTTGCTTCACCTAATACTGGTTTCTTTGTTTATTTCAAACAAGGGACACTTTCTTATACTGATTATCAATATGATGTTCGTATAGAAAACCGAATTCAGGCAGTTAACACAAACAACATTAATGAAACTGATGTTTGGGTACAAGAAATTAATGAAGATGGTATTGTCCGTACTAAATGGACTAAAGTTCCATCAATGGAAAGTATTGCATATAACTCAGTTGACCGACAGAAGAAAACAATCTTTTCAGTAATTACTCGTGATAATGATCAGATTAGTATCAAATATCCTGATCAGCGAAGTGGTGTAGTTCCACGTGGAACATTCCGTACTTGGTATCGCGTTAGTAATGGTGAAACATATACAATTAAAACGTCAGATATCCAAAATAAAAGTATCAAATATGTTTACCGTACTAAATCACAAACTGAATTTGAGAATAGTACTTTAGATATTAAATTCTCACTTCAATATGAAACTGGCCTTGCACAAAGTGCTGAAACTATTGATCAGATTAAAGACCGTGCTCCACAGATGTATTATACACAAAACCGTTTTGTAAACGGTGAAGATTATAATATTGCACCTCTAATGTTGGGTAATACAGTACTAAAAGCTAAAGCATTGAACCGTTTATATTCTGGACAATCAAGATTTATCGATATCACTGATCCAACTGGAAAATATCAAAATACTGATGTTTTTGCAGATGATGGTGCGATGTATAAAGAGAAATCAACCTCACGCAATAGTGTTTTACTTCCAACCGTGAAATCAAATGAAACAATTATCGTTGATAATATTCAACCACTAATTGGACAGACTTCGGTAATACAAACTTACCAAGAATGGGATGCAAACAGTGTATATCCAACAAATAACCAAATTTGGAACCCTGTTTATAATTCACAGTACTCAAAAAATACATATGGTCAAATTAAAGTGTCTGGAGAAGTTCAAGAAGGCTTCGAAGTAGGTACTCTTATTAACTTTAAGACGAATACCACTAACGGATATTGGGCTAGTATTATTGGAAAAGCAGATGATGGTTTTTATGTTCTTTCACAACCGATAGAAAATGGAATGACAATTTATTCGTATATTAAACCGTATCGTGTTCAGTTTAATTCAGTTGAAATACAAAATATTTCCGTCATGATGAATAAAAAGACTGATTTTGTTATTATATACGACACCAACAGCTTAACTTGGGTTCCTATTCAAGTAAGCACCGCTGATGAAACAATTACTTATAATGGCACTGTCTATCCTATTTTAGTTCGTGTACAATATACAGCAGAAGCATGGGAATTTGATGGGTATGGTGTTAATTATATCTTTGTCGGTGGTGATAAAGTTAAATTCTACTTTGTTAGTACTAAAAAGATATCTGATATTAGTACCGGTACGGTTCAAGCTGATAAAATTGACATTTTAGCATGTAATGCTAGCCCTACTAGTAACTTGGGAATGGGTGAAAATGTTGATTTCCAAATTCTTGACACAATTCAGCAGGAAAACGGCTATTTGGATGGTTCACGTGTTATAATCACGAGCAAGGATGTTGATAGTAATGGTATTCCATTGGAACCTAATCAATTTGCATCATTAGTACCGAAATATACAGGTGAAGATGCATTGAAATATGGTGGGATATTAGTATTCCGCGAGAATAGTGATTTTACAATCGATATTCTTGATTTACCAAGTTCAGATTTCACAGTACTAGATAGTTCATGGACATATACTGAATCCGATGCACAGGCTGAGACTAATGTATATAAACGTCAAGAATTTTTACGCAACGTTCAATTACGTAGTACATCTATGAGTGATTTGTTCGGAAAAGGGACTGGATTTACAATTGGGTTTGTATATGATGGAAAATCATATTTTATTGAACAAACTGTAGGTAATAATAATGATCGTTTGAATACACTAATGGCAAACATGACATTACCTGATGATACAGTTACAATGACACCAGAATTAGCGTTTTATCGTGCTATTATCAATAGTGGTAATTCATCTCTAGCAGAAAACAAGAAATTAGAATACTATGGATACAAAGATGTAAGTTCTGAATATTCATTTGTGTATAATGCTAGAACTGGTATTATGTATCATTGGAAACATTATGCACCTGATGATAATCGTATTGACCCAAGTAAAACTAACCTAATCGACATGTATGTACTAACAAATTCTTATAAAACTAACATTGATTTGTGGATTAAGAATGGTGCACAAGGTATTTTCCCTAAACCACCAACCAGTGTTGAACTACAAGACATGTTTAAGGACGTTGAACAGAAGATTGTAATTAGTGATAGTATTATTTGGCACAGTGCAAACTATGTTCCTCTATTTGGTAACAGTGCATCACCATCTTATCAAGCAGATATCAAAGTTGTTAAAATTCCAAATAGTACATTGAGTGATGATGAGATACGTCAACGTGTAATTGAGATTACAAACACATTCTTCCAAGTTGATAACTGGAACTTTGGTGAAACATTCTTCTTTACTGAGTTATGTGCATATATTCACTTGCAATTGAGTACTGAAATCAGTACAGTAGTATTGGTTCCTAACAACCCTAACAGTAAATTCGGTGAATTGTTCGAGATTCCTTGTGAACCGGACCAACTCTTCGTAAGCACTGCAACAGTTGATAATGTTTCCATAATTAGCTCACTAGCTAAGAGTAACATCAACGTTGGTAATTAATTTTAAGGCACTCAATGAGTGCCTTTCTTTTTCTATAAATAAAACAAATACTGAAATGAATTTTACGGAGAAATAAATGGCTAACGAATTTAAATTCCAGCCCTCAGAAGTAGCTGAAGCTGTTAATAAAAAATTATTCATAAAAAGACTACCAGAATGGATGCAAGGCTTAGAGCAGATCCAAACTTTTTGTGATGATATTATTCAACAGTGGTTCAACCCTGCTGAACAAGAGATTGTCGATGGATATATCGGTGATAGTAGCTCCCCTGCTGCCTCCGGTAAGATTTTTATCAAAGAATTAACAGAACAAAGACAAGCATATCAGCTTAGTCCTGCTTACGTATCAAAAAATGAAGACCTAAGCATTCGCAGCCTACAATTTTATGAAGATCTAGTTGGTTATCTAGAGCATTACGGCTGCCTAGCGGAAAACCAAGACCGCCTATTCAATGGTAAATTTTATTCTTGGACTCCACCAATTAACCCTAACAAACTAATTAACTATAGTACATATCTATGGGACACTAATAACGAATATGGTGTTGCTCCTGATTATGTTGTAATGGAACGTGGTGCTTTAAATGGCAACAAATGGTCATTACAAAACTTCTGGTACACTGTAGGCCAAACTCTACCTGATGGTACAGTACTAACTGACGAATTGGCCCAAGACACGCGTTTTGCTCGTGCACAGGCTCCAATTATTGAGTACAATAAAAATATTGAACTATTAAACTACGGTACGAAGTTCCGTGGTGTAGTTGACTATCTCTCTGATTCAGTGAAACCAGAAGATATCGTTAACAAAAATCAATCCAATAATATCCGTGTTGATGGATTCGTATTAAAAGCTGGTGATCGTGTGTTATTCACAAGTATTGGTAACCCCGGCGAAAACAACCGTATCTATAAGGTTTATATTAAGTCTATGGATGATGGTTCACGCGTATACGGTCTAGCATTAGATGAAGATGAAGAAACCCCAACCCGTCCAAGTGGTGAGCCACAAGTTGGTGACGTAGTATTGGTAAAATCAGGTAATACCTATGGCAATACTTCAATGTACTGGACAGGGACTATGTGGACACGTGCACAGAATAAAGATAGTGTTAATACCTTCCCTCTATTCCAATTGTATGACCGCAATGGTAACAAATTAAGTGATAGTCAAATTTATCCAAGTTCAACTTTCAGTGGTTCATCACTATTTGGGCTTAAAATTAACTTCGATTACAATTTTAGCTCAATTTATGGTGCTAATGTTGAACTAAGTTCTTACAATTACTATGTATTTGAAAACTTCCTTCAAAGTGTTCGTTATGAATTTGATAAACTAGGTGTAATCACTGAAATTCCGGGTTTGTACTATTATAATGTTATTGGCGAAGAAAATGGAGAATTTACACAGAACCTAAAAACTGATTGGGTTCGTTCTCAAGACGTGTCTAAACAGTATGTATTCCAAGTTCCAGAAATGACCAAAACATCCATGTACCGTGTATTTGACACTGTAAATGATATGGAAAACTTCGAATATCCACTAGAAAATATGTATGCATATGTTCGTGATATAGATTCTACATACAAATATTATAAAGCACCAAACAGTACTTTCCTAGATTGGCACAGAACCAATGATAATGCTGTTGCATATGATGTGTATAACCATAATTTCGAATTGGCACAAAAAATTGATACCAATAACCCTAATGATATTTTAGAAGTTATTATTAATGGTGAAGAAACTGATAAATTCACTAAAACAATTGATAGTAACGGTTATTTGAATGAAATCGTAATCGATTCTTCAATCAATCTAGATGAAGATTCAGTACTAACAATCCGTACTTATAGTAAAGATATTGTTCCTGATTTTAATCTAGGTGCATATGAAATCCCAACGAACTTGAAAAATAACCCATATAATGAATCTATCAAATACATTCATCAGGGTGATTATTCTCTTCATTTTCGTGATGTTGTAGGTAAAAACATTACTACTGGTAGTGTTAACGATTTCAATAACTATGAAGAACGTTTAGAAGCTGGCTTGGTTGATAACTCAGTTGGTACGTTTATTATTCAGAATGAAGCATCTATGCTTCCACTAATGCTAAACACTGCTAACGAAAATATTGATCTTTTCGAAGCATTCATGTTCTTACAAAATGAGTATTTCCGTTTCTTAAACAAATTTAATACCCAAATGATTAATCTATATGAAGATGATAAATCTGGTTTCTTATCAAACAGTGCATCTAATATTGTAGATGCAGTATTTGACATTATCAATGTTGGTAAAAACAATACATTCCCATTCTATCTTGATAGCGTTGGTAGTACTGTAGGTACGAGTCGTACCTTCATTCCACCGACTCCGCAATTTATGGGTATTCTAAAAGCATTCTCACCACAGAAAGCTACGTATATGTATGCTGGTAAAGAATTAGGTTGTTACAACGTAAGCCATACTGGTGTTATTTCAAAATCCTATAAAGTAATTAACGGCATTGACAAAATGGATGATGTTATCTATGAACTTGAAAATCGTATTTTCAATAGTATTGATAATGCATTTAAAGTTGTAGATTATCAGCCACCAATGGATGCTAGTGATCTATTCCCTACACCATTCTTCCAAGATACAGATTATAGTGCAACAGAGTACAACACTCTTTTACTACGTGGTTACATTAATTTTATTGCAACTAACGGAATTAATAACAGTACAAACAACTATGACCAATCTAATTGGCTAACTTGGAACTATACTGGAACTACTTATGTTGTAGACGGGATTCCTACTACAATTCCAGCACGTGGTTCTTGGCGTGGAATTTATACTGACATGTTCGGTACTTACCGCCCATCAACTCATCCGTGGGAAATGTTTGGTTTTGCTCAACGTCCAGATTGGTGGAACCAAGAATACGAACCTACTATTGTTCGTTTATCTGAAACTGAATCTATTACGGTTTATACGGCTGAAGTAGTTGATGAAAATGGCGATCTAGTTCCTAGTGGACTATGGGATGTTGGAACATTCAAAGGTGATGCAAGTCTAGGTAAAATCCTATTCGGCTCTCGTGCTGGACAGTATGACAAATATAAGCGTTTTGGTAAACAACCATTCACCCTAACTCCTAACGGAACTGCGTCTAATGGTGATACTCTTTATACTTATGAATTGATTGCACCAGAGGTTCTTGGATTAGTTTCAGGTGCTCTAAATCACCGTGCAGAGCCTTGGGCTTATGGTGATATGGGTGATATGGAATTCACATACATGAACACTGCTATGTTTGCATATGACCAAGCAATGTTACTATATCGTGCTAAACCTGCACAATTTGCAAACTACTTCTATGATACACGTGGTAGTACTTTAAAGAAAGTTTATACAGATGATGTTCAATTCCTATATGGTGAATCAAATATTCGTTTAAACTTCAATAGTAATACATTAGTCAACGGTGAACAAAATAACAGAGTACTAGGTTACCAAATGGCTATTACTGATCATCTATTGTATCAGAATATGGATGTAACTAAAAAATATGGTGATGTGCTACGCTCATCTTATATTAATATTGGTCACAAACTTGGTGCATTCACCAAGAAAGATCAACTTAGTTTCTATTCTGAATCATTTGGTCTAATTTCCAGCGAAAGTCAAAATATTGGTCTAGTTAAGAGTTCTGCTATACGTACTGAAACTCTAAGTGCTGTAAAAATCACTTGGAATGGTTCAGCTTATCAACTTGATGGCTATGACCTTGTTGGGGCAACATTTAAAACTCTAGTTCCTAATAAAAATGGAAAGAAAACTACATACACGGATGGAAATCGTGTTGTTGTTACCTATTCAGATTACACTACTAAAGTCCAAGAATATGCATACGGAACTGTATTCAATTCTTATCAAGATGTTTACACTTTCCTTTGTTCTTATGGTAAATTCCTAGAAGCACAAGGTTGGATTTTTGAAGACCAAAACACAGACGGTGTAATTCAGGATTGGACACAAATCGGTAAAGATTTTGTTAGTTGGAGTTTAACATCTCCAGTACGTGGTGAATATATTTCTGTATCTCCTAGTACTGCAAGTGCTAAGTTTGGATCTGAATTCGGTTCAGTTCAATCTGTAACTCAATTTAATGGTGGTGTATGGTCACTACTAGATGATGAGAATACTGGTATTCGTCCATACGAAATTCAAACAACTCGTTTGGGTAACGTATTCACAGTACGTCTAGCTGATGATGTTGATAAGCGTATGGCGTTAATTCGCGTGAGCCTAGTTGCATATGAACATGCAGTAGTATTCGATGATGTTACCATATTTGGTGATTCCATATATATTCCAGTATACGGTTCAGTACAAGAATTAATTCGTATGTATGGTTATGTAACTGGTTCATGGAATGGTCGTTTAGAAGCTCCGGGCTTTATTGTGTTGGAAGCTGGTACTTTACCAGACTTTGAGACTCTTGTCACTGACTTCCAACATTATTATGATGTGGAAGAACCGGTATCGGATGTTTCACTACGTGATTTAGGTCGTCACCTAATTGGATATCAGTCGAGAGATTACTTAACTCGAATGATTACCAGTGAACCTGCTCGTGTCAACTTCTATAAAGGGTTTATTAAAGATAAAGGTTCAAATCAAGTACTAGAACGTGTATTACGTGTATCTAAATCATATAATACTGATGAATATAAAGCACTACAAGAGTGGGCGTTTAAAGTTGGTACGTATGGTAATATCTATGGCAAAAAATCACTACAGTTCCAATTGATAAACAATGAATTTAAACAGCAACCACAACTAATTACATTTGATAAAAATGCAACTAGTAATGGAAATGGAAATAATATTGTATACTTTGGTGAACAAGGTGAGGATAGTCGTTGGATTACTCGTCCTAAAGGTAATTTTGCATTCCCAATGCGTTCAGGAAGAAGCGATAACATCAATCTACCTGATATTGGACCAGTAACACTAGATGAAATTGATTACAGTACTAAAGATTTTACAACTGCTTACACTGACCGTCTATCGTATATGGCTAAATCTGGTGAAGTACCGAACTCTGTTTGGATGCTACAGGATATGTCTGATACATGGAACATCTTTGAGTTAATTAATACCAATATCAAGCTAACTGCAATTACGGCAATTCCTAGTGAAGATAATATGCCTACACAATTCTGTAAACTAACGTTAAGTGCAGCACACGGAATGGTTGATGGTGATTATTTCTACTTCGTTGACCAAACTAACTATATGCCTGACCTACTTAAAGCAGAAATGCAATATTATAATTCAGGTTCAGCAGCTAATGAACTAATTGTTCCAGTTAACATTGCAATTGATATGACATTCAGTGCTCCACAGCCTGTATTGTATCGTTATGAATCAAGATTCGCAACATCTGCTGATAAAGATTCTTATATTAATAAGAAATATAGCTTTGCAGCACCTGAAAGTACTTTATTCGAGAAAGCGACTACATATAATTCATTAACTAACGTAACTGAGTTGTATATTAACCTTTATGACCCAATTAACGGTATTTTACCGGGTCCAGCGATGACTAACGTCACATATACTGGTGCACATGACCCAGCATTGTATAATAGCAATGGTGAAGAGGAAATGGCATGGGCTTCTGATAAAGTAGGTACAGTATGGTGGGATACGAGAGAAGCATACTTTGTTGACTATACCCGTCCAATCTATGATTCGAATGGTAATGTTGATAATGAAGCAACTCTTGAGTACAAACGAGTGAATTGGGGTAAAATCTTACCACATGGTGATATTAATATCTATGAATGGGTAGAATCTCCAGTTGAACCATATGATTGGGATAGATACTGTGATGAACAGGCTAAACTAAACAAAACTGAAAATGAATATGTTCCTAGTGGAACTGCATTGGAAGAAAACTATAGTGAATTCATTATATATGATACTCATACCCAATCTTATGTACGTAAGTACTATTTCTGGGTTAAAAATGGTATATATGTACCGCAAGTGAAGAACCGCGATAAGTCTTGTCAAGAAATTTCTCGTATTATTCGTGATCCACTCGCTTTGAATACGCCTTGGTATGCACCAATCTCTGAAACTTCATTCATCATGTCAGATATGCAATATGAAGTTACTGATGATAAGAGTATTTTAACAATATCTTATAAAGAAGATCAAGATGACGTTGTAAAACACGAACAGTATCAACTTTGTAAGGAAGGTGACAGTTATAATTTCAACCCTGAAATTTGGAATTCCCTATGGAACTCATTAATGGGTCAAGAAACATTATTGAATGGTCAAGTACAGGAATTGCATTATCCACAAACTGAATTGGGATTAGGTTCATCTAAAGTATGGTTTAAAGATATCATTGAAGCTCGTAGAACATTCGTGGACTCAGCTAATGACATTTATCGCCATATTAACATGACTACTAATACCGTTGTAATGAATGATGTATTCAATGTTAAAACATTACAAACTAACCCAAATGAAGTTGGATTTAAAGTACTAACTTATAACAACCAACTTGTTATTGCTACCAATGAACAAAAATTCTTGGAAAACGATGCAGTTCTTGTAAGCACCAATGGTACTTTACCATCACCACTAAATTCAACCAGTGTGTATTTCGTACACTACGATGACGATGGTTATATTCATCTAATGAATAACCCTAGTTCATCAGGAACTGCGATTACAATCACACTAGAGAATAAAGGTGAAGGTCAGCATTCAATGATTAAGCAATCTGATTATATTGCAACTCTAGGAACTTCTCTAGATATGACTCAGTATTGGTCATTAGCTGATTGGTATGATGTTGGATATGATGAATATACCGAATATACATCAGAAATTTCACTAGACATTGCTGATACTAAAAACTATCAGGTTGGTGATATCATTCGTATTGTAGATGCAGATGGTGTTTGGACATTGTACCGTAAAGATTATTCACGTAACGTTTCTCTATGGACTGCAATCGGTCGTCAGAATAGTACTTTACAGTTGAACAACCAACTATACAATAACTACACTCAATACAATGAAGATGGTGAATTAACCAACGTTGAAATAAACGTTCGTAAAGCCCTAGCTTTACTTAAAAATTCATTCGACATGCATCAGAGTGACGTTGTGTTTGATATGGTTAAGTATGTTCATACTGAACAACAAGTGGTTGATTGGGTGTTTAAAACTTCATATATCTTTATTGTTGGTTTAGACCAATCTCTAAAACAGAACTATTCTAATAGTGAAGACCTAATTGGACAAATCGTATCTTATTTCGAAGAAGTAAAACCATATCGTACTAAGATTCGTTCTCAGATTGAACAGAAAACTTCTGATAGTGATGAAATTAATGGCTTACTAAATGATTTAGATCCAACTGGATATATTTTCGTTAATGGTAAGTGGGTTAAAACACAATCTGATATCTGGGATTATGAATATGCACAATTTAACACCGTAACCAATAAATGGGAAATTCATGGTTCTCTACCGAGTGATTTCGAATTACCGAATAGAAGATTCCAAGAAATTGATGTTATTATGCATTATGATAATGTTCAGTGTGTACCTGATGAAGATATGCCAGCAGCAGCAATTCTAGATGATGTTAATAAGCAATTCCAGAGTAATGAGCAAGATTTCTTAACAAAAGGAAGCCATTATAAATTACAACGTTATGAATATACGTTCCCAGTGGCAAATGAAAGTCAAATCAATAATGCAATTGGTTCGATTCTAACTCAAAAATATCCAGATTTTAATATGTCTACTAGTGTTGCCGCAGGTATACAAGCTATGTACGAAACATTAGAACAGGATGTTCCAGCTACTGAACAATTCACAAAAGATGTAATTAGTGCAACCAATGAAGTTCTATCAAGCGATGACTCTATTGATATTATGCAAAAATATAGAATGTTTAATACTCTTTCTAATAGATTGAGACTTTATACTTCTTATGATATTGATGCAATTGAAGATCAAGTTGATTGTCCGTTTAAAGGTATATCTATTGATGATAACCCAAATACTAGACTACCATTTGGTTTCGCACCAAGTAACGGTGAAAACTTTGGTTATGTAATGCATACCAGAGAATTATTTGATAAGTTTGTTTCTATGGCGAAAGCTCAGAACCCAACCTATTCAGATAATGACATTTACTTCTATTTGGCACATGAGTACGGTTTATATTGCTGGATGATTGAAACAACAGAAGATGATGGCATTGGTGGAGTGACAATTAATACTGATCACTACAACGACACTCTTTTAGTACTAACAGCTATGCGTAATAGTTACTATAAGGATAATTCAGATCACTATGCGTTTGCAGAAGCAATTCTTGATAATCGCGATTTTGATGCATTCTGTATGGTAATGGTTCCACGTAAGTTGGTATCGATTCGTAATGATGCAGGGGATTATTTCACTGTACCATTCAATCAAAGTCTAGAAGACTTCATGCAAGACCAATTCATCACTCAAGGTGATAACGTATTTGTTGGTGAACCAAATCTAGATGATCTACCAATGGATAAAAACAATCCATTGTACTCTGATTATCAACAAATCATGACTTCATTTAACTCCAATGTTTATTATGATGACATGAACTCATTTGATAATTTAGCACTAGAATCACAAACTAAGAGAATTGAGCTATCTGCTATTGATACGGTAAACACAACTCAAGATTCAGTCTTCATTGACATTTCAGAGTTAAACCCGAACAAGCAAAATATGTCTCAACTTAGATTTACGGTTGATGGGTATTCATACGATGCGGCAAATATGCCACAACTTAAAGATCAAGGTAACTTCCAAGTTGAAGGTTTCATTACCCTCAACCCATATAACAAAGCAGAAGCAGTTGTGAGTATTCCTCGCTATGCAGAAGCAATTGCATTGATGGATAGAACTAACATGTATCATGATGAAATTAAGTACGTCAACCATGTGTATGATGTAATTAACGTAAATGGTGTTGTTAGACTAGGAAGCAATCATGGATTGAAAGTTGGTGATAATGTTATGGTGTTTACCCCAGAAGGTAAAGATTATGATGCTGTTGCGGCTGACGGTACTTTCCATACTATCCTAACTGAAAACAATATTAGAACTGGAAACAGACCTACTATGTTTAAAGTTACTGCGGTAAGTGGACGTAACGTTACAATCGGTGGATTAGTATTCTCACAAACATATTCAACTAATGGTTCAGAATGGTCGGCTGTTTCAGATCACACAAGCATCACTGTGCTTCGTGTAACGAGTTTTAACGATGCCGAATTCAATGCTGGTAGTTATGTCAAATATGCCGCAAATCGCTCCTACGCGGTCGATGCGATGGATTATGACGTGTTCTATGATGTTATGTTGGATGGTGGAGAATACACTGATGGATTCAGCGATGATGATTATGATGTGTGGTATATTTCTAATGAAATTATTGATGGTGTTGACCACGGCTATTACCAGCCGATTTATGGTGAAGGTGTTCTAGGCGAACTTGTTCGTACTAAAATGACCGATTCACTACAAATATTCGTTTATGAATTCAACACTTCAACAATCCAGCCAGTACTTGTACCAGCTACAGACACTACAGACGCTTATTGGACATATGCATTACCACTAGTTGACGATGTTTATGTTACCTCTCCTAGTAGAGTTACAGTAATTACCAATGACAGCGTTGAAAACATTACCGTGGTTTCACAACCAACAAATGTTGGATCAGTGTCAGTTGATGGTAATGTGGTAAGTGGTGCGAATAGTACAGAAGGTGATGTTATTTCCTTAAATGGAGAGCAGATGCTTCTACGTAAAAACGGTAACGCTTTACGTGCTATTAATGGAACAGTTGAGAATTACTATCCTGATGGATATTTGGGAACAGGATTGAACCTAGGGAAAGAAGATAAGATGGTTGATTATGCAAATAATTATCCAGTAATACCTTTAAGTACTTATAGTTCATCACTACAAATTCCGGGTACTATCCTACCTACGCTAATTAAAGGATAAACAAAAAGGAGCCAATTGGCTCCTTTTTTATTTCTTATTTTTGAAGAACAATCTTGCCGTCTTCGATTGTGAACTCAGCAACGCCGCCATTTTGTAGTGAACCACAAAGGATTTCACGTGCTAGTGGTAGCTTGATGTTTTGTTCAATGGTGCGTTTCATTGGACGTGCACCCATGCCTTTCTGTACACCGTTCGCTGCCAACCAAGCACGAGCATCATCTTGTAGGACGATTGCAACTTTACGACCAGCTACGGAATCTTGTACTTCTTTCATGAACTTGTCAATAACGCTGTCGATTGCTTCAGTGCTTAGTTCTTTGAACTTCACGATTGAATCAATACGGTTTAGGAATTCTGGTGGTAGGAATGCTTTAATAGCCTTATCCTGACCAGTTTCAGAACTACCCATACTCATGCTACGTTTCTCAGAGTCTTTAGCCCCTAGGTTAGTAGTCATAATAACAGTTACGTTATTGAAGAACACAGTTTTACCTTTAGAACCAGTTAGACGACCTTCATCTAGTACTTGAAGGAAGGTTAGTAGTACTTTAGGGTGTGCTTTCTCGATCTCATCTAGCAATAGAACTGCATTAGGATGCGATTCGATTTGATCTAGTAGTAGACCGTTACCAGTGTCGTGACCAACATAACCCGGTGGTGAGCCGATTAGTTTAGCTACAGTATGTTCCTGTGAGAACTCTGACATGTCGAAACGAATTAGCTTAGAACCCATTGAATCAGCTAATGCTTTGGAGATCTCAGTTTTACCAGTACCAGATGGTCCGACAAACATGAATGCACCTTGTACGCTTGCGTCAGAACGTAGGCCAGCACGTGCAACCATTACGTTATCAACAAGTTTCTGTACTGCTTCTTCTTGACCGAATACACGTTTGCGTAGTAGGTCTGGTAGTTCATTCATACGAGTACTTTCAGTACATGCTACCACAGAAAGGTCTAGGTTAGCAATACTTGCAACTACTTCTTCGATATCAGAACGTTTAACTACTAAATCAGTACCAACCTTAGTGCGGTTCTTGGCTGCTGAAGCATCAAGTAGATCGATTGCCTTATCAGGATAACGACGAGACTGTAGGTGCTTCTTGGATAGTTCCATTACTGCTGCAATTGCATCTTCAGTGTAGGTAACACCGTGGAACTCTTCGTATTTGGATTGGATACCTTTTACGATTTGAGCAGTTTCATCATAAGTTGGTTCAACTACGTCAATTTTCATGAAACGACGAGATAGTGCACCATCTTTTTCGATGTGTTGACGATATTCGTCATATGTGGTTGCACCGATAACGCTAATCTCACCACGAGATAGAGCAGGTTTGATTAGGTTGCTCATATCCATAGTACCAGAAGATGAAGAACCAGCACCCATGATAGTATGGATTTCATCGATGAAGATGATGGTATTTTCACGTTTCTTTAGTTCTTTTAGGAAGTTGTCAACGCGTTCTTCGAATTCACCACGATACTTAGTACCAGCAGTGAATGAACCCATATCTAGGGAAAGAATAGTTAGTTCTTTCATGTGTTCTGGGACATTACCATCAACGATTGCTTGTGCTAGACCGTCGATGATTTGGGTTTTACCAACACCTGCTTCACCTGCAAGGCATGGGTTTTTCTTAGTACGACGAGATAGAGTCTCAATTAGTGCTAGTAGCTCTTTCTCACGACCAATCATTGGGTCTAGTTTACCCTCACGTGCAAGGTCGGTTAGGTTGGTAGTGTAATCTTCAATAGATTTCTTACCAGATGATGGTTGTTGTTGAGACACACGACCTCCTTTCGGTTCGTTTTTTACAGTCTTTGTTAAATCAAGATCTGAACGAACATTACTAACATATGTTTGTAGTGAACGGGCCACTTCTGCACGTGTTAGAGATTGTTCTTTCAATGCTGCTTCTAGTGCAGTGTTTGAGAATGATAGACATTCGAATAGTACAAAGAAACCTTCTACTACGAAATCATCATTTTTTAGCTGTTCAATTACAGCTTGTTTTTGTAGCTCGTTCATCACACGAGTAACAAGGACTGATACCGGTACTTGGTCGCTTCCAATTTGTTCTTGGACGGACACAGGTAGCTCAGGAGGTGGTACTTCACGAAGATAATCTTCGATACGTTGACCTAGGATATTAGTGTCAATTGAGAAAGATTCTAGTGCGTCTTTAACACTTTGAACCTTTAACACAGTTGCACTTAGGTGGTCTACGGTCATGAATTGATGGCCTAGCTGTTGGGCTAGTGCTTTACTATCATTGAACAAATCTTGGAAACTGGAACTCATAAGTGCATTCTCCTTTGTTAATTTAGCACGATATAAAATGATTATATCACATAAATGTTCGTTTGTCCCAAAAAAATAAATACGTTACATATAAACATTTTGGAGACTTAAAATGGCATATCAAATGTGGAAAAAAGGCCGTCATGATGACTATAAGTTCATCGACGGTGCAATTGCCGATCAGTACAACATGGGTGGTGTTGACATGTTTTTGTACTGTTATATCGGACCTAAACAAAACACAGGAAACACCGACCTAACTATGCCTGATTATACAGGTAACTCAATCGATGTGTCAAGCATCGGTGACTTAATTTTTGGTGAAACACCAGACCGTGCATACGACCTACAAGCAATTACAATTCCAGCAGTATACCAAGTTCAAGAAGCAACACCAGACTTAAAGATACCGGGTTTATTCTTCAACTTCAACACAATGGATATTACGGTTCATTATAACACTATGATGCAGCGTGTGGGAAGAAAAATCTTACCCGGTGATGTTATAGAACTACCTAACCTTCGTGATTTTGATGTTCTAGGTAAAGATAGTGGGTTGAACCGTTTTTATGTTGTTCAAGATGCCTTTCGCACTTCAGAAGGTTATTCTGTAACATGGCAACATCACATTTTCAAACTACGTGTTAAACCACTTACTGATAGTCCAGAATACGCTGATATCATCGGTGGTGGTAGTAACAACTTCCCTGATAATCCAGATGATCCGAACAATGGTAATGGTAACAGTTCCGGTGATGGAAGTGAACAAAGCGATTATGACAACGAGATGGCTATCATGAACGCTATTGTAGCACAAGCTGATGATGAAGTACCATATATTCACTTCACAAATGAACATTTGTATAATGATCGTGAGGATTTATACAGTGAAGCACGTGAAATCTTTAGTGGCACAACATTCCCTAAAAAACCATCAAAAAACATGTTCTTCTGGAAAGAAACGTTACCAGTACTTAAGGAAGAAGTTAACGGTGAATGGGTAGACGCTAAATCTAAGATTGGTAGTGACTTCCCCAAACGTCCAAAAGATGGCGACTTCTACTTTATGTCTGATTCTGCATCGGTTTGTGGTTATTCACTTTACCAGTACTACAAAGATGAAAAGCGTTGGCTAATTTGTGACCTACCATACACAACCGAAGAGTCTGTACCGTCCAATGTTGATGGTTTCTATGTATTATACTCCAATCCAGCTTTATATCAAGTGCTAGATGACGATAAAACGTGGATTCCAGCCCCACTTGAACATCAAGACCATTTTGTGAGCAATAGTGTTATAGAAAACATTTATAATCCAGAAGATATTCGTCCTGAAATCCCACCAGCACGTGGAGTGGTTGATGAAGGTACACAATTCCCATCTGATCCTAGTGATGGCGAGTACTACTATCGTACTGACTATACACCAGTAACACTTTGGAGGTATAGTGATGAAACTAAGTCTTGGAAACAGTTCAATTACGGTGGTCGTCTACCAAGAACAGGTGCAGATCAGTATATGACAGGTTTTGTGAATAGTAAAGACCGAGTAGCACTACCAGATGTAGTAAAACCAAATATTGTGTACAGAGTACATAAGGATAACAAATAATGAAAGTTGAATATTTCTATGATGGTCAATTCCGTCGAACACTAATGCACTTAATCTGGCTTTTTAGTGAATTTCAAGTACAATTTGGTACTGATGATGAAGGAAATCCAAAATATCGAAAAGTACCGTGCAGATATGCTGATTTTTCTCGTATGGCACAGTACATTATTAGTGGTGGTAGTGAAAACGTAGCTAAATCTGCACCAATGATGACAGTTAGTGTTGATGAATTCACAATGGCACGTAAGGATGTGCGTTCGCATTGGTCACAAAAAATTGTTTTGGGTACAAATGTATCACCAGCACAAAATGAATACACACCAGAACTAGATAAACAGTACTTTATCGAACGTTTTAACCCAGTTCCGTGGGATTTAACCTTTAGTGTTAACATTTGGACAACGTTACTTACTTCTAAAATGGAAATAATGGAGCAAATAGCAACATTATTTGCCCCGGCGGTAACATTACAGACCTCAGAGAACCCACTTGATTGGTGTTCTCTTACTGATGTTGAATTAATTGGGACAACATTCAGTTCAAGAGCTATGCCACAAGGTACTGACACCGATTTGGACATTGCAACTATGCAATTTAAGTGCCAAGTGTGGATGAGTCTACCTGCAAAAGTAACTAAACCAAAATTAATTCAACAAATTGTAACTAATATGCATTTAGCCAATACTGAAAGTGATTTTATACTAAGTGATTTTGATGATGTTATCGTTGATGTGTTTACTCCTAAAAATATGGCAGTAAAAGTAGAGAAAATTGACAGTGCAACCAAAAGTAATGAGATTTATGAACTTACCTTAGTTGGAGAAGGATTAAATACATTATCTAGGAATGGTAAAATCTTCTCATGGGATGTATATTTCAAGTACTTAGAGCCTGATTTCAAGAATAAGCAAAAATCAATTAGATTCTTGCAAGGGATTGAGGACACTAGCCCAATTAAGGGTGAAGTCATCAGCGTTGGTACAGATGATAACGCAAATAAGTTGCTTGTGCAAGTGGATTCTTCAATCTACCAAAACATTACTGGTATAAAAGAATTTATAGTTGATGCAGACCCGCTTACTAATGCGTTACCTGAACAATTATACATTAATATATCAGAACGGAATATAGATTACAAGAAAAGTACTATACCACCTAACTACCTCGCTAAGATTACTAATGACGGGGCAGAAATAATCGAACCATCCACGATCAGTGGGTACGTTTACAACAGTTCCGATGAATGTTACTATCGTTATAATAGTGAATTCGGCTGGCATCGTGGAGTAATGAATAAGTATCGGGCTGGTTACTGGAGAATTGGGTTTAAAGACTAAGGAGAACTTATGACAAACGAAGCTGTCGGTGCTATATTCCTAGCTAAGAGTACAGGGCGTATGATGTTAAATCTACGCTCGGACACTGTAACGTACTCTAACAACTGGGGCTTCGTAGGTGGTAAGATTGAGAATCACGAAATACCACTTGAAGCACTACACCGAGAGATACTAGAAGAACTTGGGAACTCTGTTCCTATTATAGAAGATATTATACCATTTGATGTATTCTGTACTAAGAATGGTAAGTTCAAGTACTATTCTTTTATTGTAGTTGTCAAAGATGAGTTTATTCCTATTTTGAATGATGAAAGTGCAGGATATGCATGGGTTAAAATTGGTAATTGGCCTAAGCCACTCCATCCGGGGGCTAAGAGTACTTTATACAATCCCAACATTGTCCACGACTTTACTTCTCTATGGGAATCCATCAAAAACGATACACCATTCTTGAATAGTTTATCAAAATAAAAAAAGGAGGCAATTGCCTCCTTTTTTATTATACACCGATTGGTGGTACGCCAGTAATTTTAATGAATACTGACCATTGTGTTAATTTTGTTTGCCCTGCGGCTAAACCTGTAATGTTTCCATCAATTCGAATACCCAAGTTCTTATTACTATTAAGAGAAGAAAGAACATAGTTTTCATAATCCGCTTGCGTTGTGCCATTAGCTCCCGGTAGTGATACATCAATACCATTTATATTGACTGATACGTTCCAAGTGTCTTGAGTACTATCAATAATGTCTATATTTTGAGTTAGGTTGGCAACACGACGTGGATCTGGTAATGCTGAAGCCACCGTAGTTCCCGGAACATACGTACCTTCATTATTCACATACCAAGAACCCTTAATTAGCCAAGTTTTATAGTTTTGTGGAACTGAAACGATATTACCATTCTGTGTTGTTACTTCACGCCCGATAATTTTTAGTTCGTAGAAATAGTTTGATCCAAATTGGAAAACACCATCACCATTTTGGAACACTGTATATCCTGCATCATCAACTTCACTCGCTGCCCCAACGTTAAAATACGAAATTGGACGTAATGATGAAGTTTGTGTGAACGAAATATATTTTGTTCCGGCATCATATTCGATATCAAGCAAAGATTCAAATTGTTTGTTTTGTGGACGAGTTGTTTGAATTTCACGCCACTCTTTATCCTTCATTAGTACTTTAAGTGAATCGCCATTATTTGTCAACACCATTCTACCCATGATTGAGTTTGAACCATCTGGAACAGTATTGAATACTGTAATCATTGGGATTGCAGCCCAATCTAATTCAGTGTCCGGTTGGCTGGCGTCTGGTTGACGAGCATTGTCCACTAATGAAATTAATAGTTCACCAGTACCGGAAGTATATCTGTACCAGATTTGACCGATTACTGAACCCTTTGGAGCCAATTGTCCTGCAAAGTTTTCAGCTTGCCATAATGCGTTTTCATCCCATGCTTGACCATAACCAACTTTATTTCGACCAACTAGGTTAATTGGTGCTGGGTTAGTATTTGGTTGATTCGGGCCTAATATTGAGTTACTTGGAATAGATGCATAAATCTTTCCATTACTTCGTTTAATTACATAGTTAATCATTTAAACATCCTTATTGTAGTTGTACTCGAACTGTGTATTTTACTTGTAATACACGGTTAGCACTTTTCTCTACTGGATGGAAGATAATATGAGTTAGTGGTAATCCATTAGCACCATCAGTATAAAGGCCAAGCTCATCGAATACGTATGTTCCATCCATGTTTGTACTTGAACTTGTGTTCTGACCACTTGGCTCGCCTAGTCCTAGAGTACATACACAAATGATATCGGTATATACTTGACCGGGAATGTGCATAGTTGTGATATTGTTATATTGAGAATCAACACCAGCAGTAACGCGTGGGTTAATTTTTTTAGCGTAGGTTTCGGAATAAAGTCCACCGAATGATGTTACGCGTGGAGTCTTGTAAGTTACGCGACCAGTACTTAATACTACAGTCCCGCCATTACCGAAACGCATTTCAGAAATAGCACCAATACTAACACCAAGACTGTCTACGTTATTAGCTAACGCATCAGCTATTGCACGGCTCATATTCTCTGGGTGAATTGCGTTTGCTTTATCGAGAAGTACTTTCTCGTTTTCTGGGTCGGTTACGTCTGTAATAAGTACATGACCTTTAACGAACAAGAACGGTTGTTCAATTTTGGTTTCCATTTCATTTCCTTAGTAGTTAATTTGAATTTCTTCTAGCTTCCCGCTCATACGTTTTTGTAGAATTGTTGGGTCGTGACTAATATAGTTGCGGTCGATACCAACTCGTAGGTAAGTGAAGTTTCCAGTTAATGATTCAGCGAATGTACCTGTCGCACCCGGATCGGTCATAAGAACGCCAGTGTTTGAGTTATAGATTCGTGTATCAGTGAATTCCATATAATATTTACAGTTTTCATTAAATTTTATTGGGAACCAATCTTCTTCTTGTGGGTCACTAGCTAATGTTGCTTGAACATATATACGTCCTATGAATTCACGCAATGTGAATGCAATTGTATGCAATCCTGTAGTACTACCCCAATATCCACCAGCAGGAAGGCTTAATGAAACTTCGTTCCAATAAAAGTCTTCATTGGTAGGATACCATGTATCAGAGTCTTGGTAATCTTGCCAAACTCCGCTTTTGTCCTTTCTTCTGAAAAGAAAATTCTTTGATCTTAAAGCCATTGTATTAGCCCTCGTAAATAAACTTTTAATTATTTATTGGAAGTCAAATGTAATTTTACCTGATAAATATCTGTAATATGACAACAACTCATAAGGAAATAAATATGACAATTTCATTTAACAATGGGTCGTCTTCTTGTAATTGTGCTGGTGAAACCTTCAACATTAACGAAGCAGGACACCTTATTGTAACTTATGCAGATAATACGAAAGAAGATCTAGGTCTTGTTGTAGGACGTGATGGGGAAAATGGTCTAAGTTTTCTACCTGATCAAATCGGTATGGATGTACCGGATGAGAACTATCAGCCGGAACAACCTTTAAACTGGTCTTACTTGAGCCTTGCGAGTACTCCACTCTATCTATATTTCAAAACATCTGAACCCGGTGTAATTCCGGTAACTTGGGTAAGAACCCCATTTGGTCGTGGTGAACAAGGTGAACAAGGTCGCCCATTCCAAATTGACGCACAAGGCACAGAACTTCCAACAACTGGTCTATTTGACGAATTCGTTTTTTATAATACCGATGATGGTAAGATTTACATTTACGACTTAGACACTACTTCATGGACTTCGTATCAATGGCGTGGTGAACAAGGTCTACGTGGTCGCTTTATTATCGACTTACAAGATTCAGTATTCCCTCCATTAACTGGCCTACCAATTGGTTACACATTCTATAACACAGAAGATGGTGAAATCTATTACGTAGAAGCCAAACCTGCACCAGAAGTAGGTACACAATGGTCTGATGGTATGCAATTCCGTGGTCCAAAAGGTAACCAAGGGGATTCAATCAAAGGCGATCAAGGTGAACCCGGTAAGGATATTAAAGTTATCGTCAACAACATTGACCACAGCTATAATAACGCATTACTTGTAATCGGTACTGTTCCTGCTGGATATGTAGTTTCTAATATTCAAGTGAATATGGAAGAAGCATATAATAATGATGTGCTAGAAATGTTTGTACGCTTTGGTGGCACAGTACAATCAGAAACTGATGGTATTGTTATTGCACCTAGCGAGTACTTTGATATTCGCAGTACATATCGTTTCATTGTTGATGAAATTAACCATGAACCAAGTGATCAAGATGAAATTCTATCTTGTATTTTTAACGAATCCGTTAATAATTCAAGTACTGGTAGTTTGCACATTATTGTAACACTAGCATGGCAGTCACCAATAGAACCAATTAGCGATCACATCTAAGGAGACTATTATGGCTATATTTTCAAATTTTGAAGGTACAATGAAACCTACCTTCGTCCTTGGTAAAAATGGAGGTCGAATTTCTTACCTTCCGGGTGAAGAAGCAATCGCTGCTCAGGATTACAAAGGAACAAAACTAATTCCGATTAGTGCTGCTGACCCAGTAGAACAATCGCATGTAGTAACTTTAGCATACTTCAATACTCACGGTGGTGGTGGAAGTGGTGGTGGAACCATTCTTAAAGGAACTACAGTTCCAGACCAAAGCACTGGGGAAGATGGAAACGTTTATTTCCAAGTAGATGACACCAACATCGTTGATATTTTCATCAAAGATGCTGGAGTGTGGAAACCTTTCAATAATCCAGTACCACCTACAGATTCAGATTATGTAACATCATTTATTGTTCAGCCAAACGATTTTGTTAGTGCTAGTGGAATGTATGTATATACTTTACAGGAGAGTATTCATAATCGTGGTGCTGGAGTACTAGTGCAAGTTCAGGACGCAACTGGCAATAGTGTACAGCCTGAAGTATTACTAGATAATATCGGTAATATTACACTAAGAGTATTAGACCAACCATCTGAATACTATATCATTAAACTTATAGGGGAAACAACCATGACAACACCTTACAGTGCACCTGTTAATAAAGCTCAATGGGTACTAAGCGGAGATATGTATGTACTTACTATTCCTGCAACAACGCACAACCAAGCTGCTGGTCCATTATATATTGCAATTTATGAGAACGTAGTAGATGGTGCAACTAGTGTTGCTCCTTATACACTAATCTCCACTGATAGTATTATTGATGGTTCCGGTAACGTGACATTTAGAACTTATGCCCCTCTCAGCGGTAAAATTGTAATAAGTGGCAAATAATAATAATCCAGAACATGTAGTGTGTTCTGGATTATTTTATCTTTCATGTAATAAATACACATAACAATAATAGTTCAACAATTCCAACGGAGGGATTTCATGTACTCTATTAAAACTGACCTAGGCGTTTCAGGCAATGGGACTATCAACAAGGATTTACTAGTTAAAGGCAACGCAGTTGTTAATGGTAATCTTCAAGTTGACGGGACTGTTGTTTTCGCTGATGCAACGTTTACACAGATTACCGTATCTGGAACTGCTAACCTAGCAAATATTAGTTCTACTGGAACTGCATCATTAAACGATGTAGCAGTAACTGGGAACACGACTCTAGGTAATGCAAGTACTGATACTGTTACAGTAAACGGTACGAGCACATTTGCTGCTCCTGTAACACTAAATGGTGCAATCACACAATCTGCTGGCACAGCATCATTTAAAGCAACTTCTGCTGATTCACTAACCGTAGCGGGTGTTTCACAACTAAATGGCAACCTAAACATGGCTGCTGGTACAAAAGCTACACTAAAAGACTTAGAAACTGATACTCTTAAAGTAAATGGTGCATCTATTCTAGGTGGCACACTAAATGTAACTGGTAAATCAACATTTGGTGATGTTGAAATTAATGGTACATTATCAGGTTCATATACAATTGCCTCTGGTAACTTCACAAATCTTACCGTTTCTCAATTAAGTACTCTTAATAACGTAAGTATTAGTGGTAATACTACCCTACTAGGAAACGTAACTGGTTCTTCAAGTACTGTCGCCGTAAATCGCATGAACATGCTAGGTTCTGACGCAATTGTAGAATTTGCATATAACGATCCTGCTCGCCCAACTGATATTAAATCAAGTATTGAGCCATATCAAGTAAGTACAAATACTGTCAATTCAAAAATCGTTGAATCTGATTCAGCAAATATCGGTGTTGTTGGTGGAACTTCAGGTCTACATGCAATCGGTAGAGCAACAATCGATTACTTAAACATTACGGGTAACAGTACTATTGGTGACCAACCACAACTACAAGTTGCTGGTCGTTCAGTATTCACTGGTAAAACCACTGTTGGTGATCTAGAAATCACTGGTGCAGTATCTGGATTGACCTTTGATGATCTATCTGTAAACTCATTAACTGTAAGCGGTGCAAGTTCACTACAATCAGTTTCTGTAGGTGGTAATATTACGGGTGCAGCATCATCAATTTCTAAATTTAGTACTTTCACTGTTGCTGATGGAACTTCTGGTAATCATGGTATTATCCAATTCGATTATAGTGATAGTGCACGTCCAACTGATACTAAATCAAGTATTGAACCATATAAAGTTAGTACTAGCGAACTAATTGCTGATAGTCTCACTGCAAAAGGTGCAGATATTGGTGATGTTGGTGGAACTGACGGCCTACATGCACTTGGTAAAGCAACAATTGATTACCTAAAAATTGCTGGTAACAGTACTATTGGTACTGCAACACCACAATTAGAAGTAACTGGTAAATCTATCCTAGGTGATGTTGATTTCACTGGTGTTGTAACTGGTCTAACCGTTGATATTTCCGGTCAAGACATTACTCCAAATTCGGTTGTGGCTGCTGCTGGTATTACTGGTGCATCTGTTACCACAACAACTGGTACAATGACTGCTGGTAATGGACTAGACGTAACTGGTGGTGCAACATTCAATGGTCCGGTAACCGTAGAAGGACAAACTACAACTGTTAAAGATTTGGTTGTAACTGGTACTACAACTGGTGTAACCGCTGAAGCAAACGTTGATGGTTTAGATATTGCTCCAAATTCTGTAGCATCTACCACTACCGTATCTGTAGGCACTGACCTAACCGTAACTGGTGAAACTACTACTGGTGGTTTAACTGTAAATGGTGTAGCTGGTGGTTTAGGTGGTAATGCATTGATTGTAAGTGGTATTAGTACTGCGGGTGCAATTACAACTACTAAAACTGGTACTGCATTAGATGTTACTAACAATGCTCACATTGGTGGAACTCTAACTGTTGATGGTAATACCTCATTTGGTGGAAGTACTGGAACCACAACTATCCATGATCTAGTAGTAACTGGTACTACAACTGGCGTAACTGCTGAAGCAAACGTAGATGGTCTTGATATTGCTCCAAACTCTGTTGCTGCTGTAACTTCAGTACAAGGTGCTACATTAGCAAGTACTGGTACAACTGCTGTAGGAACTAACTTGACTGTTGGTGGAACTGCAACCGTAACTGGAGATATGACCGTTAATGGTACATTTACTCCTGCTGGTGGTCTAGATTTATCTACTGTTGATGTAAGTGCAAAATCACTAACTACTACAGATAATGTAACTGTAGGTGGAAACTTAGCAGTAACTGGTAACGTAACTGGTACATTAAAAGCTGCAAGTATTACTGCAAGTGGGACATTAGGTGTTACTGGTGCAAGTACATTAAGTACTGTTACTGCAACTGATATTAGTGCATCTGATCTCGATCTCGCTGGCACTCTAAATGTTTCTGGAATATCTACCTTTGATGGTAACATTACTTCTACCAATGCTACTGTAGCAATTGCGAAAAGTACTGCGATTACTGGTGACCTATCAGTATCTGGTACATTAACTGCTGGTGGCATTGACTTAACTGGAACTGCAATTAACGCTGCTTCACTATCTACTACAGGTAATGTTGATGTTGGTGGTGATTTAACAGTTGCTGGAACATTTGATCTAAGTGCAACCAACGTAAGTGCTGCATCTTTATCAAGTACTGGTAATACAACTGTCGGTGCAAATCTAGTTCTAACTACTGGTGTAATCACTGGTGCTCCACAAATTTCTGGTAATACCACTATTGGTGGAACTTTAGGTGTAACTGGTGCGACTACTGTTGCTGGCCTAACTGCGACTACTCTAACTGTACCTAATATCACTGGTAATACTACATTTGCTAACAATGTAACCGTAACTGGTACATTCACTCCTTCTGGTGGTCTAGACCTATCTGGTGCAGATATCGAAGCAAATAGTGTAACTACTGCTGCTGGTGTTGATGTAGGAACTGCTCTAACTGTAGGAACTACTTTAAACGTAACTGGTTTAAGTACTCTTGCTGGTGTAAATGCAACAAACGTAACTGGCTCTGGTGTTGGTAAATTTGGTTCTGTAACTGCTGATAACGGTGCAACCGTAACTGCTGGTAACCTAACAGTAACTGCTGGTAACATTGAACAAAACGGTGCTGCAACTACTACTGCATCCTTCAAGAAAACAAGTGCAACTCAACTACATGTTGGTTCTCTATCTTGGGATGAAGCAACCTATATCGCTGAAATTGGTGGAAGCACTCATATTTCTGGTGATCTAGATGTTGATGGTACTATTAACGCAGCAATCAACCTAACTGGTCGTGATATTGCTCCACGTTCTATTACTACATCACAAAGTATCACTGTAGGTACAACACTAGGTGTAACAGGTCAATCGACAATGGCATCTGCGATCATTGGTGCAAACGGTTCAACTAACAATAACCTACAAATCAATGGTAACACTGTTTGTACTGGTGACTTCACAGTTCAAGGTCTAATCATTGGTACACTTGATCAAACAACCTCTGATGTAACATTTAAGTCTGTAACTACGACTGCTGGTGCATCTATCGGTACTAACGCGACTGTTGGTGGAACTCTAGGTGTAACTGGTACTACAACTCTTGGTGTAGTTAACTCTGGTAACCATGCAATTACTGGTACTCTAAGTACTTCAGGTTTAGCAACACTAAACAGTGCTTCAGTAACTACTACCCTAGGTGTATCTGGTAATACAACACTAGGTGGAACCCTAGGTGTAACTGGTGCAACAACTCTTGCTGGTACTACCGTTTCTAGTCTATCTGTTACTGGTACTTCAGGATTCACTGGTTTAGTTACTACTGCCAACTTAACAAGTACTGGTCTAATTACTGCTAACGATCTAACAGTTACTGGTACATTCAGTGCTGATATTGCAAGTTTAACTACTACCTCTATTTCTACTCAGAAATATGAAGTTATTCCTGCTACTTCTGCTTCAGTTGCAAGTGGTACTACATGGACTTCTGATGGTTCTTCTAACGTTTACAATCTAACCTTAACTGGTGCTGCTGGTGCAGTTAACATTGCTCCACTACCAATTGTAGCTGGTAAAGCCGCTTCATGGTTCATTTATATTACACAGGACTCAACTGGTGGTAAAACTGTTAACTGGGATACCAGCATGTCACAAATTGGTGATAGCATTGTTAACACTGCTGCAAACTCTGTTTCAATCTGCCAAGTAGTATACTGTGGTGTTGGAAGCATCGTTGACGTATTCATTGCACAACGTAACCTATAATTAACTAAGGAGAAAAGCAAATGGCTTTTGTATCAGTAAAGAAAAACGATCAAGATGAATGGGAAGTATTCAAATATCTAACATCTAATATCAATCAAGTTAGTCCACTCACTGGGTGGACTATCGGGAACCTAATCTATCTAGACGCCGCAGGGCGTCTAGAACACGGTTTCTGGGAATTGAATGATATCTACGTGGGTACTGGTGAATTCATGGAATTCGACAATAAAACAACCGTAATGGATGCTGTTAATTGTGTTGTAACCAATACTTACACATATAAACGTATGGATCTTGCTATTATACGTGAAGAAATGAAAAACCGTGTACGCGGTTATCGTTCACAGCTAGCACAGAGTTCTTATACTAAAGATGGTAAAGATTATGATTTATCTTCTGAAGGTCGCCTTGAACTACAAGGTTTAGTACTAGAAGTGTTGCTAGACTCATCTATTCAAAGTGTTTCTATTCGTATTCCGAGTGGTGAAGATATTCAACTATCGGCTGCTGAAGTTAAAGCACTTTATCTAGAAATCGCATTATACCGTGATGGTCTATTTGACACTGAAGCTCAAATCATTACAGCAATTGATGCTGCTGAAACTTACGAAGATATTCGTTTGGCTTCTAAATGGGGCGATCAAGAACTATAAAAACAAAAGGCTGCACTACGCAGCCTTTTTTATTGCCATTTTAAGTAAATAATGATATATGAGCATATTCTGAGGAATTTTTAATGACAAGTATACAAAGAATTAAGGGAGAAAATGGTGTAATCATTGATAGTAATGCCTATCTTGAAATGCCTAAAGCTCCTTCAAAAACAACAACTGATGCGGTCCGTAATGGTATGTTTCGTTATAACACGGCATGGAAAGCATTTGAGGGTGTTATCGACTTCGATGATGGTTCCGTAGCATATCGCCGCTTTGCACAGTTAGACTCCAATGGACGATTACTCACATCACAGTTACCAGATTCGATAACTAGTGGTTTGAAATATGTTGGAACATTCGACCCAATTAAAGATGATATCGACCCACCATTTACTGCTGTTGTATTACCAGCAGCATCTTCAGCTAATGCTGGTCAGTACTATCTTGTTAGGGGCATTCAGGATGCAGCAGCAACACACTTAGCCGCGAACCCAACTTCAAACCCATTCGTAATCTTCAACCCGTCTGGAAGTTCATGGTCACAAATAAAATATTATATTGGTAAAGATCCAAGTACTGGAACTAATACCATTGTAATTAATGCATTTGCACGATTTAATACAATTCCATCTGGTCATCCGGGATTAACACAACTAGCATCGGGAAACACGGATTTAACGGCTGCTTTTACAAACACAAATAACCCTAGTATAGAAGTTGGTTTATCTGATTCAGATTGGGTAATCATGACTGCTACGGCTATTCAGCGTGTTCGCCAAAGTCGAGTTAGTATTTTAGCCTCTTCGGTTATGTATGATACTTCGGTCATACAAAGTGTCAAGCGTCAGTTTGTAACGAACAACAGTACTGCACAAGGGGCTATTGATAACCTCTCGATATACGGCCTACGACGCACAGGCGACTCCATGACGAACGATGGGACCGCAGGTGCAGGTAGGTTAGCCATAACATACGGAACGGCTACAGCCCCTTCCCTTGCGTTTAATGACGGTTCTAGTGACCCTGATCTAAACAGTGGGATGGTTCCATCTCAATGGACTGACCCGCAAACCGGGATATATCACCCATCTAATGGTAATATTGGCTTTAGCTCTGCTGGTGTTGAAAAGATTAGAATTACACCAATTGGTTTGTTAGTAATACAAGCTGGTAATATTAACCTTTTAAATAACTCGGCAATACAATTCCAAGGAGCAGGTAACACGGTTGCAAATCCGGGGATATCAGCAATTAATGATGTGATGACCTTTGCTTTAAAAGGTAAAGTTATTTTTGAATTAAAAGATGGTGTATCTGCACTCACTGGTTCATTGAGTATTTCTCAAAACCTAAGTGTTGCTGGAAATACTAATATTGATGGAAACACAATTATTGGTAATGCATCAACTGATACATTAACCGTGAATGCTACTAGTACTTTACAGGCTAATACCACATTTAATGGTACATCAAATAGATTCAAAAACTTGAATCTTATGCCAGCAGGGATTGTAACGTTAGAACATGCAACAACCCCAACATCAATTGTTCAAAATACTGGAAACCTACAGTTTAATATGGGTGCTTTCGGTGATATGACAATTAATGATGGTGCTACTGTTCGAACCAAATTTAACCGTTATGGTGTTAAATTGCCTATTCTAAATCCAATTGACAACGCAGTTGGTGAAGATGGTATGATTGCTTACAGTACTCAACGTAATACTGTTATGCAAAAAGCAAATGGTCAATGGACTACCGTAAGTGGTGGTGGAGTTGAACAAGCATTTACCGTTAGTTCATGGGTACTTAGTGGTTCAAATTATTCAATCACTGTTTCGAGTGCAAACATACAAAGTATTGAAGTACAGGAATTGATTGGTTCAAACTACTCAAAAGTTGAAGTTGACAGTATTATTATGTCTGCGACTAACGCAGTAGTTTCTATTCCAGCTAGTCCAGATTGGCGTTTCGCTGGTCGTCTAATTATCACATATAGATAACAAAAAAAGGAGCCAAAGGCTCCTTTTCTTTTTTTTAGATTGCCATTGGTGCTTTAATAGTTGCATCTGGATTATAGTTCTCTAGTTTGAACGAATCCATAGTAAAGCAATCAATGTCAGTAATTGATTTGTCAATGTAAAGAGTTGGTAACTCTTTTGGGGTGCGAGCTAGTTGCTCTTTAACTTGTTCTACGTGGTTTTGGTAGATGTGACAATCACCACCAATCCAAATAAATTCACCTACATCTAGTCCACAAACCTGTGCTAACATATGAGTTAGTAGAGAGTAACTAGCAATGTTAAATGGAACACCTAGGAATAAATCTGCACTACGTTGATATAGAGTACAGGAAAGTTTGCCGTCCACTACGAAGAACTGAGAGAAACTATGACAAGGTGGTAGAGCCATCTTATCTAGATCACCCACGTTCCATGCAGATAGAATATGGCGGCGATCATTTGGGTTATTTTTCAACCCATCAATTAGACACGCTATTTGGTCAATTTGACGTTTCATGATATACATACCACTTTCAGTACGTTCAACTAGATTGTACCCTAGTTCGGTGTGTTTGACAACTTCAGAATAAATCCCCGGAAGAATTACCACATCGTCCCATTCCCGCCATTGCTTTCCGTATACTGGTCCTAATTTACCACAAGTATAGCCTAGTGCTTTTCCTTGGTTTTCGTAGTTATCAGTCCAAATCGTACGTTTAGCTTCATCACGAGTACCGTAAAGTATTTCACACAAACGACGCTCGTCTTGTGAACCTTCGAGGAACCATAGTAGTTCAGAAGACATAGCTTTCCAAGCTAGACGTTTGGTTGTGGTAGCAGGAAAACCTTCTTTAAGATCAAAACGCATCTGCTGACCAATTAGTTTAATTGTTCCAGTACCAGTGCGATCATCACTGTAAGTTCCTTTCTCTAGTACTTTTTGATATAGTTCGTGTAATTGTTGCATTCTCTATCCTTAGATCTTTTATTTGTTCTTTCATGGTTCGAATCATTGCACGGTAGTTGTAGAGTTCTTGTTGTAAGTTATCAATAACATTTCCAAGTTCTTCCCTTGCTGCTTTGTCACCTTCTTCTTTGCCTGATTCATAACCTTCTTCTTTGCCAGTAATCATACCAGCTTCATGACCATCCTTGTAGCCATATTGTTCGCCATCTTTATAGGCTTCGTCGTATGTTGCTTCTCTTCCAGCATCATACCCTTCTTCATAACCACTGTCGTAGTCTTCGGTGTTCCCGGACATAACAACCTCACTTGAAATATGTAGTAAAACTATCCATATCAATTTTAGTAGCAGAACGTGAACCAATCCCCGTCCATTTACCGTGTGGAGTTGGCACAGTACTGACCTCTTTATAAGTACCCGTGATGTAATCATAGATGTATGGTTTATTATCCAATAGGTTATAAACATAAATCTCTGGAGCAACACGAGCATCTATGAACATTTGTGTAGCCCAAGCAGTTCCACCATCAATCTGGTCTGGAGCTACAATTTTTGCTAATGCATACACACGTTCAGTTACTATAACTTGAAATGCATTACGTGCAAGTAAGTTATAAACGTAGGAACCAACTTCTGGGACTTTACGTTGTAGTGATAAATTTGCTTTGTTAAGTTTGTCCTGTACTGACTCGTCAGATAGGATACTTTGTGGTAATTCCAGTACTGTCTCGTCATTTACATGGTGTTTGTGCTTCTTGAATGAAAGATGAATTTCATCTTGACCATTTGCGGAAGCCCACAAACCAAAAAGGCGGTCAGCACCTGCTGCCCCGCCACTATAACAGACATTTTGGAATTCGGCAAGAACACTTGCCAAATCATCTATTGTCATTTATTTTTGCTCTTTTAGTGCTTTCTTTAGGATCTCAATTGCTTTCGCTTGAGTTGTACCTTGAGGAATACTAATAGTAAATGGTTGATTAGGATCAGCTTCGATAATTGCTGCTGCTTGTGGACGCATTGAAGGGTCTAGAGCATAAGCACGTTCATAAGTTTCTTTCGCTAGTTGCTCGTATTGAGCAGCATCGGAAAGTAGTTTAGCAACGATACCACCACTTTCTTGGAAATCAGTTTGTGGCTGATTGTCAAAAGGATTGTATTCTTTTACTTTACCATCAGTATGAACTTTTTGTTCGTCTAGCTGGTCATTTAGTAGGTTTAGTGCAATCTTAGCACCATTACCAACGTGCATATCAACATCAGTAGTTGATAGTTTACGTAGGTAACTCAATTGGTGAAGTACATCAAGCATCTTGCGACCATCTAGTACACCAACCTTGTCCATCACATCCCATAGATCAAGGGATGATTGACCACGACCTAGAACGAGTTCTTGCACAGCATATGCGTACTGTTCTGGTAGTGAGTCTTGGTAGATTGCTAGGCAGTGGCCCGGTTGGTCAGGAAGTTGTCTCCACACGATGAAAACACGAGAGCCAGTTGCACGAACAACACCACAGTGACGAGTAATAGCCATATTGATTACTCCCCATCTGCTTCAGGTGTTGGACCTGCTTCGGCATCGGCTGCTTCTTGTGCTTCAACTTCTGCATTATGACGTTCAATTAGTTGGTTTGCTACTGCAATAAAGCGAGCAACAACTGGGGTCACTTCAACTAGATCTTCAACGGAGAAAGCGTTATTTTTAACAGCTTGTTCCATGATTTTAGCAGCATTGATGATATCAACGATATCAATCGAAATGTCTTTTAGGTTTTCAGTACTCATAATTTATACACTCCATGTATTATTTTTACTTACATCATATTATAGCACATTTTCTTGAGTTTGTCCCAAGAAAATGAAAAAGGCACAATCAATGTGCCTTTTATTTAGTTACCGACGAGCAGGAGAGTTTTTTGCTTCCCATTCGTAGTGAACTGTTTCACCGAACGGTGATTCCTTCTTAGGATTCGAGTGAATCACAAAGAGGGTCTTACAGTAGTCAGGATCACCCCAAGAGTCCCAAGGCTCACCATCTGTGAACATGATTAGCTGCTTAGGCTTGTAGTCATCTTGTTTCATGTGGTCCCAAACTGCTTTAAAGTCAGTACCACCACCACCGTGTACTGGATATTCTAGAATCTTCTTCTCGTCACCAGTTTTGTAGTCTTTTACAGTATAAACTTGAGTATCGAAAGTCATGATACGAATCTTATACTGTTTGAATTGCTTGGTAATACCAATTACTTCACCGATGAAGTCTTTTAGCATTTCAGTACTAATAGACCCGGAAGCATCTAGGGCAATTGCAATATCGATATCTTCATCCGGTTTTAGGCCGGGGAAGATTGGACAACCATAGAAAGAGCCAGTGCTGCCGAAGCCAGAAGACCAAGAACGACGATTTGGAGTCATGAATGAGGAATCACTCTTCATCCAAGAACGTAGTGTACGGGCTAGCTTAGAACGCCAATCAATCTTAGGCTCTTGGAAGTCTTTGATCATGCGTTGAATCTCAGCAGGTGCTGAACCAGCACGAGCAGCGTTCATCATTGCAGTTTTGAAGTCTTCCATATATTCACGGCGTTTATCACCGTCAATAGGGTTACCGTCAGCATCTTTCGGCTGGCCTTCTTCTGGAATATCATGCTGGTCTACTGTACCACCACCAAACGTCCCACGGAACTCGCCTTTGCCTTGACCGCCACCACCTTGGCCTTGACCCTCGTCGTCACCTTCACCGTCACCATCGCCCTCTCCTTCGCCCTGCTGCTGTTGAGCTTCTTCGAGTAGTTTAGCATAGATTTCTTCGGCAGTCATGCCGTCAAACTTCTTGTCATATAGCCAGTTATCACAAATCTGACCAATCTTATCACGAACGAGCATTTGGTTGATAGCGTAGTCTGCTGCAACGTTCCATGCTTTAGGGTCGCGATTACCACGGCGTAGGAAGTGATCATACGCACAGTGTAGGATCTCGTGGCAGATAACAGCAATTAGGTTCTGGTCGGTTAGACCATTCGTGGCTTCTGCAATCTGAGCATCAGTAATGTCAGGAATTGCTGCACGTAGCTTTTCTTCGTACTCTTCACGTTTGGATTCATCTTGGATACCCATTACGAATTCTACGTTATAGAATAGGTGTTTACCATCTACTGCCATAGTACGACACCAAGTGTTGTTAGGTGTTGGACGTAGACGTGACGCTAGTACACCAAAGAATGGATGGCCTAGCATTAGAGAAGTACGGGCTAGGATCATACGGTTGATACATTCCTTAGCTACTTCTGGAGATACTTCGTTATTACGCTCTGGAGCAGTCATGTTATTTCCTCATCGTGTGTGGATTAAAAAGAGAGGACGGCATTTGCCATCCTCAGTTGCTATCTTAGCCTAGGGAACGTGCACGACGCACTAGGTCTTGATAACGTTTAACGAAGTCTTGGAACGCTGGGACTTCTTTGTAAGATAGTTGAACACGTGCTTGAGTTAGTGTACGAATGGATAGTACAGCTAGTTCTGCGTAGTATTCAGAGAAGTTGTTCTCTAGGAAGATGATGAAGTTGTTCGCTAGGCGGCTCCATTCTTCAACTTCGATTTTCTTCTCGGTCTTTTGTTGGTATAGATCGATAATCTTATACACTAGGTTTAGAGACACGAAGTAGTTTGCAGAGATATCTAGATTTTCGTCTAGCTTTTTGATTTCACCACTTAGAATCTTCATAGTATCTGGTAGTTTAGATACGTTTTCTACGTACTCAATGTACACAGTTGCTGCACCTTCACCGATACGACCTGCGATTAGTGCACGATAAACAGCTTTATCGATAGAACCATCGTTTAGATCTTCATACTGAGATACACGTTCCCAAGAGCGTGGGGAAGTACCGCCAGAGTGAGAAGGATCGTTAGGGCTTAGTGTGTTGAAGTACTTAGACCCGGTGTTGTTGATGAATGCTACGGTTGCTGCGTTTAGACGCTTGCCGATTGCGTAATCATCAATCCAATCCTGATGGTTTGGCTCCATTTCAATGTGAGTCATACGGTCACGTAGTGGAGTTGCTAGGGTGAAGGTTACACCACCATCATTTTCACGGTTACCTGCTGCTAGGATTAGTGCAGTCTTAGGTAGTTTCATCTCACCAACGCAACGGTCTAGGATTAGCTGATAAGAAGCTGCCTGAACGATTGGCATTGCAGAGTTGATTTCGTCAAACATGATAACGCCTTTCCAATCCGCTGGTAGTTTTAGTACTTTTGGTGCAGCCCAAACTACGGCAGTTTCAGCGATATATTCTTTGACTTCTTTTAGGTCAGACTCGATTAGAGACTTACCATCCATACCGATGTACACTTTCTCTGGTACTGGAATACCACGTAGGTCGGTTGGGTCGATTTGTGATAGACGGAAGTCGATGAAGTTGCTATCTTGGTCTAGTAGTTTAGCATCGAATGCTTTGTACTCACGCTGTAGCTGTGCTTTCTGTGCTGCATCTTCTTCTTCTTCGATTTGGTTACGCATGAACTCTAGCTTATCTAGGTTGTCTTTACGTAGTGGATACATCTTATTAGCATACTGTAGTGCTACCGCTGACTTACCAATGCCGGGTGCACCCCAAAGCATTAGACTATCCTGAACACGGTCTGCAACTGCCATTGCAACTAGAGTTTGTTTAGGAGATAGAGTCATGTTTAGTAGGTCGTTAGATTTGCTCATTGATATATTTCCTCATTTGGGTTATAAAAAATAGTTTGGTTTGTCACTCAATCCTTGAGCAAAAGAAAAGACACTGTGTTACTTCTAACTGCCAGTGTCTTGTCGTGTTCCATACTGTGTTTCTTAACATGCGTTTATTATATCACAAGGTTGTCGTTTTGTCCCAAGATTTTTCAAAATCTTTTACATATAAGTCGCAAAGAGTTGCTGGAAGTTATCGTTGCAAAATGTCAACTGCGTAACTACCATCATGTCCGAGATGTATATATCAGGACCACTGATATAATACGGACTAGTGCTGATGCGATCCATTGATGTATAGACTACCGAGTTTCTATCTTCCCGTTTCATGGGAATCTTAACAAATTCGTACAAGTCGTGTTCGTTACACAAATCAAATCCGAATTTGCTAAGTCTTAGGCCGCCACCAGTCCTGAAGTTCTCGAAAATGGACATAAGGAGCATTCGGTCTGTAATTTCAGCTTCGCTTTCATATACATCTCTTATTTTCCCCAGTACTTCATTTTGATATTCAGTGCTGTTGGTCTTTGGGATCATTTTACAATCCTGTAAAACCTTTTCTTGCTGCATAAGATTGTCCATTTGGATTGGAATAATCTTGTACACCATCTTTACCAATACGTGGACCCATACCACCAGCACCGTAAGAATCATCAGTAAAAGCGTCTTCTTCGACAACTTCTTCAGTATGCTCTGGTTCTGCTAGAATGTCACGTACTTTTTTCAATTTTTCTACAAATTCACCAATGTCTTCCATTTCGTTCGCTGCTAGTTTCTCGGTGCAGTGAGCTAAACATCCAACAATTTCTTTTAGAAGTTCTTGAGGGGAAGCAGATTCCTCCGCTTCCTCGTGTTCTTCCGATGAGTCATATTCTACTTCATCATCGTCGCCGCTGTCAACATTTATTTCAACTTCAACGTCATCTTTTTCTTCTTCGTCTAGAATAGCATCAATGCTTTCATAAAGTTCACGGTAATTATTTGCCATTTAGACCTCCGATGAACTTAGCATATGCTGCATTTAGACTTTCGCAGATATCTTCAACATCTTCATCGTCATTATCATCTTCTTTGTCGTTGTCAGCATCTACTTCTTCTGATTCACGAACATTATGTAGAAGTGGATTGTCACCTAGAGCAGTACGCTTATGGCGATAGTTGTGACGGGAATTTTCAATACCATCAGTATCTGCAAAGTGTGGTTCAGGTTCATTCTGAAGTTCTTCTTGCATAACACGTTTCCAGTAATATGCATTACCTTGTGGTACAACAATGAAATGATCGCCCTCAATACCATTAGTACTGGATTGTCCATCTTCAACTGCTTGACGTTCTGTTTGGAAAGGACCATTTAGTTTACCATCAGCACTTTCAAACATACCTTGACCACTCTGATTTTTAGAATAGTAATATCCATCAGGGCGACGGTGAATGAAGAAATCTAGAGTACCTAACTTGGCTTCCGCATCATCACGTGCACCAGCTTCTGATTGATAAGGTCCAACCATTTGACTACCATCAGCTTCTTTTTGTTTCCAGTAATACCCATCTCTAGATGGAATAATAATGAAATCACCCCCAACTGATGCTTCTGCGTCATCGCGAGCACCAGCTTCAGAACGGTACGGGCCATGTGCGTTGTCAAGTTCATCTTGTGATGAATCCTCATCAAGTGATAGGTCTGGGAGGATTTGTCCTTCATCTAATTCGGAAGCAGCAGCTTCTTCTTCAGCATCATCCAAATCGGTGTCTTCTTCTTCATCGGTATCTACAACATCTTCTGCTGCGGAATCATCCTCAAAGAATAGTGATTCTACCATATTTGCAAGACCAGACATACTGTTCATATCGAAATCTTCACCATCATCATCAAGTTCCATGCTGATATCATCAGCCCCAACTTCATCAGCTAGCCCTTCATCTTCGAAATCAGATTCAGATTCTACACTAGGACCACCGTCCATGTCAAGACCCATTTCAGCTTCTTCTGTATCAGCACCAAAATCAGATACTGTACCTGCTAAATCATCAATAGCTGCACCTAGATCACCAGCACCATCAGCAGGACTATCTGCTGCCATAGCATCAGCAGGGTCCATAATAGGTTGAGTTTCTTCTGAACCCCCAATACTATCAAAGTCCATTGGTTTTAGTGGTGGAAGACCACCACCAGTACTAGGACCGGATACGGAACCAGTATTACTTTCAGCTTGACCCGCTAGAGCAAGCATACGGGATAGAGTTTCAAAATCTGCTGATTCTAAGCCGTTAACATCAACCTTGATTGATGCTTCATTAATTTTTTTAGTCATAATTCAATCCTTGTGATTATTCATCTCTATTATTTAATGTTTGTAGAATCTGCTTAACTTTATCTGTATCACCAGATAGTATAATATCAGCAGCCATAAGAGAGAGTTTGTCAGCACGTGTTAGTAGTACTGTAACTTTTCTTGCCTCACGTGCAGGTAGAGCTTTAATTTTTTCTGCTAATGCTTTAATTTTATCAACACCACTGTCTTGATTATCTTCTTTAGCATCATTATTATCTATTTCTTGCTCTTGCTTGGCTTTTTCTTCTTCGTGGCGATCTTCAGGTGTCGCAGTACTAGTATTATCAATATCAGCATCTACTTTATCCTTTATCTCGCTGTTTTCTTCTTTATGATCATCTTTCTTAGCAGTTAATTCGTTACGAACCTTTTCTGCCATACTCTTTGGTAGCAATTTACCATCAGAACTAATAAAACGATCATCACCAACATAGGTATATTCAACGCCTTTTCCTGAAGTCCAAGTGCTTTCACCGATTTTTAAATCACTAGATGAATTTAGTTCAGCTATTTTTTTAATAGCAGCTTGTTCCAATGGACGAGCAGCACTTGCGTTTACTTTATTTTTAGTACCGCCAATATACCATTCTCCACCTTTTTTATAGTACTGTTTACCTTTCCCCGAAGTATAAACAAAACCATTTGGTGCACTACCACTACTAGAACCTTGAGAAGAACTCAGTGTATCAGGTGATGAACTTGGTTGGTCGGCTGGTTTAGTAGTTTCTCCATTAGATTGTTCATCGGAGTTTTTAGATTCAGGGGCATCATTAAACAATGATGGATTTTCGGAAACAAACTTTTTATATCCGTTTTTAATCTTTTGTTGCAAATCAACTGGTATTTCTGGTGCATTTTGTCCAAATGGTGCAAAAACATCACCATTCCAAATATACTTATTACCGTTGTAATTTAAAATACTTCTACCAATTTTTAATATAGAATTATGGGAATCTCCAGCATTACGTTTATCGATATCAGATTTAATAGCTCGTTCTTCTTGAATTGGAAGATCAACCTTTTCGCCATTTTCATTTACCCATCCATGAACGGTTTTAGTTAAGTTTTTATAACGATATCCAGTTGGGATGTTGGTAGCTTCATAATCATTAATAATGACTTTTAGTTGTTGGTACATTTCATCAGCAGAATCATCATTTTTCAATGTACTTTCTGATATAATTCCATTTTTTGAATAATATTGTTTATTTCCAATATAGACATATTCAACATTTTCTTTAAGATAAGTACTACCAATTTTTAATTTATATTTTGAATTGTGTTCAAATATTTGTTTCTGTGCACATTGATACATATTAGCAAACTTACGTGGATCTACCATTTTATTAGAAGAGTTATTAAACCATAACCCTTCTAAAAAAACGTACTTAGAGCCAGTATGTGAAGTGTAAACATAGCCGTTCGGAACTAGATTGTTGTTACCGAAGTAATTTAGCATTTTGATTCTCCTATTAACTTAATAGACGTAGAAGCTGTTCACGCTCTGCTGAACTCAAACCAGATAGAATTCCAGCTAAACCACCTTGTGGTTGTGGTGCTGGTTGAGGTTGACCTTGTGGTTGACCTTGCGGCTGGCCTTGTGGTTGTCCCTGTGGCTGTGGTTGTTGTTCTGGTTGTTCTTCTTTATTACCGTATTCGTTCATATATTCACGAACGGCAGCTAATAGAGCTTGACCAACATCTTTAGGAGCGAACCCTCTACGAGTATTATTACCCAAGAATTTTGGGTCTAATTTGTTTCCTTTGAAAAACTCAGCAACGTCTGCATAAGGAACAGTTGCTTGTGCTTTACCATATTTACGCCCGATGTAACGCTTGAAATCCATCCATAGCTTATTAGCTTCCGCACCGACTTCAGCCGCACCTTGTTCAATTTGTCCAGAACCGAATGCACCTTTAACTTTACCCTTTGCGGAGTCAATTGCAGATTGTGTTCTTGAATATGGACGTTCGTTAATAGTTTGACGGTTGCTACCATCAAACATTTCTTCTAACATACTCATCAATTAATCCTTTTTATCGTTAAAGCCAGCAGCTAAGTACTTGGCAAATTTATCATTGGTTTTTACTTTACGAAGATTTTCCAATCCATCTTCAACTGCTTTATCTGCACGTTCTTGTCCAGCTAATTCCGCAGCATCCGGTTCAGGTTGACCAAATGGTTGTCCAAGTGCAGTTTCATATTCGTCAAAGTCGATATCTTCATGTTCTTCTTCGCGTTCAATTTCAATTGGCTCATCTTTACCACGAACTTTGATATAAGCCTCAGTCCATTTTAATAGGTTACCAATTTCAAAACGGAGTACTTCAGTTTGTACACCACGATTACAGGTAAAATCAAACATCCAAACTTCACCACAATCTAACTCATAAAAGTCTAGTGGGCGATCTTGGAAGATTAATTTAGTTAGAGGACCAACTTCAACTGCATCATATCGATCAGTTAGACGAGCGGTAATTTTCGCTAGGTCTTCAGTTGTTGGTTCCATTGCAAATTTCACACGGTATTCGAATTCCGGTGTGAGAGATGTTAAGATTTTTTGTAGTTTATTCATGTTAACTCCGTGTCACAGTAGTTTAATTTATTTATTATTCTGTTTACGTAAGGCCATGAGTTCGTTCCGGGACATTGCTACCCCGGTACTACCCGACACGTCTTTTTCACCAACTGCTGGTGGTTTCTCTTTTGGACGCAAGTTTAATTCAACTTCAATTTTATCTTTCTTAATCTGTAAATCTACTAGTTTTACATCAGAATCTATAATTTTAGCATGTGCATCAAGTGCTATTTTTAGCATTGCGTTAGCTGCGTTAATCATTTCAGATGCGAAACGGTCTTCACAGTTAAATGCACGGTCAAAGATATCTTCGAAACGTTTTTCAGCTAAATCAGCCAAACGATCTAAGTGTGCTTTACGTGTAGTAATATCAGGAATATCTTTTAGCTGACTACGCATAGCTTTTAACTTAGCCATTGCTGCTTTCGCTTCCTCAATACTAATTTCGTCTTCATCAAGTTCTTCTTCATCGTCTTGATAAAGTTCCATTTCTGCTGGTAATTCACCAGTCATATTTTGCCATTCTTCTAGTGACGGTAAGCCTAATGCTTCGTCAACTCCCTTTTTAGGTGTCATTTTCCGTATAATTCCTTTTCAGTGATTAATTTAAATTCTAATCCATTACGTTTACAAAAATCCATTGCGTAAGCCCATTTAGCTTGGTTAATCGCAACAACCATTTTGTCTTTTTTGGATTTAGCATATTGCATATAGCATTGCTTAAGAGGTTTGACTTCTATTATCTGTGCTTTTTCTATACCTTTATTATCGATATATCTAACATAGAAGTCAGGCCAATAGTTTTTAGTTTTATTCTCTACAGGACATTGGTAGGGAATACTGAATGGTTCAACTGACCATTCGGTTACAGCAGGGTTCAAATCCAATGATACCATAATATCTTTCTCCCAACTACTTCTAAAAATAGGTGGGTTATTGGATTTGTACTTTTTAATATTCTTAATTGGATATACACCCTGTGCTTGTTTAGTGTTTGTTATTTTTGCTGGATTAAATTGTTGCATTAGAAAAAGTCCCCTAAAATATTTCCAAGTCCAAATTTTTCAGTTGCAGAACTTACTACATTACCAACCCCAAGTGCATCTGCACCTTTACGAACTGCACCACCAATATTACGAATAGTATCAGCATTTATATTCCCATCTAGAATATCTCGTACTGAAGTTATAATGTCATGGGCGGCGGTTCCTGCACGTATAATTTTACCTACAGTTAATAACCCAAGAGTTTTGTCGTCCAATTCACCAAAGTACTTAAAGAATCCAGATTTACCTAGACCATTTGTATTGGTTATAATTGGTGCTATTTCCAATGTTGGAACTGCAATTGAATTATATCCTTGATTGTTAAAATTACCACAACCTTCATACCGCAATGTCATACTCAATACAGCAGGATCATCAGCAGTCATAGTTTTGGTTTCTAATTGTACATCTTCAACGAATACGTTTATCATGTTATGAACAGTGTATGTTTCATTGTCAATTTCATAAATGTTAATGAATTTGAAAAAGTACTGAGAATCGTAGTTACCATTATTCATAACAGAACGACCCCAGTTACCACCCATCATTTCAAATTGATTAGGGGAACTTAGAACATCATTGTTATATGCAGCAGCACTCTTATCAAAGAAATCCCCATAGTAATATTTACGATATGCATCCATGAGCAAATATGCTGCACTATCTACTGTATCATAAAATGTAATGGTACTTGGTTTATATTCAATTTCACTTGTTACAATTCTTGTTTTGTTATATTGGTTTAGCTTTTCAATATTAAAAGAAAAACTCGGTAAATTAACATCTCGCACTAAGCATGATACATTATGTGTTTTAAATTCAGAATGTGTATCCGGTAATTGTGTTTCAATAAAGTTTTTTGCATATTCAGTTAAAACAAATTCTACTATAAAACAGTTTTTGAATTTAGGAAGATTATAGAAGGTGAATCCTTTTTCACCTGCTGTTCCAAATACACGTTGTGCTGCGTTATATGCTTCGAATTGTGGGTTTCTTATAATTTGGGTATTTTGTATAACAGAAGAAACAAATTCAGTTCCAGTACTTACAAAAGTATCTATAAAACTCATAACGCCTCCTTACAAGCCAATGTTGCCGAAAACTCGGTCAATAATATCTAATCCCTGATTAACGTTATCTGGTAGTAGTGAATTAATTCTAGAGCCATACATTTCTTCAATAGTATCGTATTGTACTACGTTATCCGGTTTGATTGAAATTTTCATTGTTACTGGTGAAGATGAGCTATAATCAAGAGAGTCATAACTCACATTTTCTATAACACATCCAACACATACAAAGTACTCCATGATACCAGCAGTGTTATATTTTGAACCACCAATAAATTGGTCAATTGCATTAGTCAATCCTTGGTTATTTGTAATAGCACCTGCTGCGTCCACAATAGTATCGTGTGCTAGATTAGATAGACTGTCATCAGAATTACGACCATTAAGCATTTGTATAATTAGCCCAAATTTATAACCGGAATATTCTTGTTCTGAACGAGCCGATATTCTTCGCTGAAAATCTAATTGTTTTTGTAATTGTCTAGAAAGAGCTTTTGCTGATTCATTACCTACCGAATCTCGAATTGTTAATGTAATAGAATTCCAATCTTGGGTAGTAACATAAGTTGTGTTAGTTGTGAACATGTTTAGTTTTTGTGTTCCGAACGTAACAGTTGGACGATCTACTTGATCCACATCTAAAGCTATGTGGTCACGTTCGTCAATATCAGTACCGAAGTTATACACAATTACTCTGAATTTGTATTTTGCTTTCGGTTGAAGCATGGTTTTATTTCTGCCACTTGGTAGCGGAACGCCATATTTGTTTAGCATGTTTGCCATAATAAAGTAACCCCTATTTAATATTTTGGATCATACATTATTTAGCATAAAAAAAGCCCCAGACAAGTCTAGGGCTATGGTTTTCGAGCTATTACTGGTTAAAGAAGTTTGAATCTTTAAGAGTTGTGCTTGAAATTGCGGTTTGAGCACCACTAATAGTACTTGCGTTAGCAGGAGTACCGTTACCGGAAACTTCGTCACCAAGAGGTAGACCAGTAGGACCAAGCAATGCACATGCGTCTGGTTGAATACTAGCAGTAATAACTTGTGGGTCTGAACTAGAATAGTCCCAATCACCGAAGTTAGTATCAACTAGGAAGCAGCCTTGGCATACCCATGTAGCTACAGTACCTTGGAATAGGTTGGTAGTTACTTCACTGTTTGAACCGTCAAGGGTTTGAATCCACATTTCAAATTTGAATTGCGAATCTGCAATACGAGATTCTTGTGAATAGTAGTTAAATTCTTTACGCATTTGGTTGTACAATGCTTTTAGAGAAGAGTTCCCTACTGAATCACGGAAGTTTAGCTCGATTTCAGCCCAAGAGTACTTACCCTTATAGTGAGCACTACTGTTATAACTGTGAACAGTTACGTTTTCGTGTGAAACGTGTGGTGAACCTACTGTGTTGGTATCGATAGTAATGAATTCACCATCTTCAGCAGCACCGAAGCCGAAGAAGATTACGCGAAACTTATATTTCGCTTTTGGCTGTTTCATTGCAATACGACCACCACCAGCTAGTGGGACACCATATTTATCTAACATATTTGCCATATTGTTCTCCCAAAATTGGAATTAGATCTTTAATATATTTATTAGATTACTATCCAAGATTGTTCTTACCAAAATAATAAAGGGGCAATTAAGCCCCTTTATAGTGGTATTAAGATGCCGAAGCAGTTTTCTCAATACGGATTGGAATGTAGATAAAGTTAATACTACGTACTGGTTGAATCGCAATGTCCATCCATAGTTCGTTTCTGTCGATACGAGTTGGGGTGTTGTTGGATTCATCACACACTACTAAGAAGTCATATAGACCGTTTAGTTGTAGAATTTCAGCTAGGAAGCTGTTTACTACACCAGTAAACTCTTGACGAGTACTTGCAGTGTTTAGACGGAATAGGAACGGATCAGCTAGAATCTCAAGTTGACGACGAATGTAAACAACTAGACGAGCTACGTTTACACGGCTTAGAGCACTACCATCATCAGCGGCTAGAGTTTTGTCTCCAAATACTAGTAAGCCACGGTTTGGACGCATCGCAATCGGGTTAATCTTATTCACGTACATGGTATCACGTTGACCGTTGTTATATACTACTGGAGTATATTCACCTTCAGTGTTAATGTAACCTACAGAAGCAGCGTTACTTACAACACCACGTTGAGTACCAGCAGGTGGGAACCATACATAAGAAACAGAATCACTATAAGCGTAGGTACGCATAGCAATAGTACTTCCCGGTACAGCAACTTCTGAACCATCAACGTTAGTACTTAAGCACCAGCCCATGTATTGTGCAGCATAAGCATACGCAGTGGTACGACCTACGTCACCATTACTTGGAGCGTTGTTAGCATTAGTAGCCCATTCTTGAATTGCCTGACTGCTTGGAGTTAGACGTGCAGGAACATCGGTAACAATAAATGCGGTTTCTTTACGATCAGTGTTTAGTGTTACGAACTCATCTAGAAGTTCTACATAACCCGGTGAACACATTAGGTTAAAGTCGATGAACTCTGAACGAATAGCTTCGTTTCCAACGATGACAGCAGCTAGTGCTTCAACGATGATTTGACGTTGTGCGTTGCGACCGAAATTAGCAGCACCATCTAGACTAACACCACTAACCACTTTCCATGAACCATTAACCATTTGTTTAACAACACCTTCAGTATTGCCTAGGTCAACTGCTAACATGCCGTTTTGGTATAGATTTGCACTTGGAACAGAATCATTGAAATCTTCAAAGATCATACCGTTTAGAGTACTTTGATCTGTTTGATCAAGTTTACGCCATTCACCGTTTACTGCACGATAGAACTCATAACCATCAATGCCCTGAGATAGTGGAACTACCCAGAAATCACGATCTGTAGCTGGCTCATCAACTTGAACATACATGTTATTTTGAGCAATTAGATCCCAAGATTCAGTACTTAAGTTTGCAGTATATAGTGTGACAGTTAAGTTATCAGAGTTAGAGAAATCATACCAGTAAGTCCCGTTTGCAGCAGTAGAGCGAGGTGCGTCTGCTGTTACTTTTAGAATTGCTGGATTAACTAGTGCATAGTTAGAGCTATCAACTTGTAGTTTTGCTAATTCTAAAGCAGAGAATACTTGTTCTGCTGTTACTGTAGATTGTTCAACTACAAAACTATAACCTAGTTTGTTTGTGAATACGACACCATTACCAGAAGCAGTGAAGGTGAAACCATCATTGATTAGTTGTGCAGAAGTATTCATTCCCGCAATTACGGTTGCAGAGTTGATGATAGCGTTTTGTGGTACAGCTAGAACACGAACTGATTTGTTAAGATACTTAACAGTTAGGTAACAATCTGCTGTTGCCTGTGCCAATGATACTTGACCTAATGGTTGAGCAGGTGCAGATGCAGCAGCAATACTACTTACTTTGGTATATAGAGAGAAACTATAACTATCCCAATCGAATAGTGCAGCAATATAAGTATTGCTTGAAATTCCAGTTTTCGCTTCTACTTCATAGATACTTTGACCAGTAAAGGTATCAATAGCAACCCATGTCTTGGTTAGAGATGCAAAACGTTTAACAACAAAACGAGTACCGAAGTAATTAGAACCATTTTTAACATATCCATCACGAATCCAGATATCACCTGCGTGAATAGCAGAACCGTTTGGTACTTTATTAATTGGAGATAGGTAGGTTTCTACCTGTACTAGACCAGATGAATCAAATTTGTAAACTAGCATTTGACCGTTACTTGGAACGTGGCGAATAACTAGGTCATCAACATTTAGACCAACTGTACTTACATCACTAATGTTCTCAGCACTAACGATGCGAACTGGTTTTAAAGTCCAGTCATAAAAACTTTGTGGGTTGTCTTTATTAGAGACATACGCTTCCACTTGTGTAGCGAAAGTATCGAACCATAGAGTACCGTTAGGTACATCACCAGTTGGCTCACTAGCACTTGGTGCTAGTTGAGCTAGATCAAGATCAGCACGTACAACATATGCACGGTTAGCAATCCCCATATAACTGTATAGACCGTGGAGGCCATACTCGTTTAGCTCGTCACCTTGTACTACGGAGCCTAGATGTTGCTGGAACACTGGGGAACCATAAACGTCTAGTGCGTTTTTCTGTGAGGTAATAAGTTGTAACTTACCAGCATTCGCTTTTAGTGTACCAGAAGCGATAGAAGAACTACCGGGAACTAGTTTGTCCTGAGCGGTTGCAATGACAAAAAGTGGCACAGTACCGGGTGCGGCCTGTGCAGAAATACTTTCGTCTGTGACGGTTACACTTACACCGGGTGATAATAATTCAGCCATTAAAATCCTCCAAAATTATTGGTATTAGCATTTTCATATACCATTATTTATTGGAGGAATTAATCTTATGTACTGAAAGCGATTACTTTGAGTCTTCTATACCTTGACGAATCCAATCGGCTTTTTTACGTAGTTCTTCAATAGAACTATTATTTTGTACAACGTTTGCACCAGTGTTTAGCCCAATCCACGCCCATTCAGATGGATGTACATCTTCTAGTTCTGTTGGTTTAGATACATCTTTACCTTGAGAAATAAGCATGTTGTACGCTTTAGCTTTATTATACCAAGATGGTAGGTTTCGCTGCACTTCAATTAGATGTGCATTATTCTCTCGTAACATTTTCAACTCATTTGGAAAACGACAATCCGTTATGATAATATTACCATCAATATGACGCATATGGTTCTCTAGTGCATAAACCCACATATTATCATTAAAATGGCGACGAACACAATCAGTACCAAAATGTTGAAGTACCCAACGAGGCGTAATATCACCACCAAGTTTATTAGACCAGTACTCATCACGTGTTTCACGAATCTTACGTGATTCTTCGGTATTACCTTCTAACATTTCACGATCCCAACCGAAGATAACAGAAACTGCATCTTTTAGTGTTGTTGCGAATGACATGCGTGTGTAACCAGCATCTATGAATGCTTCACTAAATGTATCCTTTCCAGATCCAATAGTTCCATTGATTGCTACAATAATTCTTTCCATGTTTGTACCTATAAAAAAAGGAAGTGCAAGATGCACTTCCCTGTTGTTTCTTTTATCCAATGATGAAACCAAGAGGCGTACTGCCATCTTTGTAGTTTCTAAGTTGTTGTTCTAACTTTTCCTGTAATGCAAAACCTTCTTGGCGTAAAGTATCCCCATCCATTGAGAATGTACCTTGTGGACCCGGAAGTGTTGCGAATTTACTACGGTTAGTACCTAACATAATTTTAGCTTCAGCTAAAACCCAATCACGAAGCCAAGGATATGACATTTGTTGACGGAATAACATTTCTTCAGGAACATTTTGGAATACATGTAATAGTACTTCTTCAGTACCACGAATATCTCGGTCAATAATTAGTTTCTTATTGACTGGGTTCCATTGGAATATAATTTCACGCCCAAATAGTCTTGCTACAGTTTCGTCAAACTGGTGATATAAATCGTATGTTAGTAGTCCACCACCAGTGGCTCCACGTACTGCACTTAATAAGTAGGTGTTACTATAAGCTAGTGAGAATGGATCAACTGTTGAACCTTCACCTGATACAACACCATTACCACGGCGATATATACGACGAACGATTTCAACTTCAGTTGGGAGGACATAAACTGACTCAGAAGGGTAAAGTTTCATATGTAGGAATGCTTCTTCTTTAGAAGCACTTGACCATGCACGATAGTTTTCAACGGCATTATCAATCGCAATCTCAAGCTGACCGTCTGTAATTTCTACGTTGACTGCACCAGCACCAAGCATTTGAGTGATTTTGTCTTTCAACTTCTCTCTGTGGTCATATTGTGGTGAATCAGGATCACCGCCTTGATAATCATAAGACATAAAAGTACCCCTATAGTTGTATTATCTACAATATTTATAGGGGTACGATATTATTACGCTTCGGTGCAGTTCTCTAGATGGAAGTCTAGGCGATCTGCTGCAAATGGACCAAGTACTAACACGCTCTCTTCATTACCCCAAGTAGAAGCTGGAACAGTTTCTAGACTTACGGCTTTGTAATCAATGTCGTCCATTTCTAGGCGATCATCAGCATAAAATACACGAACCTCAGCACCACCTTCTACCCACTTATCATAGGTTTCTTTGAATTGTTGTGCTTCGAACTTTCCAAGATAAGATTTTTTACCGGGAGTGTATTGGTTGTTGAGTACTTGAGTACCTAACACTAGTTCTTTAGCAATTACTGCTTCAGGAGTACCTTTTAGAATTACAACTGCTTGATAAAAACGCTCGTTAGTCTGGATCATATTACCTCTTATTTTGCGATGACAATCTTATTGTCAGGAACGAAGATTTTGGACTTAGCATCTTCTTGAGCTTTTAGTGCACCTACGTAAGCAGCGGCTAGGCCAGCTTCTGGTTCACTAATGGAAATTACACAGAATTTCATGAATACTACTTCTTTATCTAGGTTACTGATTCCACCTAGATAATCGTTGATTTCTAGATCACCAGTTTCAGGGTCAGTGCCTAGTACAGCAGGGTTGGTTACGATGATTTGATCATCACTGTGTGCTTGCATAACTGCAAGAATTGGACCCATACCGTTGATGTTTAGTAGTTTAACGTTCGCTGTCATTTTTGTCAATCCTTTGTTTGTTTTTACTTCAAAATATATAAATGTTTCGACGCATTGGTGATGCGGTGGTCAATGATATTCTTTATCACTGTCCAATTACCACCACCAAGATCTGCCCCAAGGCGGGGGAAGTGGAGGTGCGTCATCCGTCCAGTTTGAGCTATAAACTCATTCATGTCTTTAAAGACGGTATCGATAGCATCATAGCTAACATATTTCTCACCGTCATAGCCATAATACTCCTGTGTGATAGCGTTTGCAATCACTAAATTATCATCGACTATGTGGTAAATCGTAGAGCCTAGCTTAAGTCCGGCGAACTTGTAGGCATCGTTGTAAGTTGTGTATGCATCCGGGTAACGTTCGCGTAATTCTTTCGCAAACCCTGAACCCATACGACCTTGTGCATTGCACCCATGTACAATGATATGAAGATGGTCAGGAGAAAAACCATCACTGTATCTTTCAAAAAGATTACCAATATGTTCTATTACGCCCATTGTTACCTCGGATGAAAAAAGGACTCTTATATAGAGTCCTTTAAATTATTATTCGGAACCAAAACGAATTCGTTTCATTTCCTTGCGGTGTTTTCTGGCTATTGTACTTTTGTGGAGGCGATTGCTACGTTCAGTTGATTTACTTAGATACCAAGTATCTTCAGGTACATCATAATCACAGAAACCATCTTCTGTAATTGTTCCTAAAAATGCTGATTTCTTTGGAATGTCAGCAACTGTTGGTTTGCATTCGAAAATGCCTTGAGCTAATTTATCACGAAAACTAATCATAGTATTTCTCCCAAAATTTTATAACATGAAGGATTGTTCCTTCATAATTATTTATTACGGGTATTTCGTAGAATTTCAACCACTTCCGTTGGACTTAGTACTTTGAAAACTGTTTCAAGAAGAGAATCATACTCTTCTTTTCGCTCACGATATTTCATGAGTGCTGCCATACGTTTCCGTGCAGCAGTTTCAATAGAGTTTACATCTAGAGGTTGAAAATCTACCCCCAATCGTTTGGCTAACTCTTCAGCACGTGCTTTACACTGTGCATGAAAATCATTGATCGTCTGTGTCATCTTCTTTTTTCTTCTCGTTTAGAGAGCGGAGGTGAGCAACGAATTCAGTGTAACCACCAACATATTCACCATCAACAAAGATTTGTGGAACAGTGCTTACTGGCTTACCTACGATTTCACATAGATCATCTTTAGTCATACCAGTGGAAACCATATCAATGAATTCCATATCGAATTTATTTTGTTCACAAACTGCTTTCGCATTTGTGCAATAAGGGCAACCAGTTAGGCGTCCGTAGATTTTAACTTCCATTCTCTTTTCCTTTATTTTTCTGGAATTGTTTAACAGCTTTGACAATACTGCTACACATTCGTTTAGTCAAATACAATTCACAGTCCTCAACATCAATGTATCTAAACTTATCCAATTCTGGTTTAGTCTGTCCGTACTTATTAGTGTAAGTACTGATACATTTCAATTCACTAGGTTCAGGCTTATATCTAGCGGTATAGAAAAACAATATAAGTCTTTTTCCTTTTCGGTATGATACATCACCAATAAAAAGTAAATCCTTCTCGGATATCTCAAAACCAGTTTCTTCATAACACTCCCGAACAGCCGCTTCTTTATATGTTTCTTCACCTTCAGTTTTACCTTTAGGTAAGTCCCAATGATCTTGTCCGGTTGTATGTCCTATAAGTATCTGACCATCACGATAAAATATTATTCCGCAAGTATATCGCATAATTTCATCTCAATAATCATCAGATACCTATAGTATATCACATTTTTACTTTTTTGTCCCAAATTTATGAGAACATTTTCGCAACTTCAGTTGTGCGAAGATTCGACACATATGCACGGATTTCTTTAGGCTCTAAAGTTCCGTCTTTCAACATCTGGTCAATATCACCAATCACAGTGCCTTCAAATTTATCGTACACTTTCACAATTAGGTCTTCTAGCTCACCATCCGTATCACGCTGAATGTTGAAGTACTCAAGTACTTTGTACAAGAATTCCTCACCACCGTTGTTGTGGATATTTAGTTTAGTTAGCATTTCAACCATCTGTTCAGGTGTTTTCTTCCTGAATAGCTTGATCTCTTCAAAGTTAGCAGTAACAAACTTGAAGAACTTCACTGCTTGTGCAGGTAGTTTCAATTGACCAATAGCATAATCTTTAGATACTACACCACGACTCATGGATAGTAGGAAAGACCACTGAAAATCGTTCGTGTAAGCCTCTGTGCTGGTCTGTGTGATTTTATCGAGCATTTCCCCATCTGCCTTATTAAAGGCTTCCAAACCCGGTAGGAGGCGTTCTAGAGCACCCCATTTACGTAGGTTCTTGAAGAAAATACTTGGATTATTCTCGGATAGAGCTTTTTCGAATTCTACATATACACGTTCCGGGGTAAGATGGTCAATCATACCTTCTTTTACCATGTTGAGTACTAGTTCTTCAGTACTGCTATGAATAGTGAAATCGCTATAACGAGCAGCAAAGCGAGCTAGACGTAGGATACGTAGTGGGTCTTCAGCAAAGTGAGGACTAACATGACGTAGTACTTTATTCTGTAGATCGGACTTACCACCATATGGGTCGATATGTTTTTGGAATACTGGATCGTAGGCAATGGCGTTGATAGTGAGATCTCGACGGAATAGATCTTGTTCAAGAGTTACACCTTCGGTATCTACAGTAAAACCTTTATATCCGTTACCCGTCTTACGCTCAACACGTGCAAGAGCATACTCATCACCTGCTGGAGATAAGTATACAGGGAAGTCAGCACCTACTTGTTTGTAGCCTTGGGACGTTAGATAATCAATATCACGCTGTTTGGCTCCTACAAGTACGTAGTCTTTGTCTTTTGGTTTTAGGCCAAGTAGTTTATCACGTACAAAACCACCGACGATATATTTTTTCATCTTAGTTCTCCCAAAAATAGTTCCATTCGGAACGGTCTAATTTCTTTGATCCATAATGCTTAATAAACAATTCAGCAACTGAATCGTGTGTTTCCAAATGGGTCGGTAAACGACCCTCATTGTTTAATTCTTCAACATCATCCATGAGGTCAAGTAATTCATCAAATGATATAGACATTTTTTTATGACTCCCAGAATTTATCCCATGCGGGATTAGTTGGACGGGTTTTTTGTTCATTCACGTAAGCATTTACAATTTCTCTTACGGTGACTTCATTACTTTGTTCACGTTTTTCTTTACAAAAAGTGGTCACAACGTCATCTGCCAATGAATGTGGTGCAACACCCAACTCACTCCGCATTTTTTCTACTTCTTTCATCATTTCCATAGCTGAATCGAAAGATGCCATTATGACCCCCAGAATTTTTCCCACCAAGAGCGTTTCTCTTTGTTCTCTTGATCTAGTTTTGCTTGTTCTTCCGCTTCGTCATTATCTACACCATAATCACGCCAGCCGTATTTGTCACGTGGAGGGTAGCAATCACTGTCACTCACACCCCAATCTTCTTCTAAGACTGCTATCATATTAGCTCCATAGATATTTTGTCATTACACTTATGATTTGTTGTATTACATGATATTCATCATACACTAATCCGTTAAAATCTTCAACTGTTGATTCTTGAAAGAATTCTTCCTCAGAACCAATGTCTATTCGAATTTTAGTATTCTTCAAATCTTTACATGTATTATTAGCTGGATCGATGCCAGTGTAACGGACCATACGAAACATATCTTTGTAAAGGCATAATGTCACTGCATTTGCATGATCGTCAGATGTAATGATATTAGCTACCAAACGGCATGAATTTGTATTGTAGTTGAGTTCAGTCATTTCAGAAAGTTTTAACCACTCAGATTCTGCACTGATGAGTGTTGCCAACCCATTATTGGTCACATTATCCAGTACTTTAACTAATTCGTCGATCATTCGTTCTCCTTAGAATATGAATGGGCGTGGTGGTTCTTTCGAAACCATGTTTTCTCGTACCCATGTCATGATTCTGGAGTACTGTTTTAACATTTCAAGGTAATCAGTATACTCTATACCAAAGGTGTCGTCAACCGTACAAAGCTGGAAATATTCTGCCTCGTCCATCATTTCGTGCAGTTTCCATTCAAACTTCATGGTTGTAAGATTTTCACGAAAATTATACGAAGTAATAGTAATACCAGTATCACTATAACGAATGTTAAGTATATCGGCATCAGAATAGTACAATTCATGATAGATATTACGACTTTTTGTATCAACGCGATATTGTTCACGTTCTGCAATTAATATCCAACCATTAATTACTGGTATTTCGTCAATTGCAAATAATTTTCTAATTCTTTCTACTGCCATGTTCCCCTCCAAATAAAAAAGGACACTCCGTGGAATGTCCTTAGTATATCATTATTCTTCTGCGTCTGTCAACTGAATTTTTTCATGACGTTTGGAAAGTTCTTTGCCCTTACGACGAGCTAGAATAGTTTCCACATTTTCAAATGACATGGTAATAGCAGTGTACATGTCATCACTAACAGCACCACCAGAAATGTTTTTACCTTCAACAATAACATCTACGTCAAAAGTATCTTTAGTTTCAACCTTCAAATTTACTTTGATGTTGAGATCGTTTTTAGTGTTGTACTTAGAAAGTTTACCTACATTATGTTCAATGTGCTCTTTAATAGCATCGGTTACTTCTACATTGATACCTTGAATAGTAATCATACACAACTCCTTATAGGGAACTTAGAAGGATTTCAGCACGGTTCCCAACTTGCTTGAACCATAAAGAACCTTCAATTTCTTTTTTGAATTTACGATCATTACCATGCTGTACAGCTTTCCATAGACGTGTAAACTTATCAAGTTTGTCAACACCCATTGAATAAGCCATATCGTATAAAATACGTTGCTGGTCTTTCGTAAGGTTTACTGCGTTTTTACGTTGCAGTAGTAACGTGAAGTCATCATAAGTACGCTTCATATCAGCTTTTAGTATTTTCTTCGCTTGATACTCAGTAATACCATTTTTGTACTTATTTGCGTCGGATTCTTTCTTTCCTAGATAATGACCATAACCAATAGTATAGTTACCTTTCATATCTTTATATGGATAGAACTTTGAATTTTTATATGATGGACCGACTTTTCCACCAAGTAATTTTCTTTTTAAAACAGATTGAAGTTCTTTAGAACCTTCAGACTGTTTGATGAACTCTATCAGTTCGTCGTCAAGATGATCGAAATGTAGTGTTACATCTGGAAGAATAACAGACTTCAAATCATTCTCATTTGGTAAGTGTACAGGCTTATCAACGTTTAGTACTTTAATACTACCATTGATTTGTTTGAATACATCAATGTACGGATACATCTCAACATTCATTGGTTTAGTTTTTTGGGCTATGACCCAAAATGTGTCACCCTTCTGGACAACATACTGCTTTCTGCTTTCCGTCTTAGTTCCTTTGACAGTTGCTAATTGAACTGGCAATGACGTTACGGGCGGTTGCTTTTGAATTTGAATAACTTGTTGTACACCTAAATTTGATGACGGTGTACGATCATTGTGTTTATAACCAATAAATCCAATAGCAGCTACCGCTAACAGAAAACCTACTAAAAGTAAAGTTTTCAGTTTTTGGATCGCTTTCACTGATTTCTCCTTTTTGTTTTGGAAACCTTGACAAACGGGACTACAGTGAGGCCGTGTTTGCACAAAGCCTCGTTGGACTTTCTACTTTAACTCTAAGAGTTAATTCGAAACATTGTTTAATGAATCTATACGAATCACTTTTAATAGCTCATCGTCTGTTGTAAGAATTATAGCAGCAATCTCTTCTTCATTGCAAGCACTAATTCCTACATCCATGAATCTTTCAATATTCTGTCGAACAAAGAAAGGAACATGTTTATCAAGTAACTCTACAAATTGTGGGTCATTGAGTAATTGTTGGTGCATTTGGGGGAGAGTTTTTTTGAATCCCTTACGTACACACAAATGTATAATCTTTCCTACATAACGATCAATCATCGCAGGATTATTATACTGGTTTTTCATGATGTTCATCAAGGCTTCATCATACGCAGAAATGTGAGTAAATTCTCTACATTCCATTCGGATATTTCCGATGCTGACTAAGCTCATGTCAGTACTGTCATGATTCTGGTCAAGTAATGATTGTATCATATAAGTTAAACTATCTCTAGCACTTTCGTAGCTACTGAATGAGTAATTTGGGATGAACTTATCATTACTGGTAAAAATGGGATGCCCGGACGCAGAAGAGAATCCTTCAATTGGCATCCCATGATATAAAATACAAAATACGTCTTTACTAATCATAGTGCGTTCTTCCAATAGTAAAATGGAAAGTATATTTACATTCTAGTCCTAGCTCTTTTCGTATCTGACGAAAGAACGGGACTTCAAAATCAATAAAACAGTACAATCCTTCTTTCTTCGGATCTTTCTTCACATGAATGTAAGGATAGTATTTTATCTTTACTTTCTTTCCATCGTACTTTTTCCACACTTCAGGATTAGGTGGTGTCTCACCACGTACAATACTGACGTGTGCTCCCCAAGAAGGGTCTGCGATGGGAATATGTAAATCAGTCTTTACGAAGTACTGGTAGTACTTAACTAAATCTTCAGGTAATTCTAGAATACACCAGTAGTTCGTGTTCCGTTTCATCCCATGTCTGGGAGGGTCGTATCGTATGATACCTTCGATCTCAATGTATTCTTTCATCTCTTATAGTCCGAATATTTTCAACACAGAATATAAGAATACCACACTCACAGCAGCGAGTAAAGTAGTTAGTACAGGATTGATTGCCGTAGATACTCGAAAGTTCAAATAAGAGGCAAAGAGGAAATTGCGTACTTGTTTCATATTTAGTCCTTGAAATGAGAAGCCCCACTAAGTGTGGGGCGGTAATCTTATGCAATCACTTGATAGCGAGGCTTATCAATTGCTGCTAGCATGATAGATACAGGATCTACTTGCTCACCAGCTAGGATTGCAGTTAGGATTGCTGGACTGAAACCAGATACCATAGCAGTGCCAGTATCGTGGATCGTGACAGGGTTGTTACCCGGACGACCATTTAGGTTCCAGAAGATAACTTTAGGTAGTTCATAACCGTTCTGAGCGTATAGCTGTTTAGCATACTCATAAGCAGTTACATCCCAGTTACCGTTGTTCTCTACACCACCCCAAGCATATGTAGAGTCGAACTCCATATCGCTAAAGATTAGTAGATATTCAGGCATATCCTGTTGTTGCACGTTCTGCTTCACAGCAGTTTTTAGGATGTGGTGGAAAGCCTTACCGATATCAGTAGAACCACCCCAGTACGCACCACCCTTGTACTTGCAGAGGTCGCGATACTTCTCTTCGATGTTCTTACCCTTAAGTACGAACAAGTTGGGAGACTCGCTGAAGTTCAAGAACACGTCCTTGAACGCACCTTTCTGCTTGTCAGAAATATAGAGGCTTAGAGAAACCGCTACATCCATACAAGTTAGGGAGCCTGATGCACCTGCTGGACATTCCATCGAACCACTGGTATCACACATTGGTAGGATTGAAGCACCGTTTAAGTAGTCTGGTAGAGCATCCCACTGACCAACAAAAACCTTGTCGGATTGACCGTACTTGAACTTAGTGGTTACATCGTAAGGGAATAGTGCCGAAGCATTAACCTTAACTTCACCAGCTTCTACCTTGTTACCGAATTCAGTGAAACGAGTTTCGTCGTTACGCATGAAAGCAGCACGGTAGCGGTTCATTGCTACAGATGGAACATGAGAGTACTCAATACTAGACCAATCTTTAGCACACATGTTTTGTTCAACCGTAGTGCTTAGAGAAGCTAGTAGTTTGCGGTACTGACGTTCGTTTAGACCCATCACTTGCATTAGCTCACGAGCAATTTGATTGTTCGCAATACGGTTCTGGTTTGCAACCGATTCTTTGTTCACTGTACCATCAGCACCTTTTTTGAGCTTATAGACGCGAGGCATCCATTTAGCACATAGTGCGTTACCAGCTTTTAGATTAGCAGAAATAGTTGCATAAGCAAAGTTCTTCACATTATCGTTAGTGAAAATTAGAAGATCATCCCAACGACCATACTCTGCGAGTACTGGGATTAGTTCTACTAGATCCTGTTGATGGTTTGCTTCTAGGTGACGAAGGATTTGACGTGTGGTTTCACGCTCACCTGCACCACCGCGAACATCACGTACCCATAGAACCATTTGAAGCGTTAGCTTACGGTTCATGGAATATGCTTGTTCGAATAGATTCTCAAAGGTAGAGAAATCTTTACCACGAACTGCACCTAGAATCGCAAATAGATCAACTAGGAAGTTGAGGGAGCTTGCGTTTGAGACTGCACCGTTAGCCGTGAAAGCTACGTTGTCGGTTGCTGCGGTGGTTTCGTTGATAACTGCTTGTTTGAATGACATATATTTTCTACCTCTCAGAAATGGATAATTTGGTTTGAGTGTTGACTCATTTCTTAATAACTTAATTATAGCACAAAAAAAGCAGTTTGTCCCAAGTTTTTGAAACAAACTGCATATTTTTTAGTTTACAACGATTTCAACATCTTGTTGAATCGTAAGCATATTAAATATTTCCTTTTCAGTGAAATTCTGTGATGCACGTACCCAGAACTGATTTCCTACTAAACAGTATGTTACTTTTGTGTTGAAGTCAAAAGCATAAGTAAAATAGTGTGGGTGACCACTACTATAAACAGATACTACTAGAGAATCAGTTTCCGTCGTTGACTGTTTGATAAAAACCGAACTTTTTTCATAAAGTTTTAAATCATCAATCACTTGCTCACGTGATACATTTACACGTTTAGTATTATGTTGTGAACATTTTGCAACTTTATCACCATGATCGACGGCTGTCAAATAATGAAATTCTGCATTACGGAATGATTGGGCCGTATAAAAACTATTTTCAATACCAGAACTATTACACAAACTCAAAATAGCTTCAAGCTCAATATCAGTAAATTCCTGAGCATTAATCTTGTACTTACAAAAGTAAGATTTCAACGTGTATTGCATATTAGTCCTCACATTTTAGCAAGAATTTATTGTTAATCACTTTAAAGTGCACAGTTACGCCATTCACTTTAGTAACACTCTTGTATACATCACCTTCTGCGATCTTGTGTTTGATAGATGCATGGTCAGCAGATTCTACCGCTTCTTTGATAGAAGTATATTCATCGAAGAAGTATACAATATCACCTTGTGGTACTGTAGTTACTCCTAGTAGTGCACAAAGAGTTAAGAAATCGCCGTCATCAAGGAAGCAACGGTTGTCAATGTCCCAGATACGGAATGCGTAGAACTGGTAATCTTCTAGTTCTTCACGGTTACCCTGAATGCCCGGACCCATTACTTCACCTTGGATAGCTAGCTGGCGATCATGAGCTACACAGTACTCTTTTAGACGTGCTGGGATATCATCTTTTAGTGCTGCTTTCCAGAAGTGAGATTCGGGATCGAATTTTAGTGCTAGGTTACGAGAGCAGATAGAAATCTGACCATCTTCCCACTGGAATGGATACGGTTTAACTTCAACGATTTCTAGTTCTTGAGTTTCTTCGTTCCATGCACGTACTTCATCATCAACCTTCTCAACGTAGTAATCTGGGTTGCTCATGAAAGCAATAGTTTGGCTAGAGCCATCTAGTTTTAGAGACTTACGGAAACCAACACCCTTCATAGTCTGGATGTACTTACCCATTACGTTCTGGATACGGTCTTCGTCAGTCTTAGGAATAACGATAGGGAAGTTACCAGCCGCTTTACATTTACCTAGACCAGTACCGCCATTACGCTCATCAGGACGTTCGTACTTAGTTACGTGTAGGAATTGTTCAATACCCTCACGAGAATCTTCTAGCTGTGCTAGTAGCTGATCACGAATAGCTAGGCTATAAGAATCAGGGTGATTACCCGCAGCTTCATCAATTGCTTCTAGTTCTGCTTCGAACATAGATACAGGTAGTGCTAGACCCTGAGAGACAACACCGCGTAGTTTCTTGGTACGTAGACGGAAACGCTCTACTTCTTTCTCATCGAGTTTAGTACCGCTGCCAGCTAGGAATGCGAATTGTTGTGTCTGTACTGGTAGGAAGGAATCGATTTCGAAGAATACACAGAAATCACCAACTTCGAATTCACCTTTTTTCACGATTACTTCCCAACCATCTACGGTTGCTTTTACGATCAGGTCAGCACCCTCAATCGCATCAATCGCATTGATTTTACGGATAGTTACAAGTTTACGACCTTCAGTTACTAGTTCTGCCATAATTTTCTCCAAATGTGTTTAATAGTTTTATAGAACGGTTTATGTACTTCAATTTTAGTTAGTACTAAATCGTTATTGTAAATGGTTTTCTTATCATACTTCACACGAGTTATTACGTAAGTTATGAACACACCGTTATCAAATCGTGAAGCGACTACATATGGTTCATCAGTCCAGAATTGAATTGCCCTGAGTTTAGGATTCAAAAAGCACTTCAATCTAGTTTGATGTACTCTATTCATCCTCGCCACCGTTAGAAAGGTATAGATTCATCAATTCATCTTCAGTATAAGAATATTTTCCATCTGGTGATGGTATTTCTTCAGCTTTCATCATCCGGTAAGAATCACAATGCTTTTTGATACGACTTTTCTTACATGGATTCGTATGTACAACTGGTACAGACCAGCGGTGTAACATTGGTGAAATTGCCTCAAAGTCAAGGTATTCAATACATTTGTTACGCATACGTTTCGTCCTCAACTCACGCTCAAATAAACCATTTAAGTCATTTTTGTGAATTAAGCGTAAGTAAAACCATTGACGACCAAATGTTCCAGCACCGACAAATTTTGTAAAGTAAGTAGCTACTTTACGTTTACGTGAACGTTTAGAAGTTGCCATTAATTCATCACCGTTTCCCAACCCTTAGATATTCCAAGGTATAGTACTGAAATAATTAACCATATCTGCCAGTTCTCAAGACTGTTAATAAAACCGTAAGCACCAACACCAGCAAGAATTGCTGCAAACATGTACTTCGGTACATCTTTAAACTTGTCCAAGATCAACCTCCTTTCCTAAGTAGATAGTAATAGCATAATCGTAATCTTTTGACTTGTCAAATGAATTTTTCCATTCATGCAATTTTAGTACAAAACAATCAAATTCATATGATCCGACAAAATCAACAAGTTTGTCATATTCACCATTTTTAGATTCAGCCAATTGTTGCTTGACTTGAATATTCCTGAAATCATACTCAGAACGTTTTTGTTCCGAAGCAAGTTTAGGAACTTCCTCAACCTGAACATTTATATATTCTACCGGTTCTTCACTCACAATGCAATAGGAATTTGCACATGCTGCGTAATTAACACTTAGTTGGGGATGTTCAGTACATTTTAGAGTTACAATTGGCCCATCGTACCACGACCAATCCGTAATCTCATAACCACATTCTTTGAATAATTGAGTACTGTACTCTTTTGGATGTCCCCAAATTAAGTTGTTTTGAACTTCAAGATCCATGAACTGGTACAGTACTTCAATTATTTTATAATATAATGACTTATCCATTACTTTCTCAATAGGGCTTTAATGCCCTTTACCCGGCGGCGAGAGTAATCGTCATGGTGTTGTTTCCACTCTGCGAAGTTAGTGCGTTCCATATTCAAGTCCACAATCGTCATGAAAGTATATGGAGATAGGCGACCATCACTGGAATCAAATTTGATGCCGGGACGTTTACATTCATATACGTTTCCATAACCGTAGTACTTGTTTGCAATCCAAATTTCAGTACCATCAGAGAAATTCATTGTATGCTGGCGACACTCCATAGATACTTCACCATTGCGTAGCTTCAAAAGAAGCAAGTTTACGAAACGATCTGGGGCTTCAAGTAGTTTACGAGATTTATAGTAATTTTGGTACTCCTGCCATGCTTCACTATGAATGAACTTCAGGCGTTTCAAGTACTCTTCTTCTGTCTCTTCCGGGATATTGTATTCAATCACCGATAAACCAGATGTTGGTAGTTCTACCACTTCAGCCTCAGAAGGTTCTGGTGGCTTCGCAAGTACTTTTGGTATATTGCGATTGATATAGTGTTTATATCCAATGTATGTTGCGAATGGTAGAACTGCGGTCGCAACATATGATGCAATCGTGATTAACATATTACCCCTTATTTGGTATGCTTGTCGCTTTCGAAGTACATTGTATCAGTCTTCGTTTCGACTGTAAAGCTCTTTTGGCATAATTTATCAGCGATAATTTTAGCAAACTCTACTGTTGGCCGCGTGATCTCTTCTGGACTGCGAGGGAAACGTGGATAGTTAATTACACGAATCAATAGACCAGTTTCCTCACCACCAGTGTAGATGTAATCTACTTTATGTAACTGGAAGCAGAAGCCAAATCCATACGCAATTTCACGACACGCAGCACGTGCTACATCGTAATCGCCAGCCACGTGAATGTTAGCGTAAAATGTTTCTACTTCGTTTACTTGTACAAAACTCATTGAATTGTTACCTTTTCTTTCTTGAAATTGAATAATGATTTTTGGATACTACTTGGATCACGAATACCCAAATGTTGTTCCTTGAACTCACGTAAGTACTTACGAGTATTCAACGATAGAATACCTTCACGACGTTGACTGTAGTTATTTTTCTGATAACGATAACATACACCAAACATTTCATTACGGTAATCTTGTGCATAGATGGTAAAACTAGAATCTTCGGTACTAATACGAATAAATCCTTCAGTACTAAATTCAGCTTGACCTTTACCTGCCTGTACTAATGCAATTGCAAGTAGTAGTTCACGATCATACTGATCATTCACTTCACCAAAGTTTACTAGCTTATATTGGATAGTTTCACCCAACCAATCGTAATATGCTGCCGGAACCAAGAATATTGCTAACGAAATAATGTTCATAATAGTAAGCATGATTTTTCTCCAATAAAAAAGCCCCTAGTGTTACGTAGGGGCTTATTATCTCATTCTTCGGATTCGGTGTCAAGCGTTTCTTTGTATTGGGTGTAAAGAATTCCAACAAAAAGTGCTACAGCAGCGACACAAAGAATCCACACTGGGAAGATACTAAGAATGATAGCAACGACGATGGCAACTAACGCACCACCAGCACTACTAAACACGTCTTGTACACCTGTCCAAACAGTGTTTGCAACATCACGTGCAATTTTTGTAATAATATCAGTCATAATTGACTCCTATTAGTTGTTGTCCGGGATACGAATACTATCACCGTAACTATTGAGTTTTTCTCCATCGTATTCGATATCTACGTTTACGTTGAAGTACTCGTTATTTGAGTATGGTTCTGCTGTTATACTAACAGAAACACACATGTTCTCAAGAATTTCTTTCTTGATTAGTTCTTTTATTTCATCTTCAGACATTAATCGACCTTACTGACGCGATCATGATCGCGGCAATAAGTAGTGTCTCCGACAACGCCCTTAATAATAGGGTGCATCCACACTTTTTTCTGGGTAACTTTGTAGATTTTACCCCTCATTAGTGTGCTACCGTTGTCATGACCAAATGCCACGATATCATCAATTTTAATTTCTTTTCCGCTTACGTCTTTCGCTTCCATGCTTATACCTTACTATAGTTCTTTTGAAATGACTACTACTTCTCTCATTGTAGATTTCAATTTTATTTTCTTTAAGCAATTTCTGTAAGTCTTTGTCAGCATTCAATTGAATGCACCCAATACCATTTACAGGAATTAAATATCCAGTCTGTAACAACTGGACAATCGCTTGTCTCCGTACAGAACCAAAAGGTAATTTTCTTATCTCCCAATACTGCGTAAGAGACATACTCGGTAGGTCAATAAGATTTCCATCTTTATCGGTTTTAGTAATTCGTGTATTCGGATTCAACCCATTAAGAGTGTGACCCCGTTTACTCCAATAACCCCTAGCCATATGTGTATTTACCTCATTATTTCATATCAGGATACTTTTCAAGAAGAGTCTTAAGTAAGGCTTTTTCTTTAGCAATTTCTGCTTGTTTTTTAACCTCTTCGCGATATGACTGAAGAGATTCATTGTATTCTTTTTCTACTTTCTCTAATGCATGGAATATTCCATTCAACCGAGCATTCTGATTTACACCCGCTGCACGGTCTTCATAACAATCAATTCTGTTATCTGACCATACTGGAACCTCTACTTCATCCATCGAACAATCAAAGTTGGAATTGTAAACAGTCTCTCCGTCCTTTAGTACTAAAAAGCCGTAGTCGCCGTAGTAGTGACGGTCCCCAAAATATCGGTTCGCATCACTATCAGAACGTTCTTGTGAGAAGGTTTTGAATCGAATGAAATTGCGAACTTCTTTCTCAGTTTCGAAACACTCAACATGGATAGCACCATTATACTGTTCCTGTGAGCGTTCCCGTAAAAAGATTACTGTATACATTTTTATACACCAGTACTGCATAAAGTCAATAGAGCAGTTTGATAAGATATCGGTGTTGCATCCACCATTGCATCCATTTGTGCTTCAATGCCACTACCATAATTAATTTCTGGATCAGTGGTGAAAAAGAATTCAAATACTACGCCCATTGATTCATCACGATTGTCACGAATATAGGTATTCATTTCATCAATACTTTCTACTACGGTAGTATCATCAATAACGAAATCTGATGCAGTACTGAAATTTTCTAGGATTGCTGCGATAATAACTTTTGGCATTAGTAATAATCTCCCGCCCAATAAACTTTTCCATCAAAACCAAAGAACTCTTTAAACTTAGCTTTGGCTTCATCAATTTTTACAAGTAGTTCTGGGATATCTAGTTCAGCAGGTTGACTATAAACCTCTAGTACTTCCACACCAATAACTACGTCATCTTCAAATCCATCATACTCCGGTGGGTTTAGAATTGCAAGACCTAACTTCACTTCGTGGAGTTCGTACATTTGCCATACTGGTTCTTCTGGACTCCAACCACAATCGCTATCTTCCCAATCCTCAAGGTATTTGGATAGGTCAATATTGACCCAATCCGATACCACTAATCCTACTACGATTTTTGCTGCTGGACACTTAGCCATTTTGTTTCTCCAATGCATATTTGATAGCTTCATCAAATGATAGTTGAATATAAATTGGACTCCAATCAGCATCGTTTAAACCAACTAGGATTTTAACGTAATCAACTTCATCCGGGGTATAGTGAGTACTGCCAGTTTTGGCGATAGTTTCTTGTACCCATCCATCTTCAAAATCAGTTGGACAAAGGACATAATAATCATCATGCCAACTGATGTAGTTACAGATATAACCACTATCCGCATATTGTGCAAGTACTGAAATATCGTGTTCATCCATACGAAGTTTAAACCACTTTCCATCTTTCATCATAATAGCGATAGTTCCGATGCGTGGTTTATCTGATGGTGCTTTAGGATACTTATCAATACTACAAATATCGATAAAAACACCGTCCGGGGTACGAGTAATACCAGTAGTTCCATTTGTGTAATGGTAACCATCGTCAAAATCAGGACAATGGTAGTCTTCAATATACACTTCTGCGTCCGGGGTTTGTAGCAGCAAAGCTGCTAAATCTTTTGCTTTCATTAACGATCTCTCCATTCTTTTGCTGTCAATACTGACATTGGTGGATCACAACCATCATACCAGTTCGCGTAGAACACGTCAATGGTGTCTTCTTCAATCTGAACGCCATGCTTCTGGCACAATGCAACGAACTTGTCTTTAGAGCCAAATTCCCCGATTCCCCAGATAACTTCTGCATCCCACGGATCACCATCAAATGCTTCTAGATACACTAGATCACCATCGTAATTTAGACGCATGTGATCTTCTTCTAGATCATCATACATATCTTCACGTGCATCACTATCGTAATGACAACCTTCTTCAATAATTGCTGCTAAACCGTATGTTACTCTTTGTTCACTCATAAACTACCCTCATGTTCTTTAACAAATTCAATGGCCTCTTCGATTGTATCAAACATCTGACCATCAATAGTTTCTTCGGTTTCATAATCAAGTACATCGATACCAATTTGCTTATAGTTATAAACAATGAAAATGTACTTCTGTTCTAACTCAACTTCTTCTACTACTGAATATAAATCTTCAAACGTCATTTTAACCCCCAAAAGAAAAGGACGCAAAAAGCGTCCCTGTATTATTGTAAGTACTTAAGTTTATAGAGTGTCCCTTCTACAAACGATATGATATCTTCTAAGCTATTAACTGAACCATAATCTTCTTGTGATTCTAATAGCTGGTGGATATATTTGGCTTGAGCCACATATGACTCAAGTGTTTCTACTGCTTTATCCAATGGAAGGAAGCAATAGTCTGTGTCCATACCAATTGGTAGTGGGCCTCTGGAATTCATTAAACCTTCAACGAAAGTATCAACAAATTCTGGTAATTCTTTATAGAACTCGTCAAGTTCCATGTGCTTTGAATAGTAGCGACATTGTAAGTGCCAATGATGCCCTAGTGATGGTAAAAATAAACTGTTGTCTACAAACGTTAGTAACGCAATATCAGAATCATCAGTTTGTTCAGTACTATCTACATAGTCCATCATGCTACGCATATCTTCATATTCGTCCATAATTAAATCCTCATAGAGTTATTCTAGTGGTATTTAGTTATGAATGAGTATAGAACAAAATGATTCAAAATTTTTTTGTATATGAGTGAAAGTATCATTTATCTTATGATGATCATATTCGTTTCTATTAACTACTGTAATAGCTAAGGCATGTTCTAAATCACTAATATCCAAAAAATCCGACCATCGTTCCAAGAAGAAAAGAGTATCAGGGCGGCGAAGTACTTGTACTTGGCGTGGGAATCCTATAATATAAACATTCACTCCACTCTCTGCGATCTTAGTACAAAAATTAAGTACTTCATTACACTGCAAAACCATTGATGATGTTACAAATGAATTATTATTATTTGAGTAAAGGAATTCAGTATAAAGATTCAATAGCTTATAAAAGTAATCACTCTCATCTGTTAAATCATAAACTTTTTCCATAGTTCACTGCATCCCAATAGGTCATGTGTTGATAGGTAGGATACCAAGTATCAGGGTCATACGCAACAAGTACTTTGACATAATCAATGTCATCCACATAACGATGTTCAAAATTAGGATCATCGTTTTTGTATAGTGGGTTAGCTTCATAAGTTTCTTTATTAGTAACCAGTACTACATTTGCATCATGTGAACGATGGAATACTTTATAGTTGTCATGGATTTCCATATTATAGGAACCATACTCATGAGTACGACTTTCACCAGTACTTAGGGATTTAACTGTTGGTGTCACTACTCGACGCTCATCTGATCTATCCTTAAGTATCACTCCGTCATTGAAGAACACTAAGTAACTCCCAATAACTGGTTCGTCATTTGGGCTTTTATCTGAATGCCCTTTTACATAGAACTTTCCTGTTTCTAGGAATAATCCAGTAGGAGTGATTTTGATATCACCTTCGAGTTTTTCTGTTTTAAACTCCCAATTTGGATTTCCTAGATACTGTAATTCAGTATAAACCTCCAAATCTGGTAAAGATAATAATTTTCTAGCTAGGTCATGTGACTTCATGATAATTCCTTATTTGTGATTAGCCAATCTTCGATTGTCTAAGAATTAGTACTCTTCTATAACTCACTATCGTTCGTTATGAATCGTACTAATTCAAACTACTGTTTGTTTTGACTTTAATTAAATTTGACACGGTTTGAGATCCAATTCCATCCCCCCACAAGGGAGGGACGAAAAAAAATCAGGATAAACCTGACACTGGTAGTATAACCAATCTGAATTTGTAGATTTACTCAAATTTTGGATACAGGTATCCATTTGAAATAAAAGTAACGATGGCGGGTTGTCCGGTTTCCATCTACTACAGTCGCATACAACGGTCGTGTTCCTCACACGCATACAGTACTCGCTAATTCAGCAACAAATACTGTTGTCTCTCCGTAAAGAGACTCCCTTTGACTGGGTGAGTATGCCTCATATGTCTATCTAGTGCAGTTCAAGTCTGATGACTGCATTTATTGTGCCGCATTGCCGTGATGCGTGTGATTTACTGTCTCGTTGGATTTGACAAACACTTACGCTTTATTTCTGACGGGTTTCTTTTGCACATCGTACTGAATGAACTACTCAACTGCCATCTACTTTTCGATAGGATCAGGTTCAAAATCTCACGCTTTCGCATGTCATTCAGGATTGGTTATACACTGAGGATATTCCTCAACTATATTATATCACAAAAAAACCCGTTTGTCCCAAGTTTAGAGATAGGTACGTTTCAACTCTTTAGGGGAACGTTCAAACATCATATCGATGAATTTAATGTCCTCTAACAGATCAGTACTGTCCTCGGTGCACCGGGAGGTTTTTCTGTATGGTTTATTTATACCTGAGAAAAGTACCTTCACAGGGCGTTCCGTATCAATCTCATTTTCTACCATAGTATAAGTATACGACAATTTAATGTACTTTTTATTCTCTTCCAGTGCGAGGCGAGCTACCAATTCTTCAATTCCAGTTTTATCAGCAATACTATCTTCTTCTTTTAAAAAAGTAATAGTACACATCACACTCTTTTCATCGTACATGTCAGTAATGTTCTTTACTGCACTAACAAATTCAAGTCCTGAAAAATCGATATCTTTAATCATTATTTCTGTTTCCACCTAAGTACTGTAATTTGTTCTTCCCATGTCTCAACAATATCACATTCAACACCCTCTTTATCATAATAAAAAGGTTCGAGCATTTGTGATTCGGTAAGACCCTGTTCATACCGTGTATGATACGTCACACCAGTAGACTTGTCAACAAAAACTAGATCGTGAACGCTATTCCATCGGGTCGAATCGCATTGCTCATTGTGAATCACTTCTAGAACGGTATCCGGGGCAAACTCTTCTGTCTTTTCATTCCACTCACCGTAATCAGTAACTGTACCATAACTATAAGCCAATTGCTTCATTATATCTTGTGAAAACCATTTAGTACTCACGTTCTTTTCTCCAAATATTTTTCTAAGCCATTTCATGTTTTTTTCCAATAAAAAAAGGAGTCCAAGTTGGACTCCTTCAGTGTAGGTTATTTTGTTTCGGCTGTCAAGGCTTTTTTCAACGCCTTGTTATGACGGTTATAAGCCCCTACATGGCTCGCACATAGGCCGCTGAGATAATCTGCAACCTTGGCTTCACGCATCTCATTGCGATGCTTCACGATTGCCTGATACTCTTCTGAACCCTCTTCACGCTTACGCAAACGGTAATGGTGTAGGGACGTTGCACGACTTGTGATCAAGGACTGACCATGCTCTTTGTAACGAGCTAGGAAGTCTTCAAGATTCGGGTAACGAGAACCACGAAGCTGGTTACACTTACGGCACATGGTGTTGAAGTTTGATTCAACATCTGGCCCACCTAGTGATTTGAGAATGTTATGGTCAACTGTCATAAGTTCCCAGTACTCACCCCATGTTGTTTCAGCCCTTGCGTATACGTTCAGGTGCATCATACCAAAGATAGCATGAGTACCTTTACCTTCCTCCAAACGTACTTCGTGTGCTTCAATACCACAACAAATGCATTTAGTATTCTTTAAAAAAGTAGCAACTTTTTCTGGGAAATAGTTAAACTTAACACCGTCAATTTCAGCACTGGTCATAGGACCAGAAGTTTTAAGAGTTTTCATAACATCTAATGGTAACGCAGTCTTTACTTTATAACCCAGCATAAATCACCTCTATTTGGTTTCGATTTTATTCGCTTCTTGAAGTTTTCTTATAACATCTACTAATGCATCATGTGTCATTGCACAATCAGTGTAGATATCATCCCACTTAATGAGTACTCTCATCGTTTCCTTACCATCATACAACTGTTTACCTTCTTCGTCAAGCATTATTTTACCATCAGCATCACGTGCTGGGATTTCTGGCACTGGAGTGTCAGAGGTACATTTCTTGAGAAGGACTTCTTGTACTATGATAGGTTTTACTTCAACTTTAGGAGCACAACCAGTAAGAGTGAATAATAACATGAAACCTGCTACGATTGCAAGCATAATTTTACGCATTAGTTAGTCCTCTTTTTGGCTGATTCTTCTTTGAGTTTTTTAAGAACATCCACACCGTCTTGATCGAGAGATGGGTTTTTATATACCTTTTTCTCAACAATTACTGGGACTTCTTTCTCAATGATTTCAGCCTTATTTTTCTTAAGTAGTTCTTGTGAATCTACCAAATTCTTAGCACCTTGTGCTTGCATTTCGGCAATTCCCTTATCGAACTTTTTCTCTATTCTGGCTTCTAGGTTTTCTTTATATCCCTCATATACAATATGAGTTTTAATACCACCAAAGAATGAACAAATAACAATAATAAGTACTGCTATTGGTTTCCAGAATTTTCTAATAAACTCGAAATTCATATTTCCCTCCATTAGTTTACGTATAATTATTTAGGATGGATATGAAAAAACCCAGCACAAGGCTGGGTTAATTTTTTAACTACGCATGTCAAGTAGATCACCGATAGTTGTTTCAGGCTCCGGTGGGGCTTGTTCAATATCAATGTTTAGGATTTCTTCAAACATCATTGTAAGTTCTACCATGTCGAGAGAATCAATATCTCCCATCTCTGAAATATCTTGGATCGTAGTTTCACGAGTCAAAATCACTTCATCAAGTAAAGCAGCTTCTGCAACTGCAACCGACATTTTAGCTAGTACTTTAGCGTCTTTTTCTTCAATTGATGGAAATGAAAATTGAGCACGAAACTCTTCTAGATTTTCGATCTGCTCAACAGTAACAGCACGAGCTTCATTCATCGCTTTTTCAACTTCTGCAAAGATTTTATAGCGTTCTGCTGTGTTTTCTTCGTCAAAATAGATTTCCATTAGTGCTTCAATTAGATCATTTACGCTTTGCATGTTTTATCCTATCTTTGAAACCCGCAGTTACGCGGATTAATATACGTTGACAATCTTCTTCTACAATTGGACAACTGTGAAGAACCTTACTTGTGTACTGATGGACCCATTCTACTGGAGCATTGTATTCCATCGATTCAGTATTAGCTAATACTTCTTGAACAGAATTATACCCAGTTATGTCGATTGGGTCAAGCAAAAATTTAGTACCAACAACTGTGCTGTAAATGAGATGTGTTTCAGGCTCAAAATCATCCCATATATCATTACAGCAATCAAGGTGATACCCGTAAATCCCACTACCAGTATCACCAGCTTTTAAAGTACGTACTTTGTAATCAATCACACACTCTCTATCGTCAACATGCACCATTACTTTTAGCATCTTTTCGATTAGTGGTTTAAGAGATTCATCGCACTGTTCTAGTACTTTAGAAGGTTTTTCATATTTTAGTACTAAATCCGGGATTCTATGTTGTGGTGCTTCATGATGAAACACACACATTTGTATACTTCCCTTTGGATTTAGATTAGTATCCACACTCGTACTTCTGTAGTTCAACACCATCACGTGTTGCGATGATTAGCCAATCAGTACCTAATGCTTCGGACATGGCATCAATAGGGATTAGGTCATCGATATCACGACATTCACTAGCTGATAGATCAGCGTTAACTGCTAGTAGTTCTTCGCTTGGATCGTCGTAATCAACATCCCATCCTAGATTGCACTCTAGGAACTCAGCCATTTCACTCCAACCTTGTAGATCATTGTGGATATAAGTACGAGTGTCATGGAAACATTCTTCGCCATCATTCCACGAAGGAGTAAAGCCAGTACAGAATACGTGAGTTAGTTTTGGGTTCTCGGAGAATAGATCAGCAAAGAACTGCTCTAGGAGTTGTACTGCGTGTTCACGTGCACCCTCGTGTAGTAGTTCAATTTGGGTATCACGTTTAGAACCAATATCTTTTAGTAGTTTTGCGAAATTAGTAGCCACAATCATATTCTCCAACAGTTAGAACAATAGTACCATCTTCTATACGTCGAGCCAAGATATAGAAATTTGTGTCATAAACACGCTCTAGAAGATCATCAATCTTATCAATTGCATATTCAATCTTCTGCATATTATCACGGGATAATTTACTATTGATATTCTCTAATGCTTCTTCCCAATCATCTTCATCTTCATCGATATCCACAATATCCCATAGATCAACAGTGCCATTAATCTCTTCACCATCAAAATTTGAGTATTGACTATGTGTACATGGTTCACCGTCATTAAAGCCCGGTGTATAACCATACACAAGTACCATATCAAGGTCTTTGTTCTCTGCAAATAGGGTTTCAAAGAAACCTTTAACCATTGCTTCCCCATCAGATTTGACTAGAGATTTAATAGCTTCTAGATGCATTTTATATTCTTCAAACTTGTTCATTACTTATTACCTTTATACCAATACATTTCATATAACTCTTCCATCACTTTTGCGGCTACTTTAATGTCAGCACGTTTGCGGAGGGATGAATTTTTCACCGCTACTTCTTTGATGTATTTGTCCTTCGCTTCGAAGTACGCCAACATCTCATCATAACTCCATGCACCATTACGGATCTCAAGAAGTTCTTTTGCATCAGGACGGCGTACATTAACTACACCAGTTTCTAATGCTTCTTCGGCAGTGCGTAGTAGACGAACTACATGCATAGCGTGTTTTGTATCATAACCATTTAGGGATTCTAGTTCCGAACGTTTAGTGTTACGGTTCTTCTTCCATTCGTGGTAATGCTTGCGATTTTCGTTTAGTTCTTCAAACTCTTTCTTGTTGAATTTGACAATTAGAGAAGGAATTACTTTTAATTCTTCAGGTGTACGCTCTTTCTTACTATCCCAAACAATTTCACCATGACCACCAATAGTCTTAGTATCTTCGTTTTGGATAATAGCAAAGATGTTATCACCGTAGTGAATTAGTTCATAGCCGTGGTTGTAATTCAATAGGTTGAAATCACGATCAAGTACTTTCTGTGGTAAGTAGTTATGCACTAAACGCACGAAGTGGTGCTGTGATAACGAGGTAGTACTGATAAGCTGAAGTGAGCTATCGCGAAGGAACTTATCGAAGTCAATTAGACCTTTTACATATACATTCTGACCAGCAGAAGTATCAATGCGGTCAACAACGTAATGAGGGAAGTAAGAATACATCCAATCAATTACTTGTTTGCACGGATATTTTTCATAGATTTCACGTAGTCTGCGTTCCGCAACCTGCTCTTTCGCCATCCACCCATGATGGTTTTTCATACGAGTAGCTTGGTTGTGTGCATAACCAGTGTAAGTATAAGCAATCTTAGTACTCAATAGGTCGTCCCGGTATGAACGTAAATGGTCATACATTTCATTTCGTTGGACGATATCTTGTTCATCTACCCATAGAGTTTCTAGGATGTTTGGGTTAGCGTCAACGCATAGTTCCATAAAATGACTTAGTTCGAAGAATTTGGTATCTTCTTCATTTGGGTCATTTACTTCTCTAACGTTAAAGAACGGGGTAAGGACAAATTTCTTTTCGGCAAGGAAAATACCTCGAAAGTCAACATCACTTTCTGGAGTACTCGTACCGTAAGCGTGGGAACCAGCGTAGTGTTTTACGATCTGGCCTTTTAAGTGATCATCACTCATTGTAACTCCTTATATAAAAATAGTCATTCCACCAAGTAGACCGTTGTAGTACTTTAAAAAGTTCATCCGAATCTCATATAGTTCATCGTAGGTAAATCCTAAGTCCATGACTGTACTAGTTTGGAAGAAATTATCTTCAGTACTTAAATCCACAACGGAATATGACGAACCTCCTTTACCTACCTTAGTAAAGTCAATTCCGCTTTCAGTGATCTCAATTAGTATGAAATCACCATTTTCATCTTTAGGACAGACAAAGTTAATACAACTATCATCTGTCACACAGTATTCAAATTGTAAGATGTGCTTGTCATTGATGGAATAAAATGTATCTTCTTCGTAGACCTTATTACAGGTCTTCATACTACGAATTAGTTTATACACATCATTCTGCGTCATTTAGCATCTCAACTATTGTATTGAAAACTTCAATTATTACGTCACCGTGGCATACTAAAGGTGCACAAGAACAACCTATGCGTAAACCGGATAGTTCAAGGAAATCATCTATTTCAAATGTCCCATTCTCTAATCCGGTGTATAGGTAGTCTCTATACATCTCTACTACAATCTGTCTTGTATGCCCCTTTGCTTTATCTTCAGGGAATGGGTTGCCCCATTTGGAACCCCGTCCGATATAGATATCAAACTCGCCTTTGTGACGATTGACGAGTACTGGGGTTATGTATTTCATGGATATTCATTTCCGTAATTCTTCATGTATTCTGCAATTTGTTGGCGTTTCTGGATGTTGAAGTCGATTGCATCTGCATTCTGTTTCTTTACCTTCAATGCCTTGAACACACTTTTGTATATCATAACGTCTTGTGGTTCGCTTGTCAAGCTAAAGCGTCCATATTCCATCATAATTTTCTTGTCTTGGATTTTGTACTGAAGACTCCCATAGGGAGATTTGTGGTCTTCAATCTCCCACATAACACCAATATCACGAGAACTTGTTAGATAAGTATTCTCACTCAATTTGAACGAATTAGGTGTGTGCAGAGCACGAATGAAGAAACCACGTAAAACCGGATGTAGCTTACTGAGTTCATACTTCGCAAGAAGAATCTGTTTGCGAGCATAATCACTACCAGCCGTGTGTTCATTCACAAAGCGAACTAATGCTTTACTCTTTGCAAGTACTAGACCGTAAAAATAATCATCGTACTCGTGACGCTTCCTATTCTTTATCATTGTACACCTCTAAGATTTTATCTTTGAGGGATTCTTGGAACCGTAGTTTCTCCCATGCATCCATATTCTCTTTTACTTTCTGGATTCCACGGATAGCACCATAAATGATTAGAGCGTGTTTGTCGTTATCATTTAGTACTACAATGTCATTACCAACCTTATCGATCAATGCAATCGTTTTAGTAGTAACACGGAATACGAAATCATTCTTCGTGTCAATCAATGAGAACTCATCACCATCACCACAGGAAACAGAAAATAAGTCAGCACGTTCCATAGCTTCGGAGTAGCTACGAGCTTCGTTTGATTTAACACCAATTATACCACCAGCCCGACGAATCCCACCAACACCACGAACATCAGTAACATCGTAAGAACGCTGTGCGTGTAACCCACGCTTGTATGCTTCTGATGGGGAAACACGAAGGAACGTACCTTGACGAATGGTAAAGGTATTATTGTCGATTAGAGTGTGTAGAACCTTTTTGCATTCATCTGGCATAGAAGCGTACCAGTACTTAACGTTCATAACAGTCTTGCGAGCTAAATCTTTGTTTTGTTCACCAACAACTTCATGAAGACGTTTCAGTAGGAATGGATTACCAGAATAAATCAAATTTGGAATAACAAACAATGATGACATTAATATAATCCCCGTAGTTTATCAGAATCTTTCATGATTTTCTGTTGACGTTTTAGTTCTTCTAGATTCTTTAACATTTCAGTGTATGTCCAGAGAACCTTCGCTACTATAACCTTTTCATTATCGCAGAACAATTCGTGTTCTGAGCGATAGTACAATTTAATGCGTTCAGTTTCGAACTTAGAGTATATCTTACGTTCTTTATCGTATATCGAACCGCGATCTATACCCTTACTATGATTGAAAAGAGTAAATCCCGTATGGTTACGCTTGTCTTCTATACGGTAATGAACGCTACTAAATCCGGCTGGTTTTTCAACTACCCAATTACTTGAATCTTGAACAATGTCACGAATCATACCATAGGTAAGTGGACAATTACTTAGTTTGTACTTAACTTCTAAAAGAACCCTACGTCCATCATCTCCGTACTTCTTGACGAATTTGTGTAGCATAGATGCACTTTTTACACACATTAATGTGTATAGTTGACACTCTTCATCTTCAGGAATGGTTTCAATTGGTGGCTTCTTCGCCAATGCTTTAAATCTGTTTAGACCCATAGTGTCCTCCTTTTTCCGAAATTATAGACGAAAAAAATGAGGCTGTCAATAGACAACCTCAAATTATTTTAATGCCAGCGTGTACCAGTTCCTGAAGGGACACCAGTACTAGCAGGTATCGCAGAACCACGTTTAGTAACACTTGGTCTGAATGTTTGGAAACGAGTCACCTTTTCTGTTGTGATCGTATCAATGCTGGTTGCTCCAGTAACTATACTACCAATATAACAAGTCGTCAAGGACTCCGTGATGAGGCTAGTAGAAATAACATAAGATGCTGTTCTTGTAGCCCTGTCCATCTGAACATACAGATAAAATGTAGTGTTTGCTGGGTTTGCCTGTATTGATGTTAGATTATACGACACTGGGGCTATTTTGTCAAATATTCCACCTAAAAACACTGGGACTTCTTGTGTTATATACACGTTAAATCCTTGTGGAACCTCTTGTGATGCCACTACAATTCTATCGATAACAGAACCTGTATTTGCAATCAAACCATCCATTTGTGCTTCAGATGTGCCATACAATCCAAATACGGATTTGGTTGCAACATCACTCCATGTATGATCATAAATTCCAAAACCAACTCCCGGAAGCACACCCGGTTCGAAAGCCCCACTTTGAACATATGATTGTTGTAATGTGCGACCACTTTGGATAGTACCACTTTTTATTTTACCAATAAAACAATACCATGTTGTATTAGCTGGAACATTGAAGCAATGAATACTACTAACTCCAATGTAGTTAAAACCACTAAATTTAGCAATTGTTAACCCATTAAATCTACGTGCAGTTCTACCAGAGTCAACACCTGTAACATTATTATATCCAGTACTTATATTTGTACTAATAACACTACCGCCAGTAATTGCATTGGAACTCAACGTCAAAGATACTTCAGCAGTTACTATTGAACCGACGTTTGAATTACTTTGTGATTTAACAACTGCAATGGAATTACCAAATGTAGAATCAGGAACATAAAATATCGTTATTAAACTTTTAGTTAATCCGGTTAAACCAGCACTAGATATGATAGCATTTTTTATATTTTGCATAACAGTATCAGTCATCGTATACGTTCCGTCAAATACACCAGTACTGGTATTGTATTTTCCTTGTACTGGTTTGTCGTAACCTTCTACGAATGATGACGCATAAGAACTAACATCTCCATTTGCTTCTATTAATGAAATCATAGCTGTGTATTGATCTGTATTTGCTCCATCGCCTAAGATTGACCTAGTTTGTGGTGCATAACCAGTTAATGTTCCATGCTGTAGTGAATTATATGTGTAAGTTCTAGTACTTCCTAGTGTAGTTGTACTATATGAATTATATGATGATGTAGATCCTGATTCAGTACCTGCACATGCTAGAACCAATTTGGTTTTAGTTAAGAATCTAACACCTAATAAGTTTTCACCAATTGCAGAACCGAACACTGGATCGATATTGGCTGATTGTCGTGAAGCAGTTCTATTAACCAAATTCCATGAATCATAAGTATTGGTTGGGGTAACTCTTGCGATAGATAAACCATATGATGGAGATGATGACCATCTTGATTTATTACTAACCAAAAATCCATCTTCAGTTTGACATACACTACCTGTGTTACCCAACGATAAACCATAACCTGTTATGTTAACAGTATCTATTTGATATGGATCTACACGTGTAAAATTAGTACCACCAGCATCAGCAGAAATGGAAATCGTATTCCCTACGGTTTGGTCGTAAGTTATAGTTTTAGTACTGATATTATATGTAAAACTAAATCCACTACCTAACATGTTAGTAACACTAGTATTAGTCAAAGCACGTGTACTAAACCACATTGCAACGCGAACTAATGTATTATTACTATTAGGTACGCAATATATATTGTACTTTTCTAAATTTTGCCAGTTTTCAACATAATTAACATTATTGTTTATTGTATAAAGTGCTGGATCGGATGAACTATAGCTGCTGAACATATCCCATATTCTAATATTTGTACTATTAGTATATGTAGTATTACGCACTGTTTTTCCATTATATCCAGTAACTCTAGTCATTGAATTTATATTACCTGCACGAATACTTGCAACCGGGACAGTGTATAGTACTAACGCATATGCGTTATCAGTAACAGTTGTATCTTTACCCCATATGAATATATTCGAACCAACAACTGATGCATTTATTGGATCGAAATTCGTAAATGTACTCAATGCAAATTGTGCAGATTGATGTGATACTTGGTTCAATGTACTATTTGTCATTGCAAGTACATAAGTATCACCCGATGTACCACCAGTTGTTTGATAGAATAATACTTCATATGCATTAGATGCATAGAATTGGCTTATTAATTGATTAGCAGTAAAAAATGCAGGTCTATATTCAGTGTTGGTTGTAACAACGTCACTTTGTTGTAAACTGGATACAGATCTGATATTTCTCACATAAGTGTAATAATAGCCATATGTACTACCATTTGTACCAGAACGAAGATACACAGCCGTTCCATCATCTTCTACGATGATAGGTTGAACATATTTTACATATGAATAGTTTGATGCACCAATAAATGAACCACTTACGTTTATAGGTAAGTAGTCCATAGTCCCGATACGAGATACAGGTAGCATTCCCAAAATTGTATCAACTTCTGCTTTTCGATAGAAGGGATAATTTACATCGCCAGTATTTGCATCTGGTGCAATACCGTTGAAGGTACGCATAGCGTACTTTCCATTAATTTGAAGGTTCCCTTTAATTTCAGCAGAACCAAATATTTTCTTTGACATGTTTTATCCTTACCAGCCTATTGAACCTGTTTGTGAAGGGTGACCAGTACTTACAGGGAATGAACCACCCCTTTGTGTAGTACTAGCACGATACATACTAAAACGAGAAACAATAGTAATTGTATTAGATGTTATTGTTGATGCGTTTGTAACTGCTTTCCCAATAAACATATTAACACTAGTTTCAGGTTCTTCACTTAGGCTAAATTTATATGATGGGACACCTTGAATAGTTTGTACGTATATATTATATGTACTATTAGCACCCAATGTTAATGTTTGTGTTGGAACCATAAGATATAATCCACCCATGAAAAGAGGAATACTTGAGTTAAACACTAAGTTCAATCCAGACACTGTTATATTTAACGCAGGACTATAAGGGTTTCCGTACTGTGAAAGTGGAAAATCTTTTATGATCGCATTAGTAAAATCCTCATCAGCTAGAGGGACCGTTATGGCCCCTGCACTGTTCGTATTATATACTGTACCATCTGATTGAGTAATTGAAACACCTGTGTTCTTTCCTTGAACAACAATATTTCTTGCTGCATTTACATCAGCATAAATTTTATATGACATGTTTTATCCTTACCAACTAATTGTTCCAGTACCTGCTGGTGTTCCATAACTTACTGGGAATGATGATCCCGCAGCAGTTAACGATTCACCAAATATATCAAGTCTTGAACGTTTTAGTACATTAATATTTGTAATCTGTGTTGCATTGGTTTGTATTGTTCCAATCCAGAATAGATTATATGCAGTTGTCCCAGTTTCAGCAATTACAGATTCACTAATAGTATAACGTGCAATACCTTGTACCATTTGTACATAAACATAAAATGTTTTATTAGCTGGGGATGCAGTGACAGTTGTTAAATCTATACTAGTAACTGGTAATGTAAATGATTTACCACTTAACATAACTGGAGTTGGTTCTGTGAAATAAACAATGAATCCTTCAGCAACATCTTGAGATACTAAGTTGATTGGAGAACCAACCGCCGTCCATGCATCATAATCAGCAATCGTAGTACCATACGAACGGAAAACCATCTTACATGCTAAATCCTGTTGCTGTAATATTCCGAAACCTTGTCCCGGTAATGCAAACGGCTGCAACGATGATGAATATGATGTATATGTATAATCAACATCTAGACGTGTAAACTGTGAAGTGGTTTTGTTAACAATACCTCGGAAATAAAATCCTAAATCATTACCGATTGTTTGGCGTACCATTGGATCTGCACCAGCAACAAAATAGAATGTTCCACCATTATAAATTGTAACACCTGTACTAGAATTTCTAATACTAGCCTGAACATTAGCATAGTGATTAGCATTTCGAACATCTTCCTGTACTAATCTATTAAACGTAATAGTAGTAATGTTGCCAGTTCTAGTGTTAACACTAACTTCAACTAAACGATAAACGTATTGTAATGAGGTGTTTACTGTACTTATGATAGCAAACGCTGGCATGTCACTTTGTCTAGGTACGTATAATGTACAATCTTTACTTGCTGTTGGTGATATAGTTGTAAATGTCATCTTTGCAACTTCGGAATTTTTGAAATTCAACAATGCTGTTGAATCAACTGTAATAGTTCCAGTTCCACCACCTTGAGCATTGTAAGTTAATGCAGTACTTTCACGCACACCTTGAACGAAAATGCCACCATTTGCTGTTACAGTTGAACCATCAACAGTTGTCATAAACATTTTGTATGAATTATTATTTGGTATCTCTGCACGTTGAACTGTTGGTTGATATCCATTTACTGTTCCTAAATCTACCGATTTGAATGAGAATGTTGGTGCAGAACCATGTATTGCATAACTATTTGCAATATTACCATCGGCCTGAGTTGAAAGTTGTTTAGTACTAGTATTTGTTAACAATTCAGTACCGGTAATATATGAACCAATAATAGACCCAAAAGATTGAATTAAAAGGCCAGTCTGGACAGATTCAATATTGGCAGTGTATTGCTTAAAGTTTTGCATTTGATACGGTGTTATATTTGTATTATATCTACAAATTTGAATAATTGGTGGTAATTGTAAATTACGAGTATATACGCAAATTGCGGTATTCAAGTTGGTATAATAATATGCACATCCGATATTACCAGTACTTTGGTGAATATAAAATGCATCCGTTGTTATTACATTTCCAGTAACCGTAGGTACACCTGAAGTTACAGTACACACCATTGGTGCTGCCCCACTTGGTGCATATCCAGAATCCAAAGCAACAACTTTAGAAGTTGGATTGAATACAAAACTAAATCCATGTTGTGGACGTATGTTATCTGTTGTTGTTGCAACATAACAGTCTCCGTTTATACGAACACGAATTGAACCAGATGTATCTTGTACTGCAAATACATCATACGTAACCATAAATGGTTCAGCAGAAACTAATGCCGGGTCCGTTAGAAGGTATGGTTGTGCGGCAGTGGTCGAGCTTAAACGAGTACCTGCAATTTTAATATTATTCGTATTTGTCATTGGATAGAAAACCGATCCGTTAAAACCAGTTATTCTTGATGACGTAAATGTACCAGCACTTTGATTGAAAACTACTTGAACTAATGATAGATCAAAATGTGTTGCATCTGAAATCAATCCAAAATACAATATTGAGCCATCATTTAAACGCATACAATAAATTAGTTCTCCACCATCAGGAAGTACAGTGCTTGCATTGATCATAAAACCAGTATGTTGTGAATCATCCAATGTACCATTCATCATGGAAGTGTAAAATAAAGAATTATCTACAGTTTCTGAGTTTGCTAGTGTAACTCGACCGCATAAAACTTTGTCATCAGTACTAACACATGAAACTACTTTTCTTCCTGATGGGATAAATCCGGGTGCATATTGTTTATTTGTATTGACAGATGTTGTACTAATATTGGTTTTATTCAATATATCAGTTAAGTACGAATAATATAGTCCAATAGTAGAACCATTAGACCCAGAACGTAATGCTACAAAAGTACCATCATCTTCAATGAAGTTTTTTACTCTTCTGTAATTTGGGTTTTCTGATGCACCAACGAAATCACCACTTACACCAGCAGGGAGATAGTTATGTGTACCATAGTGTGATAGTGGGAGAACCCCCACGATTTCATTAATTTCTTGTTGAGTGTAACCATCAAGTAACATATTACCATTACTATCGAATAGTGCTGTTCCGTCAATACTTTGTACTGTACGGTTACCCTGTGCGGTTAGATTGTTTTTAACATCCATCCCGCCATATATCTTTTTAGTCATTTTATATCCTTAGTTAAAGGTATCCTTGTTATATTTATTCATAAACGAAAAAAGCACCCATAGGGTGCTTAGTAGTCTATTCCACGTTTGAGTACTCTCTGGTTTCGGGAACCACGATGCGGTAATGTTAAATCTTTTTGGGACTCTTCAAATTTCCCATCCACTAATACATCAACGTATTTCAATATGTCTTTCGCATGATTTGATTGAACTTCGTCTAATGTGTATCCGGTCCAACACCAAATATTCTTATCTGGATATTTTTCTTTAACTGTTCTACAAAGGTTAAGTACTACATCTATATTTTTCTTCATTAGTGGATCTCCACCTAATAAAGTTAATCCACTTACGTACTTCTTGTTTAATTCATTTAGAATTATTTGTTCAGTTTCTTTGGTATATTCTGAACCTGATCTATAGTCCCATGCACTTTCATTGAAACATCCAACGCAACCGTGACTACAACCAGAAACAAAAAGAGAGCAACGTATGCCCTCCCCGTTAACTAAATCATCTTTAATTATTGTTTGGTAATTCATTTTGTATGTTTTGTCCTTTCAACACATTCTTGTTGTTTGCCCTTGTTAAATCCTCTGGAAGTTGGGTTTCCAAGATAACCAGATACTCTACGGATAACCGACATTGATTTATCATTTCTATTATTGCAGTTAGGGCAATGGAAACCATCACGATCTACAGCAAACTCACCTTCGAAATTACATTCATAACATTTATCTACTGGTTGGTTAATACCAAAGTACGGTACACGTTCATATGCATAATTGACCAATGCTTCTAAGGCTGCTATATTATTTTTAAGGTTTGGTGTCTCAACATAACTAATATTTCCACCATTACTCAAGAATGCAAAACCTTCTTCATAATTCCATTTCTCTAGTGGAGAACTTTCAATCCATACTGGCTGGTGGAATGAGTTAGTGATATAATCACGTTTTAGTACTGAAGGGTATTTCTTCTCAATTGAACGTGCAAACTTGTAGCAAAGACTCTCTGCTGGTGTTCCATATAAACTAAAGGATAATCTACTCTTCACTCTGAAATCTTCACACTTAGATTTCATATATGATAGAATAGACTTACAGAACGTTTTATCAACATTACCTTTGAGTATTTCTGAACATTCTGCTAAACCTACAAATCCAATACTAATACTTGCATACCCATCGTAAAATAGCTGTTCTATAGTATCTTCTGGGTCTAAACGTGCAAGAACTCCTTCAGTGAAAAGAATAGGGTTCTGCTTCGCTTTCATGCTCTTTAAACGCTCTACACGGTTCATCTGAGCACGATATGCCATTTGCATATGCTGGTCTACCTTAGCAAAGAAATCTCCGTCAGAGGTCGATTCAAGGGCTAATAATGGAAGATTGATACTCACCACTCCTAAGTTAAAGCGTCCGTTGTAACGTTCCGAACCATTCTCATCAACCCAGTTGGATAGGAAGGATCGGCAACCCATAGGAGTAACAGCTTCTGAAGTACTCTTGGTTACTTTCAAGTTTAATGGAACTGAAACAAAGTCGGGATATATACGTTTAGCTGCACATTGTAGTGCTTTTTGTTTTAAATCGTAGTTACAATCTTCAGTACTCATATTGATACCTTCCTGAAGGAAGAACACAACTTTAGGAAATACGGGTGTAGCACCGTCTATTCCTAATCCTTTTTCATGAACATCCAAGTATGATTCAGTAATCATTTTACCGAACTTAGAAGTACTCAATCCTAAGCTAATAGTGACGAATGGTGTTTGCCCATTACTTGATGTGATTGTATTCACTTGATACAACAACGCTTGCATTGCATCATAAACTTCTTTACGTAATGCATACTCAACATACTCATCGCTAAGATTAAATTCTTTTTGTTGTTGTAATAGTTTTTGATAGGATTTCTCTACATATGGTTCCAAACCACGATCAATGTGTGGTAGGGATTGACCACCGTATTGTGATGCTGAAACTGCTAGTACTATTTGTGTTAGTATTGTACTTGCCACGCCAATACTATTTGGGGAACCAACTTGTGCGTTACCAATTTTAAAACCGTTAGCTAACATATCTTCATAATTAACTAAACAGCAGTTGGTTAATGGACTAATATAGTAATCTAGATCATGAATATGTCCATATCCATCATTATGCCATTGCATTAAATCTTCTGCAATAACTTCTTCAGCATAGTGTTTGGAAAGGATACCAGCTAATAAATCTCGGTGTGTGTTGACTATCTTTGCATCTTTATTGGCGTTTTCATTTAGCAAATCTTGGTTGCTTTGATTTAAAAAACTAGTTACGTCATTGTATAAATTATCTTTTTTCATTAGACTCTCCGTGTCATTGTGGTGATTTATTTAGATAGTACCCCATTATTATATCACCCAAAACCCGTTTTGTCCCTTGACCTAGATCAATAAAATGTCACATATTTCAATGCATTAGAAACACAAAAAGCACCCGATGGGTGCTTTTATTACCAGTACTGGCAAAGGGGATGTGCATCAATTTCGTCGTAGAAATCGATGTATTTGAAGAACTCTAGGGCTGCTTCTTTACTCTCGAACCGCATGAACTTGTCACCGTCATCACAGCCCACAAACCACACGCAGTAAGGGCAACGAGCAATACGCTCCAACACCTCACCACGATAGAATTCATGGTCTAAAACGTGCACTTCCCGGCTTCCTTTGGGTAATTGTTCCTGTTCGTACCACCATTCCTTCTCAGTTCTAACATCGGTGTTGTACTCACCAAATACTGGTGAAACACGTTCGTAGTTCTTTTCTGGATGAATATTTTCAACAGTGTAATAACTGTTCTCTTCATGGTCAAGTACTGGCAAAAACCCTAAAAAGTCGCTTGCGTTGCGATCCATGTAGAATGGATTAACTTTTATGTTATTGCATTCTTGTTGTAACATTATTCGTCCTCGTAAGGAGTCCACTGTACCGTAACGATGAAACGCCCTTCTTGAATAAAATTCTCATCAACTGGAATATCTTTCACTTCCGGGTTAAAACGGTCGTCGAATGACTCCATTATGTCGCGAGCCACATCGCAAATACTTTCGCCATCATATTCTTTGTGGAATGTAGTTTTCATATTATTTGATCCCAAATCCGTAAACATTACTGAGAATCTGAAGAATTTTCTCTGGCATTACTTCATGTGTATACTGTCGCATATCGAAGTAATCCACGTCTAAATCAATCAATTTGTCAACAAATAGACGATCTAGCTCTTGTGCTTCTTCTAGAGTTTGAGTACGACCATATTGGTCATATTGTGGCTTGCGAGGTAGCAAGAATACTAAATTGTCATCGTACTCGTTATAGAGATCAATTGACAATCGAGTACTGAGATTATTAGAATCCTTGTAGAATTCGTTATAAATCACAGCATTTAGTAGGGAAGCATCACTAATAACGAAATCCACTTTCCCATTCAAACGGCGTAGTCTGTGGTTTTGTTGAGCAGTAATTAGGATCTGGTCGTGCATTGCCCCTTTGTTTTCATCATAGACATAATCTTTGATTACTTCGGTAACAATCTCTACTTTTTGCTCTGTTTTTAGTTTCATGGCGGCGAATAGACCTGCTGCTGTAGTACTTTTACCACAGCAAGGACCGCCGACTAAATTGATAATTTTAGTTTGCAATTTTGTTCCCCATTACTTTCATGATACGCATATTGTAACTATGGATGATTAGTTCAATACCGTCATTATATCCTGTAATTGCCTCTTCTTCGGTATCATACACATAAACGTCAGGATTAGCAGATATGATTTTCCCTTTAGCATCTTCCGCTAAAAAGAACTCACACTTTTTGTCAGAGTTATAAACTCCTACCCGGTAAGGTCTTTCTTTTGGATTACGAGTCATCGTAACTTTTGTTGGTTTAACGTTTGTTTTTGGGGTGTTCCGTAACATTGGGTTAGCATAACCACTAACCCAGAATTCAGTACCTTCACCCACTTCTTTCATGATGAAATTCAATAATGGACCGTGTTCCACTGAATTACTCCTTACGTGCAACTGTGAGGTTTTTAATCTCTTGCATCTCTTGAACTAGATGTTGCATAGCAACTTGAATACGTGCTTCGTACTTTGCAACGACTACCTGTACTTGAGCATTGTAAGCATCAATACATTCATTTTCGTTGTCATATGCTTCAACACCAACACCAGTGTACCAACGGTGACCCGTAGTGTCAAATGGTGGAATTAGCTGTTTAAGGAGAGGTTCACCCTTCTTATTGAGCTTTGCAAAACCAACTTGGCTGTAATAAATGCGTGGTTCAAGACCTTGAGCTTCAAAATCTTTTGGACCAGCAACATACACTTCAGTTGGTTTTACGTTGCGAATAGCTTTCTTATCTAATTCTTTGCGGTAGTCACAAATCCAGATCTTTTGACCTACATACTTGTAACTACCAACTATATCATTCAAATCAAGTTTCATATTAGTAGAACCTCGTAAATTGATTACTGACGAAATCTTTACGTGTTTCTTGACGAGACATACCTAGTAACTCGACAAGTACATCATCAACTTCTGGACCCCATGCAACGCCCAAAACTGCGTTACCGTCATATGAATTGATATCCTTCACTGAAGATGGGATTGCAATTTGAATTGGATCAAATGTAGACCATTGAATCTGTGCACGTTGTTCAGCAACCTTAGCTTCTAATTCCCGCACCCGAATAGCTTCTTCAACACGGCGTTGACGTTCTTTGACTAATTCAGCTTCTAGACGGTCAATTTGTTGCTGTTGAGCTTTCAAAGTACTTCTCATGTTCTCCAGTTGACTGCCGATATTATCTACCTTATTCTTTAGTGATTCAATCTGGTCAATCATACCAATTAGCATAGGTAGAATGATTTTAATTGAAGTAAAGGCTTGGCTGATAGCTGAAGGAATGAAGAAATCATATGATAGGTCTTTAGCATGACGTTCAATATCGTAGTACTGAATCGGACATACCAACCATGCATTAAGATTGTTCTTTTCACATTGTTTGATGAAATTGGTGTATGCGTGGTGTACATTACACCGTCCATATTTTTCTGTATAAATTGTTTCATTCTTCACTAATTCAAACTTTACGTACTGATGTGGAATTACAAGTAGACCTAGCTTTTCAGCCACGTCGAGAATTCCTTTAACATCAGTACGTGCAGATTTCAATACTTTACTGTCATTTGCATATTTGGAAAAGCTGGAACCATACGTACTGTATTCAACTTTATTGATAACATCAACTGGTTTGAATTCCAAATAGTTAACATCTTTATCTTTAGCACTTAGTTTTTCATTGAACTTATCAGTTAGTTCTGAAATAACAGATGATAGTTCTGAACGTTTAGTACTTCCTAGTGCTTTGGAAGTGTCAAGTAACGCTGTACTAACATCAATGAAATTTTGAACATCAGTAGCAATTTCTTCTGCGTACTTGACACCTTTCTTACTATTTCCGTACTTTACTTCTTTTAGTAGATCTGCTAATAACATTTACTCTCCTATGCGGATTACCACAAAATTCTTGCGACCACGCTGGAGTAGGAATAGTTCAGATGGAATAGCCAAGATAGACTCTACATCGAAATCTTCACCAACGACTTCGCCATTTACTTTTACTGCATTGTTTTTGATGAACTCACGTGCCATCTTACGTGAAGTAGCTAGACCAGAACTAACTAGCGTTTCAACTAGGTTAGTAGTCCATTCACACTCTTCAAGCCCAGCACCGATGAATTTTTCTAGTTCATCAGTTTCAAAGCTAAACTTACCTTCAAATAGTGCGTATGCGAGATCCATTACGTCACAAGCGGTACGTTCACCATGAATCAACTCGACCATACTCAAAGCAAACATAGTCTTCACTTTAGTTGGATTGTTATTCATACGTACTTCAAAGTCTTCAACTGAGCCACCAAGAGGTTTGAAGTACTGGAACATTTTAACAGTCTCTGCGTCAGTAAGATTCTTCCAGAACTGGAACATTTCGAATGGGGAAGTCTTATCAGCACTCAACCATACTGCACCACTTTCAGACTTACCAAACTTGGTTCCATCGTCTTTGGTTAGTAATGGAAGAGTAAAGACACCACATTCTTTGTCATTACCCTGTAGCTTATGAATTACTTCCATACCAGCTACCATATTGCCCCATTGGTCAGAACCGCCCATTTGCATGGTACAGTCGTGCATTTCGAACAGATGTTCAAAATCAAGACCCTGTAGGATTGGGTAAGAGAATTCAGTGAAAGAGATACCCTGATCTGGACGTTCGATACGTTGGCGTACTGACTCTTTGTTTACCATGTTATTCACAGTAAAGCACTTGCCGTACACACGTAGGAACTCAAGCATAGAGATATCCTTGACCCAGTTGTAGTTGTTCACTACTTTAACATCGTCACCGAGTACTTGATGGATTACCTTAGTAATACCTTCAATATTACGTTCAACTGTACTTTCATCCAGCATGTTACGTTCCTGAGCTTTGAAGCTAGGATCGCCAATACGACCAGTTGCACCACCAACAAGGGCGATTACCCGGACACCATGCTTACGTAGAACCTTCATCACTGTAAGAGGCAGAAGAGAGCCAACGTGTAGGGAATCAGCAGTAGGATCGAAGCCACAATAGATAGCTTTGTTCTCATTCATCATCTTGTCCAGTACAGCAATATCTGTACTCTGTTTGATTAAACCACGATTGATTAGTTCTGCTAGTGCATTATTCATTGTAGATTCCTTATGTATGAATGATTTCTTTAACGCCAAACTTCTGGATAGCTATGCTGCAAATCTCGCAAGGAGCGGCCTTAATCGGCTCACCAGCGGTATTAACACGTGCAATCAACAAAGTGTGCACATTTTTATTTGCAGCCTTACAAGCGATTAGAGTGGCGATTTCAGCGTGTACAAAGATTGCTTCAGGACGCCCAGCCAGAACAGCGAAGTGTTTCTGTACTGGATGTGACATGGTATAGGAATTAGTACGAGTAGCTAATACACGTCCTTTTTTATCCAGAGCACGTGCGATGACGCGAAAACGACGACGATCTCCATCCTGCTCCAGTTTAGGCATATTGTTCAGTACTTGTACTAATTTCTGAATATCTGTCATTTCCTCACCAAGTCGATTCCTGTTTGAAGTGATAGTTGCTGTTCGAATAGAATGAATTGCATTTTTTCCATTTCGGCATCCACGTCTGCGTATTCGGATATATTACACGTCTTCCGATATTCTGTCAAGGCTAAAATCGTACCTTGAACTTCTTTCACCTCTTCCTGAATGGTTTCGATGTAATGTTCTTTGAGAATGTCATCACTCCATTTGGGTTGATTTAAATTCCAGCGAACATTTAGTCTTCGAGTCTTCGATTTTACAGTCTGCCTGTGTATACGAATACCATGTACTTCGAAGTTTTTCTTAGCAACATCATCGTCGGTGTATGAACCGTATTTGTTCAGAACTAAAGAATAGAGACTCTCGATCATCTCTTCCCATGTGTCACCACCAGTGTCACACGTGTAATCATGCGAGTGCCGCCATTCATTTATGTCCGTATCGAAATATGGAACCATTAACTCTACCCATAGACGGTGCTTGGTGTTTAGACGGGAGAAATCTTCGATACGGTTGGTTGTTGGACATACCATATGTGGATCAACATCGAGTTCTACTTTTACGAAACCTTTATTGATGAAAGCTGGATGATCGATAATCCAATAGTACTTGTCACATGCGTTCAACCTGTCCTCCCTAAGTGTACAACATCTACTTTGCATTTGCCATTGTCTTGAATAGAGTTTGTTCCAGAATTGTGAAAATCCGGGAGGTGTGTACCTTTAGTGTGTAGTACTGCAACGTTTACATCAACTGTGAAATGTAGACCTGCATACTCATCCATCACAACTTCTGCTTCTGGATGTTCCATTAGAAACTTGGCTAATTCTTTTGCTTTCATAAATTTATCCTTAAAGGGAAAAGTACTTCGCCTGTTGATTGGTAGTATCGCTTGAGTAGGGATATCAACAAATTCGCTGTGCGGTACGGACTTATACTGGATTTTGCCAGAAGCACGGCTTAGTACTTTTCGTATTTTTTAGTAGGGACGGATTACATTCCACGGATCTAGTGGTTCATGAAGATGATTGAACGCACGACCAAATGATTCAAGAACATTATTATGAACATTATTTTCCATTTGGAAACGAGTCATAATTTGTAGAATTTTACTTTGATACTTATCAGTGAACCACAAAGGTGCATCTAGGCGTAGAAGTACAGCTTCTAGTACTTCAGATTCCATTTTACCAGATTCGATATGTTTGTCAACATCATCCCAAACTAGTTCATTACGCGAATACAATTCACGTTGTGAAGTAAACGCATCACGAATTTTTTCAAAATCTGGATGATCTTTAATCAATGTTTTGGTAATAACCCAGTCACTGTTAGATAGTGGACGAGCTTTACCATCATCAATCATTTCGTTTATTTTATCAACCACTAGTTGAATAACAGTTGGTGTGTTATATGCTGATTTTAAAATACTCTCACTATCAAATAATACGTGACCATAATCAAAGAATGAAATGATACGATGTGGTGATACAAGTGAAATGTATTCTTCAACTGTAAACAATTGCACTTCAATGTTACCAGCTTCGTATGACCGTGCATTTAGGTAATACGGATGGTAATGAGTTTTTAAGTACTCAACGAGATAATCATAGACTTCTGGTAGAATAGGATGTTCTGGTTTGGATAACATCTTATCTACTGCATCATGCTTCATACGCGAATCAGATTCAAGCCCAAGAACCATTTCAACAAACTCTAGTGGTACGTTTGGTACACGTTCTAGTGTAGTACACGCATGATAGCTTTGGCGAGCTACCTGTTCAACAGGTAAACCCATTAGATACCCAACGAAATCGTACACCTTATCAATGTGATAGAAGCGAATACTGCCAAACTTCGCATCAATGATATCAAATAGTTCTTTTGGCATCTGACGATTGTTTGCAACCATCATATTAATGATTGCATCTGCACGAGAAAAACTATCACCACGGAAGATGCGATCTTTGAATTCCATAATGATTTCATCAGGAACGTTATTGTTATTGAACGTTTCAACCCAGCGAACACCATGACCTTTAAAGTACTCGCGAATTTCTTCTGGACTTGCATTTACTAATTTAGACATATATTACCCTTAGATAGTGAAGCGACGAATTGGTTGATTAGGATCTGGACGGAATTTGTTAGTACTGTGGAAGTACCCTTTACCTTCCGGGCAGAACTTATCTTGTGCCTGATGTAGATTAGGCTCTTTACCACATACAGCACATTTGAAGTCCACGATTGGGTTCGGATCTTTAACATATGCTGGGTCTTCGAGAATCATAACTGAAACATAATCATCGAATGCTTTGAGATTAACAAAGCCGTCAGTGATGAAATGTACTTTGTCGTACTCAAGACCATTTAATAGGTCTTCAACCAAACCACCACCATCCCCCACTGCACAGTTCCAACCTTCGTTGAATTCTTCGAGAGAACAGAAGTGTAGTTTGGTAGTAACTTTAACGATCTGAACTTCTGCTGTCTTTGACAGAGCATATACCGTTTCGTTAACAATCTTCTTAAGATGATGCCATTGATCGTTGTCAGTGAAAGAACCAGATGCGTCTACCGCGAGCAAAATTTTCATGTTGTTTCTCCGTTTGTTTGGTATGAAGGGAGTATAGCAAATCTACACTCCCCTGTCAACTTTTATTTTAAAGTATCACGCCATTTGTTAAGTTTAACAAGCATGTACGTAAGGAATTCACGCTCTATCTCTTCAGGAGTCATCATAGGACATTGTAATGCGAACATATCCATAGCACAAATTGCTAGGTCAACTGCTTCGCCCTTCACCCCGTCTTTACCAGCTTCTTTATAGGATAGACCATCAGCGATGTTCATCTCTAAAGTCATTTCTCCTAGTTCTTCATTCGTTTTACGTAAAACATAGTTCTCAGTACGGTATTCATCAGAGTTTTTTGAACCTAGACCTACACTCATATTGAACATAGATTTTAGTACTGGCTCATCCAAATCAATCTTGGCAATCCTCATTGGTTTTTCCATTTTAACCCATTCATCGTGGGGAACGATATTATATGGGCTTAGAACTGGTTCTTGGATAGATTCATCGATTTTTGGCAACTCACGAACATTACGAGCGTACTCAAGTGCTTTCTTTTGATTCTTTGTTAGGTGTTTCTCAAAGAACTGTGATTCTTTTCCACAGACTTCAAGTAAATGATAGAATTCATCAATACGACGAAGATGTTTCTCTTCGTTTAGATGATTCTTGTGTGCATAAGCAAGGCGATACAATGATAGTAGTACTTCACCATCAGGAGTAATCTTGTACTCATGAATAGCTTGGTCATATAGATCGGTTTGACCACATGACTCGTACTCACTCCATAGTCCACTAGTTACCCAATTAAGCATCTTATGATGAATTAGGTAGTCCAAATGTTCAGTCCACTTACCTTGATACTCACACGCCCGGATAGTGAAACCATTATTATGTTTAGCGTGGTAAAGAATTTTTTCCTTATCCATTGTGATATTTCTCCAATAGTTCGTCTAGTCGTTGTTGGTTATTAGGATTTAACTTCTTATAACTCAAGAGGCGATCCATCTCTTTTAGTTCTTTATCGGTTTGCTTTGCAGTTTCGTAATCAAGACGAGTGTTGTACTCTGCGTCAGTTTCTTCACTGTAGTAGTGAATCTGCATCTGATCAGGCCCATTATATTCCATGTACTCCCCTTCGTAGCTAATGAGTAGCTCTACGTCAGGGTGTTTCTCTTTACATTCATTTAAGTGTTTTAGCATTTCATCCAGTGTACAATCTTCTAGTTGCAGAGACAATACTGAACGGTGGCGAATTTGTTTAGTCATTTTTATACCCTCAAAAAAATAGGGAGCATTTAGCTCCCTTTGTATTGTTTTTTACGTTTAGTGCAGTTCTTCCAAGAACAGCTTCTTCTTACAGAAATATCATCCCAATGTGTACGTAGCTCCTTGTGGGAGCGAGCACCACGGAATGGTGGTTCCCCATCCTCTTTTACCACACCTGCTGCCATGCGGCGAGCTTGCTGGTTTAATGGACGTTTATCGCGACGAGTGGTATGTTTGTTACCAGCAGTAGTCATTGGACGAGTCCAGTAGTAACGGCTGCGGTAGATGTACCAGTTGCGACCTTCATTGTACTTTTTGTTGTACTCCGCGAATAGTAAGTCTGGTGAAATCATCAAACCACTTTCGGTATACAAGTAGAAACCGATGTGATTGTCAGAAATTGGACGGCTATACCACCAGCTTCTGTAACCGTACATTGAGTCATCTGCTTTCTTGTATGGACCCAAGTTGAATTTCATACGACTATGAAAATTCTGGATACCACCAGATGTATAAACGTAAGTGTATAAATCATCTACAATCTCAGTTTTTCCTGAGTCGTGGTAGATCACGAAAGTTTGGTCAAAAAACATATGTTTCTCCTATTAAGTTAAAGTACCTTAATGGAAAGTCATGCGTCCTTTATAATTCTTTTTCATTTATGCTCCAATGAAACAAAATACAGTTGCACCGATTAGTATTAATACCATCAGTACTAAAGCATATGGGGCTGTCTTCCTGTTAGCTGTTAGTAGCTCACATATGAAAACAATAAAACCCACAATCGTATCTGCCATTATTTAATCTCCTTTGGAAATACCTTACGAAATTGCGTCATGTAGGTATTATATAGAGGTTTGATAATGGTGTCAAGGGTTTTCCAACGTTCTTCTAGTGTTCCAGTACTACCAGAGTACGTGTCAAATATTAAACGTTTGATATCATACATTTCCATAATATCCTTGTCCTTCACGAACTGGGTATCGGAATGTGGCAAACGTTCAAACTGTCGCATTGCATTGTGAACGAACTTGAATGCGTGGTAAATGTTTTTAAGACCTAAGTACTCATCATAGTCATCAGCCATTATAAGTTTCTTCTTGCCTTTATTGAATGCTTTAGAACTAATAGAACTAATAGCACTCCGAATCTCTGGTGCAGTTTTGCGGTCAAGAATATCTTCAATCTCACTATATAATGCGTACCCAGACACTGGATAGATAACGTCCAAGTACTTTGGTTCTAGACGCTCTACTTCAGCAAATAACTCTTTTTTAGTCATTGTGTTTATCTGAAGTGGGATTGGGATACCATCAACTTGTACTGAATAGTTTTCAGGAAGTTGAATGATAGAACCTGATATCACTATATCAATATCTTGTGGTTCCACAATGTAACCGCTTTTGTATTCAGCGAACGAACCATAGATAACGTATTCATTACTATTGAAGTTTGTTATCATGTAATTATGAATGCGTCGGGATATTTCTGATATGTCCATCGTATTCTCCAAAAAGAAAAGGCCACTAAAGTAGTGGCCTCAAAACAACATGGAGTCAAAAATGTTATTATTATTATAACATTATTTATCAATGCTGTCGTAAACAGGCACTATTAAGTGCGAGTCCATTGCTGGGTTTTAACCTCTAGCACTTTTTTCTTGCCTTGCTTCACCACTTCATAGGTAGTGATTAGAGGGGAACCTTTGGTGCTACCTTGTAGCCCTTTGTCAAAGGTAATGGTGCGGAACTGCTGACGGGTTAGGATACCAGCAGCACGTAGCTTCTTGAAGCCCTCTAGTGCAGATGCTTTGTCCATTTGTGCACGGCGGTTGTTCTGTACTTCTTTCTTGTTCTGTTCCATTATAATTTCCTCTTATTTGAATAACGTTTTACTGCATCCATGTCAAGATACTTTTCAAAGTTCTTGTACATTGTTTCAAGTACTTTCATATCACTGTAAACGATATGAGAGTTGTTTAATTTAACTGCATTGAATTCTTCTTCAGTACAATCAAATGGTAATCCTTCAATTCCTTTACCAAAATCATCAAAGTATACATAATCGTCGGTAAAGTCTAAATACTCTTCATCACTCATATCTTCATCATATGAGTTGTGTATAAACATTAGAGTGTGATTCAATCCGAATGTCAACCCATGAGATACGATTCTTGCAGATTCCTGTAAAAAACACATACCATAATCTGATTCGAATTTTTTAATCGCATCTGGATTGGTCATCTCGACATATAACTCTTCAATCTTAGTCATTGTTATGCTCTTATTATATCACATTATTTCGGGTTTGTCCCAACATTTATCGGATAATATTTCCGTCCATGTCGTAGACCGTATCTTGAATGTAATTATCGAGTACTCGAAAATTCCACGATTTCACTGCTGACTGAGGTTCGTAATCACCTTCCATTTCAAGGAAGCATTCGTAACATTGAACTCTGTCATTCATTTTAACATCTTTATTTCCCGGTGTCCAGTGGGCTTTTGAACCACAGCATGGACAACCGAAAACTATCACTTCTTGAGACATATTATATCACTTCAAAAGCTAGGGGGCAATAGCTGCCCCCAAATAATTATAGATTTTCTTCTGCGAAAGCTGCTAGGGCTGAACGAACAACACCTTCTAGCTCAATCACGCGACAACCTTCCCAATCTTTGAACTTTTCAGTAACGTAGGTTAGACCACTGTTAACTGGAGAGATGAAGCGGGAGTCAATCTGACTTAGGTTACCCATGATGATTACTTTACAGTTTTCACCAGCACGTGTCAAGATTGTTTTGGCCTGTGCAGGAGTAATGTTTTGGAATTCATCAACGATTAGAATCGTGTTGATGAAACTACGACCACGAATGAAGTTCAATGCTTTAAACTGCATGACGTTACGTTTCATGATCTCTTCGATACTACCTTGTGGGTTAGCATCATCTTTGTGTAGATACTCTAGAGCATCAATTGCAGCACCGCAGAATGGAATTACTTTTTCCATTTCAGTACCCGGTAAGAAACCAATCTCTTCGAACTGCGAGTCTTGAGTTTTAGAGAAGATAATACGATCATATAAACGCTTCTCTAGGGTTAGTTCTAGTGCTGTTGCAATAGTGATTAAGGTTTTACCAGTACCAGCAGAACCAAGTAGTACAGTAATGTGTACTTCAGGATCTAGAATACTGTTAATCGCCATTGCTTGTTGAATGTTTTTGGCTTTGATATCCCATACTTTAGCACGTAGTGCACGAGCTTGACCCACGTCTTGGAAGACCATGTAATCAGTATCGTCGTCAATCGCAGTAGGATCAACGTCTTCGCGACGACCATAACCATCGTAAACAAATAATACGTCTGCGGTATCGTAGAGGTAATCACCGATGCAGAGGCTATCTGGTAGAAGATGTTTAATAGCGTCTTCTGGAATATATTGGAAAGTGCGACGACCTGCTGTAGCACTGTATACTACAGAATCACCAACCGTATCCCATAGATTGAAATCTAGTTCATGGTGGCCTGTGTGGATTAGGTCTGAGTCTTCGATTGTTACATCGTGACGATAATCTTGTACTTCAACACCATATGCTAGTGCTTTAATACGCATGTTAATATCACGAGTTACAAGTACTGAACTAGTAGCTAGAGCAACTAGAATAATTTTGTCATCAGGTACAGTACTCTTAATTAGAGTTTGCACTTTAGCAAATTGTTCTTCTTCAAACTGGGTAGTTCGAATTAGTGCTTCAGCTTCTTCGACAGTAATAACGAATAGACGGCTCGCTGGGTTCATATGTTTGTGAACCTTAGAAACGTCCACTCCAGTATCTGAGATTTCTTCATGAGAAGCAGTTTCGAGAATATCGGAGATGTTGCGGATTGCAACACGAGCATCACGACTCACGTCAACATTGCGACTCTTAATAGAATCCAACTCTTCTAGTACTGTGAATGGTAGAATTACATTAGCGGCATCAAATGCTTGAATAGCTGATGGGTCGCTTAGTAAAACGTTTGTGTCTAGAGCATATTTTTTCATAAACATCCTTATCTATGTATTGGGGCTTTCCTTGCCCCTTCAATCGTATTTAGGTACGATTAATCGTTGCGTTTTGAAGGTTCATAGTTTACATAACACTGTGGGCCTTTAACCTTCTCTGTCCAGCATTGCTGATAGACAATCTGCCCTGTTGTCAATGGAGTTTCAGATGTACCGTATTCAATACTACCTTCGCTGGTTTTATATGAATATGCACATTTACTGTCACGACATTGACCGATACTTACAACTGTTGCAGTATTGTAATAGATGTTATTTTTACGTGTGTTCTCGATCTGTTCATCACAAGATGAGACAAGGAAACAAATACCTGCTGTTACAATACCTGCTACTAAAAATTTAATCATGATTGCTCCTAATGAATTTGAAACCATTATACAAATAGCACTCAATATTCGCCTTACCCACTGGGTTGGCACTGTGCACTACATAATCGAAGATACATTCTAACTCATTATCGATGATGAAGTCAATCATAAATTTTGCAAAACTGTATCCGGTCATTTCGTTTTCAGCATCGTCAGCAAGATCGTGATCAAACGAGATGAAGGTGGGAACACCATGTTCCTTGACATATTCAACTGCGTCATAATACGTTCTCATGGTGACGAAGCCCTGATTTGGGTAGTACTTCTCAGCATCCCTCAAATCATCTAGGAACATCTTATACATGATTATTTGTCCGTGTAATTTACGAGTAAGTTCTTAGACTCTACTAAGTACTGTAACTCTTCACGTGAAGAACCCACGAAATACTGTTCCAAAAGGATATTATATCCGCATTCAACTTTATTAGGCTTCTGGTAACGGCAAATGTGCATTAAGTTTACACCAGCGTTCTCAGCACTAAAGTGCTCGCCCAAATGAGCATGGTTACGAATCTCTAATAATTCCTCATACGATACTTCAAGTGAGAAACTATGGTTGTGAGATCCATAACGGTTCTTCAACGTTTGTAGTGGTTCTAATCTGTCAATCGGTAGATCATAGTGAATCTCTTCCCACGCTTCCCGTTTAACGGCCTCTTCTAACGAAACATCATCTGTTTCTACTGCCCCACCAACTGCACCCATTAGGCCATCCCAACGTAACTCTGATAGTACTAGAGTTACATTAGGAATGTCATTGTATGGATAGTTTTGGTAAGGTGTACAGTTTTTTGCATATATCCAAACGAATACACAATCACCTTGTTGGCTACGTGTACCGAATGGAACTTGTTCATAACCCATTTTACCTTCTTAGCAATAAACTGTCAATATTCTGAAATTAATATCGCTAGTCTCGCTACGCATGTTGAAGTGAATATGTAACATCCAATCAAGGGATTCTTTCACTTCTGTACTAACTTCACTAATGATCTCATCGAAAGTACGAGAACTTAAGTACTTTGTATCCCAATGTGAATCACTTGCTTCGTCAATAATATAACCGTAGTAATAAGAATTGTCCATCTCATTATAGATTACTTTGTACGGGCAGTCATCAATGTTGATTACATCATAAATGTAATCGATGAAGTCCTGTTCATCTTCAAAGCGATTTTTATCATAATTACTTGTATCTACTTTAGCTCCGTATAGAATATACGTCCTGATAACTACACTCATAGTTCCATCCTCAACTTTATATCTTGAATTATTGTTGGTATGGCCTCGGTAGCTGGTTTGTACACTTTCTCAGTAAACATCCAATCATTTTCATTCTTACGAATGTTGACGTGATATGTATAAGCGGGTGACATTCCAACCATTCCAGACCACCGGACTACTAAATCAGAAGTTCCAACCACAATTACCATATCTAGATCCGTTAAGGATGCAAGTACTTTATTGCGATCTTCATACAATGGAATACGTTTACCATCAACGTAACGTTCGGACTCCCCGAACATTACAATATTAGGTTTAGCAAATACATCCTCTTTAGGGATATAAGGAGTATAGCCAACATCAATTACATTGTATGCATTATCAGCGAGAGAATATCCTTCTACAATTTCACGGAGATTACCATGAAGGTGCATAGCAGTACCGCCAGCACGTTCATATAGATCGTCTACGTTCGTCGTAATATGTAAGAATTTCTCATCACCATAAATTGCTTCTAGCTCTGATATAGCATAATGAGCAGCGTTTGGTTCTTTGCTTCCTAAGTTCACACGTAATGTATTGTAAAAGGAATGAACTTTGTAGTAGTGCGTAGAAAGGTTAGCGATATTACAAACATGGTTTACATTGGTATTTTCCCATAACGCATCTTCGTCGTATCTGAAAGTACTGATACCAGATTCTGCTGATAGACCAGCACCACTAATTACTAGTATGCGACGGTTACCTTTGTTATCTAAAAACTTTTGTAAATCCATTGTTTCACCTCACTTGGTTTTTCCCATATATTCCTGTCCAAATTTTAAAGTTTTAGGTAGTACTCCTAACTTGTATATAAGTTCAATGATATCTTGATCGGTTTCCTTTGGTTGATACAAAATACTCATGTGAACTTTAATATCAGGGTACTTGTGCTTAAATCCTGCATTCTTTAATTCTTTATGACGTTTTTCTATTTCTGGCGACTTCAAGATGAGGGCAATGGCTTCATACTTAGCCCCTTTCTTCCCCAAACGCTCGACACCTGTGATCGTTGCTGTGTACGATTTTGAATTCTTTAGCAATTCGATCTCTGGATCTGACTCGTCGTACATAACAGTAACATGATACTTTGAGGGTGTCAAGCATTTTAATCCTGCTGTCTTAAATATTTTATTAATTTCTTTTCCTTGTGTCGCATCTAGCTTCAATGCGACAAATCCGTTTCCTGCCATTTATCTATCCTACTATGAAATATAACCTTAGAATGCCACCAAATACAGCTAGGCAAAATAAGACCTTAAGTACTCCCATCAAGCCCCACATGAAACGATCAAACTTGTTAGTATCACGCCCGTGGAAGAAGAAATGCTTTTCCTGCTTGTGGTCACGGTATGCAACAATACACCCCATTCCCCAAAGTAGTACTACAAGTACAAACAATATTCCTGTCATTCTATACCCTTATTTAATCATAGTCTTTGATTTCAATTGAGCAGGCCCGGTATGAAAATACCTTGTTGTCTGCGATGATAATCAAGTCTTTTAAGTGTGAAAATGGAATGTGATGAATGAACATAAAATCTATCCATCTAGCAGTAAAATGTTCAACACGACAATCTGTACTTACGTTGAACGTCATCTGTGCTGCACCAAATTCAAAATCACAACCATCACCTGAGTAAGTACCATTACTGAAGGACACACCACGAAAACTAATGTAAGGTTTCATAAGACCAAAACGTATATTGATAGCTGCACCTTCAAAAGAACGAATATGCTTATTATCTATATTACGAATTGATTCATTGATTAGTCGAGCGACGACTAAACGCCGCTCATAATCAATGTCGCCCTTAGTAGGTGAAGATATCGTATTCACTTGACACACTCGTAACATTATCACTAACAATTTTGAAAATATCAGTAACGTGATCCACTAGATCATTACCAGTACTTTCATTTGCAATTAGAAATGCTTGCATAGAAGCAATTGCATGATAAGTACCGCTACCAACTGAAGTAATGTCAGTCTTAGGCTGAAGTACCGAGAAGTCTTCTTGTACTTCATAAATCACATGGTCGTGAAGAATAATGAACTGACCACCACCAACTTCTTGTGTATTATCACGAGAACCCCATTCTTCTTTGAATAGTTTGCGGATTTCTGGGATAACCTTATGTACTAGGTACTGAATAGTGGTTGTACCTTTCTCCTGAGTTGGGAGGACCAAATTATGGTCTAGTAGTTGCAACATACGGAATGAGGTTGTACCACCCATTGCAAGAGTTTCTTCTGTGCGGTTAATACCGTTCTCATCTTCTTTGATGAATTTCTTTTCGAAAATCTTTGGTTCAACCATTACTGATTTAGTGAAACCATTGGAACCTAGTTTGTCACCAGCGATGAAAGATGATTCCCCATTAGTATAAGCGATAATACAAGTCATTTGTGTTCCTTATTTCATATAGATTTTGAAAAGTACTGGAATTACGATTAACCCAGCTAACCAAACTGCGTATCCAATACAATGTAGTACTTGGTATACACGTAATTTAAAAGTACTATTACCTTCATGTTTAGCCCATGAGATGAGGCAGTTTGTATCACTGTGTGCTATTCCGTTGAATACCATCAGAAATGGACCAACACCGAACCACCAGATTATCATTGCAAAAGTACATAAAGCTGTTGCTAACATAAGGTATCTCCTGATTAATTAATAGGGGATTATACATCCCCATAATCTTCCTATCAACTACAAGAAGCAATAAGGTGCTAGTACAAAGATTGTGATCGCTGCAATCCAAAGAGGGATAAGGAAACTCTTAAACTCCATGAACCATCCTTTCCAATCCATCTTACCGTTGCGAGTCCAGCCCATTGTTGTTGCCATTGTACATACCCATGTTGATACAAAGGCTACAACCCACATTACTATTACGATAAACCAAGCCATTTTAATATTCCTCACCATAAGGGAAACCATAATGTGAAATTAGTTTGTTGTCATAGCTGACAATAGAAACATATTCACCATCTTCATCTTGGAATAAACGGAATTCCATGTTACCCCATTTTTGTTTTTTAGTACGCTTCACCTTCTTGCCATAATTAGCTTCGATGAATTTCTTACAATCTGCTGTACTTTTCACATCAACAGCATCCGGGGCAGTAAGAGACTTACCTAGAAGAGTACTAAAGAATGCATCTAGTTCTTTATTACGCTGTACCTGAGATAATTCTGGTGTCTTTTGGTAATAATCTTCGTATGAGATTTGGGAATAACTTTCCATACAACGCCAATCTACCACATCGAAATCTGATAGTTCTTGCCAGTGACGCTGAGTAATATACTCTATAACAGATTGGTCGTCAAGCCAACCTTCGGCAGTTTTCATACCAAACGGGAAGCCCTCAAATTCTTCTGGATCACGAAGACCTATGATGATACCAGTGTACGTTTCAATATACTGTGTATCATTTTCATATTCTTCTTTGTCAACCGGATCGTTTAGGTCGTAATCAGACATTTCAATTACACCTTTACGAATTTCCTCTTTAACCCAATTCATATCATGAAGTGGGATGACATAACTATCTAGTTTTGCTTTTAGTTCAGACCAACTCATATTAGTTCTCCTAGTGCAAATATTAATTTAGGGATACCGATGTATGATAGCAAACCTACACCAATCATACCAGCAGAAAGACATACTCGTACTACTAGAGGGACATTTGGCCCACCCATTGCAGATACAGTTGCCATTGCTAAGATTGCAAGTACTGGAGTGATTATAGCACATGCTGCAATGGATAGTATAGTACAAATAATAATTATAGCTACTGACATATAAACCTCTTAAGAAAATGGGGAGTACTAGACTCCCCTAAAAGATTATAGACCTTTGTTTGCACGTTCGCGAACTTCATCGAAAGTGCTTAGGTTCATAATTACGCCATCCTTATAAACATCAACCATCATGTCTTCTAGGAATGGATTTACTGCTGCTAGCTCTACACGTTCAGCCATGATTTTACCACTTTGTTTGCACTTGTAAGTAGTTACACGACCACGTAGGCTACGTTTACCAACGTCAGTGATTGGGTCTTTGAATAGGTCTTCCCAAGTACCTTCTGATAGTTGTTGTGCAGAACCTTTCATGGCGAATGAGTATGTATCGCGACCTTTAGGTGGATGTACTAGCTTACCGCCCATACCAAACACGATGTTCTCTAGGGATAGATTGTGTTTGTCAAGGTTTGCAACGATTGCACGGATAGAGTCTTCTTCGATACCATCACCTTGGATTACGCCAATGTAAGATGGTAGAACACGCATACCTTTAGCATTTAGAGTAGTACCGAACTTGTCTGCTAGAATCTCTAGGATTTCAATAGGCATAGTTGTTGGGTCACCACTGTCTGGACGCATTACAAGTTTAGCACCCGGACATTTAGCAGCGATCTCTTGGATAGTTGCTTTTAGACGAGTACCGATAAACTCACGAACAAAGCGATATGCATCATATGTATCGATTACAATTGATACAATTGGTGGAATACCAACGGAACCTTTTGCAATATAATCATCACACATTTTCTCCCAAATACGAACCATTTTTAGGGCCATATTGAAGTCGTCGCGTTTGTCTGCGTCGGAGTTAGAACAGGTAGCACTATGCTCGGTTGCCATCACACTGCTTAGATAGTTTTTCTTAGTGTGATAGTAGTGTTTAATGTAACGGTTTGCCATTAGGCAATCAGAACCACTGAACACTACAGCATGTGAAACACCTGCTAGCCATGCTGCTTCGTAGCAAGATGCACTGCGATCACCAAAGTTGTGTAGATGGTAATCAACGAAGCGTTGACCACTGTGACGTTCCATTGTATCAGCCAAGAAGGACTTGATGCTGCGAGCGTTAGAAGCAACAGTTGTTGGGAACTGAATAGCACGTTGAAGTTGAGTTTCAATGTAGCTAGCAATTACTAATACTGCTGGATCAGTACTCATAGAGCGTACTAGTGGCATACCTACTGGTACAACAGTACCTTCAGGAATAGCACGGATATGTAGAGGGACACGACCTTTGTGTACTTCTACGATATGTTCCCAGAATGGGCGGTCGAAATAATCCCCGCGAGATGCGGTTTCTTCTTCAGCTTCATCGATATCAGCAGTTGTAATGGTAATATCAAGATATTCTTGTAGGTAGATTTGGATACCCATCATGACTACGTGTGTAGCATAAGGAGTAGGCTTACGAGCAATGATGTTTGATTCAAGTGCAACTACACCTTCTTTCATCATCATACCGTGAGCGGTTTTGTAGCTGTCTACGTTTAGAATGAAGTTTACGTTTAGATTTTTCATGGTTGTTTCCTCTTCGGATAAAGTGTTAAGAAAAGCTACATCGCCTTTCAGATTATGTTGTAAGGAATCATATATTCCGCGTTGTCGTCTGCGAACATTCGTGGTTCTGCTGGGAAGACAGCACTCAGTTTAAAATACTGATTACTTTGTTCAATCTCAGATAACGTATATTCCTTAACTGATAGCCCATCGTCTATACAGTAGCGGGGAACTCCACCGTTAACTTTAATTGCGTTTGAGAAGTATCCTTTACTAATAAAGAGCTTCTTAGCTCCTAAACTAGCATACCAGTACTCCCAGTATCCTTCGTCAATGTCTTGGTGTTTAAAGTCCAAGTCAATAACCTCGGATGAGAATGGGTACACTGTTGATACCCACATTCGTGCTATAAGAGATGCATTTTGCCATTCCCTCTTATCCCTTAACTGCCTTGCAGCAGCTAAGATCATCGGTAAAGTACTGACTAGTTTACACTCTTTTGCTTGATTGTCAAGTACGAAATGACAAGCATTTGTTCCATCGTACTTGCTATGTTCATGATGCTTTACTGCCATCAAATCGTCAAATATATCACGTGAGAGACAGTATAGCATATTATAAACCAATCATAGTGTCAATGATTGAGTAGTGATCTTCAAAGAACATGTGGCGATTCTTGGTAATCTCAGATAGAGGAACCCAGAACGCTTTCTCTGCGTCATCACTGCCTTTTACATTTGGTAGTGTGGAACCATCAAGTTTGATGTAAGCACACTTGGTGATTAGACGCCAGCGTAGAGAACGCTCGAAATCACCGAATTCATCGACCTTCACAATAGAACCTTTTAGAGTTTTGTAAGGTACTTGAATCTTAGTTTCTTCTTTTAGTTCACGTAGAGCCGTATCAACTTGAGTTTGATCAACCCATGCATCGAAGAAACCGCCCGGTAACGCCCATAGACCTTTACCCGGATAAGTACGACGCTTCACAAGTAGAACGTGACCAGCACATACAACTAGAGCATCACCCGTTAGGAATGGAATGTTGTTGTAAGGAAGCTGTGTGTTCATTTGTTCTTTGTAACGTACTACGAAGTTATGCTCATTCACGAGATTGTCAAGAATCTCAGGAGAACGAACTTTGAACTTTTCTAGGAACTCAGCAGTTTCTTGTGGGAGATCTGATGGAACCTGTTTAGTACTGAAGTATTGATTACGAAGTTTAGTGCTGCTGATGGCAACAGAACCCAAATCGGTTTTTTCACCGCTAGAACGACTAACTTTGGTTAGTGATACTTCTGATACTTCATTGATAAAATCTTGTTTCCACTGCGGGAAGAAGTCAAGGTAGAAAGTACTGGTATCGCCATCTTTACGGCAACCTGCCAAAGTAATATCAGTACTGTTAGTAACTGAACGTACTTGGTTTTGTACTTCTTTTAACCACTTAGTATTGTTATACGTATAGTCGTGAACTGGTAGAATATCAACCTTCACTGAACGGCCTTGTGACCATTGCTCAGTAACAATACGTTGTGCCATTGCTTCTAGCACGGATTTGCGTTCTTCAAAAGTGAACGGGTTTTTTGGATCACGTGCAAGATCTGCGGAACCTACTAGTAGAACTAGACGGTCTGCTTTAGATGCTGCGTGTGTAATTACTGCTTCATGACCAACGTGTGCCATTTGGAAGCGACCAATATAAACATAGACTTTTTCTTTCATTTTCTAAGTACTCCTTAGTTATTTCATTACCGACAGCTACATCGCTGTCTACATCATTATTATATCACATTTTTTTCGTTTGTCCCAACATTTTTGAATGCAATATTTTTTACCACAGTTTTCTGCGATGTGTGAAATTATAGATCTTTACCCCGGCGTATGTCAAGAGAAATCAATATTTTTTAGTAAATATTTTTATATAACTCTTTTAAGGAGACAAAATTATGGGTAAACCTATTGCGGGTAGTTATCAACTGCCATTCGGTGTTACTGGTATGGTTGTTGCTGGAGCAAAACTGACAGATGGAACTACAATCAAAGATTTGCGTATAGTGAAGCAGCGTTCTAACAAACGTTTTGATTTACTAGATGTTGCAACCAACACACTACATATTAAACTAACCATCACTGGTATGTCAACTTCTGGACAAGTACTTTCCAATACTGCAACAGATGATGAAGTACTATCTTCTATTTCCAATGGAACTTTCTTTATACGTGCAATTGATGATACAAGTGCAACTGTTGGGTACTGCATAAAACTACAATCAAATCTAATCCACCTTTCTAACGACATAACGTTTTTCGTTCCTGATTATAGCATCTTTTATGTTCCAATGCCAGTTCCAGTTCCTCCTACATTTGAGCCTGATGGTGCACAAGTTGCATTCCATAAAGTTGGTAAACCCAACGAATTAATGATCGGTTCCGGTAATTCAAATTTAAGCATGGTCACCGCGACGGATGGAATTATTGAAGTTGCAATGGCAGCAAGGTTATGGCAACCAAACGGAACAGGTGCGTATAATCCAGTGGTTGCTCCAGTTGACAGTACTTATACTATTAAAATGGATAAAACAAAAAATCAAGAATATACATTACCATTTAGTATTGGTATTGTATCCACTGAATTCATTGGTAAAATTACCGATCTGTATGGTGTCACTATGACTTATTATGGAAATAACCAAGGTATAATTAATGATAATAATATTTCTTGGAGATTGGAATTCATTAATGGTAAGTACGTATTCAAAGATTATAAATTTGGTCGTGATATAACTGATAGTGCTGTTAATTCTAATTTCACTGCTATTCAGAATATCGAACGTTATAAATTCTTTAATCAGTACTTAGAAATCTCTCCACCACCGGGTGAAATTCCAACTGGTTTATTTGTTGGAACTATTGTTGCAAGACATTTAGTTACTGGTGATGTTACTGAACTTAAAGTTATGTTGGATGCATCCTACCTGTAATATAATAAATATACTAAAGTACTTTTTATAAAGGAGAAACCAATGAAGCCTATAGCTAAATTTGGAGAATTACCATTTAATGTTGGTGGTATTAGTGTTTTTGCCGCAGTTGATAACGATACACAAGCAATCGCTGATGATTTGTTTATCATCAGTCAACGTTCTACTCGTGTTTTCGATCTTGTTACCGAAGATACCAGTACTGTTTACGACTTCATGAAAATGGTTAGTAAAGATAAAGATTTTAAAGATCTTGCTCTTGATGCAACTAAATCAGAAATTGAAGATGGTTTAGCTAAGAATCAATTTGCAGTTAAAGTATATGACCTAGATTCAGGTGATGTTCTTGGATATGCATACAAATTCTTCCCTAACAAAATCATTCTTTCCAATGGTAAAGAAGTTGATGTAGTTGATTTTAATGCACAAACTTCAGTTCCAGTTCCACCAGTAGTTAATGTTACTAGTGTGTCAGTTCTACCTACTACTCTTACAGCAGTGGTTGGTGATGCAGCACAACAACTAGCGGCTACTGTGTTACCAGCAAATGCAACAGATAAATCAGTAACTTGGACAACTAGTGCTTCCGGTGTAGCAACAGTTTCTAGTACTGGTCTTGTTACTTTCGTTGGTGCAGGTTCAGCAACTATTACTGTAACCACAACTGATGGTTCTCATACCGCTACTTGTGCAGTTACTGTAACAGCAGCACCATAATTTAAATTAAATCAAAAAAGGGAGCCATTGGCTCCCTTTTCTTATGATGGATCGTTTAGTTTCTGCATAACGAAATCGGCATCAATCTTACTCTTATAATACACCCGGAATAATCCAAAGCGTACAACATCAATATCACCAAAGTTTGATGCATTGGCTAGATAGTATTTGTTATTTTTTGGATTGAACCGTACTTTGTAGTTTTGTCGGCCACGGTTTAAATCAATACGTGTACCACGTTCAATGAAATGGTTCATCATGAATACTAAGAATCCACAACAACCCATGAAACAAAATGTAATGATAAGAAGAAGTATTGGATTCATCGATTACTCCAAATCAGATAGTTTGTTAACAGTAATCCCAGCATTCTTTAGTACTGCAATTGCTTCTTTAGGAGTACGAGGATATTCATTTTCATAAATTACACGTGTAATTCCACTTCCAGCAATCAATAGAGAACAAGTGTAGCAGGGCTGAAGAGTACTATAAAGTGTTGCCCCAATACGATCTTTAGGTGCACTGTACAATAGTGCGTTCATCTCAGCATGAATCTCATGCATTTGACTCCAGTGGTGATGAGTTAGCTTTGCTTCCTCAGTATTCCATTGCTGAAATTTCCCACCGTTCACCAAGTGCTTATTCACGTCACAGCAGTTAGGCTGCTTCTCTGGTGTTCCATTATAGCCAGTACTCACAATACGGTCGTTCTGGACAATCACAGCACCTACATGTTGTGAAATGCATTTACTTTCATCAGCAACCGCTTTAGCGATCTTCATCCAAGTCGAATGCTTCATCGTATACCCCTCCTTCTACTAGGATAGCTTTCAATTCACTGTGCCATTCGAATAGGGTTTGATACATCTCTAAGTCACCCTCTTGGATTTGGAATGGTTTAGTTGCGTAACGCTCCCATTTCTGCTTCAACCGTGCTAGTACTGTATCACGAGTGTTCTTGTACTTGAAGCGTAGGAATAATTTATAGTTCAAAAGTCGTTCTGGTATTGGTGGTAGCTTTTTAATAACACCAAACCAAATAGAACCGGGAACCCGATAATGTCCGTCCCAACAAATGTCCACGTCACCGAAATCTGAAATACTATGCCATGACTTATATAAAGAACCGTAACTGTCATTGAATAGTTTTTCATTCCGCTTGTAGTGATCATTATGATATGTTTTAACCGCACAACGCAAATCAATAACTTTGTTTAGATTCTTAATCCAAACTGCCGTTTGCTTTGGTGTTAGTGTTTCTAAAATCATTTAACCTTCCTCATGACTAGTTCATAGTACATAATATTACGTGGTAGTGCTTCTAGAACATCCAACCATTCCTGATCAATAGTATAAGGTACTTGCATGTACGTTTCCATCTTTTTGATCATTTCAGACCATTCATTGTACTCACGATAACGAATCATTGAAGCAGTACATGCAGCACTTACTACATTTACTTCACCTAGAATATCTAGGTATTCATTACCAGTTAGTTTACAAATAGTTTTTGGGCGTAAATTAGCACTCCATCCATCTAGGTTTTCAATATAGCGTTTATCATTGTGATCCGTAACAATCTGAATACGTTTAGTAAGAGTAATCTTCTTACCAAACTTTTCAATACTCATTGGTTTGAAACCAAAGATACTATGATGGTTGTTTAGATAGTCTTGATACCAACCTTCGAATGCAATAATTGCTGCTGCTTGAACTTCATCAATTAGGGCTACTGCATCTTTAAGATCGTTATAAAATTTAGTACTTTGTTCTTCAGTTAGATTATATTGCATTGTTATAGGAATCCAAATAAGTTTGAAGTGTCTCTAGACGTGAGCGAACTTCTTTGATTAGTTCAATGTCATCTGCGTCCGGTACTAGAGGATGTTCGGCATACTTTTCCACTAGCTCATGGAAAATACCAATATGGTCATGTTTCCAATAACCAATCTTTGCCGCTGCTACGGTAATATCTTCGTAATGTTGCTGTACAAAAGCATAGTCAGCATCAGAATCACCAAACCAGCATGATAATAAAGTAGTGAAGCCTTTGTCAAATATAAATTGATTATACACTGAACGGAATTGACCTCCGCAAATCTTGTATGTAAGGTCTTCTACGGACTTAATACGATAGGTGAAGGGGTGTTTCCAACTCCACTTGAAATCGCGTATATGCCCTGCATACGCTTCCTCAATGCGGAATTTAGCAATGGCAGTAATTTCTGCACATAGTTTCCAGTACTGGTTAAGGTCGGCAATTAATTCATTTGTTTCAACTTGTGTAAACTTTTTTAGTTTCATATACACCTCGAAAAGATAGGCCGCATGAAGCGGCCTTATTGATTATTTTGGCACGTAATCGTATTGTTTTAGATCACGTTCATCAAGAATACCTTCGTCATAACCATACTGTAGCATGATATCAAACGCGGTGTCAACCTTTTTAAGTACATCAGAGTAACGATGACAATCTGAACAATTCTTTTCCACAGCCCGGACAATTTCAACGAGTAGTGGTTGTAGATGCTCTTGTTGTAGTTTCATCATACGTGGGCGACGGCAAGCTGCCATAATGTCGTTCCACGTTGGTTTGTAGTTCTCTGGACGACGAGGAATGTCGTATAGAGTTGTAGGGAATGGTCCAACAGTCTTACGTGCTGCTTCTTCCTGTGCGTTACGGTAACCATTACGGAATAGTGGACTACGTTGTTTTAGTAGGTCCATATCCATAGCACCGTTTTGTTTGAAGTACTGATAACCTTCGTTGAACTGTTGGTTTGTATTGCTCATTATTCCTGCTCCTGACTTACTGCTTTCTTATCAGCAAATGTCCCTTCTTCTGTACGAAGACGCTCTGCTGTGGTGAATAGATTCATTGGTGCGATGTTCTTAGCTTCAAGAATCGCTTTCATTAGTTCAAGCATATCGCTCATACCTTCTAGTACTTCACCAGCTTCTTTGCTGAATGAAAGGTCTAGTGCGATTTGAGAGATTTGATCAAACGCTAGAGTTTCAAACTCTGAAGTACTAACAACTTCTGCTTCAACTGGGGCGGTTAAGCCCCGTACTAGTAGTTTTTCCGACATTAAATGTACTCCTGCACACCGCCGCGACGTTCGATGAGTAGTTTACCATCTTCGTTGCGGTCACCAATAATAATACCATCAATGAAACCTTTCTCGCCGTAGTTTAGTGCTTGTTCAGCAGTCATCCACATATCACGAATAGTATCTTGTTTGTATTGTTCATAAGTTACACCTACTGCTTCAGCGATTTCACGTGCTAGCATTTCATCTAGTAGTTCGCTGTGAGCTAGAGAGATTTTCTGGTCTGCTAGAGTCCCTTGAGTTCCTGAAGATACTTGGTGTGCCATAATCTGTGCACGTTTACCAGCTAGACGCATACCTTTTGAACCCATAGTAGACTGCATGTAGCAACCCATAGATGCCGCAATACCTAGTACAATAGTGTGGATTGGGGATTTCATCATAGATACGATATCCGCAATGCCTAGACCTGCGTGAACAGAACCACCCGGCGACGTAATGTATAGTGTGATTGGCTCACGACTCTGTGCATCCATGTAGTACAAAGACTGTTTGATGATGTGTGCCATATTATCATCGAACCCAGCATCAAGGAAAATAACACGGTCTTGAAGTAGACGGGAGCCTAGGTCATACGCACGTTCACCATTTGGGGAAGTTTCAATAACCATAGGAATAGATAGAGCTTGTGGTTGTGTTACGATTGTATTATTCATTTGTTTTCCTCGTTTATACTTCAAAAATAAATTTAGGATTGTAATCAAAATTCTCACTTGCACCACTGAATGACTCATAGCCACGTGGATTACAAATGATACGTGTATCACCAATGGTGTAATCGAAGTTACTGTGCACATGTCCGTGAATCCAAACATTCGGCTTTAGTTCTTCGATGTACTGATCCATATTACTACAATAACACGCATTTAGTGAATCATTTTTGTACTTCGGTGATACACTCTGAAAACTTGGTGCATGGTGTGTGACGACCACAACCTTGATATCATTATGCACCCGAATCCGTATGCTGTCAATAGTTTCTTTGATATATTTCTTAGAAACATAATGCATAAACTCAACGTCATCGACTGTGAGCTTTTTCTTCCACGGTTCAGATTCTGTACCATGACGGATATGCTTGTAATCATTCATCTTCATACGAGCATCAAACTTCACCAATGGATCATTGTTGTAGTCCGTCCACAATGTGGAACCAACAACCAGTACATCATCAATCCACACAAAGTTATTTTGTAGAAAAATAAAGTTATCGATTTCGATATCCATACGCTCCAGTACTTTGTGAGTCTTATGAATGTTAGATCCATAGTACTCGTGGTTACCGGGAACTAGTACTACATTCTTGAATACAGCACACAACTTTTCAATTTCTGTCCGATAACGGGAACGCTTTGCTTCATCGAAGTCTCCAGCAATGATTAGTACTACATCACTGAAGTCTCCGCTATGAAGATAGTCCACCCCGCCGTGAATATCAGATATCACTGCAAATTTCATCGTCTTCTCCATAGTAGCCACTCAATGCTGACAAGTATAGCTCAATATGGCTCATCCCAGCAAGTGATATTTCACAATATTTTTTACCATACATTTGTGGGGGCGTTGGTTGCCCCACAAGCAATTGGTTAAGCATCATTCCTTCACCAATGTAATCATTCATGAACCAGATACTACGAGAATTTACTAAGTACTCAAAAGGTACGTTATGATTGTAACCAGAACCGATTTGACGATTCTTATACGTAGTGAAATGACCTTTATCAATATCATACCCGTACACAGCATCTGCCATTGCAGCCATTTTAGAATAACCGGGAATTGGAACAGAGTACTTATCAATCATGGCAAAGGGGACGACGATTGCCAAATCCCCTTGCTTTTTATCACTTCTCAATCGTTCATTGAAAATATACACGGTGAATACTTGCATTATTTTTTACCTTTTAGTGACTCCGAAATAGTCTGAGCAAATACTTCTACTGCACTTTCACGGATTTCTAGAATACGTTCATACGTATCGCAGGTTTCTTTGTCAAAACGGAATTCCACGAATACAGGTAGGAACACTTTTGGAATTAGAGAGTTCTTGTCTTTGGTTAGTTCGTTACATTCAATAGTAACAACTTTACCCATTAGCTCATCGCGTTTTTCCCAGATACTTTTGAATGTCCACTCAGCATCTTTCTCTTTGATACCAGTACCGCAGTTTGTGGTCAATTGACCATCTTCAGATTCTAGAATCAATGAACCAAGCATCCCGGTACGCTTCTTCTCACCTTCATTGAAACCGACAATACGTAGGTCGAGTTGCATCTTGAGTTTCATCTTCAACTGCTTAGGAGATGTGTGAGACTTCCAAATAGCACTTTCACATTTTAGTACTGAACCCTCTTCACCACGTTCCATTAGAAGTGTGTTATGCTCGAATGCTTCCGTAACGTTTAGTACTTTTTGGTACTCAACCATCTGAATAAACTCAGAGTCGATATCTTGAATAGCCGATTCTAATAGCTCACGACGCTCTTTACGGGATACTTCCCAAATACCTTCTTGGAATGCATCATAAGGTAGAACATCCCATAGAACGAATACCACACGCATAGAATCAAATGGTGTCATAGTACCTTTGCCCGCTTTCTGGATAATACCATTACCAGTTTCGCGAGGTAGAATACGTCCACTTTCGTCCATCATTAGGCATTCACCGTTGAACACAACGCCGCTACCGAAACGATTATCACGCTTCTGTACGGACTGTGCTAGGTTTGCCATTAGCTCATCACGAGCACCGAGGAAGTCATATACTTTACCATTACGGGAAGTACAGGTCAATTGGTTATTGATGATTGTATGGTTTAAGTACTGACCATCCATCTTAGTTTCAGATACTGCATATCCGTAAGTTGCAAAATCAATGTTACGAATAGTTTTAGTATCTACTAGTGAACAACGCATGTAAGGTTCATCTTTGATAAAACCTTTACCGAATACGTCATTGGTAATCTTGTCACTTGCACCACATTCTAGATCTTTGGTTAGTACGCGACGGATTACTTCTGCATCGTTATCTGAAACTGAACCAAGGATGTTTGCAATGAAATCCCGACCTGTGTGGCCTGTAAGTTTACGAGAATAGATTGCATCTAACTCATCTAGAGCAGTATTTAAATCCATTTCATCACAAAAACCATGTAGTGGTGCTGGTATCTTTTTATAACCACTTACAATGCCCGGATCAAGAGCGAGCTTGAGTACACGTGCTAGTACTGGATTATCTTTGTTCTCAGTAAGAATACGTTTCTTAGCTAGAGTACTGGGATCATTTTTGATCTCAGTTAGAATTGATAGAATATCTTTCATGTTTATCCTCCATGAGTTGGGAAGTATTTACTTCCCAATTTTAATCGTCCCAAACTTGATTGTTTCTGGCATTTTGTCGAAATGTAGCTTATGTGGTGCATCACTATGATAACGTCCGAAACCATAGAATGGTGTTTCATTACGCCAGCCACTGAAGCCTTTGTGTGCTTCTAAGTCCACACCAACCATATCCAACTGTCCATTCTCTAGTAGTTCTGCATCAAATGCGAATATACCACTTGCAGCAGCCCAAGTTTCTTTCTGTGCTTTCTCATTTCGATAATAGCCAGTGTCGTCAGAATATGCCCCTAGAATACGCATGGTTTTACCACGATATTCATAGTACATAAAGTACTCATCGGTATAGCATCGAATTGTGCGTGGGTCAATATCTTTGTACTCAACAGTACAATCACTCTTCTTGAATGGTTTTGCATCACCCGCCACAAATAGATGGTAATGATCGTTTAGTGGGTCATATGCACGTCCACCAGTTGAAGTAAATGGATCACGTAGTGTGACGTTTAGTGCTTCAACAACTTGAGAACGATCAATTTTACCACTACCACATTTACGAATAGAAATGTGTGAGATCTTAGAACGAATATGATACTTACCAGTAGTTAGGTTTTGAATAACTTCTTTCTTAGAAGACTTTTCTGGAACGCATAGTGGTTTGGTTTTGTTCATTACTAGAACGTGGTACTTTCCACAGTACTGATATTTGTCTTTGTACATTTCCCGATAATTTTCTTCAGCAAACTCAAAGATATCACCTTCTTCGATAGTAGATAGTAGAGTTGCTTGTTCTGCTTTCTTCTCTTCTAGTGCGATTTCTTTTGCAAATAGTTTTGTCTTAGTACTAACAAGTTTCTTGTTATCAGTGAAGAATAGTTCTTCTTGGATTGCACCCTCAATGATTGTACTTGTTTGAATTAGATCCATAAAGTTATCTGAAGTAATTTCAAACTCAAAACCTTCAGGGTGATAACAACGCCAAACTACGTTAGAAGTACTATATCTAGATACATTAGTTACGATTTGGAAACCAGTACGAGGAACGTTGTCAACGTAGATTGGTTCAACTTGACTTCCTCTCGCCCAACGGTCAGCAGTTTCTTTCTTCTTCTGGAATGCTTTAGTATGTTCCGCATCTGCGACAACCATAAAGCCTAGTACTTCTTCGGTCCCGCGATAGTTACGGGATACATAAAACTTCTTAGGAATTGCCATTATTTCCACACCTCTACTTTTTCTTGCCAGCCTTTTTGGTTACAATCATGACATGGTTCAGTTGAACGCATATCAACACTTAGAACACGCCCCGAACCTTTACAGGACGTACATACACGGCGTGAACCATTTAACATACGCTCGTGGTGTTCTGCTTCATTTGGGTTTTCGAAGATTTTACCATCTTCTGTTTGGTATTTGATTACTGTTACTTCAATTTCTTTCATGATACTAGTCCCATATAAGCCATTTTCATTAGTAGTTCACCTACCACTTCACCATACACCGATACCATGTATCGTTCACTTAGCTCACCTTTTCTTAGTTCAGCCATGTCATTAACCATTTCAGCGGTGCATAGTACTGCAACACTAGTGATTGAGTTGTTTAGACCCGGCTCTTTGAACTCAGCGAATGGTAGTAGTGGGAAGTCTGGTTGATAATCTTCCATGCGACTACGAGCAAAAGATACTGCACCCTGAAGTTGGTCTAGACTGTCAACTAATTCTTGAAGACCATTGTGGTCCATACCACTACGTAGCATGATTACGGTCTTATGCTGCTCTGTGAACTCTACTACTTGCTGTTCGAGTTCAGGGAAGTCACGACCATCATATGTGTACTTTGTGACTAGTTCAATAGCGGAGTGAACGCCTTGTACACCCGGATGAGTACCGCCCATGTACATATTTGTTAGTAGATATAGTTTCATATTAATCCTTTAGAAAGACTAGATAACCACGATTGAGTAAGTCTAGTAATTTAGTGTTGCGGTCGAACATATCATCAGGCATTTGATAAAGATAATCTACACTTTCCCAACGATACTCATGACCATGACCATGATCAGTTCCGAAACGTTTTATTTCTTTGACAATTTTACCTGTTCCAACACCAGCATTTGCCGGGGAACGAATTACAATTTCTTTATTGAGTACTTCTTCAGTACTGAAATTGAAACTTCCACCGTTCCAATTATCATTATGTTTTAATTCTTTCATTAGTATTCCTTGAATTTAATCAGTTCAACTGGAACATGCCAGCATTCTTCAACTTCTTGACCATCATAATAATAAATTACACAATGTAATCCAGCATCTGTAAAACGATTGAAGAAAGTTTTCTTTCCAATTAGTTCAGCGAACATAGTTGATCGATTAGAATCGAAGTCTATGAATACTTCTTCATCTTTTAAGAACTTCTCAGTTTTCTTTAGCGTTTGCGATGCCAATTCATAATACATCTTAACTCGATCCAATCCAATCTCAAACTCCAGTTGATTACTCATATTACCTCGTGAAGCGGTTAAAACTATATTGGTCTTTCTCTCTACGGAAATGACGTGGGGTATTACCATTGAAAGTACTGAAGGTTAAATCACCACTCAAGAACTGACTATCAATCCAGATTCGGTTACCATATACAAGTGGGTCTACCACTCCAGTGTGACCAGAGAGTACATAATCAATCCCAGCGATGTGTGGGGCTTGAGGGGAATTGTTATTACGGCAGTCGTCAAATACTTTCCGGTCCCAGATAATTTCTTCAATGATATTCCATTGCATAGGCTTAACAGCAGCTACGAATGTATCCCAATCAGTGAAGCGTGTAGGAACGCCACCATGTACAACACCATATTTCTTGCCACGGTGGTGTACTTCTAGGATGAGAGGTAGTTGGTCTAAGTATTGGCGGAAGAATTGTATACCACTATCACCCACTTCGTCAAGGAAAACATTACCACCGTTAGACTGCCAGCAATGATAGAAGTCACGGCGTGTTTCACCACGAATGCACATGTCCTCGTGATTTCCGATAATCATATAGCGATTTGGTTTGAATAGAAATTCGAATAACAAACGTGCACTTCTTGGACCACGATCTATTACATCCCCAACACTTACAACCACATCATTATCAGTAATTCCGAACTCATGAAGAGTCCGGTCATAGAGGTCTGCGTTACCATGAAGATCTCCTACAAAGTATAAGTTTTTGTCATCTGGGATGACTATTTTTTGAAAATGATTCATATTTTTTTAGTCTCAATATTATTAAGATATTCATATGATAACTGATTTTTAATCTTCATCAAAGCATCTTCCACATCTTTATAATAGAAAGGTTCTGTTTGATATTTTTCAATTATCATATCGGTATATTCTATTTTACCCAATTGCCATACACGATGTGCTTCTTCGGGTGTTTTATATCTACCTTTATTTTTCAGTACTCCAAACATTCTCACTGATGTTTTATACAAATTTCGGTCCAGTGAAACACCAAGGGGTAATACGCCCCTACTACCAGCACTAATTCGGTATGCATTGTTGATATACATTGGGACTAAAAGACATGTGTCTGGTGAATATGTATGTAAATGGGTTTTTAAGTCTTTGTCAAGTTCCAATTCATTTATATAAGATCCAACCTGATGATTATCAATCCACATTTTGAATTTACTAAAGTATAGCCAATCCTCATGTATATCTGAGCCTATGTATGTTGGCTTCTTGTCGTGATATTTCTCATTTACAATACGAGTTTTCATATCATGCCATTTCTTATATATCGGACATTGCCACGTCTGCTTGTACTTCCCATCAACGGTTTCATACAACGATACTTTATAACCAGCGTCGTTTATAAATTCCATATTAACCTACTATATTTCTGTACTCGAAAATGTCTTTAAGGTTCTCGCTTTCAAATACGATATCCCCTTCCATTAGTAAGTACCAAGTTGTTTTTTCTTTACTGTATGCAATAGTACAGGCAGTGTTCATCTCAAATACATAATGAACAACATCCATACCATCTAATACGTGGTTATATGGCATGAAGGGTGAAATACCTTCTAAGAATGGAATATGTTCATCCTGATTGAATTTCTTATTCAAATTATTCACGGTTATAACATTAGTTATACCGAAGATTGTACTACAGACTAAGCCAAAATCAGAAAAGTATAGGCCACGGTCATGAACATCGGGTATAGAACTTGTCCAGTACTCATACTCTGTTAATTCATATTGAGCATTGGCTTTCATGGTATTAAGTATTTCTTCCATGCGATCCCCTTCTTCAACCAAGTCAGTGAGGCCAATTGATATTTCAAGAGACTTAATATCTCTTGTGTACTCATCAATCTCGACTTCCAACTCATTGACTTTATCTACGTCACCACTGTACCTACATTCAGCAACATGGCACTCAGCGTCTGTACGATTCATCTCTAGCGGCCTTATATGTTTGTCATACAAAGCAATAGTTTTATCGAATAACGCTTTCTGAGCCTCTCTGTGTTCTCGTATAAGCCTAGTGTGCTCATCACGTGTCACTTTTTCTTCTCCACTCGTGGATCACGACCGATTGCAGTATAACGCTTGTCAAGGATTCCACCGTAAGATTGATCTTCCCGGAAGGTTTGACCACACGCACGACAAGTCCCTTCGTACCAGAACGAGTCATCGGAACGACAATAGTTTCCAGTATCAGAGTATGCACTAACAGTCATGTGCTTATGTGAACAATTTTCTTGAAGTTGTTGCATCTTGTTATAAATTTCAGCAGATTGCTTACGTAGTTCTTCCATCTTATCATTCATTACTGCTTCATCAATGTCATAGAATAACTGACCAGAATCGGAGTAATAGATTTTTGATTCTTTCATTTCATTTCCTCTTTGAAAGGTTTAATCATGTGTTGATTTGCTTTGAAACGATTAACATAATCATCTTCACCAAACTCACGGTACAAAGCAATTACTTTATAGAAGTTCTGATAAGCGAATTCCCGGAACCAACCTGAAGTAATGCTAGTACAGACTTTAGAAAGAGCCATAACGAATGCTTGCTTAGGTGTCGGTTGATAATCGAATGGGATTAAACAACGTTCTAATGCAAGTACACAAGTCTCTTCATATACTCCTAGTAATTGTTTAATCTCGGAAAGAGCGAAGAACTTCTCTTTATCTACCATTACTTCCGCACCATCTTTCATGTACTCTTTGTACGCAGGTGCATCCATGATAGCAATCGCCTCATGAATAGTATCATGGTCATAGATATAACCCACTTCATCTTGGAAGAAGGTTTCTTTGGATTGATCAAGTACTGGGTGGGTGTAATTATACGTTTCTTTCTCACGCAATGCTAGGATACGCTTTAACTCCGGGCATGTCAATGTCGCCCCAAACTTTTCCATATCACGGATATGACCACGAGTTTTGATGAAGTGTGGACTATTACGCAAGTAACGGTGAGATAGTTTAATCATGTATAGTACTTCAAGAGAAGCATTCATTACTACATTATCACCAATAGCATTACAGTAACGGAGAATCTGTTCAGTACTATTATTGTCTTTAGCAATGTAGTACTCATACATATGGTCATTATATTCATAACAACAGTACGTATCAGTCTGTTTGAACATAGTGAACTTCATATCATCAACCGAGTGTTGTTTGATAACGTCAGATAGTTCATCGGCGGTGATCATGAAATCAAAATCGTTAGGTACGATTTGTGGGATATATTGTTTTAGTGCTCGTGAACCAATCTGTAACATTATGCAACCTCCATCATGTGGTCTAGAACAGACTCTAGTGTTTTATGTGAACGGATATATACACCATCAGTAAAGTAACTTTTGGTGGCTGGGTAATAGTTGATTCGGTCAACCATCTGGTTATTCTCTACCGTAATCATATGGTACTTATTAGTTTCCAGTTGAATACGCTCATAACAGAACTCAAACAACATCGGTAAGTACCTTAAGATTACATCATAATTGGATTTGATGAAATCTTGATGTGCTTTGAAACGAACAGTTCTGTCACGTGGATGGATTTTAATCGAAAGCATATCAAAGAACTTATCACAAGTACTAATATGTTTCGCAGAACGTTTCATACTATAATTATATAGGAAGTACTGTACTTGTTCTTCAAACGGAGCATCGATGATGTATTCAATTTCACGCTTATCTATTTCAGTTTGATATTCTAATTCTTGATCACACGCTTCTAGCTGATTATTTTGAAGACGTTTAATCTGTCTAGAAATCATATCTATTTCAGAAGTAGAGCAAGCTAGTTTTAGTTTTAATTCTTCAGTACTGTACTGTGAGAGATCCATAATTACCCCTTTAAATTAATTGGGGGATTCTCCCCCTGTTTTATTAGCAGAAGTCAGAGCTAGATAGCCATTGACCACAACCATTACCACCCCAAGAATCGCGAAGCCATTCGTCTTCTTCGATATGTTTCTCACAGTAGTATTCTTTATCAATTACAGGTAGAGAGAAGTTGATATCGTTCGCATCTGCGATACGTTCTAGTTCGCGAATCTTCTGTGTGATTTCTTCGATACGTAGATCAATTTCTTTCTGTACTTCAGTTTTATTGCTCATTTCTTTTTTCCTTTTACTATTGTTATATCTTTAAATTTACTAAAATCTATGTCAAACATATTGGTTATTGGTTTGAAAGCATAGAGAATGATGTAATGGATAATAGTAGGCCATGCGATGAATGTCCATAATGTATTCTCCAAAAACTCCATCATTTTTACATCTCGATCATAAGATCGATAATCGTATATGAGTACCCACATACCACCGATAAATCCAGTGAACCATATTAGGGCAATATATAAAAATATTTCAAGATTACTCATCGTTTCTTCCGTTTGATATAAATCTTATTAGATTCACTGAGGAAGCAGAAGAATATGATTATCAAGGTGATTGGGAAGAATGCTGCCATGACACCATCAATGAGTAAATCGGCTACTGTCATTTCTTCACAACTCCAATAATCAATTGTAAAGAGTACAACCCAAACTACGACAACTGCTATGAGATAATAGATAACTTCTTGAGGCATATTTTAATTCCGTCCCAGATTAAGATTACATATACAACAGGCCAAAATACTGCAATAATAGCAGAGAGAACTACTCCTACTACTTCTAACCCGTCACCACCAAATGCATATGGAAGTGCATATATCACAAATACTACCAACATCACGATTGCATAAATTGCTAAAATTGTCATTTAGATTCTCCTTTGTGAGTGAAAATTATATCATTCACCCACTGGCTTGTCAAGCGGATTTAATCGAATTTCACACATTCGTATTGTTCGATTCATTCCACCTTCGCGATTGATAATATATGTCTCATTGTTATAAACACTGAAACCGTCAATAGAGTATGATTCACCAACACGAAAGTGTGATTTGGCAAACGGTGGTGTTAAAACTGTAAATGTTCTTCCAACATACTTTTTATTCAAACGAATACGATAATCTTCTTTCATTCTTTCGTACACACAATATTGATTTAGATCACTTTCGAAACTCATCGCATCCCCTTAAATCCAATTTTATTATGGATCACAGGAAAGAATGTATTACTATTCAAATCATGAATTTCACACGCAAAGAACTTTGGAGTTAATTCATTAATCGGTGTATTATAAAACATTGTTGTAATATCAACTGGAACAGACTCTGTTAGTACTGTAACGTCCACTCCCTCTTGTTGAAGCATATTAGCAATACGCATGGCAATTAAGGATTTTCCTGAATTAACCGGGCCTTCAATTGTTATTTTAATCATTTGAAATGTCCATGTGGGAGTACGTGATCAAGTGGTTTGCCTTTGATTACAATGCATAAATCATCACTGAAGTTTAAATCGTCAATGACAACTTCTTCATCTTCACTTGCTTCATCTTCGTTACCCAAACGAATTACAGATAGGCCGATTAGTTCCTTCTTCATTACTTCATGAAGATCTTCAATCTCCTTGCGAATAGTAATATAAGGGTGATACAGTTCGCGATAATACGATTGGTCTTCAGTACTGAATTCACTCAAAGGAATACGACAGTAGCTGTGTTCTGAGTTTGTATCAGGGCGATAGTAACAGTACATATTCAAATCAGTTTCAAAATATGCAACACCATACATTTTGTCAATCAAGAATGTATTATGTGTTAATTGTCGTTGGATAGCAACCTTGTGACGTATATTTCTGTGCTCGTTTGCAATTCTCGTCAACGCCTCAAATTTTTGTATTAGTTCATGTTTCATTGTAGCCAGTACTCCTTCTCATTAATTCGTACATCTAGAACATTTGGCCTTGCATAAAACAATGGCATCGAATGATATTCTATTTTTGTTATCTTGTAAGTATCTGTTCCATTGGTGACATGTTTACGCATATACTTCTCATTAATCTCTTCACACAATTCATAATGGAATTTTCTAAAACTCATGAAGTACTGGAATTCTTCAATCAACTGTTCACCAATCTGACCAAATTTATCAAGTGGTACACGACGAATAGTATCGTTAAACCCATACTCTGTTTTAACAAGAACACGAATAATTGCACTTGGGAGAATGGTTGGTTTAACAGCACCGGAATTTAGTGCGTCATATACATAATTGACTGTTTTAATTTCAATAACATCTTTATAGTGCACAGAATTAGATAAATCGAAATATGGAATAAGTGTGTTAATCCACCTTAGATATGGTTGACGTAGCTCATATTCAGCATTACCAAGAATGACGAACTTCTGATATAAAGGATCTTCAAATAATGTCATCGTGATAAACCCTTAAGTAACAATGGTCGCCCATCAACAACATCAAGGAAATAATTACCGTACTTTCCGTTAATATTATGTTCTAAGAATCTCCGAGTTCGATCCTGAAGATATGGAGCAACGCGAGCAACACTAATATAATAGCGATTGGACTCGTCAGAATAAAATACTTGAGTTTTATAACAACGCGAACCTTGACGAATACTTACTTCTCGTACATATTCGTACTTAGTTGTTCCATCTTCTGGATTATCACTTTTATTCACTTCAAATGATTCATCAGTAATCAGTACTGGAACCATGTATACCTGTATTGTTGTATCGAAGCGAATCATCTTGATTAGGTCAATAAGACCTTCTTCACCATCGGCTCCAATTAGAATAGAATAATCTGGTTCAGACATATGCCCTCCTTACTTAAAAAGGGTAGACGAATCTACCCTACGATCAAAAGTTACCCTCAGCCACCTGAAAAACCTGTAGGCCGATGAGATTACGCCACATGACGCACACTTGGTTGCGGTCGTCGTAAACTTTCTTGACGTTGAATTTACCATACACGTGCTTCATGTACAACTCATATTTCACGATATCATCACTACGGTTGTCATCAGCTTCACGCATGAAGATATGATCAAACGGTACGTTGTGCTTCTCCAACCAACGGATGGTATCAGGCATACAAGTTTCATGGCGACCACTCATGATGATTACCTTACGACCAAGATACTTCGCTTCTGCGATAACAGAAAGGATTACTTCTGGGTCAGGGCGGTCATCATACACTTTAGTTTCATCATATGGGCCACGGTTCCACATATGAGCCAAAGTACCGTCAACGTCAACGATGATATACTCATCTTCAGACTTAAGTACTTCAGGAGTGTTCATTACCTTATCAAAAGTGTAAAGGTACTTAGTTGCCATGTCATCGATCACTGATTCCGGTACTGCTTTCTCACGGTTGATGTTACGCTCTTTACAGAGTTTCACAAAACCTTTGATTGCAAAGAATTCGTGCTCGAAGTTTTTACCCTTCTTGAATTCAGTAAAGAAGTTCTGCTCTTTATAAGTATAACCATGTTCTTTAGCAAATTCTTTCCATTTCTTACGAACCTCTGGGTTGAGGTTCGTATCGGATACGATGATGTTCCACTTCTTCTGTACTGCAAACTCCGCTGCACTGCACTGTACCGATTGTACGTACTGTTCGTTATCTTTACGGAATTTATAGTTCTGATGTGTACCCGCCATCGTCTGACGCACGTCATCAAGGTTGACGTTTACCGTTTTTGACTTAGCAGTGCGAACTTGTTCATTAGCCCAAGTGCTTTTACCGCACCCCGGAAGTCCCACCGTTAGTGTTAGTACTGGCATCTTTGTTTACTCCAAATTTGTTTACAATAGTGTTCAAAACTGTTTCCCCGACGCGAATACTCGCTGTGTCGTTTGCTGAACTATACTTTAATGGAATCCATTCGAGTTTAGCTGATTGTAGGAACGATATACAACGACGATAATCACTTAGGCTTGAAAATTTAATCACGGTCATGTCTTGAACAATGCTGTGAGATACGTCTACTTTCATAATAAATCTCCTAATTTGTAATAAAGTCGTAGTTTGTGAACATCAAATCAATATTGAAAAACGCATCCTGATTGAAGTACAAGTGTCCATCAATACAATGAATTTTGTCACCAACACCTTTACAATGCTGGTAGATATCCATCATATCTTTGTTTGTACAACCAGAACCAGCTTCAATACAATACCATAACTCATCGTAGTGTGCAATGGTTTTAATACTGACTGTCCTGTTAGTCACGGTAATCAGTTCTCCCCATATTTTGAATAAATCTATTTTGGTCATAGATTCGTTCGGTTTTTGGCTTCTTGGGCTTGTTCGCTTTCTTATACATAGTGCTACTGATTCCAGTACTGGCAATCCGCTTCTTACTCTTCTTCACGCCCCGGTGAGAGCGATCATGTTGTAAGGTGTCAATTTCTTGAAGTATCTTTCTATGTTCCTCTGGAGAACGAACAGCCCCTTTAGCAAGTTTATATTTTGTGTTAGCCATAAACATTCCTTGTATTGGCTGTATTGTATTAGAAGTTAGCTAATACATCCTTCATGTACTTCAACATAGTTTCTTTGTAGTTAACAGGCTTGCCGTTATACAACGAGAAAGCTAAACCTTGATGGTTCAAATCCTTTGGCAATCCATCCTGTACTGCCAAAGCAAACTCTTTACGGTCCAAATGTTTATTCGCCTCAACGAAGTCCACAACTGTTTGTTTGAGTTTGTTATGTGTTGAAAATACTAGCTTCTCCATACGATCAATTTTATCTAAGCAGTACGGGTCATTACTGAACATTTGACGTAAATCATCTGAACCATCTTGAAGTACTACATCATATAAACGAGAGTCAATGTTAATGCTGTCCTTTGATAAGTGCAATGCACAATACCAATGGGTTTTAACTTTAGCCATTGTACCATCTTTCAACTGAAGGACAAAGCCCTCAATATCTTTCATTTCATATGCTGCATAAATTGAATCACGAAGAGTATGACACATTGGGAACGTGCTGTCAATATTTCCTGATTTTGCAAACACCGAACGGCGATACAAAATTGGGAAACGCTTTTTCAACTCATCACCGAGGATCATTTCACCTGTCTGACGATTACGCACGTTTAGCACTACCAACTCATCTTTCTGGTATGGTAACACAATGCGGTACTCCGGTGAAGTATATTCGAAGTTCACTGTACAGTACTGTAAATCAGCCTCAACAACCGCACCATATAATTCATCATCAGCGTGGAGCATTGCTGTGGTGTTATATGCATGGTCACTGTGCATAGACGTATGTGACTTCGTGCGAATAACATTATCGTTATCCATAAAGCTGCTAATGATAGAACCGTCGCGTTTATCCATTGCTAACACAATTTCAGTACTCAACATATCGTTAGGGAACATAACTAACGGGTTCTCATAAGCATTGAAAAACTTATTTTGTGGACGAGCCGCACAACGGATCATAGAACCGTCTTCGCGAATCTCAAATAAAACTCCACGACATTCTACTGCACCCGGCAATAAGAAATCAGAGTAAGAAGCAAGGCGGTAGGAAAAGGCACGATAAAGCCCACCAGCTACCGAACGAGCGTCTTTGTACTCAAATGCTTCGTTTGTTTCAACTAGCTTGAGTAGATCATGATAAAGTGTAATAACTGAATGGGTTTCCATGTTCTTCTGCCTCATAGTATAGCTCAAGTGCATTACCAAACAATTGTTCAATGGTTTGAAAAGCACTTTCTGCTGGAATAAAATCTTTAAAGTCCATATCCATGTGATTATAATCTATTGAGAAACCAATCTTGTGATTAGCTGCAATAGGCTTTAAGTACTGGTAGACTTCTATCGCTGGTTCAATTACATGATGATCAGGTAAGTCACGTAGCATCATAGTTTGGAAATGTTCTTCCTCACTCATAATTACTACTTCCATTTCTGGTGTGTTTGGATCGCGATCATCAAATACAAGTTTGTTAGCATTCATTGGAATATACATCCAATCAGGCCACATAACTGCTGTACCACCCCACTCTTGTAAACCAGCGAATAGTACTGGTTGATTTGTATGACGGTCTTCCATCATAAATCCAATACCCTGATTTTGTTTAGTGGTAGTAATGTACATTTCATACTTACTTAAAGGATGTGAAAATCCTCCTAGTACTTCATGAAACATATCTTTATAACGTACAGACGGTTTCATGTCGAATAAGTCAACATAAGTATGATAGTTCCACTGATTAATTGTTTCAAAGAAAAACAACACAGGTTGAATGTTCTTCATAGGAAGTCGTTCTCCGTTAATGGAATATTATGCCAATCGTAATCTAAATGCATCATGCAGGAAGTTTTAGCTGCACGATTTAGACGGCTTATATCATGATAATAATGTTTGATTTGTTCAAAGTACTTGTACTCTAATAGATTATACATGGTACTCTGCTGAAAGATAAACTCTTCTGAGATATCGTCAATGTGCCATCGTGGGCTTTCCAAATTCGTTCCCGGTGGTCTGTACATAGGTAGTTCAGTGATAAACTCAAAATAATCAGTTAGGCTGTTACCAATTTCAACCGAAGAACTAGGGTTGCCGTGTTGTTCACTGAACATAATCTTATTCTCTGTGTAAACACCATGATAACCAGAAACGTCCATCAGCATCATTATACACGTCCGGTCAGAAAGACTAAGTACAGATGCTTGCTTATGAGTTACGGATATCCATAGATCACCAACCTGTTTATTGAAGAATGGACTGTTGTCTAAAAGACTATTAGCATACAATGCTGATAGACTTAAATACACTTCATATAGATTCATCCGTATTTCGCCTCGTATAAAAATGCTTCACTTTCCATATCAACTATTTCTTGTGCAAACATCCCCTGAATTTTGATACGCTTACGCATCATCTCACCACGAAGTTGTTGTCCCATGACTGCCAACTCTTTAACTTCATCAAATTCAGGAAGGTCATAGAGAGTACTATACATGAAGAACTGTTCTTCTGTCAAGATATCTTTTAGAGGAATTCGTTCTGTAACTCCACCATCGAACCGAATCAAAACCTTAATATGATCCATTGTAGAAGGAACGAACTTGTATGCCAATTGTTTTTTCTCTGTGATAATGATAAAGGAATCTTCCTCACGAGCATCATCAACAGTTGTATCAATGTCCAAGTGCACAGTACGGGATTCATCAAGTCCATACGACATATAATTATAATCGTAGCAAATATCTTGACCACGATGGAAATAAGTTATGAGATGTTTATGGACAATCTCAGTATCAGGCACTTTATATTCACAACGAATTGTACCCTTCCTGTACTCACCAGCACTTAAAGCAGCAAGGATATTACGAATATGACGTTTTAATTCTAGTACTTTATTCATTTAGATACCTCCCCCAATAACCTTTTGTTTCTGGGTACTTCCATTCCATCTGGCGAGCAATATGACCCATGTCCAGTACTGGAATCTTATAAGAACCAAAGTAACGTAAATCATTTTCCACTAATTCGTGAGCCACTTTATATATTTCTAGTACTTCATCGTAATCTGGCAAATCAGTGAAGACCATATGTTGCTGATATGTACCTTCATCAACCATCATTTCATGTGTTGGAACAGTCATATCTGGACAAAGGAATGTTAAGAAATTCTTATGAGCGAATTTAATATTCAAACGTTTGGTGTTAATGCTAATATAGTTTGGGTTTTCAGAATTTACCAATCCAAGTTTTATTTTTACAGTACTTGTATTTGTTGTTATCTTTAATTCTGATCCGTCCCAAATGTACTGGTGATTCATTGCTACAAATTCAATGCGGCGATGTACTGTTTTGATGTGAACGTTAGAACGTTGTAAGTGCAAGATAAATTCAATCATCTGCCTAATAGCTGTACTATACATCTAAAAGCTCCCAATATCCTGATACGTAAATTGTTTGATCCCGCATCCAACGTAAGAATCCATCATAATCTATTTCCGGTAGTTCCATTGGTCCATTATAACCAATGTCTTCATTCAATAACATTTCAAAGATTTCTTGTGCTTCCTTCAGTACTTCAATACTAGGAATATCCTCAAGCATAGAGTGCTGGAAATGTGCTTCTTCATCAAATAAATCTTGTAATTCCAAGTTAAACTTAAAGAGTTCCGGGGAAGTTAGTTGTAAGAAATCATCACTGTACTGAATATTAAAGTACGGTACTGGTAGCCCGGTTTTAGATCCAACCCTCAATTTATTACTTGCAATTGATGTACGATTACGATCTGTGTGTAAAAAATTATTGAATTTATACTCAATTCCTTTTTCGTTCCTGATAGACAATTTCCCATTATCATATGTAATACTACCGAATAATTTAATATAAGCGAATGGTTTCAAACGTGCACCATACCCATTGCTCATACGATAATTCTCAAAACCTTCTAGTACTTGCATGAATTCAATTAACTTCTTGTAGTTCTCTAACATTTGTATTCTCCAGAAAGAAGTACACGCCGAAGCGTGTACATAATAAAACTACATCAATGAAACCATACCCATTAGAGTACTTTCATCTGGTCGTTGGTATTTTTGTTTTTCTATTTTGAAGTAGAATGAATCAGCATCTTGTAAGTCATAACGCTTCTTCAAACAACGGGTATAAGTTGAGTTGTTTGGGTGTACCCATTCGTACACTTGAACACCATCTTCATTGTAGCCGTCAATACTTCTCCTGTTCCCTTCGTGCTTATGGAAGTTCTTACTACGTTCAGTAAAAGTCTTCTCACTTACACTCTCAGGGAAATCGTATACGTAAGGTACTTCCGTTAGTCGGAAATAATAATACTGTTCATCTTCGGAATATCCAAGCAAGACAGTCTCTGTAGTGTGTACATTGTACTTTTCTTTACTTTTTTGTTCATTTTCCATGATATCCTGTAGTACTTCCTTAAGTACTAAATCAGGTTCAGCATTAGGATTCGAGACTCCAGACACACGTCTTTCAATAATGAAGTCCGTGAAACGTCTTTCCTCTTCTACTTCCCCTTTCATATACATCCCCACAAACTTATCTTTATATGATTTTACCGAGTACTGCATACCCTGTACTTCACTATAAACATCAGCCAATAGATTAGCTTGACCGCACTGTACCCCTGACGAAGCCGCCGCAGTTGCGTATTCTGCCATGATTGGATTTAGTGCTTGGAAACTAGCCATGTTTAGCTCGTTTGCGAGTTCTTGTGCAAATTTAATTCTATCTAACATAGTTCACGATCCTTGTGAATAAACTTGCCTTACTACTCCTTAAAAGTTCTGGAAGCCTTGTTGCTTCCTGTTAAATTCTTCTTCTAGATCCAAGTACTCCAAATCTACAACTACACTATCCATACGCATAGTAATTGCATCAACTTGTGGACTGATCTGAATTAGCTCCATCATCCGACGAGCAGCTTGAAATACAATATCAGGTACTGATGGATTTGTCAATGAGTACTGGAACATTTCAGCTTCATCATTGATATCCTGAATTTGATCAGTTGGTACATTACCGGGTTCAATCTTGTGGGTTACTGTGAAATGTTGGTTTGGTTGTTCAACCTTGATCGCCCATTCTTTATCTCGGTAATCGTATGAGATTAGGTTAGAACGTAGACCACGAATATCACCCACAAAACGGGTGGAACAGTACATAAGTGCTGGTCTACTACCACCAAAAAATGTTCGGATAGTTGGTTGAGCACAGTATAAATATTCAGTTTTAATTGATGGGCGTCCACTTTCATATGGATGTGATTCAGTTTCTAGTTTCTGATAGGAACTATCACCATAAACGCGAAACCCAAGAGCGTCCAAGAAGATACCTTTAGTACTCATCTTGATCATAAATTCAATAGAATTCAGAATACTAGGGACATTGATTTCTGATGCTTCAATGCTATTCATACAACCTCACTTTTCAGTTAAAAGAAAACCCACATTATAGTGGGTTTGTATCGTCTTGTCAATTACGATTTCGTATTTTTTTATTAGCTTCATCCAATAAATGCATGAACCAACACCCACCATACACTACAACCACACATGAAATCGCATACAATATGTACATGGAACTAATTGGAATAATAGATAGTCCACAAAAGTAGATTAACATAATAAACCAAATAATAACAATTAGTAATTTGTTAATCAAAATCCTAAATTTATTTTTGAACGTTCTCATAGGCTATTGTAGTTGCAGTCCAACTTCCGCTTTTCAGTTGGTTCCGGGTCAGGTTGTGGGTGTGCATTAGCTGGTGGTAGTGGTAGTAGAGCACTAATAGTATTAACTTGAGTAGTCAATACAAATTTCAAATTCTCATACACACTACGATTCTCATAACGCAATTTACATTCACGAATTAACCCGAAGTAATAGTTCTCGGTTTCGCGAATATACTCACGTAGTTTAGCTACACTGAATACACCCGGTGCAGTACTGAGATTGTGAACACGGTCAATTAGTTTCACAATACTACAAACTGGACAATTAGCAAGACTTGAAAAATATCCGTAGTAAGTATCTTCATCATGTGATGAATCTTTGAACTTAGATAGGCGAGTACTCAAGTCCACTACACTTGGGAATTCAGCTAACATAGAACCACGCTGTTCTGGATAGTCTTCAAGAACATCATGTACTAAAATAGCACAGTACACCGATAATGGGTCTGTTAATTGGGAGTGGAAAGTGATTGCATAAGCAATCATTTCTAGCTGGTGGCTGAACTCACGTGAGCCATCTTTGCGGGTATTTGTATGAATACCTTCACAGAAAGTAAGTAGGCGACGTAGTTCATTGTAGTCCGGGTCAGCTAAAGCCAACCCTTCAATGATGCCTAGTACTTTAGTGCGTAGTTTGGAATAGTCAGTTTTTGGCATTAGTCATCCTCATCATCGTCGTCATCATCACCATCCATATCGATTTCGATATAGTACCCATCGTCGTCATCCATGATTTCAACGATTACACCATCTACTTTCATGTCTTTGAAAACAACATCATACTTCGAATCAGTTGGGATTACAATGAATTCTTTTACATCTTCAATTGGTGGCATTTTATCAAGGTCTGCACCTAATGAACGAAGTTGTTCAATGATACGTTCTTTGTACTCTTCGAACTTCTCAACACTTGGGAAATCCATAATCATCTCAGCAATACTACCTTCCGAACTTCCGAAAGTGACTCCGAGTTGTGGGTCTAAAGCAATCTCAACCCATAGTGGTACTTTCATCTGAGACTGAATGTGCTCAAGTACCGATTTAACTTTGTCATGACGTTCACTGTTAATGATTTCTTGAAGATTTTGAACAGCTAGGTTCATGTCTTCAGCATTCGACTCTTCTTCGTATGTACCGTAATCATTGAATACATATTGTACATTATCGAAGTAATAAGCCACAGCTAGGTCTTGGTCTTTGGCTTTTCCACGAACCGGACGCGGGGAAAGTCCCATGCGATGATACCGTGCAAAAGTTTCAGAAGATAATAACATTGGTGCTCCTTAGTTTAACCAGCTAGATACGTAAAGCGTATTGTTGCCTAGGTATATAATCATTGCTTGAGGATATTCATAGAATTCATCTTCGTTAGTATAACTAACGTAAACTGTTTCATTCTGAACACTCTCTAAAAATTCTTTAGTACTGTTACGTAGCCCTTTAAAGTACACATGCAAAAAGGACAATCCCTCAAGTACAGTACAGTCATCTTGGATTTCAACTCCGTCAATTACTAGACTCATATATGCCCCAAGAATTCAAGGATATCGTCGTGGGTGATTTCTTCATCACGCTCTAGGAAATCCATTAGCTCACGCATAAAACCATTGAAAAGATATGCCAAATCTGACATTTCATCTTTCGTGTATGAATAGCCCATAGGGATTACTTTACACGTCCAGTAACCATCTGTCAAGTGCGAAGCAACAACAAATATCTTTCGACCTTCACTCATTACCCCAACGTGACGGTATCCAGTACTCTCATTTTCAGCCCATAGTACAGCAGGAGCTGGTGCTAAATCTAGATCCATATCATTTCCTCATATAAGTTTGAACACCACAGAACATCTCATACTTTAAGTACTCATCATCTCCCGGTAAACAAATCTTGAATGTTTGGAAATCATCATTCTGTACCGACTGACGCATCAACGTACTACTGTATATACATCCAGTTCTATCTTCACCAGCAAGAACGGTTTGTATTGATTTGAAATTATACAACGTTCCGTTATATCGGTCAAGTGTTTTTTGAAAATCTTCGGCTCTATCAGAACCACCGACAAATATAATTTCATCATATTCACCATCAAGTGAAGTCATGATTTCAAATAAATTTTTAACATCTACATCTTGTATAGTACTTTCCATATTAGGAAAGAACTTACTAATAAAGTACTGACGTAAATCTCTTGGTAAAGGATTTTTAGTACTATCCTGTGATGAACTTAAATATAAACGAACATCAGTATTAGTATCTCGTAATCCCAAGGCTTGTTCAAAAACTTTACCATGACCCAAATGGCATGGATTCATACGTCCGTATATAAAAACGCATTTAGACATTTTTCATTACTCTTCCAATACTGCGTAGGTAATTAAGTTTTTCTTCCGTTAAGTCATTATCAAATACGATGATAACACTTGGGAAGGGTGCTGGGTGTTGTTTCTTATTTGGGTCTGTATTATTTGGATCACCAAATTTAATACGACCTTTAATGAAACACATGCATGTGCAATCAGGTACAGCGTAATCTTGAAATGCTTTTGTATCAGTTCTGGATGGAACTAATATAAGTCCATTACTGTTTTCATTGTACCTGTGTGATGCAGATGCTTTTTGTAGCCAAGGTTTTAAATCGGAGTATGGGGGATTCATCCACCATGTTTCATTACTCCAATCTTGCATTAGCCCATCTTCAGCGGGTGTGTAGAATTTATGACACAACGCTGTTTCTATTTCGCAAGCAACATCTACTGTAAATCCCCATAACGCATTTAATGCGTTGAACAACTCAATAGGAGTGGTCCAGTGGTCGTTGCCTGAACTATAATGTATTGACATATCCTTGTCTGCCATATAGTTTCCTTTCATTTTAAACAGAAGTTTGCTACCTCATCGAAGTACTTACTATCCTGTTTATATTCATTATAAAATTTAAATTTACTCCCATACAACATGTATAGGTTAAAGATATCATCTTCTCCGAATCGATAATCCTTGAGTGGTTTATCAGTACCTAAGAATGATTGAATATCTTGTGTTACTTTATTGCCCTTATGGTAGTACTCAATTCCGGTGAGATCACCGTCAGCCGAAAATTGACGACACTCACCTTCCATTATTTTTCCATTCTGGTTCCAGACGGTTAGTATTTTTCCATTAGTATAACGCATTTCATTATATCCATTATACTCTACAGTAAAGATAACAGGTGTTTTTGTGGGACGGAATTTTATATTCCCTATGATTTCACCTTTACGGTACTCAATTATAGAATGCGTTGAGATCTCGTATTTGGAAATCATATAGCCAGTAAAGGACTCAGGTAGTGAATTGAATTCAGTACCATCTTTCTGTTTATATACCACTTTTAACATTGCTATTTCTCTTTGTTGATATACAAAGCAATGAATCATTACTTGCGTAATGATTTAGAACGAGTTGAAATTCACTTCGTTCATTCCATCTCATTCTTTTGAATTGTTTGTACTTTAGTTATTGACGAGGTTTGTTGATTCAATTTCATCCCCCCACTGGGTGGGGAAGATAAATGCTTTGACGCTGGTGGTGTCATCATTTCATGTCACGAATTTCATACAGAACGGAAGCGGGTTGCCCGGTTTCTTCCTATCGCGGTTCTATGCAACGGTCGTAGTCTTAGTACGCTTAATACAATAACAACATGAACTGTTACTGTACTTATCACTCAAATTCTGGACGCAACTAGGGCTAGCCCTAAAATAACGTCGCACAAAATAAGGTGATTCCCTTATACATTTGGTAGGTGCGAGTCCTATATGTCTATCGTGCCGTGTACACGCTGGGAGTATTAGTATTACGAATCCCAGTTTTATTTGCCGCATTGCCGTGGGTGGTATTAACTATGCCATCTCCTAACGGGTATCTTCTGCAAATCGTACTGAATGAACTACTCAACTGTCCTCTACATTTTCGAGTGAATCAGGTGCTTTTTAATCTCCAGAACTGGAGCCATTCAGAATTGAAAAAGGGTAGAGACTGCACGACTCTACCCCTATATTATATCACATTTTTATTAGTTTGTCCCAGAAACCTTACGCTTGATACGCTCATCAAGAAGACGGAAGGACTCAATTTCGTAATCCGACAAATATTGACGGATCGCTAGGAAAGATGGATGGTCCTCTCTCCAGAACTCCATACACATCAAGAATGTATCATAGCGAATATCCCAAGAATCACGACACTTATGCTCGTCCGGTTGGAATACACGCTTCATGGAAAGCATAGTATCAAGAGTTTGGTCCTCATACCACAAACCATCTTCTTCTATCTCATAACCACCGTAACGACAGTCGCTTTTTCCAAAATCTTGAGTACTGCGAATCATATCACTACACGTAGAGAAATGTTGTGCCAATCTAAACTGCACGTAAGGCTCTAGAGCCTCTTTGATATTCTTATAGTGCTCCCCATCAGGGACAAGCATATAATCCTCTCTAGCAGAGTTCTGTGCATCATACGCACTGGTTGCAGAGATGTTGAACTCAAAGAAACGCTGGTTAGGGACACCCCCATTGGCAGAAACTGAACCACCACGACCATAGCGACGTTCTTCACCATAGCGTAACGCACCCCATGCAGTATTCGAGATACTGATGCGATAGTCTTTTAGATTGAAAGCAATCCAATCCAAATCGTAAACCCCTTCGAGCATGTATTGCAACATAATCTCATCTGGTACATCAACCAAATGCATGTCTTGGGTTCTGGCCTTACTGCGGCAGTACTTATTCATTTGACGATGTAGTAATTCTCGGTAATCAGTACGCTCATGGTCATGACGACTGTTTACATACTGGTCCGAGCAATATCCCGGATCATCATCTTCTTCCATGCAAATATCATCACCAACACCACAATATGCATCAGAATCATAAATCAATTTTAACTTCATAAATCTATATCACTCCTACAGAATGTTATTGTACCATCTTTGTGGTCACTACTATAATATGCCCCCGCTTTTGGATCATCTCCATATTTCTCAAAGAACGCATGGAGTACTCGATGGTGTTTAACACAATCTTGTAATTCATTACTGCGTAACGAACTGCAAACATCATTCGGCATTGGGGGTAGGTTCATCTTATAAGGAAGACTATTAGTATGCTCTGCCAACTCTGCAAGTACTTCATAATTGGCTTTATATCCCTTGAACTGGTTACGATTGTTTTTGATATAGTACTCAGCATTGTTTGCACTACTGATATACTTACGATAACCATCACCATATAGAGTATAAGATTGTTGCCAGAATGGTTGGATTTTGTAATCATCTAGCATGTCATAAACAAGTTGACAGTACTCGTCAATTTCTAGATCAAAAATATAATCATTGAAGTTATCAACAATACTATAATCGGTAACACTACAAATATTACCATCTTCTTTCCAAATCCCCCAACGACCTTCAGGATGCACAAACGCCCATCCCTCAATGAATTTCACTAAGTGATCATTGATCATCTCGCGTAGATTCTTTTTGTACTCTACAATTAAAGGACGAATGGTTTTATTGTACTTATCTTCTATACCAATAGCATCAAAATTATCATCCATTAATTCATGGAAGGATAATCTGGATAGTAGTTTGTGGTGAATCTTCCTACTCAAATCTTTAATTTTAACGTATTCGCTTTCTTGATAGTCGCGAATCTCTTTAAGGCTTTTCATAGTATCCTCCGTTTTTTAATTAAAAAAATAGCAGGGAAATCCCTGCTATTTGTCTTAGTGATTTGTGCTGTAAGCAAATACAGGACGCATGTTCTCTAGTGGATTGACTTCAGGTTTAAGTACTGTAACTTTAACTTGATATTCTTCTCCAGTAGTTGGGTGCTTTAGCGTTTCGAAATGAACACTTTCAATAAAGGTTTCGTACTCTTCTTGAGAGCGAACAGTAACGGTACGTAATTTCTTAGAACTGTTACCTTCAGCTTTAGCAGTTACACTTACTAGCTCAACTTCTTCATTTTCGATTTCGTTGAAATCACGGTCAGCTAGGCTTGCGAACATATCAAATTTGTTTTCGTTTTCCATTTTTAAATTCCCTTTTAATAAATGTTATTAGATTTTATAGTGCTATAGTTGCATACCTGAAGATAACGGTCCCGTCACCTTCAATGAATACATCTTTTACAAATACAACTAGCGGTTTAAAACCGATGATGTACTCGATCCCTTCTTCGATTGAATCACCTTTAGCTGAATATACAGTAACTGGAGTTGTACCAGTCCCAACTTTCAATTCAAATATTGGTGCATCGATTTTTACTGCTGTAATACCAGCAGCGTTTATTGCATCGATAACTTGTTGTGTTTTAAATTCCATAATTTACCTATTAGATTAGAGTGCCGTGGCGTAGTTTTTCTAGATTCTCTAGAACAATCTTACGTTCAACAATCTCTGGAACTTCTTCGTTCAATTGTGCACAAACTTCTACCATGAAGTCGTAGTCAGATTCGCAGTTCTCAAGTACTGCTTTTAGTGTTTCCCAATCAGCAGAAACTTCGCCAGTTTTGCGATTGCGATAGGAGGGCCATAGGTCACCGTATTCATGTACTTCTTTGTTGTTTAGTACTCGGATAGCATTGAATAATTGACCGATAGTAAAATATTTGGTGTGCTGCATATCTTCAAGACAACATAGTTTTTCACTACCTTCATGGTTAATTAGAACTACACCACCAACTGCCTTTAGATTTTGAGAATGAGTTGCGTTCATAATTTCGACTCCTTTCGTTTTTTTATGATGCGTTATTATATCACATTATTGGTCATCTGTCCCAAGTTTTCCTTCAATATGTTTCCACCATTCATTGAAGTCATCCAAGAGCATCGCGAACATTTTTTCATCAGCTTCATCGAAGTCAATAATATGCTCGCAGTACAGATAGGTTAAGTACGGTACATCGACTGTACTTTTGTTAAAGCGAGAAGTAATTACCAACGTATCCAATGCAGCCTTTTCGCTTGGTGCATCCAATAAGTATAGTACTTTACCGTCCGGGTGAACTACTTCTTTCGCATTTTTTGGTTTAATCCTGTGTCCCAAATTTGGGAACTTAGGGCCGTCTTTGAACTTGATGTTCATCACTTTCAATTACCTCAATCCGTTTCAATACATGACTAATTAGTGTAGTATTGAGTCCATCTTCCTTTACTTTTGTGTACGTATTTTGGATGTGTTTCTTCAATAGAGTACGTACATTCTCTAAAGCCTCAAAATTCTTTTGATCAGTCGTGAGTTCAAATTCAAACATAATATACTTGTTAAAGATGTTATCAATACTACAATCTTTAAACTTCATGGGGAATAACTTTTCACGCTGGAAGTTCTTATACAATTGCATGTTAACTACATTACGATTGCGATCCCACTCTAGATTACAGCTATAAGTATCCTTGGATTCCTTATCTGACACCCTGATAACAGTCTTGAGTACTTCATTTTTGTTATTAATTTTCTCAAAGTAAGATAGACCGCAATTCGTATTGAACTGAATCTCTTTATACTTCTTGAATTGTTGAGTGTTGAAGTGGTAATGATTACGGCAGTTCACACGTACTATAGTGTGGTCATTGCGTGTAATATTAACACCTTTAAGTACTATATTCTTGTAAGTAATACCCTTTGCTGGACGTGAAGTGAACGCAATATTACCCAACCCCAAAGATTCAGAAGTGCGATTCTTCGTGTAGAAATGGCGATTACTAATAACATCACGAGTATCGTCCGAATATGCTTCAGCCCACCAACCTTCACTATCGACTTTGAGCCAGTGATTATTGTCGAACATTATCAGCATGTTATCTACATTTCGTTTGACGTGATTGATTGAGTACTTAAAGATGTTAGTATCTTCCGGTGGTTTACCATAGTACCAATCACGAAGTATTGTATTGTACTCATGTACTGAGTATTTTTTGTAGTCCATCATTTCTATCATGCGTACCCCACAAATGTTAAAAGGACGTGTCCCAGCCACGTCCTTTATGTTTAATCTTGCCATTCTTGGCTGCTTGTTTACGATCTTCAAACGTCTTAGGTTTGTTGAAAGTTTCCATGTACTTCGCAACCGGGTTGTTCTGCACAGGTTTCTTTTTCTTATTTGCCATTGTTTACTCCAATGTTGGGTTTTTAACGGTTAGGCTCTCAATATCAGCAGCATGTATCATTACATGTGGTTTGTCTTCTGCGATCTTGAAATCGTGATAACTATCTTTTACTGTGAAGTTATCGAGAATGTATCCTTTAGTAAGGAATAGCATATACTTATTTTCATCTTTAATCAAGTACGTATTACGACGATTTTGGACATTGCTTTGTGCAGTGTCACCTTCAGTATTGCGACAAACCCTTTCGTTATAATCCTGATTGGTATACATTGGCATACCCATGACCCACGCATTTTCAGTACTGATAGTAACAATAAAAATATTACACTTGTCTGAATGAAATAAGTCATGCATTGACTTACTGCATAAAAATAAACATTGTATCACATCTTTGACACTAAACATTGTGTCATGAATCTCAAAGGCATCTTGAGTGATGATATCTTGTACGGGACCACTCTCATTTAATCCGATCATAGTTCACTCCTTGAACCTAATGAGCACATATCCTTGTGCTCTCTACCATATTATGCTTCTTTGTTATAAAGCTCCACGGTATCGGATAGATTTTGAATAGCCTCATCGATGAGTAGCTTTTCACCTTTTACCACTGGAGATTCTTTCATTTCTTTTAGAAGCTCTAGGTATTTAGTGTAAAGATCAGGGAGGATTGCGAAGTCGAAATCATGTACTGTACTGTACTGAAATAGCTCTCCGCCATCGACGTGCAAGCGACTATACGGCTCGTTTAACCCTGATTCGAAGCAAGATAGGGTCAAGTTCAAAGGCTGCTCAAACGAGCCTACAGTCGCTTTTACAGGGGTAAATGAAATCATAGCATTCTTTTCATTATCACTGTAGGTAAAACGTAGTGTATCACGACCAATGATCATTGTTTCAGTACCAGTTGTAATCTGGTAGATAGATCCGCTTAGATGCACTCCACTTGTACGAGAACCACCTAGATACGAAGAGAATGCGGAAAATAGATTATTTAGACTGCTCATTTATGAACTCCGAAATAAATTTGATTAGTTTGATTAGAGATGCATCACTGCATTCGTATTTTAGATTCAGTAGTGTGTACTGGAAGAAATCAACATCACTTTCGAATGCAGAGATTGGTACGTCTGCACCACTGCCATTCTTACAGGTAAAGTACACGTCTTCTTCCCGAATTAAACATTCGAGTAGATCGTTCTTGTTATCAATAGTACTAATACCAACTACAGCACGTCCGTGAGCCGACCGTCCACTCAATTTAGCAACAGTTAGTGATACTGAACCATAGGAGAACTCAGCCGCATCACTATCATTCTTGAAATGATAAAGGTTGATACCACCAATGTTAGTAATACCTTCTTTATATAGAAGGTCTTTGTTTTGTACCAGTACATCAACTAGTTCATCACAGGTCGTTGTCCGGGTTTTATTTTTTGATAGAAACCAAGAAATCATTATAGAGACTCCAGCATTGTGTTAATGTTTCAGACATTATAGCAAAGTCGAATTGTACTTGTAAACCCCAATCGACAACTAAATTCTGTGTAAAGAATGCACCCTCCATCTCTTCTAATGTAAATGCATCATCGAATAAATTGGTGGTGAAAAGGTTTGTCTTCTTGTTGTATAGGAACATAAACTTCGGACCATAACGAACAAGCATTTGTGTAGGTGTGAATGTAATACGGCATAACGTCTGTAAAGTACTGGTACGCACCGTTAACTGAATGGTATTACCCTTTGAAGTAATCACATCCATTGCATAACCATCACCCACCACGAACGCATTCATACCACGGAGAGGCTTTGAACGCCCCTCGGATACGCAGTTCTGGATAATATAATTCACTGTGTCTATGTTGTCAAGTACTGAAATCATAAAAATTTAATCCCTAAACGAAACATTAGCTGACGGCGAATCATACGCATCAACTTCATTGTGACTTGCTCACTGTTATAGATAACAAATGAACACTCTTCTAACTTGTACTTCTCCCTGCACTCTTTTAGAGTTTTCAAAATGAGTACTGTATCTTCGTAAGTATCTGGCATTTCAGGATGCACTAGAACAGCTTGAAAGTACTCATCCTCTGTCATGATACGACCATTTTCACAGTGTTTATCAATGAACTCTTCTTCTATTTTTAGTTCATCCTTAACGGAATTAACTACACTGTAATAATTGGCAAAATCGCCATCTTTGTAGAAGTTAACTGTCCAGCAATCATTACCACGAACGTTCGTATAATCACTCGCATCAAATGCGAATACTGTATGGCGATCTGCACTGTGATCTGGTTTCCACTTCACATACATATTACCTTCATCATTGATGATAGAAAGTGAAGCACCATTTTTGAGATCAATAAACGTATCATGTACATCGTGGATATTCTTCTGAAGTACTTCAGCCATCTTGAGAGTGAAGTGTATTAATTCCACTTCTTCATTTAGTGTCATGTTTCATCCCCAAAACAATATGATATAGTTTTTCATAATCATCTACTGTGAACCCCGGAACTTTAGCATGGAAGAAAGAACCACTAATAGTACTAGGTGTTTTCAACGCATCAAGAAGACGATCAATATCCTCATACTTATACATATGATGTGGTCGTACTAGCATCTCTTGAAAGTATACATCCTCTGGCATATTATTGATACCTTCAACAAGATATGAATCAAGTAGCTCATCACTTGGCATGAACTCTTCTTCACCTTGAGCATCAGTTACACTGAACTTACCAAAGTATCTTGATGCTGGATCACGAACTATCATAGCACGTTCAGGTAGCCAGCAATTCATGATATCCAAATAATTTTCACCAGCCATTTCACAAATATCATAGCGTTCATCTGGTGTTCTCACTCGTACTAGAAAATATTCATCGCGTTCCCCACTACCAGTGTTAGTTTGAATTTCTACATCGAAACCTTTGAACTTGAATTCTGCATCATTACATCTACCCCACACTTGTTCTGCTAAATTAAGCATTAGTCTGAATACGTAAATCTCTGCATCTAGCTTATCAGTAAAGGTTGTTTTCTTCGTAAAACTCATTAAGTTTGTCCTCTGCTTCATCGTGGCTCAAAATATCCACGTCCAAAATTTTAACACGTTTTGCATCCCATAGTACAAAAGAATTCACCACATCAGGCTCAAACTTATTATTGTACTCAATACTATCGTAATCTTTACCATAGCAGACAATTGCACAACGCCAGCCGTGGTCATCACCCATATCATCATATGCCATCACACGGCCTGTATCGACCTCTACGCGGTGCACATAGACATGCTGTTCAAACGGACCATCATAGCTCCTGATCTTGCGTAAAGCCGCCTCAAGAGCACTATGAAGACCTCCCACATGCAAGCCACCATATGGGATGTAGAATTCCTCAATTTTTACAGTACTAGCATGGTAGAGAATCATTTAGTAACCTTTTAGTAGTTCGTCTAGGTATTTGTTTATATTAGGATACATTAACATCGAATCGATTGTCAACGATTTCTTTTCACGAATGGGTAAGTTTTGAATCCTGTTCATGATTTCTTGCATCTCGTACAATGAATATACATCAGATACAGTACTCTCTTGGAATAGTTCACCTTCCATTTCATCAGTAATGACATTGTTCGTTACGAACCAACCAATTTGGTCATACATCTTATCATGCACTACTTTCTTGAAAGGTGAAAAGTCCGTATGTTTAGCACCATGACTGACAATAATATGTTTAGAAGTTACTGAGTTCTGATGACTGTACTGATCGTCGTACAAATACGATAATGCAACATTATCATTCCGGTACTGACCAAAATACATATTCTCGTGTGTAATATCAATAGTACAACCACGTTCATTTGCATCTGGTTTACCAAAATAATGATGACTCATACTTTGATTATGACCAAAGAAATTGTTACAACGCTCAAGTAAATGATGTATTTTTAAGTACATCTCATCATCCAATATCATGTCCATAACGCTGTAGTATAGCTTGCCGCCAGTCATTGTCCACCTTCTTATCCAATAAATCAATAAATGCTTTCCGTGCAGGAATGAAAGCCCGAATGTCAGTATCACCTAAACATAACATAACATCTTTGTGTTCAAACTGAACTTTCTTTAAGTCCTCATATAATAATAAGAACAAATAGAACCCATTAATTATGTAATCTTTATGCACCAACGTTTGTTGAAATTCTGTTTCCCGAACAGTATCAGTACTGATACCAGTACGTAACGCTTGAAATAAATCTCGTAATTCACCACTAAGAACTTGCTCTAAATCATTAGGGTGATTATGGACGTATTGTACGTAATGATACTTAGCAACTTTACCCTTAGTATTGTTATTAATGTGAGTATAAGAGCTAGTAAGTGTCATTACATAATCAGTACTGTAATCACTTTTACGTTGAAGACTTTGGAAGATTTTACCATCTTCTAATTCAGGGTTGGTAGTATCAAATGCATAACCCCGAACTGTTTCATAGCAAGACTGTGGTGTAATAGTCATACGTGCAGTACGTATCTTTGCAACATCTGAATAACTATCCATCCAGTACTTCTGCATGTACATAATGTCTCGTATGTAATTCGCTAGATTGCTTGTTTTTTCATATAATGTTTTCATGCTAACGCAATTAACCCCCATACTTTCTTCGCCACAAAGTCACGGAACTCATCAGTACAGTACAAATTGTCAGTATTATAACGAACCATTACACCTTTACCCTGTGGTACAAATTCATGATAATGATCGTACATACCAGACATATAATGATAGTCTTCAATTGGTCCAATATCTTTTACAGTACTGAACTGAAAGTGTTGTTCATCAATACAATCCCGGTCAATCATCTCCTTATCCACTACACGCCTATATAACTGAATAACTTCAGGATTAAGTTCGATGTAGTTAATAACATCAAACTCACCACGAGGTGTAATATTCACGTAACTGTTGTGTTTAGTGACAGATTCTTCCCAAGTGATATTGTTCAGTACATGAAAGTTCACTATGCGTAATTTGATGAGGTTCATCTTTTTAGTACCCTCACCAGTGAATATGTCTAAATGTGTTTCATAACGATCTACAAACAACTGAATTTGAATTAATTCCATCGTTCTTTCATATATCACTGATATATCAGAATAAAATGAATGCACCGTCATATGACAGTGCAAGATGGCTTTTACAAGATTACTGTACTTGATGTGTTCCATTTAAACTTTCCCCAATAGTTCAATGATTTCATCTAAATCAGAATCGGATAGACGAAAAGTATACATGGATGCAAGCTCAGTGTCAAGTGTCATTAGAATCGCAGCGAGAACAATTGGCATGGAGCAATCAGTAACAGTATCTAACGTGAACAATAACTCTTCTTCGTTGTCATTGTAACGAGGTAATGCTAATTCCTGATGAGTTCCATTGATATCTAGAACTTTAAAAACTTCTTCAGACGATGCCCGGAAGAAGGAACTTATACCATATGTGAAAGCACGTGCGTTGTTTGGATGTGAAATTTTCGCAGAATTTGTATTCATAGTAAAGACACTATGTGCATTACTGCGACCATACTCTGGTTCATCACGTTCTTTACGAATAACATCAATCCCACCAAGACCAATCTCTAGCATGAAATTATCACTGTGTAAAGTTTGAGTATCTTCAAACGTCTTATAGCACTTCTTATGAGCACGAACAACTGATTCCATAAAGTTTAGTAGTTTCATTCTATTTCCTTCAAAATAACTTGTAGTTTAAGAATCAACATACCAAGTACAGCTTCTGGTAGATGACCACTCCAGCCTAAATGATATAAATCACTTAAACCATGCATTTTGTAATGAGACAATAACGCCCAACAATCAGTAACAACGTCAGGGTGCAAAGTACTCATCTGGAATATCTCATCCGACCCTTCACCAGTACCGAGATTTATACCAGTACTCAATTGTAGTGTTTGGATATCTTCTTTGTATGCATATACATCCATAACACAACATGTCTGAATATTACTACTACCGCCATTTTTAGTACGAACATTCACGGAAGATGCTTTATAATCTTTATCACTAAAGACATTCTGAGTCTGTAATGAGAAGACATTCATTGAATGACGTTCACTATAAACGCCAATCAAGTACCCTTCCTTACGACGCATACCTACTAGTTTATGATCCGAAATCATAGGGTAAGTAAACGCAACATCATTGAATTGAGATATCTTCAATATCTTCTGAAGTAGTTCGTAGATTTGATAATACTTATTAAGCATTTTCTAAATCCTGTAGTACTTTCACTTTAAGTTCACTAATAGACTGTACTAGAGAATCAAGTACACCATCACCCACTACATCCAAAAAGGATAGACGGTTGTGATAACCACTTTTCACTTCATTACCAATATCATCTACGTTGTGTAATAGACTGAATAAGCAATACATCTCAAATGAATCACCAACAAAGTTATGTAGTGTACCGTACTGGAATTCCAACTCTTCTAAACTATCATCAAGTAGTAGGTTGCGAACCGTATAGAGTGGAAGACATTCTAGTACTTCAGGTTCTTTCTTTCCCGGTTCGACAAAACGTAGAGTAGTTTCATCACCTGCATACAAGAAGCCAGTGCCATCTTTGTAAATTTTGTTAGGTTGCCGTTGGTAGTTCTTTGTCTCAACAGAAAAGCGAGCAATAGTATACCCAGCTTGCTTTGTTTTGTTCACACGTACCAGTTGTAGTGCAGCCGACTTTTTAGTACTGAATAATACATAAGTATCTGTTTCAGTTTCCATTAGATCCCATTTCATGCGGAATGGAAGTTCATTACTCTCAGATAGGAAGAGTGCATGGCTGATTTCCTTAAGAGACTTAAGGATTTCGTAGTGCTGTACTAGTGAATGCTGGTTCATTTTGGTGCTCCTATTTTAAAGAAAGGACGGCTGATGAGATCATTATACACGTATCCATCAGTGAGGACAACAAATAAATCGAATGCATATGAAAATAAATCGATGTGTTTCAAATCCATATTCTGGAAGTCAATCATGCGATTCAACAGTTCGCGTTCACCGGGACTCTCAAATGCCAAATCTACACTGAATTTACGTTCCTCAGCCGAAGCAGAACGGTCATAGGGGATAGTACAAGTGTACTCTTCGTCTTTACCCCAACGATCTTCTTTATAAAACATAACACTGTCTGTGTACTTTGACACAACTAAAGCGTCAAATTTACTGACATTGTACGGGATACCACCAATAGCACTACGTTGACCACGTTCATAAAAACATACGATGTTAGTGTACTTGTTCGAGTATATATTAGGTTTGTCGATAGAAACCCTCCAGTACTCGTGATGGTCATCCCACTTAGCTTTCTCTTTGCTAATTACATAGGAACCAACCTCAATTACATCTTCTTTGCGAGCAAGAATTTCATCCCATTTTGAATCAATGAGAATCATCAACTTGAAGATTTCATTATATAACTTAACCATCTTGGACATAATAACCCCCATATAAGAAAGGGACAGTATACATCAGTACACCGTCCCTGTCAAGTTTATTCTTTGTTAAATCGAGTGTTCATCTCGAATATGTTTTGTGCAATTAATTCAAACGGTAAATCAACCCATGAATCACTGATTGTGTACTGTTTGTACCGGAAATGCCTAGTTGGATACCATGTGGTCAATTCCTGAGTACAGAAAGGTTCTAGCATCAATGATGAAGCAATTTTGTTATCATACATCGTTTCTAACTGGAAAGCAACTGCATCCCACTCTTCTTCTGAAGTTTGCGGTAATAAATCAATCACTTCGGAAGTATCAGTCTGTAAGTTTGCGGGACGCTTATTAACTTCACCAATCCCATTCTCTGGTGTCTGTGTGTAGAATGTAGCAAATGATAAGTGCTTAGGTATGGATAAACGTAACCTCAAGTTAATCAATGTTTCAATATGACCAATCTGCAAACCTTCATGAAAAATTATAATCTGAGAAGAAGTATAGTCAATCTCTGTATCGCCCATCTTAGCCGTATTTGCTCTGTACTTATCACCGTTGAGTGTCATAAATGACATTGCTTCCTTAACCATAATAGCATGGTCGATGCACTGCATATAACTAATCATTGCATTTCCTCATGTGCGTCAATATACTCTTCCCAGAATTGAGTAACAGCTTCAATGTGATATACTTCCATCTTCATTAACTTATCAATGTTCAAAGGTATATAAAACTCTTCTTCAATCTTATTACGTAAATACGCCTCAATTACTAGACACAGTACATAACAATCTTCATACAACGTTTGTAGACTGAAGATATCACCTTCATCAACAACTGTACTAGGAAGTGTTTGAATTACTACATCTTTCTCTCCATGATTCAAAGCACTAGGAGCATTTGTACAGAAGGTACATGACATTTGGTTAGTCTGTGTTTTATTAGTATACGCATTCCACCTACGCCTACAACCCGGTTCCGAATCTGGATGAATAGATGCAATGAACCAATCATCTTCACTATCCCGTAGAATAACACTCCACGCAAGTTTGGTGTCTGACTCTATAATGTAAGTATTATTCATTGCAGACATGTTAGTACTGAAAGCACTTGTCCTTACTGCACCAACCTTCTCTTTGTACATATACAATAGAACATCCAATAGACGATATATTGCAGTAACTTTTTCCATTGTTAGCATAATTTACGTAACTCCGCAATATGTGGAACAACCTTAGACAACAATTCTAACTCAGTTAAATAGCCATGTAAAGTGATTTCAGGTTCTGCTTGATGATATGGAAGATCCCTTCGGAATAGATAATTCAACATAATGACATTCATCTGCATTGGGGATTCAATAAGTGCACGTTGAAATATCTCAGGTTCCATATCACTATAGTGAATATGTTCTTCAATAACATCAATGTACTCTTCGTTTCCTTGTACAGAACTGAAGAAAACGTTACGGTCATTTACTTTAATGATACTATTAGCCCAAGTATAACGAATAACATATCGGTCACGGTCTACATTATAGCGAGTACTCCAAGGTCTTTCATCTATCATATCATCATAGTTAGCAGCGAAACAGAATCGCGTCTTCCATTTATTATGACTTCCATCTTGAATGTGTTTCTTTAGTACTACACTATTACTAATTAACAGTACTTCGAAATCTTCTGTACTATAAATGACTTGATCACTGGCTGACAACATACGATCAGGAATGCGAGACAATGCTATATCACGAATAACTAAACCTACTTCTTTAATATCAAATAATTCTTTTTCGGGCAAATCAAATAAATTCATTCTGGACTCCAAAATCAAATACAACTTAAATGCAATCTAATTGCAGCGTTGGTGCGTGGGGGCCGATTTCATTGTTGTTAAACCTTATTTTTCACTTTGTGAAGCGAAATTTTTTTTGGCCCCGGTGCACCTATCCCCCGATAAAGGGTAACATTTATTTATGCTTCGTATTTTTCACGTAATTTCTTGACAACGGTTTCTACAGCATCATTAAGGCGATAAATCTTCAACAAACTATCTCCGTAATAAATTATCTCACCAAACTTGTATCCAAAATCACGCAAACCCATCCACACCGCAGCACCATTAACTAATTTCGAATCAATACACATTTCGGTCTGAAACATTGACTCTTCCGGTAATTCCATAATGTCTAAACCTTCCGGTAACTGTACTGGAAAATTATCATACTTCACTACGCCAAATACTGGTGTATTACGATTAACGTACTGGACGTAATTCTTATCACCATGAAACTCTTTAACAATACTATGAACGCACAATGGTTTGGTTGGAATAATTGGCATACCACGATTTAGACTAAGGTACATACTATTACCTTTACCTAATGAAATATTCTCACACTCAGGAAGCTCATCCCTATATGAAATGAAATAATTCAATTCGTCAAACATATGGAATACTTCACTCGCTTCAATACTATCATTCCTACAACGCATATCACGAATCATATACAAACCATTCACTATCCTCGGTAACCATACCTTACCAATCTCATATGCTTCACTAAACTTCTTGGCTTCTTTACTTACTTTTGTGGACTTGGACATAATTTTCAATCTCCGTTGCAATACTATCATAAGGAATTGCGAAATTAACATCAGCACCAATAATGTGTGTCGGCATAATGTCAATACATGTGATTTCAGCTTTACCTTCGTACATTAATTGGAACTCACTAAGCACCAATTCCATGCACTGTGCATTGTACTCTTCATCCATTAATTCATCATCATCACATACTAAATTGTGCTGAAACTGCTGACTCTCAAAATCATCAGCAATCTCGTGTATCTCTTCCCCGGAAACATGAAAGAGCCGCTTCGTAACAACACTCTTAATTGGGGTAACTGTCACTTCAGCACTGCATTGATCTTGCTCTGGAGCCGCTTTGTAGGTAATCCAATTCCGATCAATACGAATCTTTGGGGTATATGATGTAAATGAATCTGGATGTACTGCACTGAATTCACCTAAGCTCACCCACACTAATCCACTTGTACTTGGGTACTGAATCTCTACTAAAATCGTATAACGCTCATCGCCGTAATTGGTATCGTAATAATTCTTACGCAACCGAATTCCATATGATTTACCATCTACAATGAAATAACCAACTTCAATCCTAGCATTGTTCGCTGAATTATATTGTTCTAAAGCTCGTATCGTTCTCTGGATTCCTGCTATATTCAATGTACTTTTCATATGCATCCTTAACTGTTTGTAATATTAATGAACATGTCTGTACTGGGTCACGTCCAATTCGCAATACTATATTACGACCATAACGCCTACGCCATTCGTACATAAACAATAAAACATTCATTTCGAAATCTTCTTCTTCTAATGAACGTAAAAACAAATACTCATCACATTCAGGTGTGCCAATTTTATGCATTTCGTATTTTACATTCATACTAGCTCGGACTAATTTTACTATATCATTACTACCAGCATTTGTACTCAAAATTATACTGTACTTATTTGATTCTGAACGTAGCATCGTATTAGCGGTCTTCTCTGCTTTGCCATCTATTTTATACTTCAACCATGTGAACATTCCTAAATTCACACTGCACTCACAATTATCAAATACCTCATACATGTTATTGCTGTAATTGATTAATACATGTGCTTGATTAACTGGTTCTTCATTGTGTAATATTAATCCGTCTGCTGGAACATATATCTTCATCTTCTGTCCCATCATTTCTTCCATCTCTACTAAAAGGAATACCGCTTCCTCTACATAATCAGCAGCTTGAATTACTTCACGGTCGGTCATCATCGAACACCACCTTATGTACTCGGTTCATTTCATCTACATCTAATTCACAAATGATATATGTGAACTGCATCTTCATATGATATAACCACGAAGCACAGCATATACCAAATAAGGCTTCTTCTTCCATTACCAATGATTGCTGGAATAAAAAACCTTCATCTTCTAATTGTTCTTTCGAATAATATTTGTGGTAATCTAATCCCCAATGCTGTTCTTCTTTACCCTTGATTGTAGATACTTCTATACACAGGTCTGTACCATTCTCAAAATACTCTAATTTGAAAGGAAATGGTTTGTGGGCTACCTTACTATGTTTACCATTCCATACTCCTTGTGATACTCTTTGTACTGAAAAAATTTGATTCTCTCGTTCTGGGTCGTTGTTCTTGAACTGCACCGAACCCATCTTTTTATTAAAATGGAAGGAACCGAAATTCCTACACGAATAGATGTTGGCAAACATATAATCTACCAACTCCTTCATCTTTATCGCATATGCATGAACTTCTTGGATGTTAAAATTCTTTGTTGTAACGGTGGTTTTCAAGGTATGTCTCCACGTCATCTATAATCTTATCTAAGACGTTTAATGAATGTACGTGCACATACGCTCGGTTATCGTAACCAAGCATATGCAATGCGTGTAATATACTATATAACTCGTAGCGTTCACCTAACATTATTTCCATCTGGAATAGATGTTCTTCAGCGTCAAGAAACTCCATACTGTACGGTACTGAACCATCCGACTGTATATCATCCCTATTAGCATAAAACATATTCGTACTCGTGTCAACAATTATCGCATCTTTGTAATCCATACTCCCACGAGCTATGGGCTTATTCGTCACGAAATTGTAATTGAACGCATCCTCACCCCATGCGATCTTATGATCTAATACAGGATAATCGTTATAATACAACACGTCCATCTTATCGTTGAACTCATGCATTGTAATATAAGGAAGGATTTGTATGGTGCGTTGTGTTGGTGTCATCGTGTGCATACATTCGTCCATCAATTTACTAATCTTGATGAACTTCCTTGCGTACTCATATGCTTCACTCATGTTCTGTACCTCCCAAACCTTTCGTATGAATCTTGCATCATTATATCATAATCAATGTTGAACACCTTAAGTACTTTAATGTCCATAGGGGTTGTCAATAAGAATGAACCCTCTAAACCATCTTGGTGCAAATACATTAACATATCAAAAGCATCTAAAGCACATTGATGATTTAAGGTACTGTGTTGGAAATAAATCTCTTCGTAATTACTAAAGGCTTCTTCCATTGTGTACAACGTACCACATATGTTGATTTCTTTTGAACTATCTCTGTACTTAACTACTGAACCGTCATTATGTTCTTTATAATCACTTGTACCACTAATCATATCGTAATTACTTACAAAGAATTTAAAGGTACTTTCCCAATCATTAATACAGAATACTTCATAATTGTCAATACTGATCTGTACATTATTATTAGACCACATTCCTGTTTTGTGAACTAAATGTGCTATTGCATTGGTTTCTTTAATTAGCTGAATTGTCTTTTTTAATTCTTCACTGTACTCAACTATTTCTGGTCGGATAGGTAACATAGTGCTTCCTCTACTCGTTCTTTAATCATCTTCAATCCATCAAGAGAATATCCCCTACGCTTGAACATTAATGTTTGCTTGAACTTCTTATTCTTCAGGAACGTAATGAAATCTAAATCTAATGCTGATTCGTTATCAAGTACTAAAGATTGCTGAAACACATTCTCTTCACTGTAATCAAAGTTGTCAATAACTGTTTTACCTAAGCGTAAATGTGGACCCGTATTATATACAAGATGAATATTCACATTAGACCTACGATGATCTTCACTTCTGATAAAACTATAGTTGTTCAATGAAGCAAATTTTATATTACTCTGGACTGCATCTGAAGTACCACTTCCTGTACTAATATACTGTATATTGTACTCATAAAACATGATACTTGGAGTCTTACCTTGTAGTAGTCCATCTTTGAAACCTTGCTCCAGTACTGGAATCTTGGAACAGACAAATAATAATATATCGTGTGCTTCTTGGAACTCTTCAGTTAAAATCATTTAAAACCCCTTAGCCAGCATGACGGTACGTTCGAATATATAATCTTTTAGGTCTTCAAGTAAAACATTAAAATCCCTTGAAGGATATTCATAAATCACAAACTGCCTGTACTTACGATTAGGATCACTTTGTGCTAACTTAGCCATACACATTGCACCATTAACTTGTGCTTTAGAATAGACAAACTCTAACTGAGTATACATGGTTTCATTGTAATCTGCAATATTATATTCCACATCTGCTTCTAATGAATCACATGCATCGTAATAAGAATATGTACTCTGATTCTCTTGTGGAAAACCATAGATATGAGTAGTACCAGATAAGTCAACCTTAGTCCATGAAGTATCTTCTGGGTCTAAATTATAGTATCCAACTGAGGCCAATTCTATTCCATCTTTTACTAGAGTTAAACAATAACCATCTACACCGTGCGTCTTCTTAACAATATTATACCTACCATTATGTGAGTAGTCTGTAAAGAACGGATGACCTACAAATCGATCTATGTAATCTAGAATTGAAGTTAGTACTGTAATGTATTTGTCAAGTTCTTCAAAAGTATCAATAGTGTTAATTTTACTTTTGCGAGGGACGACTTTTGTAATTGCTGTTATTGGTTCTAGGCTTGACATCGTTTATACACCTCTACTGCTAAGTCTAAATTCACCTTAGCTAAGTTAATCTTAAAAGGAACAGTACAGTGCTCCTTGCAATACACGAATGCTTCTAGCGTTTCCAAAGCACCATTGCTTAGAGTTGTTGAGTACTGAAACATTTCTTCTTCTGTGTAATCATGAGTAAGGAAGTTGTCAAATTGTATCTTGTCTCCACCAAAGGGTACTTGATAATAAAGATGAGGGTTGTAAGTACTTTGAGGTGAAAACATGAGTAAATCGTCTTGTACAGCAGCCCAATGCCACCGTTCGTTCTGTAGCTTGTTGTTAAACTTTCCAGTACAGATTAGTACTTGTCCTCCTGTACTACATTCTATGTACTCATCGTCTGTATCATCCATTCCTTGTAAGTCACGGAATGAATGTGTGAAATTACAAGTTGCTTTGAACGCTGCTACGAACGGTTGTGGATTCTTATGAAATTCCGTCGCCAAGTAAGTAATCTTCTCGCCCAATGTCATAGTATTCATTAAGTTCCTCGTAGATTTTATCAAAGGCAGGGTGCATCCAATCGCCAAAAGAGTGATGACCCTTGCGTTTAAAATGTTGAACAACTTGCATTATACCAAGCATTTCATCGTCGTGCAATAGGCTGTATTGAAATTCTCCACCCTCACTGTTCACATCATACGATGGGATATCCAGTTTAGCTTCATGTTGAGTTTCAGGTTGGTATTCAATAGTATCACAATCTTTGTTATAGAATAAGAATTGATGATAGTAACTGGTATCGTAATAAGTATTTGCTAGTTTTTCGTTTGGATTATTTGGATGGGGGTAATTGTGAGGGTAAGTTTTTACAACATGGTCAATGCTTATTCCCTCATTACCTTTGTCATGAGCGTACAGAAGAATAGTAACTTCACCGTTCGGTTCATAGTATGGCTGTTCAATCTTTAAGTGCTCGCAGATGTAAAGTTCTTTGGTCCCATTCCAATGCTTCTTCATTTCTATACCACGCTTGTGGAATGTTGAAACAAAGTACAGAACACGTTCTAATTTATCGATGTATTCATTTGGCATTTAATTTGTCTCTTAGCTTGATTAGGATCTGTTGCATCTCGAAGAGGTATACCATGTTCAATTTAAAGTATTCATATTGTTCTGGTAAAGGGTTTTCAATCAGATATGCAATAGTTAACATTTCCCTCACCGTGTATTCATTGTGCACCAATGATTGTTGGAAGTGAAATTCCTCAGTGCAAACAAACTCGCTGGCTGGTATCCAATCTTCAAGAGTAGGCATCCAAATTTTAGTTGGTTTGTTATGGTGAAATAACATATAACCTTCATCACTGAATTGAAAACTGCTTACACCATCAAACCCATATTTGTTAACCCTGAAAACCATTGGTGGTTGATAGTTGTTTTTGAGTGTGTATTTGTATACATCAGAATCACCATAATCGATATGCTTAAGGTAACCATATGCATCCATTTCACCATTAACAAATGCATCCCGGAGATCTACAAGTCGTTTAGCAAAGTCTAAATCATCTTGGAACGTCATAGTAATGCCTCGCGAATAGTGTCTAAATGAGTGTAATCAATCATAACGTCATTATGTTTAAATGTATGTTGTGAAAGTAGACCATACCATAGTAATATACGTAGGTGTGCATCTTGTTCATATACCAATGAGTTTTGAAAGTATTGTTCCGCTGTTGGTGTCAACATAGGATCACCTGCAAAGAATTCTTTTATTTCACCACCATGAAAGATACAAACTCGTTGTGCATGTTGGCGGTGATGGACAATCTTACCATGATGCCTGATGGTTGTTTCGTTATCATATTTTGAATGGCTAAGTCCACCAATCCTTCTTTTGTCAATGTAATAAAAAGTTAAATCATAATTAACAACCCTCCGAATATTGGGACAGTCATTAAACTTTCCATCATCCATTGCTTTCATGATGGATACAATATCGTTACCTAATTTAAAAGTCTCTTGGAATGTCATGGTAGTTCATACCTCATAATAATATCGTCTAAGTTCCGAACCTTGAGTTGAAAGTAATCAAAATCTGTTGGAACGCTGTCCAAGACATTGAAGATAACCATTCCCGTTAGTACATCAGGCTCATGAACCAGACTTTGTTGGAAATGCCATTCCTCACATAGTTCATCAGTCTGATACATGAATGCTTTATTAGTCATAGGAATCTGCATCCGGTTAAGTTTGCTATTATTGTAAATCAATAGTTCCCATGAGTAGTAATTGATATGTTTTGCATCTTGTCGTTTTTCATGGTAACCAATAACAATCTCATCACCGACACCGCGTTTCATATGATATTCGAAAACATCAGGTCGCAAAGAGAAGTGCCGAAAGCGTGAATTCGAAAGATAAGTTTGATTTTCCAAAATAGTGCGAACCCGCAAAACCTTATGGGCGTATTCTAAGTCTTCTTCAAATGTCATATTCCTGAATCATCCATACGTTTTAATATTTTATCCAATATATTTGGAAGAATAATGAATTGTTTGAATTCCGGCATTGGTGTTGCCGAAAGCGTTTTCATAATAGTGGCTCCCCTTAGCACCTTATCATTCGAAACCAAACTTGCCTGAAAGTACCATTCCTCATCTGGGGCAGTTGGAATATAACGATATTGTTCACCGCTACCCATAACAGTAAAGAGATCGCTTTCGCTATTGAATAAGATTCGTGCATACCCTGCATATGAACAGTCATCATCAACGAATGGTCGGTTTTCTAAGTAAGCAATTGTAGCTATTCCTACGCCGCCATTATGGTCAAAAGTAATTTCATAATTACCATCACCAATATTGATACATTGGAACGCCGAGTCTTTGAATAGAGTACCGTCAATCATTGCCGTTCGTACCCGAAGTATCTTGTTCGCGTATGCTACGTCTTCTTCATAAGATGCCATTATCTTTATACCTCAATAGTTTTGCTAGGATGGGAACATAATACCAGTATATTTTAAAACGCATTCCAAAATGTGATGGTGTGTTGTTACGTTTAGTCATAATAGGGTTTGCCCGAAGTACAGAAGCGACTACCAAGGCTTTTAATTGTGTGTCAGAGTAAATCAAGCTATGCTGAAAGTGTGTTGATTCATCATATTCAACAATATCAACTGATTGTTCGGGTATGCTTTCTAATGTTAGCCACGCTGGTTTATCATCATGTATGTAAACAATGCTTTTAGAAGTAATGACGGAACCAAGTTGGTCATCGCCTAATGTGTAATGCATAGTGCTACAGTCACCAAATAACATGGGTCTTGATGAAGTATTGCCATGAATTTTAAACATACGAATCGTATAATTACTGCGATATTCCCAAAATATGCGAAGACTTTCATTAAGTTCTTCATCAACCATTGCATTACGTATACGCAATACATCATTAGCAAACTTCATATGTTCCTGAAATAAAGACATAGTTCCCCCGATTAAAGTGTAGACAACAGTATACAACAATTGATTCTACCTGTCAAGAACGTTTTGCAGCACGTCGAATTCCACGTGACCTTAGTTTTTTGTTTATGGTTGACTGATTCACGTTAAACTTAGTTGCGAAGTGCTTTGTATCCAAAGTACCACAATTGTAAGCAGCAACAATTTCATCTATTTGTTCTTCAGAAAGTAAAGCGTAAGGGCAGTTACCTCCCTTGCGGATAAAGGATGTATTTGTGTTATTTTCGGAAGTAGTACACCATCGTAAATTAGAAACGTGATTATCAAGTTTATTTCTATTGATATGATCAACTTTCACGGTTTTGTCTTTTGAATTTGAATACGAATCAATAATTTCTTGAGATGGTGGTGCAAGAAAATTCAATGCAACCAACCGATGAACCTGATACATTTTCTTTGTTCCATCACCGAAGTATAAGGAAAGAACCTTATAACCATGATTATTAGTTGTCGATGTTCTATATTTTCCGGTTTCAATATTGCGTATATCACCATATTCCGAAATTTCATATCTATTACATTCGTTAAGGGTCTTCCACCTCATAATACCTCCTAGGATTTATTTTAATAAGTTATATTCTATATATACGATTTTTAAGACGTGCTAAGGGGACTGGCCTTCAGTACGTCAAATTTTTTTTGCATAGTCCATCGATTTTATTTTAGAAAATGTTAACCAGTACACTATTCATTTTAAAACTCACCCGTTTTTAGAATGAATGAGTTTAAAACTAAGTTAGTACTAAATCACTACTCCACAAATACAGTACATCCTGTGCCGCCATAGTCAACGTGTACCCGTTGCCCTACTGCCTTACGGGATAGCTTACCCGCTAGCTGGCTCATAGTCTTATTGCTGATAGGTATCTGCTTTAGTACTAAAGCAGTTGCCTCATTGATAGTGCTCACACGTCCTACAGTTACGCCTAAGCAACCTTCTACCCTATATGCTGTCATGGTATTACCTCCAATAGATAAAGCCACCAGCGTTGTGCTAGTGGCCTTGTGTTTGATGTTTGGTATTAGAACCCAAACGCTTTCGCTGCTTCATTACGCAACGCGATCTCTTTCAGTACAGTGTTTAACTGCTCAGGAGTAATGACACCCTGCTCAATTGCTTCACGTACTTCGCCGTAGAATGAGCCTAAGCCAGTACGAGAGATACGGATCTCATTCAGGCCAGTGATGTACAGACCTGCAATCTTCTCGCTGGTAAACACAGCATCAATGCTGAATTCGTTATTGCCATCATTGAAGTTATCAATGTTGATGGTTTGGTTTTTAGACCACGCCATGCATTCACAGATGGTACGAGTCGCACCCGGTGATACAGTACGGTTATCCATCGCGTATCTCAGAGCATCGATGCCGAAAGTTTTAGCAACAGCAACAACATCAGAGAAATGATTTAATGTGAACATGGTGAATCTCCTAGTGACCGGAGGGAGAACCATTTCCCCCTCTCGATGTAAAACATTATACACTAACCAAACTACCTTGCAAGTACTTTCTACATTCTTTTTAAAATTAATTAGTACTTAAAAGCTATAGACGGATCTCTGCACCCTGTGGGCTACGGCTTATCTGCCAATGACTACATATTAACAGTACTGGCTTGTTATGTCCAGTACTGTTTTGTAAAGATTACATTGCTTCGGCAGCGAGCATATCTGACAGATAGCAGATAACTTTTTTCAGTTTATCTTTGCTATCGATCCACGCTGGCAGATCTTCAAGTGATTTGTTTAACTTACCTTTGAATGATAAAGTACCATCATTGTTTTGGATGTACATCATTTCTGGCTCACAGTCATTGTCTGCGGCGTAGAACCACAATTCATTGTATTCATTGTCGATTTCATTTGCTTCGACTACTTGAATCTCTACACCGCGACGTAATGCGAAGTTTGCAATATGACCGTTAAACATAACAGTATTCCTTACTATTGGGAGAAAACTATTCTCTCCCTATGCAAATCATTATACAGTACTGAGCGATGATTGCAAGTACTTTTTTAGACTTGACATATCATCGCTCATTCGCTATATTAGTAGTCCATTTCACGCCAGCTAGCTGGTACATCGTAAGTTTCTACATCGCCACCAGCACTATCCAAATCACCAGCGTTAGGGCAGCAAGGGGAGCATAAGAAGTACTTCCCTACAGTTTTGCTATCCATCACGCAGATAGTATTACTGTCAGTGTTATAGATAACAGTAGTGTCATCGATTGTTGCTACGTGGATATCACCTGTAAACTCTTCGTACTGGCGATCATGTTCTTCCACCAGTTCTGTGAGATCATTACCTTCCTCATCTTGCAGATTGTTAAGGAAGTCAAGCATTACATCTTGAATGCGAGCGAGGTAAGTACTGAATAATTCATTCTCTTCCTGCTCAGGAGTAACGAAACCATGTTTTGAAGCAAACTCGATATCACATTCTAATCTGCGTGAATCGATGCCATTGCAGAAGATATCATGCAGTACATCACCGTTTACATTGTTAGCGTTGATGTAACCATAAGCGATACCAGTAGCAGCGTTGACGTTAACCATAGTTTGAACTGAAGAGTACATAATCATTTCCTTAACGTTTGAGAGTAGAACCATTTCCCCTCTCGATGTAATACATTATACGCTTTCTAATATTGATTGCAAGTACTTTCTGAAATTTATATAAACTATTTTCGATTTAAAGTACTTTCTAAAATTTCTTGAAATCGTAATTGATTTAGTGTATAAACGAAAAAAAGGCCAATGTGTTATTGGCCTTTTAGGATTTACAGTACTTCAAGATCGATGCGGTCATTCACACCTTTCTTGTGTGCCTCAAGTACTTGTTCACGTTGATAACGGTCAAGTGCTTTGAGTGCAGCGTATTGAGCGTCAGACCAGTTAATACCTTTCAGGCCGATATCGTACCAGACTTTCTTTTGTACTTCCAGATCTACGTGTACCATTTGGTAATCCTCTTTGTTAAGATGTATATATTATAGGATAGTCCACCAGCTATGTCAAGACTTATTCCAATAATATTTCATTTCATTCCAGTACTGAATACTGCTTTCATCCTGTATAGCATTAGCTACATACAGCACGACGAGTACTAGAAGGATAAGAGCAGGTATTCTCATTTGTTTTCCTTCATGATAAATTTTGCATACCATACCAGAGCATGGAAAGCGTTTTGTGTTTGAATACTTTCGCGGCCCGATCTTACTACATAATAGTCGTTCTCCGTTTTCAGTAATACATTACCATATTGTTTCATAATTTCAACCATAATCCAGTACTCTAAAATTTCTTGATCAATTATTGATCAAATTGCCTCGGCGGTCAAGATCATTTACAATATTGTAAGTACTCAAACTATAGACGGACTACTGCACCCTGTGGGTTAGTAGCTTATCTGCCAATGACTATATAATATCTCATTGGCAGTTATGTGTCAATCCTTTTTATCATCTTTCTTATCAGTTAAGAAAGCAGGTAATTCAGTACTGGGATTATCCCAATCAATAGTATTATAATGATCCGTGCCGTTCAATTCATCCATTAACTTAATGGTTTCTTTTACTGTTTCAATCGTGACCTTAGCCATGTTACCATCTCCAAATCAATAAACCAGTAAGAATTGCAATAATTCCCAGCAATGGGAATGCTGTTTGGCGTTGATATAAAATCATCATACCTACCATCAAAATATATTTCATATGTCCCCCTTTGGATGTACTGATATAATAACAAAAGGGCCGACCGAAGTCAACCCTTTCTTTTGTTATTCTGTTACTGCACCATCGGTAGGCCAGTGATCACGAATGAATGATAGACTATCATCTGTGAAGTTTTTAACCAGTGATTGCATGTGATGCTCTGCCAGTTCTGGAGTACTAAACTCTACGTTTGGCTGATAGTGTACGTTGTTTAGTGCGTGGTCTTCGTACACTACATCGAATGGGCGAGCGTTTGTTGTTGACCACTGGCGAACTTTGAATCCCATGATTGCTTTCCTCTGTAGTTGATGGGATAATTATATCCCACCAGCTATTATCTGTCAAGTACTAACGAATAAGTAATTCGCGATTTTTTAGTTTGCCTTTCGCGATACCATTCCATATGGGAGTACTAAAACCATAGTCAAGCATCTTGACAACACCTGATTTTGATGTTCCCATATTGCGAGGCGTAATGTCTGCAATGTTATTGGTAAACGCGTTGTCGTCGGTGTCTTGTACATCTTTAAAAATACGCTTGGCAGTAGGATGCATTGCTTTGCGATCAGTACGCCATTGCTGCACTGTTTTAGTATTAAAGATGCTGCGTGACACTGTGTTAGTTTCCAGACGTTCCATTACAATATAGAAGTCCTTCCAGTGTCCTTCATTTACCAGTACTTTAGCAAAGGAACGTTTCATTCCGATGTAGTCATAGCTGACGAGATTCCACACTCGGATCTCATTCTCGTTCTGCTTCACACCTACGCCGCCCAGTGCCACCTTGACCACCAGCGTATCGGAGAGTGCAAACACTTCACGACTAGAACCTTTACCCAAACGAGTAAGATTCTCTCTACAGTACTTAAGCATTTGGTTATTAGTAGGTAACAGGTCCAGTGCTTTAAGATGTGCTTTGGCTGCTTTAGTGACGTACATGATTTAACTCCTTCGTTTCGATGTAGTTATAATAGCAAAAGGGCCGACCTTAGTCAACCCTTTTAACGTCATTTAATTTTGGCATTGGTGCAACAATTGCAAATGTGTGCAAGCACTGATTATTTTTAGTAGGATATAGTTTCCCTACGTTTTTATGTATAATCAATTTGTAGTTACCATCCTGTGATACAAAGATTCTATGTTCATCAGTACTGAATGCTTTTACATATTGGAACCCTTGATCTTTTAAAAGTTGGGGCAGTTGGTCTAACTGGACTTTGTGCCATGATTGGACCGTGTTTAAATCTGTTTTAACCATGTTATACTCCTTGTAAGGTTACAAGGTTATTTATGGTTTAAACAGATCTCCACCAGCGACTCAATGCTATGACCTTGATCGTGCAGTGCTTGCAGTTCGAATGCATTTGCACTAGCATAACGTATTGCATTACCAAAGTCAAGCTCTTTTAATCGCTTGACAATCTCTTGATAAATCATTTACGCAAACACCCCATAATAATTCCCTGTAACAGTTGACGTTTGACCGGATGTGCTGCTACGGTGGATTTAATTTTATTTGCTTCACGTAGTATAGCATCACATTCATCCTTAGTCAATTTGTCAAGGATCAATTGTGTGTTAGTACTTTGTAAAACTCCCTCAGTCATCTTGAAACGTTTACCATTTAAAATAATAGAATGAGTTGGCATTAAGATAATCCTCTGTAAAGTTATCTCATTGGATTACCTCTTTTGACATATATTTCACTTTGTAGTATCCTGCTTTGCTACGCCATTCATAGATGTGTGCAAGTATCATGCCATCTATGTCATCACCGGGTTGTGATGAGATGAATGCTGTGTGCTGTTCCCAGACTTCGCTACCGGGCATTAAGCCTTTGAGTACAATTTTATAGATCACAGACATACTCTTTAGTGAATCCGTTTCCTTTCATGATAATATTGTTACCATGAATAGTATATGTTACTTTGCCGTATTCGTCAATAGATTCAAAGATTCCAGTGTGAATCTCTGTTGCAATAAGACGCTCCATATCATCCATCAGTACACCATCAGCTAATACAATGATGCTAGGAATACCGGAGGACGTACATCTAACTTCATGCGGTGGTGTCGTGGCTGCTGCGTTGAATGATGCCAGTACTGCGAGAATGGTGAGTATATGTTTCATTGTGTTGTCCTCTGTTGTTGTACTGATAGAATAACAAAAGGGCTAACCGAAGTCAACCCTTTATTTTTTATAGATCTTGATAGGCAATCTCATTGATTGCGTTCTGGATGTATTCTTGTATATCATAGATATCATCAGTCTTTGCTGTGATCTCTGCGGTGGCTCTATATGCTGCCTGTGCTGCTTTCTTAAACTTAGCTGGTGGGACTTGCTTCATTGTGTTAATGATGCCTTTCATCAGTCCTGCGTTCTCTCCGAAGATCTCGGACCATTGTTCGCGTAGGTTACTGATTAGTGTCTTGCTGTCTACTGGTGCTTGCTGGTGGTGTTTTGGTGGCTCTACTTCGATTTCTGGTTCTGGTTTGTTCCCAAGTAATCCAAGAGAATTAAAATAGCGTAGCTTCTCTTCTGGTTTCATTCTGGATGTGTCGATACCTTGTGATGCTACGGTGTTTGCTTTGCCTTGTGCACCAGTGCCTTGGTTGCGGGAACCTCGTGAACCCTGTCCTGCGTTGTGGCTGTTTGTTCTGCGGTTCTCGTCGCTCCACTTGTCGCTATGACCTGCGAGCGTAGCACCTGCTTTTGATCGGAATTGTCCGGGCATATGGTTTCTCCTTTCGGTAAATTATAGACGTATTTATGCACCCTGTGGGCTAGTTTGTTTCTATGCGTATATAATAGCAAAAGGGCCAACCGAAGTCAACCCTTTTTTATCAATATTTTTCGATGAAATCATTGTACTTTTCGTGGCTCAGAAAGTGGATGTTTTTGTCTTTGTCAATTACAATACGTTCTGTGCGTGAAACTTCCAGTACTTCAAACTTTCCGTTATTAAGTTTGCGAGGTCGGATCTCTCCTAGTACATACTTATTAGCTACTTCTACACCTCGATCAATGACTCTTTGAATGGGTTTATAATGCAATCGCATGAAACTACCGTTAACTAACTGTACTTTCTTTTTCATGTTCTTTCTCTTAAAAGAGGGGGAGAAAGTTCTCCCCCATGTTCGGTTATGCTTTCGCCATGTGAGCGGCTAACAGGGCATTGGTTTTACTGCGGCGAACCTGTACGCGTACCGGATTGTTTTTGCGATCCTTGAGTACATATTCGCGAGCCGTTTGGTGTTTACTTACAGGGCGTGGCAAGCCCATCAGATCACGAGGTTTAACCTCTTCAAGTTTCATGTCCACTACTTCAGCTTCCATGATCGCCGCCAGTTCTGCGATGGCTGCTGATTTCGGGGCTGCTTCGTACTGGAGTTCCCAACGCTGTCCCGCTGGTGCGGTTGTACCATTATCAACAATCTTACCACCCAGATCAACTTTAGCATCACGAGCCAGTTTACGAGAAGAGAAGAAAGCGGAGATGATAGCCATGATTTTATTTCCTGTTAGTTAGCTAGTGGACCATTCCCTAGCTGATGTAAACATTATACTTTGATATCGATTTTATTGCAAGTACTTTTTAAATCTTTTTGTACTTCTTTTCTTTCCTCCACCAGCCTTTTGAGATCTGATGGTTTGTACGTGTTGTAATAAAGGCGTACAATAGGATCTATTGGTTTAATCATTGTACGCCCCTTTATTACATTTTACGGACGGCTTTCACAGTGTCTTTAACCGACTTACCAGCCAGCAGCAGTTCCTCAATTTTCGCGTACTGCTCAGGCGTCAGGTCTTCACCAGTCTGTGCCAGTACTGCTTCGTATTGAGATTCTTTCATTTTCCTGTCCTCGGTTTAATTAAGCGTTATTGCTTAGTTGATGTAAGTATTATAAAGTACTCGCTCCAGTAATACAAGTACTTTTGATAATAATTACGCCGCCTTTCCTTCTATCTTGTACTGTACATCGGGGTTATTCTTTTTTAAAGTCTGGTATGCATCACCCGCCGACCATCCCCATTCGCGAAATGTGCGGGTTCCCCCTGATTTCATTTGTACGCGTAGAATGAATTCTTTTTTCATTTACGAATCCTCTTTACTTACAGACCACCAGCCACTATAACTAGTACCTTCATGATCTGCGGGATCTTCCTGCGAATGAATGTTATCAGACAATTCCCCGCTTGTGTAGCCCTGTTTCATCATATAACCGATCCGGTCAAAAGCACTTTCTTCTAAGTACTCTTTATGATGCTCCAGAACTTCACCACTTTCGTTGTCGTTGTTAGTCCAGTTGTAGGAGATTTTCAGTACTCTTTCCATTTGTCTTGCCTCTTTGCTTAAGTGATGTGATTATTATAAAGTACTCTCAAAGTATTGTCAAGAGTACTTTTGATAATAATTACAGAATTTTAATAGCGGAATAACCACCTGATACAAAATAATGTAAATCAATTTTCGTTTCGTGCGAGATCCATTTTACCTGTAAGTTAGTACCAGCAGGATAAAAACCTTTCGCCCATTCCAGAACTTCAGCCTTTGCATCATCTAATTCTCGCTGTTCCGATGATACAATTATTTTAGTGATGAAATCTGGTGTTTGAATATCTAATGAGTACAGAGACATAATTTAATTCCTTGTTTGCTTAATATGGGACTATTATATAATAGCCCCGTTATACCGTCAAGCCCTTTCTAAGATATATTGAGGTAGTTCTGTTGTTGCATATTGTAGATCTTTAAGTACTTTCTTATCTTTAGTGCTTTGTGTGATAATATCGAAATCATAGATTCGGATCAGTTTGCCGCCGTAGTTCCCCGCATCGCTGTTGTGTGTGATGCCTTGAGCAGTAAAGAAAGCGGCTAACTCTTTTGCAATCAAGTGCAAGCGTCTTACATTCCAGTACAGCCACAATTCAAACCGCTGCCCTGACATTGTTTCGCGTTGGCTAAACTCTTTTACAAAGAGCTTCGCAACCTTTTGCGAGCAATAGCATTTAGTCCAGTACATAAGATTTTCAATGCTAATTTCTACGTTGTTCGCGTGTTGTGCTTCATTCAGTTCTACTGTAAGAGCATACACAGATCGCCCGTAAAGTTCTGCCCAGTTGTAAGAGTTGGTAGTGTACAGCCCTACACCGTATTGAAAGTTATCTTTCTTCCCGCCGAGGTAACCCGGTCTGTGGTCAAAATTGCTGCTGCCGTGGTACAGTGTAGTAATCATTTTGTTTCGTCCTCTCGTCTTGATATAAACATTATACAGTACTACCAAAGTAATGCAAGTACTTTATTTTAATTAACTCGTTAAAAAAGTTGTTGACAAGCCACCAGCATTTTGGCATAATGTATCCCATAGAGAACACTAGCCCACAGGGTGCACAAATGTATCTATAGGTTTTAGTACTGTACAAATAAACAGGGGGCTATCTGCCCCCTTTCGTGTTATTCTTCAGGTTCGCCGTAAGCACTTTCCAGACGTTCCCCTGTGTGGTCATCGGTTAGGGTGTCGTCTTCATAGTTCACGTCTACCCCTACAATGTACCACTGGCTATCATCGGGATCATTGAAGTTAATGCTCTGGATGTTTACCATCACAGTATTAATCCCCAGAATACCGCCATCAGCAGTAATGAAGTACTGATATTGTTCGTAACCACCTGAATTGAAACCGTAGTTAATTCTTGCTACACCGTCATCTAAACGCAGGGCTTGAGCAATGATTTCGTTTTCGAAGTTAGCTTGAACGTTGGAGATAGTCATGATACTTTCCTTAAGTTCGGAGGGAGAACCATTTCCCCCTCTCGATATAAAACATTATACGCGAATTCAGAAGTAATGCAAGTACTTATTTTAATAATGTAGCAATATATTCAATTGCTTTATCATCCAGTTCTGCCACCGCAGCAGTAACTGCCTCAGTCAGTTTATGATCAGCGGCATTCTGTGAGCTAGTACTACCATTCAAAAACTCCCGCCAGCAGTTTTCGTGTGCAGTGGCGATATTACGAACTTGGGTTAAACGCGAAGCATTCAGTGTACGCACCAGTACTGTTGCAATGATTTCACGATTTGACATTTTCTTTATTCCTGTTTGCTTAAGATGGGACTATTATATAATAGCCCCGTTAGGTTGTCTAGTACTATTTCACATTAATTTGCAGATATTCCGGCTTAATGCGATCCTGATTGTAAAGCTCGTTTGCTTCTGCTAATGTCTGTACTTGAACACCAGCCGCTTTAAAATAGCGTGCAAGCGTTTCTAAGAGCTTTTCTGGTGTATTAGTAGTTTTACGTGTCTTGATCTTGTCATGCCCCATAGCATAGTATTGCTTGCGTGGAATCGTGCTTATCGCGGAGTAGTACGGTTCCATTTCCAGCTTTTCGGTGATATTATCATCACTGCCAAACTTCATGCCGTGGATCGCGAAAGTCATACGCATAGTATCATTTTCGCGAATGTTTGAACTGCAATCTTTTTGATCGCGAGTCAAACCAAACGCCATGCAAACATCACCACCCAATGCGAGGCGTCCAACATGTACCCAACCGTTAGGGAATACTGCGAGGAAAGCGGCGGTAACTTTTGCGGTAAATTCTTTGCTATTCATAATTCATTCTCTTAATAGTGGGGGAAGATGTTTCCCCCTATGCAAAACATTATACAGTAATCAGAAAATAATGCAAGTACTTTTAACGATTATAAATGTTATGAATCAAAATAAAAGTATCTCGCGAGTAAATGTCTAGCTCAGTGTCAAGGAAGTGTTTTTCTAATACGTTCCATGTATCATCCATGCTATGAATATCATCATAGAACTCAGGGGAGATAATAGTACTAATATCATCCTCCGTTAGTTCCTCGTTAAGATCCTGTGCCTCGCATACGTCTGCGTTTAGTTTCCAGTCCTGAATGTTAGTAGTCAGTACTGTTTCGATTTCTTCACGAGTTAACAGAGTGATCATTTTTCATTTCCTTAATTAGTGGGGAGACACTATCTCCCCTATGCAAACCATTATACGCTTATTCAGAAGTAAGTCAACTATTTTGTTGCTGAAAACTGATAAAAATGATCTGTATTCAATGACTCGATAACGTAGTGAGTAAAATCCATTTCCGCAATCGCATAACGATCATAAGTTTCAAGTACTGGCTTTTCTGTGTTAGTCTGTTTTAACACTTCCCAAGTCAGACCAGTTTCTGTATTTGGGGTTTCTCTACGTGAAATAGTACAGAAGAATTGATTACCTTTCTGTGCTAGTGAGAACTGTTTAACAATTTTAAAATCTTCCATCTCTTTACCCTCGTTTGTTTCAATAAAGTAATTATACGCTATTCAGAAAGTAATGCAAGTACTATTTTCATAAAAGATTAAAGTACTAATATCTTTTTAACAGACAGACTATTGCACCCTGTGGGTTAGTAGCTTATCTGCCAATGACTATATAATAGCAAAAGGGCTAACCGAAGTCAACCCCTTTTTAAACTTTATAAATTGCTTATACGGGCATCCAGTGCAATGCGTACCTCGTTTAATGCGTCGATAATGCTTCCAGTAGTTTGGCCTAACTGGTTATACATCCAGTCCTCAGAAGTAACAAGGCGATCCATTTCTGAAAGTACTTTCTCAGCCGCTTTCAGTTTGTCATGCCATTCATTCATTTGATTGTACTGGCGTACTGTGTAAGAATCACCAGCCAGATCTACAGGAACTTTAAACACCAGAATCTGACGGGCTTGCTTATCCATATCTTTGAACAGATCGGATGACTCCCTGAAAGTACTGTCAACAATAGTGCCAGTAAGTTTATCGTACTCGATAAACACTTGCGTTTCACCGATCAACCCTTCTGCACGGATGGTAGGGGAATTTGCGTCGTTAGCGAAACCGGTCATGTTAACTTTGTTGCTCATGGGACTTTCCTTAATTTAGGAGGGGAACCGTTTCCCCTCTCTATGTAAAACATTATACAGTAATCAGAAAGTAATGCAAGTACTTTTTGAAAGTAATTACAAGAAAGATACTAAGCCGCTAGCAATTACTTGTTTCGCCATTTCGCGATCTTCCATCTCCCAGATCACGCCCAGAGTAACGCACCAATCCCCGCCGCAGAAGTACCATGTATTTGGTTGACCTTCTTCCTGATAGCTGTTACCATCTTCGATGCATGAGCCGTCATAGATCGCCATTCCTTCATTGCTACGGGCGAACAGTTCGGCTTCAATTTGCGACTTCGCAAGGATCAGTTTTCGAACTTGCGTTTCATATTCGCCATGACGCAGGGTAATCTGAGCTACGAACAGTTTAGTCTTTTCCATTTTGTTTCTCTCTTTGCTTAAGTGATGTAAGTATTATAAAGTACTCTCAAAGTATTGTCAAGAGTACTTTTGATAATAATTACTTCACGTTATCCCCGATCATGTTTGCAGAAAAACGAATGATCTCATATACTGCACGTAAAGATTGACCACCAATACAAGTATCGACCAGATCGCCCTCTGTATTGTACTTCTCCAGTGTATAACCACCAGCAACAGGTTGCAATTTATAACGATACTTTGCACCCATCGCTGCCAATACACCATTCAGTACTGCCAGATAATGATTAACTTCGGTGCGAGTGATTTTCTGTGCCATGATATTTCTTCTCTTAATAGTGGGGGAGTTTATCTCCCCCTATGCAAAACATTATACGCTGTTTTGATTACTTTGCAAGTACTTTCTTAATTTAAATAACGGATATAACCATCACCAGTAATTGCATTAAATCCGTTATTAACAAAGATATTCCCGCGAATACCTTTAGCCACCGCGTTATAACTAGCAGACTTAAACACGTTTCCGTCAAAGTCTACAGCACCAGCAGAGCTACGCCCATATTGACGGATTTCTCCTGTATCTTTATCCAGTTCTACACGGTCAATCTTCCAGTACTTAGGAGTCTTGCGTACTTCGTAGCTGATAGCATACGGCATTACGGACGGAGGAAAACTAATATCACTACGGCGAATCATTTCGGTTAACATCGCCAGCAGTTCTACAGGAACAACTTCAGCACTTGCACCACGACCATAAACGATACGTTCCATTTTCATTTCCTTAATTAGTGGGAAAGATTATCTCTCCCTATGCAAAACATTATACGCTAATTTAAAAGTACTGCAAGCATTATTTTCAAATTCTTTTCATTAAAAAGTAGTTGACAAACCTATCCAGTACTGGCATGATAAAGCCATGAAAACAACTAGCCCACAGGGTGCAGGAATCCGTCTGTTGATGTAAATGATTATCATTCTCAAGTACTGAATACTTTTCCGCACCCTGTGGGTATGTGCCTTTGTTCCGGCTTGTAAGTATTATCTCACTAAGCCGGTATTGTGTCAAGCCTTTTTGAACGGGGATTCAAAATCTTTTTTCGGGGCGGCAGAAGTCCAGCCATTCAATTTACTAAAATACATTGCACCGATATTACTCTTACCACTGCCAGTACTACCCCAGATCATACCGTTACCAAATGACCATCCCCCATTCAAATACATATGCTGTACGTCATAATCCATCAGCCAGCTAGTATCTACGGGAACGGGTTCTCTTAAGTACTTTCTGTGTTTAGTCTTTGCTGGCTTGCGACGTTGTGCTGCTGTACTTATTCCCCTGTGCTGCGGTTGCGTATAACGATTCACATTCTGCCCCTTCTATCCGTTGCCTTTCAACTTCATTTGCCTGACTTCTTGATAACAGTGTATCATATTGTTGTTTTCTGTCAACAATATTTTCAATCTCGTCCAGTACTTGACAAAGTTTCATTTTATTTCTTCCTTTGCAAGTTTGAAAGCGTGTGAACGTGAATAGCCAGCCTTTACAAGTGACTTCATGCGGTTGCGTCGGCGTTCTGCCCGTTCTGCCTTTGTTGCTGGTGGTTTGATTAATATGTTGCGTGGATTCATTATAATACCCCCATATGAGCGATAGGCCGCTCTGTGCGGCCTTTAATTAACTAAGCTGATACATTCAGCGATTCTTTATTCCAAGCCCCTGCAATCGGTTTGAGGGCTTCTGGTTCGATAGCGATCACTTCTTTACGGAAAAGAATGTAATTAAGCTCTTTGTGGTATACTACCCGCTCATACATTTTCCCGCCAACAATGAAGCATACATAACCGCTCCAGTGTTGTTTCCCGCCTACAGTAACCATTGATCTACGTGCCATAGTTCCTTTGTCTTGCAGGTCAAAGATAGTACGCATTACTTAATCCTCGTTTTGTCGCGAATCATCGCATTAACTACAATATACACTACTTCCAGCGGTTCGTCAATAACAATAAACTTATCACCTTGCATTAAATGATAGTTGCTAATTGAACGATCTAAGGTGTACTCTTTACGTGCTTTCCTTGATAACTCCAGTACTCGCTTGTTAACCTTATTATAGTCCATTATCCTGATCTTTGTCAATAGTCATTGCATCGATTTCTTTGGCGGTTTCTTCTACAGTCATGCCGTTACCCGCACAAATTACCAGACGTTTAAACTGATCAGTACCCCATGACTTGTTAGTACTAACAGCCATTACTTTCAGTGCGAAAGCATCTAAGGCGGCGTTTGAGATTCTAGACATTGTATTACCTTCTTTGCTTAAGATGGGGATATAATATCATATCCCCGTATAGTGTCAAGTACTTTTTATACTGCCTGAGAAGTAACTAAACGGCAATCATTACCCAGTACTTCTTCGATTTCTTTCAAAGTCAAGGTGAATTTCTTCACCCCGTTAGCTTTCAGTACTTCAACCTCATTAGGCCAAAGTCCACCAGTACGGCGATAGTAGTCACGGCAGAAGTTCAACAGGGCTTGACAGAGAAACGCATCTTTGTTAAGCACCCAGCGGCGAACACTTTTCAGGCTGATACCTTCTGCGGCATACTCTTTAATGATACGCTTTGCATCGGCTACATCTTCGGCTACGCAAGCGTCAGACCATCCATAGGATGGAACATACTCTACCAGTACAATCTGAATTTCGTACTTGTTAAAGATCTGTGCTGGAGTGATTTGGTTAGCCATGATATTATTCTCTTAATTAATGGGGGAAGATGTTTCCCCCTATGCAAAACATTATACAGTAATCAGAAAGTAATGCAAGTACTATTTTTCAATTTCTTGCTTTTGTTCCTCTGAAAGTACTTTCATCATTTCGGCAAAAGAATAAACATCACCGTTTGACAATTCGCACTCAGTAGGGTATGCGTTGAAACATTCATAATGATCTTTGCAGAAGTCGAAAACTTCCTCATTGATCAATGTTTCTTCCATCTCAGGGATAGCCACATGATCACCATCCAGCACGTGGTGAATATCACCGTTTTCATAGATATGATTCGATACACCAAAATCATCTACTACACACAACCCGCCGCACTCTCTGCAATACTTAGCCATGATAATTCCTTAATAGTGTTTCGTTTCGATAAAGTCATTATGCCAGTACTCGATTAGTATGTCAAGTACTGGAGTAAAACTTTATGCGAGGTAGCCACCTTCTTGTGCGGCACTTTCTAATTGGTGTTTAACGTTTGACAAATAATCTTCAACCGCACATTTCCAACCTTCCTTTGTGCCATTGAACGTGATACCAGATCCACCGTATTGCACCGCATAACGTTCGTCAAACGAATCAGTATCATATTCAATGAAAGTGCTTTCTTGACCTGCTACGTTTGATTCGATAATCTTGATAAGTGCCATTTTCGTTTCCTTAATTAGTGGGGGAAGTTGTTCCCCCTATGCAAATCATTATACAGTACTTAAGAAGTAATGCAAGTACTTTTACAAAACTAAATCAGTATAGAACTCTAAAGTTTTGTATTGCTTAATATGGGTTTTCGTGTTTACAGTACTAAAGCAGCAAGCCCCCTCCGCGTTATCTTCCAGCTTCTGATAGTCTGCCTTACTGATTCTGCGGCCTACACCACAAACAACCTTGTAATAACGCTTTACATTGGTTGCTACGTTTTCAGTAGTAAAAACTTCCATCAGGTACTTAGTCATTTTGCTTTCCTCTCTGTGGTTGATGTAAGTATTATACAGTACTGCAAAAGTAATGCAAGTACTTTCTTCAAATAATATTCAGAAAAAAAGATGTTGACAAGCTGGTGGAGTACTGGCATAATACACGCATAGACAAAAACAGGCCCACAGGGTGCAGCAGTCCGTCCTTATGATTTAGTACTGTACAAATAAACAGGGGATCTCTCCCCTACATAAAGTACTTGACAAACCGATAACGATAGTTTACCCCGTCAGAATATACTGCATAAAACCCTTGACGCGAACAGCAACCCATGTTATACTTAAAGATCATCTCATACTCCTGTGCCAGCAGTTACGTGGATTGCGTTTGAATATTGTATCATACTCAGCTTGACAATCAATACAATATTTGCAACCCTTAACAGCTTCACGCCTACGCTCAGGAATGGCCTTAGAACAGTCTAGGCAATGCGTAAGCGATGGGGTAGTGTTATCCCCTAGCTGATTCCTTGCGTGGCTTACAGCGGCCTCCACGACCGCTATAATCTCGTTTTGTTCTGCCCCGTCTTTAGCAAATCCGACAGCCACGATTATTCCTCTACAACCGACCAGTACCCGCGATATTCTGTTTCTTCATCATCACAGATGTTTTCCATTACTTCATTAAATTCCCCTTCACGGCAATCATCGCTAACCATTTCCAGAATATAAGCAATGGCATTTTCTCGCAGGCCGTCTACGTGGTGTGGGAGAACTTCATCACCATTGACTTGTTTCACTGTGAGGTTGATCTTGATATTCAGATCCATTTTCATTTCCTTAATTAATGGGGGAAGATGTTTCCCCCTATGCAAATCATTATACAGTACTTAAGAAGTAATGCAAGTACTTTTAAACATTAACGTAAACAAAACCATCATCGCCCACATACGGATCAGCCGTACCAATAGATTGACAGTACTTTGTAAACACGTCCCCATAGTGACCAAGATCACGATCCCAGAAACCAGCCCCATGACCTTCGCGAGTCAAAAACAAATCATGCCCCGCTTGCTCATAACCATAATGAGGATGTAACCCCATTACGATTGATAGATCATCACCGTGGACTTTCAGGAAGTTATTGCAGGTAGTTGCCGCAATATCTTTTGCCTCTGCTGCTGTAGGGTAGTTGTCGAGTGGATCACCATTTTCATCAGTACTAGCCCAATGCATCGCCGTGATATAAGAGTCAGCCATCAGTTGTAAAGGTGTCATGATTCTTTCCTTAATTAGTGGGGAAGTTGTTTCCCCCTATGCAAACCATTATACAGTACTAGAAAAGTATTGCAAGTACTTTCTACAATCTTTTATAATAAAAAAAGCCCCACATTATGCGAGGCTTTTAGTTTTAATTACTTGACTTATTCAGCGAAAGCTGCTGCGGCTTCTTCTGCGTTTTTAGCGTGTGCAAGAATGAAGTCTTTGTGTGTTGCGTAGCCGCCTTTGGTCATGGCATCTTTAAGCACTTGAACCATGTTACCGGACGTTGGCATATCGTATTCTTTACCGTCTACAACCACTGCCACGCGGGTAAAGGTGTACTTTTTAGCCTTTTCGCTTACGCCGTATTTTTTGTCAACGGCTGCCTGTGCTGCTACTTCTGCCGCTTCAAGGTCAAGGCCGAGGCCGTTCACGGTGTCCATGAGGAACTTGATCATGTTTTCTTTCTCTGCCTTGATCTCTGCGTTCTGTGCTTCGATCTCTGCCTGACGTGCTGCCTTTTTATCTTCGCGGCGTTTCGCTGCGGCTTCTGCGTTAAGGGCGGCCTGTTTAGCCTGATCTTTGAGTACATCTTTCGCCGCCGTTACTGCGAGGGAGAAAGTCAAGCCCAATTTTGATACGCCGTCTTTATCGCCACCGATTTTAGCGAGGATTGCACCCAAGCCTTTTACGTCGCCAGCTTCAAGAGCAGATTTCAGGGTTACACGTGCTTCGGTTGCGTTGTTAGTAGTAGTCATTGTATATTTCCTCTTAAGGTTTAGTTAGGTTGTTTGCTGTCTACGGGGTCATTATCTCAATTTCCCACCAGCTTGTCAAGTACTTTTTAAAACTCTTTTCAATCTTTCTTTCAGTGCGACACCAGATTTTCGTCTGACTTACTGGCTGTCTACTTAGGGAAGTTAACCTGTCCCGCCGCTCTATGTGATACATTATGCCAGTACTGCGATCATCCGTCAAGTACTTTTTAAGAGATTGACAATCTTTTTTCATTTTCCTTATATTTCAGTACTAAAGCATAACGCCACCAGCAAGCCTATAACGCGTTTAAAGTACTGCCCTAATATGTTTGCTTGCCTTATTCGTTGAACGGCTTATAGAGCGATACAGAGCGTTTAAATTCATTTGAAAAAGATGTTGACAGTACTGATCAAATCCTGTATTATGTATCTCATGAAAACAAGCTAACCCATAGGGTGCAGCAGTCCGTCTATAGGATTTAGTACTGTACAAATAAACAGGGGAAGCATTGCCTCCCCTTGTGTTATCGTTACGCCCAGATACTGCCGCCAATCTTCTGGCAAATGCTAGTACTGACATAATTACAATTCATAAGCTCATTGGTAGTGAACAGACCACTGTAAGAGTCTGCACCGATCTTAATACGCTTTTCAACGTGAATACGTGAACAGAAAAATACTTGCTTACTGGTAGTAACCCAAATGCTAGTACCTAACTCAAAGTGCTGTTGTTCTTCTGGTAGTTGGCGAGTCTCAATCTCGATATGATACCAGTCTTGTAACGGGCGGCCTTTGTAAAAATTGAAGTGATCAATGACCGTTTCCAGATTTGTGTCAGTATCTACTACCGACACGATCACGGCTTCTTTCTCTTCGGCTTGCAGTACTGCCATTGCTTCATGTACAGTGTTTGCGGTTACGTTCGCGTCGGTTACGTTGCCGTCTGGAGTTTTGAAAGTCAGGTAGTAGATAGTCATTTTTCGTTTCTCTTAATAGCGGGGGAAGTTGTTTCCCCCTATGCAAATCATTATACGCTTATCAGGGAGTAATGCAAGTACTTTCTTATGCAATTCCCAAAACTTCACCATCCTGATTTACTTTAAAATCGTATTCGTTCGCTTCGATAGTAGCCCAAAGTGCTTCATCGCTTTGTTGATAATCATTCTCTTTTTCCAGTTCGCGGTAAAGAGTGCGTGACAAGTCGCGAATCGTATCTGTCAAAAACTCTTCAAGCCGTTCGGCGTTCGCTTCTTGGGTAGGAGTCCAATCAATGTTATAATCAAGTTCTACACTGCCGCCTACAGTGTTTTCGTGACTGTAACGGCTTGAGCTACGGTTAACCTTTGCGTGAATCTCT